TATTCAGACGGTTCCCCTACACTGACGGGACCTTTCGGGCGTTTATTTATTGTCTCCGCCCGAAGAAGATACCTGCAGCCGCATGTAGCAGGCATATTTATAGTGTTTGCGCACTTGGAGCTGCTGGAATTGCACAGACTTCGTATCCGGAATTGAAGCCTGCACGCACCAGCACTTATTACCACCAGGACGCCTGTCGGCGTGTCGGGAATCGAACCCGCTCTTACTGTTCAACATAGAAACTCCAATATTGGTTACTCATCCACCCCAAGGACTTCACCACCGCTACCATTTCGACATGAACCTGCCCTACTAAAACTTCGAGCTGGCTGTCAGGTTCTCCGCTCAAATCGGAGGGAATTCGCTGTCTCCCGGCGTGACTCGGGGCTCCCGGCGTTTGAGTCGCCATAAAGGGAGGTACTTACACAGATTACTACGGCAATGTAAAGGAAACCCTGGACTCGAACCAGGCTGACCACCACGGACCCCGCAGGGCGTCGGGAATCGAACCCGAATGCTCTTTTCCGCCACCTGACGTTTCCCATGATATGGAGGCTTGGGCCGGAATCGAACCGGCGTAAAACGGTTTTGCAGACCGTTGCCTAACCACTAGACTACCAAGCCATGATATGGTCGGGATGACAGGATTCGAACCTGCGACATCCTGCTCCCAAAGCAGGCGCGCTACCAAACTGCGCTACATCCCGATGATAGATATCCGGTTCGCAGGGAGCTCGACTAAGCGGTTGCCCCTTGTAGATACCTTCACTATGCATCTTATCCTCTCTTCGCCGCATCGAGTCGGGAGCCACACCTAACTCTTGAGATAATCAGCATAAAAATATTTAACTCGATGTACATAATAAATTCCAGGAGGTGTCCCGGTCTTGCCCCGGCTACTTGCTTTTTGTTTTAAGCTTTTACCGGTGCCAATATACGGCCATATAGCTTATCCGTATCTTTATCATACGGGGAAAGCCGACGCCAATACATCAGCTTCATGGTTAAGATGGGAAGCCCCGGAATCGAACCGGGCCCTTGTTTTCCCCAAACCTCTTACGAGGTGGCAGGAGTCGAACCTGCATTTGCACTTACAAACCACCAGATTGCTTCCCATAATAATTGGTGCCCCTCCAGAGATTCGAACTCTGACTGTACCGGGCTTAAACCGGTTGCCTCTGCCAATTGGGCTAGAAGGGCATAATATGGTGCGCCTGGCAAGACTTGAACTTGCACGGTATTGCTACCGAGAGATTTTGAGTCTCCCATGTCTGCCAATTCCATCACAGGCGCATAATGGCGGGGTATTCAGATTTGAACTGAATTCTTGCGGGTCAAAGCCGCATGCTCTAACCTATTAAGCTATACCCCTAGTACCGGGGCAGCTGTTGTCAACTGCCCCTAGCTTTGCCTCCAGTGTTCCTGTCACAAGACAGACGCCAGCCAAAGCCTATAATGTTGCGAAGGGTTTCTTGTTTGAGTCTTGATTACCCCCGGAAAGAATGACAAGCCACATGGCTTTACGTATACGGCCAGCGGCGGGAGTTGAACCCGCATATCAGGCTTGCGGCCCTGGCATTACCATTATGCCGACGCTAACATGATAGATGAGGGACGGCAGGGTTCGAACCTGCGACGACGATGCGCCCGCCTCTTAACGACCCCTCATGAGTGGAAGGCTGTATTCCTTTCGTGCACAGGCCACCGAAGCACTACAGAGCTGTTATACTGTCTCCGCGCAGTTATTGTAATATTCTTGGTCAGGCTTTCGCCCGTACAACCCTCAATCTTCATTGAGGACTCTACGGGCGCCTGAACCGAAGTTCAGGATGCTCGCTGTTTTTGTAGTTTATTGGTTTAGAAAAGGAGAGGAACTCACAAGACTTTCGCCTTGTTTGCTCCATATGGTGGTTCCCCTCGGACTCGAACCGAGGACCTGCCGGTTATGAGCCGGCTGCTGCTAACCAACTGAGCTAGGGAACCATAGGACGAGACGACATGGCATTTGCCGTCTCTAGTAATTTTAGTGGCTGACGTCGGGAGATTACCAGCTCCCTCGATACACCTATCGTGGTATTCTACGCTTGACATTTACGACGGCAGTCAAGCTTCCGGCAGGTTGTAGTTCTCTGCATACATATCCGTACCTGGTCGCCTTGCAGGCCTTCATTTACCCCTCGTTTCAGCTGGACAAGTGCGCACTCATCGTTGCCTATTCCTTAAGTAAACTAAAACGGATTCCTCCCCTCCGAGACGTTAGCCTCATTGAGGACATGATATTGGTGCGTCCCTCTGGATTTGAACCAGAATCTCCACGCTGCAGTCGTGGGCTCTTCCTGTTAAGCTAAGTGACGCATAATAATTAATAGGAGTAACCCTGCGGCGCCTGCAAATAACGCCGCAGCTCCCATGGTACTTTTACGAAGCCCGAAACGGGGAATGCCAACTCACCATTCTACCGGCTCGTCCTTTGCAGTGGACTACGGATGGCCCCTTAATGATGATTAATCAATTTTATCTTCTTCATCATCAAGCCAATCAAGAGGAGACATATTTATCACCTGTTTTTTCTTTTGGCGGGAGGTGTAAGATTCGAACTTACGCTGAGGGCGCGTACCCTGCACGGCGCTAAATGCCGCCCTGGCTCCACTCCAGGTCTAATCTCCCATGATGACTGACGCTTTATCCAGTTAAGCTACGAGTCTACCAGCTTTCGCTGGTGAGACAAGGCCGGATTTGAACCGGCATCTTCAGCCAATGCATCTTCGGGTGCATACCGGCCATAATTTCAGCTTATGACAGCTGCTGCATTTATCGCTAAAACACAGAACGGGGTACATTTCTCGACATGTTCCTACGACGCAGACTCATTATCGTTTTGCCTGAAAACGTGCGTCTATTTTTTAAAATGCTACGCGCAACAGCCTTTCCGTGAGGCGGAACGAACCGGAGTTCCCCACGATGATGCTTTTCTTCTCTCTAGGCGGCAGCACCCTTCTTGCTTAAGTGCACATCGGCAAGTCTTTGCGCTCGGCCGGACTGGCTTACATCTTTTACATCCTAAACCCGTTGCAAACATGGATGTGCGTAAACATTACATTTACACAATTAAGCTCTCTGCCAATGTCTACGTGGAATTGCACCACGCACCTCCCCTGCGCGACGGGGTGATACTACTATTATATCTAAGTATTTGGCCTCTACGTCGCCTGACTTTAACACGGCTAATGACTCCTGGGCGCGAGTTCAACGTATCCACAGACGCTCCTGCTGTGATGGGTTTTACTGTCTTTTCCTTGACAAATGGCTTTTAGCCAACATAGACCGTTTTATCTTTTCCGCAACAAATGCATTTAGCTGTCTGGATTTCTATGATGCCTGTCGGCAGGAACTCAAACTGATAATGTTCGCCGGCTGAAGCATTAGAGCGGCAGATTTTATTGTGTTCCCTTACCCATTCTTCAAGTTTGGGGTTTAATTTGAACTCCATCATTCCACAATCTCGCTGCCAACATACATAATGTTGCCGGAAGGTGTGTAACGCGGGCAAATACCAATGCCCAAACCATCTCCGCTATTTTCTTCGACGACAAGGTATTGCACTTGCGTATCGGGGTCGGTATAGACGGTTACACTTGGACTCCAGTAACCGGCAAATGCCGTAGCTGTTAAGCCAATGATTAGCCCTATCATGATTCCAATTATATATTTTTTCAAACTCATCACTCCTCATCTAGTGCTATCTGTTGTTAGCTTTTACGCCCATTCATCATTTATTATTTATTCATTCCTCTGGCAATGGTTGCCCCGTATATATTATGCCGCCCGCTTTACCGCATTTAGGACATTCCCAATCAGCAAGCCATTCTCCCTGCTCGTGTACGGATATCCAACGATTCATACAATGCAGGCAGATTACTTCGGCTACTTCATGCGGGGTGTTTTCTTCTTTGTATCCTTGAAGACTAATAACCTTATTCATTCATCAACACAATTCGCCTTCGGTGTTTAACACACATTTGCTGTCAAAATAAATATCTACAGCTGTTGTGTAATACCCATTCTGCGCAGAATAGCATGGAACATAGAACATGCGGCCCTTATCTCCAAAACGAAAACCATACTCACATTCTTCAAACTGAAGTTCTGAGTCATAGTCGTAATCACGAGCTAAGTCGTCCAGTTGTTTAAAATCCGCATAATTCCATTCACAGCAATCTTGCGCATGGTCGTAGGTAATAAGGCGGCCGTCATCAAATTCAATAAAGTCTTCTGTTATGGATACAATCTTCAAGTAACTTTATCCCCTTTTATACATTATCGGTTGGCATCAAATTCAATCTGGTCTACAATAGCATCACGGGGCACACCATAATGAGTCTTGTTAATACTAGGCTCATACAAGTCATACGTGTTGTCGTCCCTCACCTTGATAACCTTGCAGGGATAATAGCTATTTGACCAGTCTTCACAATTAGCCAGATAAGCATTGTCACCAATGCGTAAGCTTCTTTTACTCATTCTTTCTCCATCATCGCTTTGCTTCTTCGTACAATTCAGCAGCGTTGTCTGCCATATATTTACTTACCTTTTCGTAAGCTATTGAGGTGCTTTTCTCACCAAATCCTCTGAATTTAGTGCGGGCGGGATAACACTCAATTACCTCTCCGTCTTCAGTCGCTTCAACAACCAGTGCCCATCCAAAAATATGCAGGAATTGATTCACCAGAAGGAATAAGCCTGTTGCCCTAAATTCATTCCATGTCTTTTTCTTTATCATGTTCTTTTCACCTGCTAATATCTGATTTTCTTGTAGGCCAGCCAATCAGTAGTGCCCATAACTAAGTTTGCCAAGCATTGTGCCGCGATACAATACTCTACGCCAATCTTCGTAAAGATTATCGCGATTACGCTGCCGATAAGAGCCGCCGTCAAATTAACCGTTTTAGACAGGCTGTTCCATTTGGTCAATCTATCGCCTTCAATTTGGTGATTGATTGCATCGTTTACCACCGTAAACCAGAGCGTTGATGACACAGCATTTAATACTGCTAAGCCGAGAAACCTAACTTCCGGTACAGATATACCTTCAAAACTGATAAGCGCGAAACAGATAACATCTATTGCGATTATCCAGAGGAAATGATGTCTGTAGAAATCCTTAAGTTTATCTGACTGAATAGAAGCATTAACTCCTGCCGCCAAAGCCGTGGTTATGATATTGGCTGCCGCTAAAATGCTGGAACTTATTAAACTTATAAAATATACCTGGATGATTGGCGATGTCGCTGAATAAACAAAGTCTACGACAGCGGTGCCACCAAGAAGATACGCTTTAACTGTTTTATTCATTAGAGTTTTGCTCCAATTTTTACCTTTGTTTCTTTTTCCAGAAAGCTAAGAATTTCTTTTGCTCTGGGGTAAATTATAGTACCATCATCCTGCCATTTGTAGCAGGGTGTTTTGCAATTAAGACAATCACTGGTAGCAGAGATATCAAATCCTTGAAGACTCTTAAGCATATGTGCTAAGCATACCAGCTTCTTATGAGAAAAAGAATATTTTACCATAAATTTTCCTTTCCCCATATCGGTTCATTGAGATAACTTACCTTAAAATAAATCCGGCGCAAGCTTCCGGAGTTCCATACTGGAACGTAAGTTACCTCAATCAGCCGACATGGCTGATTTTGGCTTTTTCAATCAGCGTTTCTTCGAGACGTTAACCTCGTTGAAACGATGGTGGAGCTGAGGAGAATTGAACTCCTGTCCAAAACACATCCACTTATAAGACGTTATCGCAATAGGCATTTTTAAGAGCGCCATTCTCTAGGGTGTAACCAGCCGAACAACGATGCAATGGTCTACACCTCCACCACCTGCTTTTGAGAAAAACAGGAAAACATCCATTTATTTTCGTCAGTGGCTCCTGACGGTGCTGTGTTTATTTGAAACCTATCGCCCTGCTCACAGCTAGTGATACGATAGGGGCTAACTAATCTACCGTTAGGGCAGATTAGGCAGCGAGACGATATTCAGCTTCGTCAGTTGAATTTAGTGGTTAATGAGTTAGGCTTCATAACCATCGGCCTGCGAATCTTACGGCTTCAATATCCTGTCGAAACCTTTACAGCCCCATATGACCCTTTCGGGTCAGGTTATCAAACGCTTTTACTAGCAATGAAAGATGAAGTTGCCAGTGCAGGTTTTTTGGCGCCCGAACAACTATCATAAAGCGGCGCCATGCCTGTTTCGTAAGGTACAAGGCTTGTTGTTTCCCCGTGGGACTCACGGTAGTTGAACTCTTTTGGTCACTATCGGGCAGAACCTTTCCCATCACGCGCAGCCCTTCCACGGCAGTCATACACGCACTTATAACAAGCAGTTATGTGATTAATTTAGCGCCCGAAGTGTAGCAGCGCTATGTCGGATTGACCCATCCAAGCTTTGGCAAATGCCCGTCATCTGGGGTAAGCTTCATACCGATTTGAACGAGGACGTTTCCTCTGTCTTTGCTTACGAGGTCTAAAATCTTTGATGCCCGTCCTACTCTACAGCAGCATCATGCTCGCTCTACATGGCAAGGCTTTTTGTACATAGGTGATGGTAAGCTTCACCGATTTGAACGAGAGCGTCCTCTCTATCTTCGCTTACAAGGTCTGATAACAGCATGCTCCGCATTGCGCTATACGAAACAAGGTACTCCTTCCGCATTGTCGCGAATGAGCTATGATGCCCGAAAAGATAAGCAGCATCGGGAGAGCCTGAAAGGGATTAGCTTTCATGACCGGACTCTCGCTTATGAGATGTTTTCTTTTTGCGGCCACCGATGAACTTACTCACCCCGCAGGGGAGTCCTACATATATCGGTGTTTACCGGATTACTGCCTTGGCCACCGGTTTCCCTATCCTGTTTCGGACAGGTATCTTCTGCAGGTTTATCCTGAGAGGATGCACTCCCAGTTGCGGTCGTCCCGCAAATCTTGTCTGGTCGGCTTATTAGGTAGTGGCCAGCATCTACCGACAGTTTTTCGCCTTGACGGGCTAAATCGCCTTCGTGCCTGTTATCGTCCTTAAATTGATAGACCGTGTACTTTAGTCCATCCAGACGAAGGTAATCCAGGTACGCTTGACGCAACCTTGCTACCGTTTGACCGAGCTACCATTTGTACTTTATGGCGTTATCGGGACGGCCCAGGTTTCTGATAAAGGTCATCTCTTTAAGCTAGTTACAGCCAAGGGTAATGGAGCCCTATCCCGGTTTGACCCATCATGCCGGGCAAGGAATGCCTTCGCGTCGTTATTCTGAGTGCTAAAAACCGTGGCCTTTAGTTCTTACTTCCTCAGTAATTGTCCGCTAGCGAACGCTCCGATAAAGTTCATCTCTTCGGCTGTTGGCGCCGGGTAATCGGGACGCCTGCACACAGCAGTACGAACCCGAAAACACGGTTGGCCTATTCTGGTTACAGCCAGGGTTAATGGAGACCCTTTTATACGCTAGGTTAACCCACCGCCTGCAGGAAAGCTTTCGTGTCGTGGATCACGCCCCTTCTTCGGGCAAAGCTGGCATGCTCCTACACATAGGGGCATCCAGTGTCCACGGTGACTCAAGCTGACTGTCTATTTATACGCATCCGCAGTCATTGATGCCCAATTCTTTGAACTTCGGGAAACATTTTGATGCCCGGCTCCCAGGGCAGCATCATGGATTTAACATCGCCTGTAAAGGTAGCGACCCTTTTACATTTCCGGCGCCCAATTACGCACGGTGGAGATTAGATAAGTGCTCATTACAGGAATCGAACCTGTCCTTCCGCCGACCAAAATGGTCCACCGGTGTCTCCCAGACTATGAGCATGATATCCCCAAGAAGGATTCGAACCTTCGCCGTAGGCCGTAGCCTTACGAGCCCTGCCGGAGGAGCTTTGGGGATGTATGATATAGGGGAGGCAGGGAGGAGTCGAACCACCATCATAAGAAAGCCCCATTTGCTTTCCCGTCTGCTCTGCCGTTTGAGCTACTACCTCATTATAGGGGGGCGGCTTATTTTTACATCCTGTCGCCTTGGGATGGCTGCTCGTCTCAAACAGCTCAGCTACTCAGCATCGGTGTAGCCTCTCTCGTGCCGGGTTTTATAGACTTTTCCTTGTCTAATGTCCTAAAGGTTAGTAATAGATACAGCTATACATGCGGATAGGCTTTACAATTCTGCTATCTCCTTTTGGAAGAAATGTTACTTCCTTGCCGATAAAGCTTTTCTGCTTACTATCTTTCGTGTCTATTTGTATGTAGCCTGGCGCTTTCACATAGTCACAACAAAACATAAAGACTTCATCTTCAATCATTACTGCATCATATTTAATGGGGCTATCTTTAAGATCTATTTTGAGAATCATTAAGGTTGCATTTTGATGAAGGCTACTAAAGCCATGTTCTTCTAAAATGTTGCATGTTTTATCGTTCATCTTTTGCCTCCTATTCTCCAAATTTATCTTTTAATTCCTTTTTATAGTCTGCTAAATTTGCCTTAGTCAGTTCGATTTCATTTTTAGGGATTTTGTACTTATCAGCTACGCTCAATAAATATTTCTGAGCATCTATTTCTCTTAACAATCTTGTTTTGGGATCAAACGGATTGTCTCCAAATAGATTTTTCCTGTCTTGCTTAGCATGATACGTTTCCTCTAAAATGTCAGAAACAGTTGGGTTCTCCCTCAAAAGCATTAAATTCTCGCCGCCAACCATATAACTGGCATAAGCACCCTGATGTTCAAGAATCGCTTTTGCTTCCGCATCCATACGAATTTCGCCGCCGTTTCTTACAAAATCTTTTGTTAGCTTATGGTATGTTGGTTTATCAATAATTTCGAAACCATCATCCCTAACTCGACGCCGAAGCATTTGCAAGGCTTCTTCTGTGGGATTTATGATTTTTCGTGTCATTCCCATATTTAGTGGCGGGAACCTAAACAAATTTGACTGTTGGTTTACAGGTAAGGACGATTTTATTAAGGGCAACGCAAACGGATTGAATATTTTCAATTGTGTTTCCTCCCTTATTTTACCACAAAATCATTTCCTTGACACGTATGATACAATAGGTATTAGCTGAGAATATCGAAAAATGTTTGCCATCCTTCGCAAAACACTTATTTGCGCCCCGTAAGGAGCGTTCTCGTGGAGCGGCTTAACTCCGCGATACATGTAGGCTTGGTATGGGATAACAGTTCACAATCTTGAAAGAGACCTCGTGATCTGCCCGCCCGCCGAAGTTTTGTCTTGTTTATTCTATAGAAAGGACGGTACAACTATGGAGTTGCATTTCATTTTGCGCCCGAAGATTCTTCGGGAACTTCGCTGGCTGATTGTCGTGCTTGTCGTGGCGATCGTTGTTGCGAAGCACTTCTAATTCTTATAAGGATAAAACGATATTCCCGGCTATTTTTATATCTATTGTATTATACCTGTTAAGGAACAGGGGTTTTATAGACTTTTCCTTGTCCAGTGACTGCATCCGAAGATGTGAAGTCATTGATTATCCAAAAGTTGTTTTGATAATCATCGGACCTTCTCCTTTCAAAAGAAGCAGGTGTTTTATCCGGCTTGTCCTCTAGGGCCGGATTATACCGTAATTCATTTTGCGTTTACGGTGTCCTCATTGGAGATTGCTGCCACAGGCCAAGTTTCTTTCAGGGCTCTCCGAGGCTTGCGATGAATGACGTCAGTCTTCTTCGCATTCTTTATTCGCTGCATGGTTCTCTTGGCAACCAGCAGTCAGGTCACGCTATGCGGATGAGCAGTGTTTACGGCCCTGCTCTAGCCGGTCACATGGAGGGGGATTTATTCCAAGCTGGTGAAATTAACAGCCGGAAATGCTTTTTGGCGCTTTTTAATCACCTGTTGCTGTTCGTCACTATAATAGGCGAGGCATTCTTCAGGAATACGGCCAACCACTTCATAGCTTCTCACAAAAGGCATTTCCAATAAGCCTACAAACGGATTTTTATCCTTCATGTCAGTTGAACCTTCATAAGAAGTGTCCAAAAGAATCCAGGTTTGTGCATCAGCATTAAGTTCGCTGGATAAAATCTTGCGCATTTCACGTTCCGTTGCGGCAAACGTAAATTCATCAATGAATGTTATTTTACGTCTTTTGTCAAAAGGTTCAGACGTGCAACCGCTACCATCTGGTCTTATGCTGATTTGCGGGTAAAGTGCTTCAAAGTTATCGCCGAGTGCTTTTTTGAAGGTCATTTTCATATATTTTGCATGGCTTCTATCTCCGCACTCAATAATGATATGGTCAGCCATATCCTTAAGCAAAATCTTCTTTACCGTATTAACGATAAAAGTAGATTTTCCGAAACGACGGTCTACATTGATTGCAGTTATGCCGCCGTCGCAAAGATGCGTAAACGGAATCCTATCGAACCAATCGCCAGCTTTATAGCTGCATATAATTTTCTTTTTAAGACAATTGTTCATGTTTTTCCTCATTTATTTTTCCAAAGCTAAGCAAGCAAAGAACGCTGCTAATGCTGCGTAGCCGTTATCCGTACAACACCAGACCACGACAGCGAGCATTAACGCTATCATCGTTTACCGGTCGAGCCTACGTAGCGGCCCATCAAATGGCCATTGCCAATCATAACATTGGTGTGTGCGCAACACTTAGCTTTCGGATAAAACAGCGCTTTTGCCTTTTTTAGTGTTAGAATAAGTCTTTACCATTTCCACCGAACCTCTCTAAAATAAAGTCGTATATAGTTCTGCCTAAGAAACCCGCGGCCGGACCTATGACAAAAATTACAATAGCAATTACTGCCGCCGTTTCAAGGGAATGTTTTGCCATTACGACGAAGATTGTTGCCGTAAAAACTGCGCATGTCGCCATAATGTATGTGATATACTCATCGAGTAGAGTCAGTATATCATATTTAGAAAAATTAAACATCAGGCATGCACCAGCTCATCATCGTCATTATACTTCGGCGCGCTGAACTTTGCCAACGCCCAAGCCTTAACATCATCAGCCTTACTCTGCATACGAGATACAAATCCGCTTGCCGTTTTCTTATGCAGTTCTTCGTTTTCCTGGTAGGGACGAATAATATTCAGGCTGTTTTCCATGCCCGCCAGTTCTGGTACATAGAAACCATGTTTTTCTGCCTCGGATTTGAAGCTATAGAATTTTGAGGCAAGGTCATTCCATTCAAGAGATGTCAATGTTTGTTACCTTCCTTTAATGTTTTTATAGTCGTGCTTTTTGTTTTTATGGAGCCCCCGGTCAGATTCGAACTGACGTGTCCTTTTCGGAACCGGTTTACAAAACCGGTGCAATCGGCCGCTATGCGACAGGGGCATAATATGGAGCGGAAAACGAGACTCGAACTCGCGACATTCTGCTTGGAAGGCAGAAGCTCTACCAACTGAGCTATTTCCGCATTGGCTCCCCGAGCAGGACTCGAACCTGCGACATATGGATTAACAGTCCACCGTTCTACCGGCTGAACTATCGGGGAAGAGTGTAGGCAGTTATGTCTTACCCAGGACCTATCCTATTTCCCTCCGGTAACTGACGGATTTTTGGTAACGGAGTGGCCGGATAGTGGCCGTTGCTTTTGTCGCCGACTGTCTGGGTCTAACAACAATATATCTAATCCCTTTACAGGGGATTATTCAGAGTTACTGCATTTGGTACAGAAAGGAGAAAAGATGATACCACGCTGCAGTGGGCGTTATCGTATATGTTTGGCCACTAACCAGACGTTAACCTGGTATTGGGCATAAGCGGGCGGCCGTCAATTTTAATGTCCCTCGACCGCGAAGGACACCGCTTTCGCGGCACTACATGTAGTGTTTTGCCCGGACCGGTTGATCAGACCTGTTACCAGACAAATATTAGCTAAGCCAGTATCAGGACTCGAACCTGAGTCGCCGAGGTTACGTTTCGGTGCTCTATCCCCATTGAGCTATACCGGCATAAATTGTAACCGCGCCGCTTGGGCGCATTTTTAGTTGTGTTATTAACAAACACAAAACTACGGCAAAACATCAGGTTTCCCTGTACACAACTTGATGCTCTGCATTTATTCAGCCACGGAGAAGACAAGTCTGAGCAACGCGCCCGTCGACACGCGCTTCTTGCCTCTTTCTAGCTTCGAGAGGATTAAGACCTCCAACTTTCACCCGTCATTCAGAATTATAGATTGCTATAAAGCTACATACTTGATCTGTATCATTGCCTTGGGCTACTTATACGGCGACTGACAGTTATAGTCTCTTTTGAAGACATCACGGCAAAGTTCCATCTTGATAAATACCTCGTGTACCTAAAGTTTATCACGCTTTAGTCTTTACTGGCGGCAGCGGAGCACACCACTTGTACTCATGCACTTATGAAACCCTGTCAGTTCCTGCTTTAACGCTCGGCATTGCATGCACATGACCTCAAGATACATGCGCTTACACTTTACACATCACCCTGTTCTTATTGCTAAGAAAGGACGTACTCGCTGCAGGCATATCTACTGCAGTTTGTTAGTATCGATTACGGGGCCATTCTCGGACGCATGATATTGCGTTTTATAACCGAGGTATGCTTTGCCATAGTTTTCTGTTTGTTAATATTAAATTGGCTCCCCAGGCAGGACTCGAACCTGCGACAAAACGGTTAACAGCCGTTTGCTCTACCAGCTGAGCTACTGGGGAATTACGACGTCCGGCCTTTGTCGGGCGCCGTATGAAAGGAGTCATTATCATGAAAATATAGCCAAAAATTGGCTTGAGCCCTGTTCTTGGACTCGTTAGCGGGTAGAAGTACGTTTCGCGGTTGGGGTTCTGCGAAACGGAGGTGTTTGACTTCTACACACTAACCAGTCTAAGAACCGGCCGAATATGACCTTATAGGTTCATCGGTACAAAGAACAGGCTCAATGGGGGTGAACACGAAGACTGAAAAACTTCTCTTTGGTCTTTGCACCGACCAGCCTATAAAGACTGGTTTGAAAGGAGATTTGATACTTATGAGAGATTTGAAAATATGGTATAGGAGAAACTGTGGGGAGATTGTAGAAGCGCAAGAGGCGTCTTGCCCTTCTTGGATGTGATTGAAATGATTTATGTAGGAGATGTCTTATCGTCTTCCCTGACGATGATTTAATTATACAGCTTCTTAAATAAAATGTCAAGAGAAAATATGTAAGAAGTTGAAAATTTTTTCCTTCTTACATATTTTCGGATAATCTGGGCTTTGAATACTTTTCCCAGATATACTCCAGCTCTTTTTGATAATCTCCGTTTGCCATACAGACCCGTTCCTTTTCATACACCCTCGTTACCTTTTCGTTAAAGAGGTCTTCGTGCGTTGCTGTGATGCTTACATAATCGTTATCTCCTGTTGCCGGGTCATATCCTGGATGCCTATTGACTTTAAGAGTCACACGCCCGGTTGCTCCAAACCCATAAAATGTATAGCAGTCCCCTGCTTTTAAATCGCGATACGTTAATCCATAAACGCGATTAACAGCAATATTGCGGCTGCGAACGAGGAGAGTTTCGTTAAAATATCGCATAATGAGTACTCCATAGAAAAGACAAAGAAAACAAGACAACTGCCCGCGAAGCGGGCGAAAAAATGATGAGAGGGAGTTACGCAGCATCGATGGCACTCTGCATGCGAGAGCGGAGATTGGATTGCTCTTTCTTGATGATGCGATAGGTTGTTGATATAGAGGTATTGTATTTTTTAGCGAGGGCTCTTATAGAGTATTCTCCCGTATTGTAGTCGCTAAAAATCTCTGCGGCCTGACTATGTGCTTCTGACACCTTGCGGGGGTAAGAAGCATTGTTAGTGTCAGATACAGTGTCATTCTTTTTAGGTTGAGTATTGTCCTGGATTACAGCCATACTGTTTTTCTTACGCTCAGAGCGGATAAATCCCATTTTCCCCAGAGCTTCTTCGGCATCCACAACTTTCTCCCCTGCTTCAATCAGGTTTGCAAGCGAATCGATATTGTACTCGATTTCAGGTTTTAATGCGCTAGATAAAATTCCATTACGGAAAACAAACGGGCCGCGCGGATAATCCCCCTCAGCACCACTATCGATGAAAAATTCTTTATCTGCTACGACGCCTGCGGCCTCGCACTTCTTCCATAATGTAACGGGAACTTTTACTAATTCGCAGTCATTGCAGAGGATATCCTCAAGAGCATACCCTTCTTTTAATAAATCGTCTTTTGTTTTTGGGGTGTTGCTGCTTTTAGGCCAAAATAACATACTGTCCAGACCAAACTGAGCGCCAAGCCACCTTGTCACGTCTGCCTTGTTAAGCATTACAGGTGCGAGATATTCCTCTGAAATATCATTTGCATCAAGATTGTCAGATTTGAGGTTATACATCCCCGTCGTTTCGTTATAAGCAGAAACGGTAAAAATGCGTCCATTGTTTACGCAATATACTTCGTCGCCCGGTTGATATACTATTTTCATTTAGGTCCTCCAAAAAAAACTACTTAATTACTTCTTACACAAAAGTATAGTCCCTTCTTACTTTTAAGTCAAGACTTTTTCTTGGTGCCAAATATTGTTTGTAGAACCAATCTGCCGATTTTTGCTTCCAGCCCCGTTTTTGATGTCGGAATGCCTGTTTTTCGGGCGAACTGTCGTTTAACATTTGTAATGCCAAGAAATGTTTTCCAGGAAAACCCACCTTTATTCATGCCGCCATTACTCCTTCCTCTGTCCACAAACTCCAGGTATCTCCCCGGCGCTTCCAGATACGCTGGTTACGACTGCCACGGAACTGCAGCGTAAGATCTTTCAGTTCTTCCATAAATTCGCCATCTACCAATACATCTATTTTATCCAACAACAACTTATGTGGGCCGAAACCATGCTGCATAAGCTGGTTTAGCGTAAATCCGGTATAACACCAGACATTGCCGCCCATCTCATGTACCTTATCAGCAAGTTCCATAAAGGCAAACGGCTGCATAAATGGTTCGCCACCACTAAATGTCATGCCATCCAGTAATGGATTATTCTTATATTGTTCCAGAATTTCTTCTGTAGTTGTTATATAGCCGCCCGCACTATTCCACGTTGCGGGATTGTGACAGCCGTGACAATGATGTGGGCACCCCTGCCCGAACACGGTCATGCGGATGCCCTCACCGTCTACTACGGAATCATCCTGGATTCCTGCTACTTTTATCTGCAATTAAAAATCGTCCTCCTCTTCATTGCATTTGATTGGCTCTTCATCGTAGCCCTCAGCAATTTCTCTTGCATCTTTCCACAAATCGCGCAAAAAACACCATTCGCGCGAATTATTATATGGGTCAATAACCTCGTGCTCGTCAAATCTTGCAATGAGGCTTTCGTCTTGCAGCGGGAGTTTTATGATTTCGTCCGTGTCCCAGTCCTTTCTATAAATCCATCCATTATCCACCTTATATTTATAGCCATTGGCATAACTACAAGAAAGATAATTTTTGCCAACACAAACGTCCATTTATCTCACGCTCCTCTTGTTAGAACTCGATTTCCCCGGCCCAAAGCGCGTTCAAAGCATCCTCTTTAGACGCGAACGCGTAGCGAGCTGGTTGCTCGCCGTATTTGTCTACGACGAGCATAAATAATCCGGCTGCGGAGTATTCGTAGCTGAACTCCGTAGCATTATTGGAAAACCAGTATTTCATGATACCCTCTCCTTACATTTCACGAACAATATAATCATCAAGGGGTTTGTCTTTATACACAAAAACTTCTTCATTCCAAAACACTTCATCTAAGTCTATCAGCTCTGACGTTTCGAAAACACCATGGCCATCTGTCCAGACGAATTTGCCGTCTTGTTCGTAGCTATCCAGAATACCTTCGGAATCCGTCCAACGGTTTCCATTCCAAACTACTTCACATGCTTTTTTCATAGAAATCACTCCTTTTTATCTGCCGCCTCAATTGCGGCTCGTCCCCACTAACGTGGGGCAAAGTCGTGATATCCCTATTCAGCTTTGTTCAGCATCCCGTTTTTCTCGAAAATACCATCAGCCGAAATGTTTACTCCCCGACTTCTCCCCAAAGAGTCTCGTAATCGTCAACACTCATGTGAACTTCAGCCCACGCTTTAGCTTCTTCTTCGGTGCAGGGCCTGATATACCCTTCGGAATAAGGTGTACGAGCGCCGCCAAACCGGTAAATAAAATATTCTCCGGTTTTCTTCCGATACAGCTTTGATTCTTCAAAGTCAAAGTCTGTACGGGCTAAAATATCTCCTCCAATATTGTTGTCATACCCCAGTTCTTTTGCCGTATCCGTATCATACTTTTTGCCGCCAATAATCTTTTTCACGACTAACTCCTCCTTTTGTGCACTTCTTTAATCTATTCTAGTGTAACCTTTGGGATTCCTGCTAGACAAGAAGAAAAATATTTGCTACTATTAAGGCATCAACCATCACGGTTGTTGTCTCCCAGTATGAAGACTGGGAGTGGATTGAAATATTTTCTTTTTTTATTACCTAACACGCAGCTGGCCGCCTTCGGGCGGCCTTTTGCGTTGCTCTGATTTTTTTCAGATTCTCTCAGGTTCTACCGTAAAGACATCATTCAGAATCGCCTGTATGACAAAATAATGAGTTTGGCTATCCTTCCCATGAGAGTTTTTCAATCCATAGCGCCAAAATAATAGCTCTCATTCTCCACGGAATATTCTGCTCCAAATGCAATATCTTCCTGCCAGCAGCTAAACCAGCCGTCTTTCTTAAGCAGAGGCGTATATGCCTGCTTGAGTTTTATCATATCATCTTGCATACCTTTTCCATAATATGGCCAGATATCCATATAGATGGTATCGTAACGTTCTGCTGCGTGGGTAGCCGGATAATTGAATACGTCATCCTGTATGATATGGACATGTGGCGCAGAGATATTCAATAGTTCGATTATCTGCTTGCCAATCAATTCGATGACATCCGACTCCTTTTCGATAATGCAGATGGATTTTACGCTTGGATTTCGCTGTAACGCGAACGGTATCATGCCAAGTCCCAGGCCGCCAATTAAAACATCTCCATAGGCGTTTAGAATCTCTTGATTGCTTTCGCGTTCCATGGGCGTATCACTCATCATGAGTTGCCCATTTACACTGAGCACCATATATTCTTCGCCAATTTCCATATGGTCGTAGAATCTGGCTCGGAAATCACATGCGTTAACCTTGTATTTTTCCAAACAAGCCTTGCCATAACAGGACGAGTTAAGGATATCAGCCATAACAGGAAAATTGTTTTTCCAACGAACCATCTACATCCCCCTTTCTAGCCTCTATTATAGCATTCTACTTGAGCCACGTAAAATCCTTTCCGTACTCTAGCCGCAGCGCATAGTCAGCTTCATAGTTGTCCGTTACAGGCCAGCCGTTGATGTACTCTAAACCATCACCTACATCCTGAACAGTTTCTTCGTCCATATCACTTAAGATATCAGCTACGGTAGCGATTTCAGTATCATCAGCAGTATCTTTCTTGCCATCCAAAAGTTCGATGCGTTTTGCCCAAAGTTCTCGGATGTATGCATTGACATGTTGTAGTCCTTCTTCAGTCAGAATAGGATTAGGGCTTGAATTCTCGCCATTATACCAACCCACGATACCAGTGCTACTAAGGTCCAACTTAAGCATGAGCGCTACTTCTACTTCTTTGAAGTTAGAGCTGGTTAATATAGATCTTGCTACATGCCAATTATCCTGTTCAGGCTTGCGATAAAGTGCGGTATATATTGCAAATGCTTTATCAATCGTATAAAGCCAGCCGCGCTTATCTCTATATATTTCAGCCATTTACTCATCCTCCAGTGCATCGTTAATCTCATCCAGAGCATCGTCGGCTCCAAGAAGAGAAAAACCTCTGCCATCATCATCCTTTATCTTGATTTTCCTACCGTCATCCATTTTGCATTGGATAAGATAACCGTCCTGGATGCCGAGCCAGTCGTTGTTTTCGATTATCTCTGCGTAGCATACATGCTGTGGATTGATGATTGTATTACCGATTCTCACAGTCTTTGACCTCCAATACAGTAAATTCATCTGCATCGGGATTCAAAGCCAGCGTACTGCCGTTATCCCATTTGACATGGATTTGGCAGGCATCATCTACGAATTCAACCGTACCACATACACCTTTCATGCGACGGGCGGCTTCGTCTATCTTGCCCGTCGAATCAATGATGTCATACATATAATTACAACAGATGCGCCGGCCCAAAACACGTTTAGCCAATTGGGCCATCTCCAGTTTCTTCCTTAACTTGTTTACTTGATTTAAACTTTCTTTCGGAGGCCGAAGATAGGCCAACTGTTTTTCAAGTTCAGTCATACAACTCACTTCTTTCGATTCAGCTTGCCAATGCATTGCCAAGTGTTATAGCCTGACAGGCCGATCAAGGCATCGGTCTTAACCAACTGTTCTGGGTAGATTGCCAGGATATCAAAATCTTCATCATCCAGGATGACAAAAGTGTCTACATTCTCATCATAATTATGTGCAGTAAGCCATTCCTGGATTTCTTTTCCGCGCCGGCCGCTTTGTGGTGTCACATCCTCTATGGCCATACCGTACTCAGCTAAACGCTGTTTAAGCAAGTCGCAAGTACCATGTTCATAACCGGCACGCCATGACGAGGATAAGATAATTTTCGCGCCGGTTTCATCTATGATTTTCTTCAAGAGCTCAAATGGCTTATCGCTTATGAGCTTTGTAGAGAACCAATCTGCAGCAGAGTTCATCACTCCATCAATATCAAGAAACAAATACTTCACTGTCAATTCCTTCCGTTTATGACCAGAATCTCATCGCCATAGGGATTACGGCCATGCTCAAAATGATAATCAAATGTGACTGCTGTTGAACCATTATCATCGATGACAATCATGACCTCTGCATCACCAATGGTGTTCTTCCATTTTTGAAGACTGTTAATGACTTCACCGATTTTCATAATCATTCAACCTCGTTCCATTCGTCATCATATTTATCGTATTTCAGGCCGTCTGAAAACTGTTCGAGATATTCTTGAATACTATCTGCATCGTTAATAAGTGTCCTTATAGAATCTGGTACACCGTTCTTTCCTCTACTATTGACCCACATTTCAGCATGTTCATCCGGGTCGAAGCCTATGGCATATTCGCGGAAATTTTCCACAAAATCATTCCATGTACCGTCAAACCATACTGTAAATACGAAGTCCTCGCCGGCATCGCTGCAAAATTCCATTTCAGCATAGTATTGCTTATTTTGAAACCCAACGCTACAAATATTTATACTCTCATCAAGTTCTTCTTCAAGTACTACTTTGATTTTTTCTGCATTCATACGTTCACCTTATTCCCGTAGTAGTCAAATACAGTTACTTCACAGCCATGTTTTTTTGCCAGATTGATCATCGATTTTGTGCCACGGGACCTACCGTTCCAAAAAGCAATGAGCTTGTCGGCTATTTTAGCCATCTGCTCATTACGGATAGGCCCTGCTGCCCGCCCATAAGTTTTCCAGTCTGCCGGATAGAGTTCACACTCTAATCCATGTTTCTCTGCATAGAGTTCTCCAATATGGTCAGCACCAGAGGCATGGCCGGAGACAATAATATCTCCGGCTTTTACCAACGGTTCTAGGCAAATGAAAGCCATACCTGTATTGGTAAAGTCGCGGCCGCCCGCGATTACGACTCTCATCTTACCGGCTCCTCCAAATGGCCAATACCTGCCTTCTTGGCCAGGTAATTGATTTCCTTATAATTAAGGTTCTGGTTAAAGCTGTAATCCACATTCACATGCAGCTTGGATACCGCAATCCCGTCAAAGCAATCCGCAAACACATCCGGGCCGTCTCCGCCCAAGACCAGCTTTTCCCAGATGCTTTCAAGAGTTTCTGTGCAGCCTTCTTTGATTGGGTACTCATCTTTGTGCAGCATCAGGAAGCGCACAAAATCCTCGTCATTATCTACAAGCGCAACGATGTTGTTATCCGTTTTGCTCTTACCGTCCCTTACATCGTAAATCACATATACAATTTCACTCATAATTCCCAAACTCCTTCTTGAAGATTTCGTATGTCGGTTTATCAATGACTGCCAGCACGATTTTCTTTACGCCGCGCCATGTAGTATTGTGAATGAGTCTTGCCACAATTTTCGGGTCCTGCTTAAACACGCCGCATCCCCATGCGCCGAGAATAAGTGTGTCCTTCTTTTTCAAAGAACAAATCTTGGACATGAACAGCATACGGTCATGCAGAACTTTGTAGTTTTCTTTTTCTGTGAAGTTGGTGTATCCTTTGACGATGATACTACGATTCGGGGCAGCGCAGGTAAGAATATCGGCTATGGCGTTTCTTTCGCCGTCACTGAAATATACATCCGGCGTATAAAGGGCACGGTCTTTGTATAAGCCGCGATTCAGGTTCTTTTTGTTCCAGTCATAATAACTCTGGAATCGAGCCAAGATGTTGTACAACCAGCTTTCATGGCACAGAGATTCTTCCTGCGCGCAGCTGCCGTTCAGGTATGCGCCGCCTGGGTTCTTATAAGACGCGAAATTCAGAGCAATGCAGTTATTATGACCAAGCTCATAAATAGCATCCGTCGTAGACATCTGTGCCACTTCAAATTCTTCACAGATATCAGTAAATGGGTTGCCGATGACACTCTGGTCGTCGCCGCCATATACGGTAGTGCTGACCAACGCATAGTTCATTGACGGCGTAAAGTTCGCTTCGAATTCCTCCGTGCGCCGTCTGGCACGTTCGGCATTTTGCTGCTTAGCTACCCAATAGTTCAATGTTTATTCCCCTTCCACAAAATCCTTTACCGTTTCGTAAAGCTGTTCAATCTTTTCTGTCGGCATATCGTCTAACCGACTGCAGCCATTCTTGAGTAGAGCTTCCAAAGCTTTACGTGTCTTGAACACCAAAGACTGATGTTTTACATAGGTGTTAATCTCTGCCACATTATCATCGTTAAATTCCAGTAGCACATCGCTGCTGGTATCATACCTTCGCTTGCCGTATCTCCGCCCTTGGCAGTCAAACCGCTTCCCATTATCAAATGTAATGTCGCCGCGCTTTGCTGATACCGACTTGATTATATGCTGACTAAAAGCCCAATGGCTGCTATAACTGGAACGATAAGCCGAAATCAGTGTATCACCCTTCTTGGCATGTTCAGTATCATATTTCTTTAAGTCATTAATATTGATGTCCAATCCTATTTCATTCCTTTTTTCTGGTTTCCAACCACCGCTTCGTACCGGCATAAAACAACTCTTTTTCCATGATGAGAAGCCCATGAACGTCATAAGCGTCGCAATATTTGTCGCGTGCTTTTGCGAGCGGGCCGTCTTGGGGGATAGATGCGGTGTCACACCATTTTTCGTATTCTTTCAGCGTTGCCGCCAATGTGTCATCATCCATACAAATGAACTGATTTTCAATTTTTGCCATAAAGCATTTCCTCCAGCTTCTTAACGGTCAGAAATACACAAGTTTTAGCCCAGTTCATTCATCACTTCCATGATGAAATCTACCAAGCCTTTCTCGTCAAGGTCAATAACGTCATCCGGGACATAAAAGAAAATCTTTTCGTCTACAACTTGCGCCTCGTCTGACACATAAAAGCCTTCAGCGTCCATGAGAGATTTCTCTAAACTTTCTACGCTAACAAGTCTTTCCCCAAAGTCAGGGACGTTCAACAGTTTAGTTGGATACTCCTTACCATTAAATTTAATCATCTTATCACCACCAATTCTTTAATACTAAATCAGCCAATACTATTTTTTGTTCACAAGTCTTAGCCCGGTTCATTTCATTGTTTCTTCGATAATCTTATTAGACTTTCTCTATTACGATTAATAATGTCGTCCAGGACATGGAAGAAAGTCTTTTCATTTACAATTTGTGCTTCATCGGACGCAAAGTTTTCCGCGTTAGAAAGAGATTTCCTTAAACATTCCACATTGATAGGCTTCTCTTCAAAACAGGGGATATTTAGCTGTTTAGTTGGATATTCTTTGCTATTATTAATCATTGCTATTACCACCAATTTCTTAAAACTAGGTTATTGTAGCAACGCTCCCATCATTCTAGGACAAATCAGTACTCCCGTGTCTTCAGCGCGGTCATGCAAAATAAGGCTCAATGTCAGCAGACCCTCTATTGTGATGTTCTCCGCCCTTTCGACGGCAATAATATCCGCTCTTTGCCCACGCAAAGCCATAGGCAATGTCCGCTTAATCGGAATACAACTAATCGTATGCCTTCCCGTGGGAAGGTCTATTTTGTCGCGAATACTCTCAAGGAGAACCAGCGCCCTGCTATGAGGGCGCATTATATTGAGTTCAGTCTGAACTTTCTCAATAAGTTCTTCCCGAGATACATTGTTAGGCACAGTTACAATTTTCATATTTCCTCCAAACTTTATGAGCATAACCGGTTAACAATATCCGCGCAGCAATATAAGCTTTTCTGCGTTTCGTCTTCATATGAACATAAGAGGGTGGCCGATTGTGAGCTATCACTCGTCTTACGCCTATCATTAAAGCATATATGCCCATTTCTCCAACATGACAACTTCTTCTTTCGAGCTTTAAGATATCCAGTCTGGCGCGTGTTTTCCACGACTTTATCACTTAATCATACCTCACTTTGATACATCAATAGGATACGGCATAGGCATCCAACAGGCTATCTCTCTTGGATAAACAGTGTCATTTTCCTGATTAAGCCACCATTCCTTTTTTGCCTGTGGATCTTCGTATAACTCATAGTTGTTGTAATCGTAGAAACCTATCTCAACAACCAAAGATTCTGGAAAATCTTTTGCATTCTTTTTCCTCGCAAAGAGAATTGGATGCGTTTCATCAAGATTTAAGTCCATTGGCGAGACAGTAGATGGATTCCAAAGAATCTTTAAATTATCCATTAAGCATTTCCTCCAGCTCTGCCGGACATATTAATACTCCACGATCATCTGCATGGTCATTCAATATGGCAAGCGCTATTGCTATGGCTTCTTTAGGGAGTCGATATGTTGTTTCAATTGCAATAACGTCTGCCATTGCGCCGCGTAAAGCCGCAGACAAGGTTTGTCCAATTCGTGCATACCGAATTATATGCCCATCTATTTGAACTGTTTTACTACCATAAGGAGTAGTTTTGCCATCGAGAAGAACCAGCGCCTTACTATGAGGGTGCATTGCGCCAAGTTCTGTCTGAACCTTTTCAATAAGTTCCTCCCGAGATACATTATTTGAAACAGTTATGATTTTCATTTTACAGCACTTTCTCCTGAGCTTCTTATACTGCTTCCAGCTCATTTTCTTTATACCATTCATAGTCAATACCATGAATGAGCTTATAGCAATATGAATCACCATTTAAATCTAGAATACGGCTGTATACTTCGCCGACATAGCCGGTCGCTTTTACACGAGCCGGCTGGTCGACTTCAAATTTTGGCTTATTATTTTCTTGTGACATCCTGGGCTCCTGTTCATGACCCACTTCTACATGATATACACAGCCCATACGTTATACGATTCCGGGTCTGATATTCTATCTTCCTCAGAATTGTAATAACAAGTATGAACCGAACAGTTGACGCATAATTCTTCCATGCGTTCTTCGATTTCATTTGCCATGGAAACTGCAATTTCTTCGCTGTCGCAAAGTATCTCATCACATTCGCTGTCGAACTTAGCTGTAGGGTATTTAACTACAATATCCTTTATTTCATTTACCCACTCTTTTGTTGCGTACATGAAATTCCTCCTTATTTCAGCATGCTCTCCAGTTCTTCGGGGCTGATGAGCTTCGTTCCAAGTTCACGAGCCTTCTTGGCCTTAGTACTTTGGCTGTTAACATCAGAGATAACCAAGTAATCAGTTTTACTATTGACAGAGGAACCTTCTTTGCCGCTCGCTGCTTCGATTTTCTCGACGTAGTAGCTGCGCGGATGCTCCATCTTGCCGGTCAGCACGAATACTTTGCCAACAAATTCACCTGCAGGAGTTTCCTGCTTTTGATATGGTGCGATAGTAACATACTCCTTCAGAGCAAAGTATGCCTCAGCAAAATCTTCACTTACCAGAGTCTCTGACACTTTCGGTCCGATTCCCTTAATTGTCGTGAAATAATCTGGCTTGGTATCTCTGCATCGTATGGCCATAGAGATGAGGAAATCCATATCGCCTTTGTACTCATCTGCCAGTTTCTTGCCAACATCATTGCCAATGCCGGGAATACACATCGCTTTAATGAAGCGCGGTAATTCCACATTTTCACGAGCATTCTGGATAGCATCACAAAGCTTTTGAGCTGATTTTTCGGCAAAGCCTGGTAAATCTTTAACAGCCCAGATATCCATAGCAAAAATGATATTCTGCTTATACTTTCTGGCAACATCTGGCCATTTTTCTACAATCTTACGGGCGGTCTGAATAGACAAGCCAGGGATGTCTAGCACATCTTTTTGACCGAGAAATGCGATATTTTGAGCAATACGTTCAGTACAGTCAGGATTCGTGCAGAACTGCTGGCCGTTGACTTCTTCTAAAGGTTCACCACAAGACGGACATACATCAAGCGCAATGTCCTTATCGCCCGGTTCCAACACCTTACACACGAAAGGTATTATTTGGTTCCTCTTTTCTACGAGCACGCGAGAATTAAGTTTGAGCCCGATTTCCTTAATCCAAGCGCTATTGTGCAGGGACACACGAGTTACAGTTGTACCGTCAATTTCAACTGGATCTATGATTGCTACAGGGGTGGCTTTATTGCGGCCCATCTGCCAGATAACGTCTCGTACAATAGTTTCTTTTTGCTCCTGGAGGCTCTTCCAGGCCACGGCATTTTTGGGATGATGCCCGGTATAGCCAAACTTGGTTAGACTATCCTTCTGGCAACTCTTAACGACAATGCCATCAATTGGATAAGTTCCAAGGCTAACGATATCGTTGTAGACCTGCTCAATACCCTCGATAGTTTCTTCGATGGTATCATATGCAAATGAGTCTGTAACCTTAAAGAGTGTACTGTCTTCTATGTAATGGCGAACCTGTTCCGGCGTCATATCTTGGCCGGGCAGGTCATATACTATATAACTGAGTAAGTCCAGATATGGACTACGGTCTTTGCGACGAAGCAAGCCGGCTGCAGCATTACGCATATTTTTCATTGGCTCTTCGCCATCAGCTTCTAAAGCCACATTCAGGCGCTCGAAATTTGCTGGCGTGATAAATACTTCGCCCCGGATAGGATACAGTGGCACACCGACCTTTGCACGTAAAAGTTCATAAGCGGTGATGAAGTTTGGTAGAATCTCACCTATCTCGCCACCCAGACCACGAGTAACGTATTTATATGAACGGTCAGACTGAGGATATGCAACCACAGTCAAACCATCATACTTTGGCTGAATTTCTACCGGCCAAAGTTTTTTAATCTGTGCCTTCAAGTCGTCTTCACTGTCTACACCCTTGGTCCATTTACCCAAAGAAGTGACCGGTGTAGGGTGCCGGAACTTTTCAAAGCCATCGGAAGCACTGCCGGGAACGTAATTTAAATCCTCTGCGCCGTACTGGTCAATATAGCTGCGGCGCAATTGGTCATACTCTGCATCAGACATGGACGGATTGTCCAAGTCATAGTATTCGTGGTCAGCCTGTTTAATGGCTGCCAAATGTTCTTTTCTAGTCATATTTCTATCCTCATCCATTGATAACGATATCCCAGCCGTCGCCATATTCGGATTTATGAAGCTCAATTATACAGAATTCTGGGTCATAGTTTTCAGTGTCTTCAAGATCTTGCTGGGCATGCCACCATACTTCATCATCATCAAGCGGCCCGTCGCCATCTCCGCCGCTCAAGAGGTTTGCAAATCCCAAGACAGGCTTACCATTGTAGCCTTTTTCAATCCAATCAAAAGCTGTATCAGGGTCAAATCTATGGCGAATTATGCCGTCATCGCAGCTAAGTAATGCTTCTATGCCGTCAAAACCCACGGATTCTCCCAATTCATTCATCTTTTTCTGAAAATCTTTTAATGCTGACATGTCAACACTCCTTTTAAAAAATTATGATCAGATGTTCTTCTCTGGTCATATCCTGCCATTCCCTTTTCTATTGTACGGTTTTATACCAAACAAAGCTCGAAGCGCATCCGTAAAGCGCATGCCTTCTTCTACAGTTTCTAAACCTTTTTCGCTCTCATAAGCATCTTTGATAATCTTTTCGTAATACTGCCGATCATTCGTCTGGGGTGATTTGTGTTCTTCACAATGCACGCTTCCACCCGCGCTGATGTCGCCATGTACCTGGCCGCCGACATGTACGCTACCACCAGCATTAATATCAATAGCGTCACCACTGATTCTAACACTGCCGCCAGCATCCACACAGTTTACGTTACCATTGACAGATACGGAACCGGTTGTTTCGATGTTACTTACACTGCCTTCAACATGGATGTCAATATTCTTACCTTCAACAAATTCACCATCAATGGTCTGGCCGTTGATTACCACATTATTGCCATTGACGGATATACTTCCCGAGCCAGGGTAGTTAAACTCATGGCCATTAATTGTTACTTTCATATGTACCCCTTAAAGATGATTAAGCCATTCTTTGACTTCCGGGCTAAAATTCAGCCCATATTCAGCGCTTATTTCACCGGCAAGATCTCCGTTATTGCGCATTTCTTCATTTTTTCTGCATTTCGCATCAGCTTCTTCTCTGGTCTTGTAACAACCACCCTGGTTTATTCGTATTCTGTCTTCAAGATTATTTTTGAATGTAAACTCGCAGACTTCCCAAGGTTTGCTGCAGTACTTCGCAATCGTAAAATATGTCTCGCCAATTTTTGGTGAAAATTTGTCTTTCGTCATGTTATCCTCCAAACTTAAAAAAGCGTTTGATGTCATCTTTTAGCCTGTTCATGGCAACGGCACGGTGACTGATTTTGTTCTTTTCTTCAGGAGAAATATCAGCTGCCGTTTTCTTATAGTCGTATTCCTTCAGATAAAAGTGCTTATCGAAGGAGAATCCGTTTGTACCAGAAGCAGCGTCTTTGAACTTGCCATACAGGCTGCCTATATTCGGGAACTCATAATTGCAAGCTACGCCAATGCTTTTGGGGACAACAAGTGTTACGGCGCAATAGTACTCAGCGTCGGATTCTGACAAGCCATTAAGATGGAGCAATTCGATGAGCTTCTTGTTCTTGTCATCGTCAGTTGGGTTAGGATTAGTCTCCGTGGCAGCAAAGCGATGGGAATACAAGCCAGGTGCTCCGTTTAGCTCACTGACCAGCAATCCAGAATCGTCAGCGATACAGGGAATACCTGATAGCTTGGCATAGTAAGCAGCTTTGATTTTTGCGTTGCCGGCAAATGTTTCCGCATTTTCTTCCGGTTCCTCAGGCAGATTGTTGCCGAAGAAGTCTTTAATAGAGACAATTTCTACAGGAATGTCCGAGAACAATTCCCGAAGTTCGTGAACCTTGCCTTTGTTGGATGTTGCCAACATAATCTTGGGGATATTTATACCTTTAAACTTAATCATTATCCAAAATCCTCATCTTACTTCATACTCTCCCCATGAGAACTCATAGCCGTTACTGCAGTAGTAAGCACCATCTTCAAGACATTTTTCGTAAGTTCGGTCGCCACTGTCAGTGAACCAGCTATCAAATTTGGTTTTATCTTCTCGCCGCAACCGGATAAAGGCTGCCCGTGACAGTCCCATATCGCTGGCAATCATATCCTCTACTTCAGCCATCATCTTTTCTTCGCTGTCAAAAAGAAGCGTAAAAATGCCTTCATAATTGCTGTTATTAAATCCACTTATGGCATATACTGACATTATTTGATTCCCCTTTCTTACAGCCATGTGCCTTTTTCATTGAAGCGTTTGTCGATATCTTCTGCACTCATTCTATCTTCGTACAGGTCTTCGATATCGTCCGGATAGATGGAAAGACAGCCTTCAGATGTCAGCATAGTTGCCGCTTCTTCTAAGACCTTCTGCTTCCCCGTCTTTTCCTGCGGTACACGTTCTCCCGGCCTGACGACGAATCTTTGTAGTCTCTCACGAGCTTCCTGGCATCTTTTGACCATGCCTTCATATGGGTCTGGTTCATTCTCTTTGTAGATAGAAGCCACATAATCACAGTCTTCGATATTGCTGCGTGCATCGAACAAGCTTTGCTTGAAGTCATCTGGATTATAGTCATCAATTTGAAAAAGCCGCAGAGTATCTTCGATAGATTTGTCAGATGGGTATTCTTCAGCTCGTGCTTCAATGACGATTTCGCCTTCTCGGTCAGCGTTGTGGAGCCTAAAAATATATCCCACTATATCATATCCTTTCCCACAATGAACTCTCTGCCATTGATGCTTTTGACGGCATATTTTTCATGTTCAACGTATTCGAAGTCGATTACTTCCGGCGTCAGCTCTTCTTTGCTCATCCAGCCACCGCCATATGCGGACGGCAGATGTAAAACAAGGTTGCCCTTTGTGTCATAGTGAACAATGTCACCTTCAACCAGAGAACCATCCGTATTCCCCTTGGTTACTACCAACAAAGGAAAATAGCCAATATCCGTTTTATCTTTCTCCCAGGGGTATTTCAGTATCTCACCGCAGTGCGGGCAGCGATTGAGCTTGTTCTCCGGGCACTCAATGCCATAGACGTGATACGACTCCCGGCTTTCATCACCACATACTGGACATATCCATGCCGGGTCGCCGCCTGGGGTTATTGCACCTTTGACTTCTTTCCAGTCTTTCATACAGTCTCCTCATTTTCTTTCAGAAGGCGTACAGATATGATACTGTTCTTCACTTGCTCTTCATTCTCAAATTCAATATCCCGAAGCCGGCCGGTATAAATATTGAACATAATGAGGTGATAGCACGGGCCATCTTTTTCCTTAGCTGTTTCTAATAGCTCATCGATGCCAAAATCCATTAAGTCAAGCATGCTACAGCCTTCGGATTTGCCTTTGATATATTCTACGCGGCGATAAACTTCGGACTGGATGATAACTTCGATAGTATATGGCCCGATTATGCCGCTGTCCATATCAACATAATCAGCCGTAAGCTTATCTTTATTATCAAGATATTCCTGTGAATAGCCGATACAGAAAGTATCTTCATACCTTCTTTCTTCGCCGGTTTCAGTATCCATATACCTTGCAGTATGAGTAATCTTGTCGCACTTTGTACATACGCCGCACGGCCCGATAATTTTCGGCTTGCCCTTGCCGTCAATGGGAATATGCTTTATATGCCGGCCATAGGCATAGCCATAATCAACCTTGGCTGTCAAATTGTCCCCACAGGGAAAAATGATTTCTTTTTTCATTGTGCTCTCCTTCTAAGCCAATCGAATTACAATTCCACGAGGTCTTCCAGCCCGTACGGATTTATAATCAACTCGTCATCCTGCTTGAAATAAGCAAGAATATGCTCCTTTGCAACCTTGGCCCTTAAGATAAATCCTTTTTTGTTTTCTTCTTCGAAGCGCTCCTTATACCGCAGAGCCACTTCTTTATTATTTGTCCAGGAAAGACCGATACGCGCCCGGCCCGGACTTACACCGCGATATACTGTCAATACGTCGGGCAGGCTTTGATAATGCTTCAGTTCTTCCTTGTCCATGATGCAGTCTTTTTCCGCGTGTCTGAAAAGCATCACAGATGTTTCCTGAGTAATGCGTTCGTCCTGATTTGGATTTCCTTCTATTATCCAGCTTTTCTTCAGCATTCTGCCGTAATCAGCATCCGACAAATGTGGACATACGCAGTAGAACCAAACCATCTTATGAGGTTGTTCGATTTTATCGAATATCTCATCCAGGGTACTGTCTTCCGCAATCTCGGTAGAACAAGCAAGAATATTGTTGAAAAGAAAATGTACGGTTGCATACCGGACCTTTTTCATATTCGTCTTTTCTTCTTCCTTCTCGAAACGGTACTTCTGTTTGGCCTCCGGATATTTATCATGGTCAACTTCGCTCATGAACATCTGAAGCGGGCGGACATAAATTCCGAAGGCTCCGTAAAGAGCCTGATAACAAACCATGCGTTCATCTGTTTCGGTATGAATCACAGGACAAGCGATGATTTTGTAATCGTTGTTCTTAAAATGATGCCAGATTTCCCCGGCCTTTGGTAATTCTCGCGACATTGTTATGCTGTATCCTTTCTTAATTTTATTCTTTATCGCATTATGAGTTGGTTTCCGCCCGCCAAAAACTTTTGCATTGCGGACATGATGATATCGCTGATTTCACCAGAGAATAATTTTGCGATGGTCCCTTTACTTTTTACGGCAGTCTTGATTTTGACTTCCTCTTCGTTTTTGCCAATTCGTAGAAGCAGATAGTCAAGGGCGTCATAGAATGTGCCGATTTCATCAATCATGCCGTTTTCTTTTGCAAATTCCGCAGAAAATGGGCGGCCATCAAACAATGTGCAAGCCTCTCCTTCTGGGGTTAACCGGCGATTTTTAACCACCTCGTCGATGAAGATTTTATGTGTCTCGGCCGCATGCTGATGCAAGAACTCAGATTCTTCCTCGCTGAGTTCGCGGAACGGATTCCCGATATCCTTCATTTTACCAGCCTTGACCGTGACATAATGAACGCCGACCTTTTCGGAAAGTCCTTTGTAGTTCGGCAACATCATGATAACACCGATACTGCCGGTCATTGATGTTCTGTTGGCAAAGATATAGTCGCAGGCCGATGCAATCCAGTAACCACCAGAACAGCATACATCCGCAATGGATGCCACTACAGGAATCCCGGCCCGTCTCACTTTGCCAATCATCATGGCAACTTCTTCAGATGTACCGGTTGTGCCGCCCGGAGTATTGAGGCGGATAATTATGCCGCTAACTTCTTCCGGCCCCTCTATTTCGGCCTTATGTAAAAAGTCGATAACTTTCTGCATATCCGTAGCTTTACCGCCAAGCGAACTACCGGGTGTTGCAGAAATTTCACCAAAGATATCCAGCACATAGATTTTACTCTTACCAAAACTCATTATTTTCAAGCCTTTCTCGTAAAGATTATTACATTTAATTGCCTTTGTCTCCAAGCCCTAAGATGACTGCTTCCTCTTCCTTATCTCCTTCGCGAAGGCAAACGAATCTGCCAAAAGCAGAATAAAAACTATCTTTTGCCAGTGCCTTATCCAGCTCCACCAATTTTGTTGGCGTTTTACCGAGGATATTGTCTTCGAGTTCTCCGATAACGGAGATATACACGCTCGTACAGCAAGGAAATTCCTTCCCGCCCCGAACCAGAGTGCTTTCCCTTGCTTTCGGAAAATTGACGAAATAACTGATATTGCCGTCAGTACCAGTCAAAGGGTGGGCGTCCATAATATTTTCTACTTTGGCTTTTACCTTCTTAATCTCTTCTTTAGAGAAGATATACGGGAACGTTCTGACCCGAATCATTCCCGATATCGTTACGTGCTTTTTGTGTTCCATCAGACGCCCCCTACCTTTCAACAATACTCTTTCAAGTCTGCCAAATACCTTCTCCGGTAACGTATCCCGACACATCGTAAAAAATCAATGATGCGTGAACCACCAGAAAACAAATCCGATACAGAAAATAAGCAACAGAACAGGTGCAAGACATCCATCGGCTTTCTCCTGATCCTGTTTTACCCAGTCCTGTGCATCTTCATTGCCAAACAGTGCCATGATATTGACGAAGATAAAGAATATGATTAAGACACCTATACCTCCGATAATCATTCGAATCACCTCCCTGTCCTATTTTACAATATCCTGCGCCTAGCCGCAATATTATGCAGCTATCGAATCATTGCGGAGTTGTTCTCGCTCTCGATTCTTCTCAGCTTCCCTGTGTCTTCTTGCGACACAGCGCATCTCTTCTATTCTTGCTTCACAGCGCTGAAGTTTTCTTCCTTGTACAACAATATACATGGAAAGACATACAACTAAAAGAATCAAACAAATATTGAGCATAACCTCAAACTGAAGTACATTGTCGGTAATCATCAAGCTACTCTCCTCCGATTTTTGTTTGTCAAATCCCACGCTTCATCGACCAAACCATAGCATCTATCGATACTATAGCTGTAGCTCGTTGCCGGATAAATACGGAAAATCTTATCATACGGCAGCATAACTGGTTTTTCTAGCTCGATTTCGAGCGGGCCGCCGCCACCATTCCAGCTATCATAAAGTCCACACATGGTCATGGTCGGGATGTAAATATCCTTTTTATTCTGGACAATATCGATAAGCTGGCCGAGCGTAAAAGTCTTTAAAAAGACCAACGCCGGCATATGACTTGGCATATTCGCCAGTTCCTGAAATACACTGTTTAAGAAGCCATCTTTACGGAATGTTGAACTGTCTGTTTGTGTACACAGGAACTTGAGGAATTCTTCCTTGCTGTACCCTTGGGTTTCTGCCAGCCAAAGCAGTGACGCTTTTTCGGTTTCCTCAAAAATGTCATCCGGGTCATCAATCCATTCCGTTCTGCCATTATAATGCGGGTACATGGCGTTACTGACAAAATCATAGTCGCTATCTCCCGTGTCCACGTAAATATCCACGCGTACGCGCTGCTGGAGAAAATGCTCGGTGGGATAAATGACATCGAGATTATCTCGAACGCATTCCTTAATATCATCCAGGTCTTCATCTGCCAATGCAGGAATCTCTTCCATGGCGTTTTTAGCAATCTCTTCATACTCAACGCCATCATAGAGGCCGTACGCATAATACATCTTTTCATTAAAGGCTGTTCTTGGGTCTTCGTCTTCCAGAATCTCACGAATTGTGCTATCCTGCAGACAATCGTTATAATCTGCATACAATTCGTAGCTATGCGGATATTTAAGCTTTAGCCAATTTTTAATCAGCCCTTCTGCAACCATTCCATTTGTTTGCTGCATTTTGTTTCCCTCCTGCCCTGGGTTAGAGCCCTGCTCCAATTAATATATTCAACGCGATTCGGATTGCTCTTTTCAAAATCATCTCGGTGCATATTAATATGCCCGATAACCCGAATGGAGGCATGTTGCCGATCATGCTGCCGTGCTTCATCGGCAACTTTTTGGTTCGTGATAAAATGACAGAGCGGCCATGTGCTGAGGTTGTACTTTGCATAGCTTACCTTGCCACTCTTACTTACCTTGACAAGGCTATGGTCTCCTCCAAGCCAGTTTTTGTCTCCTGGCGAACGGGTTACAATCCAATATCCATTGTGGCGCTGAAAATATGCGCCCAAGACTTCCACAATATCGCCTGTTACAATTTCTCTGCCGTTTACATCGATCATGCTGCTGTCTCCTGATTATTTTCACTTTTAATATTATAGAGCATAGTCAGTTCAGTATTAAATTTTTCATCTATAAACTTGGTTTCTTCGTTACCGTACTGGTAAATCAGTTGGTTATCCAATTCAATGAAAACCACTCGGCAGGCTGTGTGACGAAGGCTGCTATTAAAAGTCATGCCATATTGCATGAATGCCGGGTCACCATTTTTATCCACAATCGTTTCGCTGTATTCCGGTGTAATATGGAAGCCGCGCATATTGACCATCAGGTTAAACTTTTCTTTGTTCATTTGACGGGTGTACAGCTTAAATTCTCCACCATCATACGGACGTTCCATTGTTCTTACTACATACTTCATCTAGATCAACTTCCTTTCTTTTTTTTCACCCCCTACAAAAACATTCGTTGGGGTTACGCTGCTTTTCTTTTGCGGCCTGTTAAGCCGCTTGTTTTTGACAGTTCCTTATATTTCTGCAGAAGCTCTGCGTATTTGCGTTTCCATTCCTTGCGCGCCCAGTCTTCGGAACCCACCTTACACTGGAGTCGGCAGATTTCTGATTTGGCAGCCTCCAGCTCTTTTTTTAAGCTTCTTACGCTGCTTTTAGATATCTTTTCTTTGAGTTGGTTAACTTCCTTGACCCGTTCAATGAGTTTATTCGCATTGCTGCGGAAATTTTTATCCATTGTGTTGTAGGACTGCTGGAGTTTCGCATGCTTGATTTGCAGCTCACCCAGTGCCCTCTGTGCTACTTCCAGTCGCTTCTGAAGATTGTTATTGGCTTCAATAACTCTGGTCTTAGAATCATTTCTTTGCTCAAGATCCCTGATGCGCGCCCACAATTCTTCAGTCTCTACACTGCTCATGCTTACCATAGTGTCAAAAATGGCAAGCACTTGTTGTGCTTCCGAGCCCAGCTCTCCGATTTCAGAATTGAGCTCGGTCATTTGGCTAAGAATATATTGGCTTTTCTCTTCCGTGTTTCTTATCTGGCCGGCAACCGTTGCCGCCCGCCTAACGCAGTTGCTAAGCTTATGTTTCTTTTCCCCAAAACATTCGCTGTAAACCGCACCAACTGCGGCAGTTATCAATGCTATGGCCTCATTCCTAGTGATTTCTTTCTTCATGATAGAAATTCCTTTCCTTTTTTAGCTTATGCCTGCCATTCTCTACCATCGCTATATCCCATGTCCTTCCGGATTTTGCTAATATAGTTCTGGACTTCGTGATATGTTTTGCGGTCTTCCTGTTGCTTCTTTCGCTTTTCTCTCTTCTGAATATGAGATATAGGCTGTATACGATACGTTAGCCTCTTTAATCCACTCAATACGTCTAACATGTGTTTTCCTTTCTTAAATTGTATCTGATTTTTTAATTTTTATACATGATGCTTTTCCAAAAACTCACGAACCTTATGTTCTGCGTCTTCACTGATGGTCTTGACATACATATTGCAGAACGTCATGGCGTGCCATTTCAATTCATTTGCCAGCTGCGTCTGCATGGATGTACCAATAATCAGTAAGCATACATGATTGTCTGATGTCCCGACATTAGCATGTAAGAGGTTGTAAGCTTCATCACAACAATGAACATTTTCGCCGTAAAGAACGATGTTATCTTCGGCGGCAGAACCGTGGAGTTCATAAACTACTTTACTCCCGGCTTTCTGGTGCAGGCCATCAACATTCATGGTAATGATGGGGACATTATATTCAGCAAGAGCAAGATGTGCATCGTTCGGTTCCTTGTCTCTCACGGAGGCTTTGAGCGCTTCCATAGCAGCCTTGAACTTTTCCGGCTCTGACTTCTTATAGTCAACGGTGAGCTTCTGCTTCAGACCGTCGACTTCCTCGAATGTGGGGATACCGGATGCTTTACTACAGCCTGCTCCCGTCAGGGCAACGAAGTGGTCAAACTTGAGTTTGGATTCATCAAACATTTTGATTTCCTTTCTATAGCTTCTTTAATTTTTATTTTTTCTGTGGCGCCAGTAGCGCTTTTCGCAAATCTTGCTGCAGAACTTTCTTCTGCGGTCTACTTTGCTAGTAATCGTAACCGGTGTATGGCACTGCGCGCACAAAAATTCACGCACAACTTCACCATCTTCGCCTTCACACAGGTACTTATTCCGGTAGTAAAATGTTGCGCTGCGGGGCTTCTTAATTAAAATGTCAATTTCTCTCCACTTGAACTTACGCTTGCGCAAATCCTTTATTTTAAGAACCAACTGACGCAGCTCATTAGTCCTTCTATCTGTAGTAGCCTCATGCCGTTTAGCCATATTTCGGGCTCTATTCCGTTGTCGATACAGGCGTGCAGCTGTTTTCTTACGCCGCTCCTGCTCTTTGTCTTTTTGCTCTTTTTTTATGCTCCAGTAAATGGAGGGAGTCGTAATCTTCCAATTAGCCAAGGCGTTAACCTTTCTTTTTAGCTTACTTCTTACATGTTTTGCGGTAACTACTTACTTCTTCTTCCAGTAGTATACCACAATTTCTTCGCCGGCGCCAACCATTATCTGACCATGTTCCTTCTTGCGGTCACACAACCATGGGTTGACTTCCAGAATTCCTTCCTTGAATTCCTCGTGAGCTCTTTCACCATAGGTGTTTTTGGCGAGATAGTAGTCCACGATATCATCAAGCGATTCTGCTTTTAAGGAATCAGCTTTATAGGTTTCCATACAGTAGATGTAGTCCGTCTTTGTGCTCGCAACCGTACCGGGCATTTCTGCGTGTGTCACGACTTGGCCTGCGCTCGCTACGCTCGCGCTCATAATGCCGGCAGCCATAAGTGAAGCAATAATTTTCTTTTTCAACAAAAACCCTCCTTTCTTACGCTACTTTAGCGTCTCGCTGTTCTGTTTCCTTAAGCAGCTTTTCATACTTTTCTTTCCAGTGTTTACGGTATCTATCCTGGACAGCCAGCTTTTTTCTAAGGTCGCCGTTTTTGCGGTACATATCTGTCCAGCTAAGGTCGCGTTCTGTCATTTTCTGTCGCAGATCTTTATTCTCTGCTTTTAATCGCTCAATTTCTTTCTTCGCTGCTTCATACTTGTCATCGGAATCTGGATTGTTGTCGCCATTAATAGAGTCTCCATCAGACAGCTTTTTGCCGATAAAGTTGTACATACCGATGCAGTCAATAGCAAAGCCTTCTTTTGCTACCATATCCTCAAGGAGGTGGAGGATTTTTGTCTCGGTTTCGACGGCTTCCTTATTTTCTTCAGCCGAGCACTTTCCACTTTCAAGATTGCGAACGATTGTGCCATATGTTGCTTTAAGCTGCCAAAGCTCATTTACCTTGCCGCTTAACATGTTATAATTGTGGCGGCGGGCGGCCACTTCCCCAATTCCCTTCGCTGTTTCGATAGTGTCTTTTTTATCCATTGCAACTCGTCCTTTCTTACGCAGTCTTTTTATCGTCAATATTGTATGCTTTTACCACTTCTTGTCCTACCCGATAATTAATGAAAGCCGGATATATCAGTATAGTGTCAATACACTCCCTGATGATTTCTTCGCTTACGCCGGTGCCATCTTCACCATCTCTCAGAAGCCCTTCTTCAGCTCGCAGCGACTTCATTTTGAGCTCGCCAATAATCCTAAAGGCCTTAACCGCTTCATATGCATCGATCGCGCTTACGCCGCTATCTTTTAACAGCGCAGCAATCTTAGCCGGCGCCAATTCTGTATTCCGGCTATGTTCTTCTATCCACTTACTGATAGTTTCGTTCATTTTCATTTTCCTTTCTTATTCATACCGTCAGTTCATGGGCGTTTATTTTATGCGCTCAATCAGTTTGCCGTTTTGGATAACAACTTTGCTTGTCAATTCATACTCTACGATTTCTTCCAGCTCAAATTTGACTTTCGGAAACTTTTTACTAATGGCCGGCGCAATATCTTCATTGCAAATATAATTTCCCCACCAGTTAAGTTCCGTGCCATCGTCACTATATTTAACCTGTTCCATACCCAGACAATCCGCTACGTGCATATCCCAAGGGCGGGAATAAGTAACGTAAGCGTCCGGCACATCATCTTTGACCGGCTCAGCTACCGAAAATCCTTTGCTAAGGAATTCTTCTTTGTCTTTCAGAAAAGCTTTTACGCGGTAACCTTTCTTAATCTCCTCATCGTAGTTTACGCCGAGTTCACGAAGGTCAATAACTTCCTCCAGTATTCTACTTGTCACTTCTCCGTCACGGTTGTAACGGAACACTTCATGCGGGCGGACAAGGCTTCCCAGTAAATCCTTAATCGTTATATCTCCGTCTGCCACTTTGATTCTCTGCATAACAAAAACGCTCATTGTTACTCCTCACTTTCTTAAATCAGTTTGTAACAACTCTCCAAACTGCCGGTACTTCTCAAGATCCTTTTAAGAGTACCACTTATGAACTCTATCGTAAGCATCAGCTACTTCTTTGCAACCTGCGTCCACAAGAAACTCCGCGATAATCTCATCTGCTTCTTCATGGGCAGTTTCGATGTCAGGACTGTTCTGACAGGCTTCCAACATCTTAATTGCTTCTTCCTCGTTCATGTTCTCGCCCCTCCTACTTTTCATCTGCTTCTTCAGGTGATGAAACTCAGTATTCAGGAGTGCAGCCGGGAAAAGCCGCTCTCTCTGAACGGTCTATGTCATAATGCCACAGGCCATTCTTGAATACCATCTTTTTAATCTTGACGTCTGTCAACTCTCCACACCAATAAGGCGTGCAGAATTCCACTTGTCCAGATTCGGGATTAAATATCCCGTTTGCCGTCGGGCAGGAGAAGTACTCCGCCCAATCTCCATCTTGAGGATTTTCCACCAGGATTTCCTTCGGATGAAACATATGGTCGATTCCATACTTGTTGACCTGTTCGATTAAATCGAGCGGGTCGATAGTGAAAATAGTTCCCTTGCTATTTGTCAGTTTCATATTTATTACCTCCTAATTTTTCAACCGGCAAGATGGCAACTCAACATTTCATAGGTATCAATATCTTATGCCGTTACTATATCTGCAGCAATTTTATCACAGACTTCGCAGATTTCTTCTTCGGAAGCATCACTCATATTGCCGGGGTCATAGTCGCACACCAGTTCAATACTTTTAAGAGATTCAGCATCAACACCTTTGCGCGCTAATCTCTTGAGCCAGTAATCCCGCCGAGCAATCTGGACGTCTTCAATCACTCCCCAGTACACGCAGGCGTTGTAATCCGTATATACTGAAGCGTAGCGGCCCAATAAAAATCTAATCTTATTCATCTTTAACAACCCTTCTTCTTACTCAAAGCCGTATATACTTTGGTACATTTACAGGGTGTTCCTATTCCAAGGAACGGGAAGCAGCCAGTTATTCTCCTGCGTCCATATATTTTACGCAGCGCGCCCGCGGGCGGCTTCTTCCCCTGCAGACAGTACGAAGCTTTCATTATCTTCTTAGTCTCAACACTCGCGATTATCATGATTCAACTTTCCTTTCTGCTATCCTCATGAGTTTCACTTTGCCAGTTTATAGCAGCTCTCCAAAGAATCGGCGCCGCCAATGAATCCCGTTGCGTGAACGAATATTCCATCCGTAATACCGGCAGCGGCATTAAGTTCTTTATTCCTAAGACCCTTATACTTCAGTTCATGGTTAAGTTTAAAAGAGCCAATCTTATTCACGCCCTGGATACGATATCCACCATTCTTCATTGGGAACGTAAAGAACTTGACTTCTTTTTCTGGGAACCGGTCATTCCACTGCTGACACTCCTTAACGCCATGAGACATATAATGCGGGAAGTTGGCAATACCATCTTCTCCCATCGCCTTGAATGCTTTAACACATTCCTCATGTTCAGGGGCAGACTTCTTTGCATCATTCAGCATAGAAGCAAAAATATTTGTTGCTATTTCGACAGCAAGCCGGAACTGCCATATCTGACATATGTCATCGCTAATATCTTCGCTGTTAAGCCAGTGAACAAAACTAAACGGGCTCGGTACACCATCAAAGTCCTGGCCATTGTCCCTTGCCTGCAGGTCATATAAACCATTGAACAGCAAGACATTTAACTCTTCCTGCGCAAGCTTGCCGTCTTTTACTGCCTGCTTCAGTACCTTGCCTAAAGCAGACAGATAAATACCGTTGTTATACTGCCAGTCACGGGCAGCACCATGATGGTCAAACTGACCACCGCCAATGTCAATAAGCGTATAACCTTCCTGACGGGCTTTTTCAATAGCCTCTTCATCACGAGCAGGGATACGGATGACGCTTTTAGGTTCGCCATATAAAACATTGATGACCGCATTGGCGGTTACTTCGTCCGGATGAATAACGCTATCATGTACAGCTACTTTCTCAAACATAATATATCAATCTCCTTTTCTTACTTACACACATACAGTTAGTTATCTGTCTCGATAAGCAACGGTTTTGATCTTACTGTGATGTAACACCAGCACCAACTGCTGTACCGGAACTTAAAACTATCGCCAGACCATTTCGGCGGCTCATTTTCATAATGCCCGCTGCAGCATTTCCATACGTTATCGATAATTTTCTTTACTGTCTTATCTTCTACACTATCAATATGATGGCTAGAGATAAAGTTCTGTCTCGTAAAGTGGTCATTTTTTGGCGCCTCTGTATTATGCCATCTGAACACAACTGTAACCAGGTACTTAGCATTTTTGTTGTAGTTGTCTTCATTGATGTAACTCAGCTGATGCCGATGGGATTCACTGAGCCGGTAAAATGAGTCTTCGTACTCTACCATGTGCCCGATATAACATACCTGTTCTTTATCAGACAGCCTTGAGAACTCTTCCAGAAATACGTCCGCATTAGCAAGTACACGAAATGGCATTTCTTCACAGACATGCCAAATTACGCCTTGGAACTCTTCCCGCCAGTTATCTTTAACCAGCTGATAGAAGAGCTGCTTCCTCGTCATCTTCTCCGGCGCGTCTTTGCTGTTATCTTTTTCCGCGCGCTGCTTTTTGTATACGAATGGTTCAAACTCAACCCAGGCTGTATCCAAACAGCTTGAATCTCTTACACACTTAATTTTATAGCTGTCAGGAATATTATCCTCATTCCTCATGACACCTTCAACATCTTTGTTGGGGTCGCATTTTGCTAACTCACGTATCAGTTCATATACTTTCATGGTCTTATCCCTTCATACGCTTACATAACTCATTCTCTGTTTAAGGTCGCGGAAAATTCTTTTCAGCTTGTCATTTTCCTCCTGCAGCTCATCACATCTGCGCAGCTTGCAGTATATTTTGAAGGCCTCATTGCCTGACAAGGTAATTTCTTTAGCACTGGCCATACAATCTTGTAGCTCATCAATTTTTCGCGCATTCATCTGTCTTACACCCTCTCAATTCCCTCATTGCTTTCGGCAGCAGACCGTATACTCCATTCTCATACTTCTCTGCTTTTTGCAGAGCATGTTCGAGATATTCCCGCTTTACATGTCTTTTCTGACGGATACTGTTGTAATGACTACCAAACTGTACACGTATCAGATAATCGGCGCGCAGCTCTTTATCGTTCTTCACATCGTTTTCGTCACCATTAAAGAAGCTCTTATAGACAACAATACATGGATTTTCCTGTACAACGCCAAAAATACTCTTCTCCTGCAGCTCCTTCAAATCTCTAAGCGTTACATAGTCACGACGAACATTGGCAAAGGTACTACCGGAGCATTCTCCATGCTCCTTTTCATACTGCTCAGCATAGAATAACTTATCAGCCAGTGCCTGCGCCGGCAATGCAATATTCAATTCAAGTGCCTTACTGTTTATAGCAACAGCAGCGGGATACACTTTGTCGTCCTCCAGATTAAACAGCTTATCGGTCAACTCTTTGTAGTTTTCAGTAAAGCTCTTCCAATGCTCGTATTTATTCATAACCATGTTATGTACTGCTGTGTCTAATGTTAACAAACAGTTTAACATTTCTACATGACGCATGCCGGCTCCGTTCTCACATGATTCGCAGCTGTCTACTGCCTCATAGAACAGTATAGTTCTAAGCTCCATATACTTTTCAATATCTACGGACGTTTGGCTTCTTACGCTGTCTTTTATGAAGCTGTTTACTACCGCGCGCCAATAATCCTCATCGGCTGTTAAGAAGCTCTTACCATGAAACTTAACTTCGTTGTATTCTTTTTCCAGTTTATATATATCCATTTTTCTTTTTACTCCTTCTGTTAAATATCCGAAATATTCAGACTATATCCTAATATTTCGCGCGTATTATGTTAATACCAGATACTCCTATACTTCTCGTATTCCTTTTCGCGCAATTCTTTTTTCATCTCCAACTTCTTTGCAAATTCTTTATAAGCTTGATTTCTCTCATAAACCCTACATATGTTCAGATACTCTCTATCTGGATTATGCCTATACATATGATTAGGATGATTGCGCGCGAAAGTATCCTCTACGCGAATATTAAGCTCATTCAATTGTTCTTGTAGGGTGTTATACTTCTTAACAGTAGTCTCCTTTACAGACTTTTCCCTACATTTTTGTACGACAAAGGCTTCGAATGAATCAATCGTACTCTTAGTGATAGGATAGTTGTAGTAACGTATACAGGCGTCAAACATGGCCTTTATAAGAATATCCTCTTCTTCTGTTGCAAAAATCCTTCCGCCGGGCGCGGCAACATACTCCGGACAACATCTCCCCTTAAGTCCACAGGAGATAAAGTCAATCTTTACCGGAGCATTAGGGAAAGGATGTATGATATCCTTGGACTCTTTCTTAGGCGCAGCCTTATCTTCTTTCGGATTTTCTTCTACACCTAATATCATCTTCAATATACCGGTCAACATATATCTGCCTTACACCTCACTTGTGGCTATTCTCTTCTTCACTGCTAAGATAAATGAAAGAATACCTTCTTACTTACTTCTTACACATAATATACACGTTAAAACCCCTCATTGTCAAGAAGGGTGTGTACAAAATTCTATAGAGCTTGTAATTAAGGAAAAATATTTTCTGGTCTTAACGTGCTTTCCTTGTCTCTGGGCTACGCCCTATAGGGTTCCAACCTTGTATTTGTGGGCGGAGCAGCGTTGTATGTGCGTGGGGAGAGCTACTGCCTTGCGGAGCGACGCGTTTGTACATGTGCGCGATATGCGGCTCTATATGGCTTCATGTAGCTCTATGTAGCTTTGTATTTGTGGGGCGAGCCAGGTACAACTCCTAACATAAGGTAAAAAATTACCTATTTTGCAAAAACGAAGCCGGTTTTACTTTACGATTTTGCACACCTCGCATGTCATATGCGCAAGAAAGGCGCATAATCTCGTGTGAAAAGCGTGTACAACACGGCTTCCCAAATTGGCCGTTTTAAGCCATCTGTGAGCGTTTTCTTATCTTCGACGCCGTTTCGGAAAATTTTCTCTTCAAATGCACTGGAGAGGCCTTTTGAGGCCACTGAGGAGCATTTTTGAAGTCGTTTTCTCAGAGCTGTTTTTAGCTCTTCCTTTTCCTTTCTCTTCCCTTCTTACTTGCGTCTCATATAAGCATATCACTCATATATTGGCTTAGGGTTTTTGGTATGCCTCTCCGCAAATATATCTGTATATTTGACCCTGGAGTACCACATCTCGTACTGCAGAATTTTGCAAAAGTGTAAACCTGCTTTGGGAAAAGTGTTATTTTCCTCTAGGTGGTAAATAAATAATTTTCCCTGACTTTGGCCTCCTGTATTATAGTTACAATACTATTGTATTTATACAGTATACCTAGTTTACACTCTTGAAAAATTGTGCGCTTCGCGCTGTGGGCTTTCCCCATGTTTATGCTTTAAGGGGAATACTCCTGCATGGGTATGTCAGGCATAAATAAGCTGCGCTCATAAGGTCTAAGTGATCTTATACAACTTATAGGGGATAATATATACGCTATTTTAAGGAGACCTGAATGGTCCCGTAAAATTTTGGCGCGCATATATGTTTGCCGGCTCGCTTACGCTCGCCGGCTTTTTGTATCGTATATGGGCCTTTATTTACACATTATGTATTTCCCGTATGGGGATACGAGAAAATAATTTGCGGCCTTATACGTGCATTTTACGCGGCGAATTTTTTAACCATACCGTTCTTGTTGGCAATGATGTGTCTCCTCCTGCCGGGGAACTGTATGTACTCAAATCTCCAGTCTCCTTTTGCCTTATGGTTATAAGCTCTTTTATAAGTCTCTACCTTTAGTATCTTATGGATATGACATACTATATAGTTATTTAACTTAATCTGAGCTTTAACTGTTAAGAAGATACATGGACGAATATCGCCGCGGACGGATACAGTCGGTTTGACTATGATATAGTCATCTTTGTATCCTGGGATAACGGTAAGCATTATGCCGCAGCCATATTTTAAGATGTCTGCTACCAGTGAATAATTTGGCTTACCTGTTTTGATGGTATAGAAACCATGTTTCTCTGCAGCCGCTTTCAGGGTTATACAGCCAGTGATATCCGGTTCACTGTTATTTGCAGGCAGATTATTATCCGTGGCAGTCAAGGCCGGCGTAGTATTTGCGTCTTTGATGGCTGTAGTAATATTGCGCCCGAGCTGGTTAATCATCTTACTGATGAGGTTTGTATTCTGGGCAGACTGTTCTACAGCTGTGCTGATTCTTGATACGAGCTCACCATTCTTATCTATGCGCTCAGTCATCATTTGTACGAGCTGAGCCATAAGCTGCGTATTTTGTGCAGCAATCTGTGAGTTTTGCATAACCAGATGACCAAACTGCTTCATTGCCTCAGAGTTTTGTACAATGACCTGCTGTATGTCTGCCGCAACTTGCGGGGACATATACGCTCCGGTTTTGCGAATCTGTTTTAAGATTGCCTTAACCTGCTTCTTGAATTGCTTGGCGATTGGTTTGCGGGACTGCATTAAGACTTCATACAGACCGTCCTCGGTGAGGAACCATGACTCTTGCACTCCACCAGGGGTCGGAACAATCTTCCGAACCTTTTCTTCCTCCTCAACCGTATTCAACATTTTGTGTACGGAAGATCTGTCGTACTTAATCATCTCAGCCACGTCCTTGGCCAGGAACAATGGTTCTTCTGCCGTGCCATACACGGTAAAGTTTCTACCAAGCACTTCCTGCTCGGTTACAATCTGTAATTCTGCGCTCATAGGTTTAGCGCTCTCTCCCTCTGCCTCTCCTTCAGTTTTCTCTTGTGGAGTGATATTCTTTTCGGGCGGCAGCTCGTCCAGCCATTCCATATCGTCATTGCTGCCAACCACCGCACAACCGAACCAGTCGGGGAGCTTTTCTTGAACCTGTACTTTTGTATCCGGGATGACAATAGGTTTAGGAGACTCTCCCACTGCGGTGGAGTTCATGTCGTCAATCATCTTGTTGAGGCTTTCTCTAATATCCTTATCCATGCGCTCGCGATAAGTATCAGAATTAATAATCTTCTGAACGGCGTCCAGAGTCACAAGCCACTGCTTGCGTATCTTACTCTTGTTACCAAATGTCTCTATGATATTGACTTTTATCTTTTCATCGGCGCCGAGGTTTTTGGCCAGTCTGCTGCCGTCATATCCTCCCCACGAACGTTTTACAAAATTTAGCCATGCGCATAAATCTGTGGCTTTGACCAGCAAATTTTGCATACCTGCGTCGTAGAGATGATAATTCTGTCCGCCGATTTGAAAATCTGTCAAAATTTTGACCCTTTCGCCGTGGGCGGTAAAAATTTGCTCCGGTTCTGCAGCGGGTAAATTCTGTGCCGGAATTTTGTCTTTGGATTTGCCTTTGCTATTTTTACTCAACATCTTACACACCTCTGTCTTAATGTTGTCACGCTCTTTATCAAGAGACGCGTACGTCAGTATGGCCAGAAAACCTTTTTCTTCCATAAGGTAATGGCCTTCGGCTTTTTGGAATAATGCTCTTTCGTAAGGATCAAACTTACACAGAGCCTCAATAAACTCAAAGAGTTCTGCATGCTTGATTTTATACAGCCTAGCTATCTCTTTGCTGGAGATAAGCTTTTTGTCTGCTACGTGGACGATGTCTATACTATCCATGACATAATCTTCCTTTCTGACTGTCATTTACCTGACGCGGCTTGAGTTATGCGGGCTCGCTTACGCTCGCCCGCTAAATTATACCGTTCTCTATATGTACATTCATTCATATATTTCTTTTTATCCTAATAGCTCTATATACACTTTTATTTCTTACACACACATAATGAGTATGTGTGCTGCATATATAATAAAGAGGATTAGGAGATATGAAAGAATATGTGATAGGGAAAGAGAGATAGAGTATACGGTCTATCTCTCTGTTGGTGGATATGAGATATACACATAAAGAACAGTACAATTTGCGCGCCGGAGGACGCGCGTGGTTATTTCCATGCGGAGAAGATGTAAGAACTCTTTGCGGGCGGAGATATAGAACTCGCCCTTTTAAGTAAAGAGGTAATCTTACAAAAAGATATCAACTTTTTGTCTCTAATAGACTATATAAGTGATATCTTTCCGCATGAGTGTTTGCCGGGGCTCACTTCGTTCGCCCCTTAATAGGGGCATGACTTAATATATACATTCTTTTGTCTTTCTATGTATATATTTCGTTCTGCCCTTCGGGTAGGTCGTATACTATTTTTTACAATGTCTGTAAAAGTTAGTATACTTTTTAAATATTTGTTTTCTTTTTTCATATGCTCGCTACGCTCGCATATATAAACAAGCTCTGTTCTTTTTGCTTGTTTGATTAGTTGTTTGGGGATTAATATTGTTTGATGTGCTCGCTCGCTTCGCTCGCTCGCACTAACAAAATATGAGCTTTTGATTTTTTCTTGTTCATCTGTCAGGCAGTTTCTTATTTGTCTGCGCTCACAAGGTCTGACCGAACAAGTATATCAATCCGCGCTCATAAGGTTGGGCTGAAGGCCTGGAGCCTATATACGGGGTGGTGCCTTAATATCTCCCGTGGTGCAGTTCTGCGGGCGGGCGATGATAAGTCCCAACCGGGATGTGTGCAGACACTTAACAGTCTGTTTAACTAAAAAGTGTCTTAGAGGTCTTTCTTCTTGTCTCTTTTGGGTGGGGAAGGGGCCGGCAACCATATCCGTTTTGGTATTTGTGACATAAGCTATTGTTCTGGGATAGGTTAGTGTTCTGGATAATCTGTATAGCTTTTCTAAATATGTCACAACAACCATGGTGCTTATCTCACTCCTTTCATGAGTACGAATTTCTGCGGCAGGATTACTTACGAGCGCGAAGTTTTCGTTGCTCCTCTTTGAGCCTTTGGATTTCGCGCTGGTCTTTCTCTATCTCTATTTCGATAATCTGGTTCACTTCGGAACCTATCTCGAACAGAGCGTATAGCAGTGCAAGAATAACAGTATCCTCCTTCGGGTCATTTTAAGTATGCGTAAAAAAACAATCCGCCCGCGAAATTGCGGACGGACGTTTTTTGTAAATCAGGCACACGTTGTCCAGTCGGACTTGGTGCCGCCTTTGGAGCCAAAGAGCAGGCCGCCAATATCGGAGCCCAGACCTTTCACTTCATTCCAGGCGTCCCGAACGTCCTTATTGCGGGAAAGTTCACGGGCGGCGGCTCTGCCGTTGCGGATAGTCGTAGCAAGCGTTGCGGCGCCAACCGAAACAGCGGCAGTCGCAACAACCCTGCCTGTGGTCATACCGGCATTTACGACAGCCCCTGCCGTCGGTGCAAGGGCGCCATTCAGCGCGTAATCAGCAACGTCCGTTGCGAACGTGGTGACGGCTTTAGCAACTGCCTGCGTGCGGTCTGACCAGAGCTTGATGTTTGCCTTGCGCTGGATAAGCTGTAAATCCTCGGCGTTAACACCAGAGAGGATAACTGTTTTTCCAGCGTTGCTGGTTTCGTAGCTGTCTTCATAACCAAGGCTGTCCAGCAAGTCCAACAGGTTGTTGGCTTCCTGACGGCTCTCAAAGGTTTTGGAGAACCTCTCCTGCACTACCTCGCCGGTTTCACTGTCGATGGTTACCTGTGTTTCTTTCTGTTCACTCATTTTGATTTCCTCCTGTACATTTTTTGCAACTTCCTGTGCAAATTCATCAGCAATCTGGTCGACGCTTTTTACTTCTTTTGGCGCCGGCTCTGCTTCTTCCGCCTCTCTGGGCGGTGGTGTGACATCGATGGGGTCTTGCTTTTTCTCCTGTTTTCCTTCAGGCGTAAGCAATGTATCGATGGTATCATTCAGGAAGCTGAGGATAGGGTCAGCCCCCTGAGTGTTTTTTGTATCTTTTTGCGTTTCCATTAAAATCCCTCCTCAAGGGGCAACCGACTATCAAGCGGCAACCGGCATAACTGCGTCTTCGATAAGGTGGTAGTCATAGCTGACCTCTACTTTGTACAGCGAACGAAGCTTAAACCGGCTGTCTGCGCATGGAGTGCGGAGCAAATTGATTACGTCGCGGCTGATAAGGCCGTATTTATCCAGACAGGTCTGGGGGATTTTGGCGGAGATATTTACCCAGCCATTGGCGAGGTTCTTAGTGAGACTCCAATTTACTTTGGAATTTGCACGGTTGGATTTCGGGAATACGATATGTTTCGGGCATACTTTGTTCATAATCATTTTGGTTTCCGTCCTTTCTTGACGATAAAAACAAACTGGGCCATCAACTGCTGACAGCCCAGTCTTTTTACATGTATTTGCTTATGCGGCAAAATCGATGTCATCTACAGCTTCTTCAGCCGGAGCGTCGATGCCTGCACCTTCGTTCACAATGGCTTCACTGCGGTCCGTGTTGTCCTTGATGATAATCGTCTTGTTGACGATGGACAACAGGTCACGGGCGGTTTCCTGCTCGGAGCCTTCTTTGATTTCACGGCCAACAACCAAAGAACCATTGGCTTTTACCAGTTTGTGCTTGCCATTGAGCTTGAAGCCGGAAGCAAGGCTGATGCGATAATTGCGCCCCTTAAAGGTCGTGGACGCAAAACCTTTACTGAAGGTCAGCTCCATGTTTTCCATATCCAGCGGCAGATTGCTGTACTTCAGCTCCCAGCCAAAGATGGCGTTGTGACCCATCACACGGATGGACTTAAACTTTTCGGGCGCCGCCTTCAGGTCGAGGAATACACCTTTCGCATAGGCAATGTAGCTGTTGCCATACTTGCTGGCATTGGTCGGGCTGGAAATGTGCTCAACTTCTTTTGCCGTGAGCACTTCGTTGGAACCCTTGCTAATGCGGTTGAGCATGCCGGAGATGCGGCGAGCCTCAAAGTCATTGACATAAAGAATTAAATGGTCTTTGCCATACTCTGCGGCCTTGTGGAGAGCCTGACGTACACCGTTCAGCGTTGCAACGGGCGCGGTCATAACTTCGCCCGTCTTCTTGTTTACGGCCTTGGCTACAACAGCGGGCTCAACGATTTCCTGGGCAATATCGCCGGCAACCAGACCGACGTATCCGCGGGAACTTACAACACTCATGATAACCGTGTTGTTCTTGAGCTCTTCTTCGCGTTTTGCGCGGGCTTTTTCCGTCAGCACATTGGTTGCCTCCATCTGCTTATCGAGGTTTGCCATCAATGCTTCGCGGCGGGATACCTTGTTTGCTTCTGCCTTAATCATTTCGTTTACGTTTGCCATAAATAAAACACTCCTTTTTCTTATCCCGCTTTTTATCAGCATTTCGCTTCAGCGGGCTACAAATGAACATTTCTGGACTACTGTCCGTTTTCTGGGGTTACGACGGTGAAAGGATAAAATCAGCTTAGCCCTGCTTACAGGAGACAGACGTAAGTTAGTTATATAATCTGTATGTATGCGGGCGGAAAAATCCTCTCAAAATAAACAAGACAATCGTCTGCGAAGCAGACAAGAGTTCTGTTCTTGGAAAGGGGATTTTTACTTTGGGATTCAAGCCTTTCATAGCGCGCCGAAAAATGTAGGAGGCAACAAACATTCTTCGACGTACTATGAGGGGCTCAAAGCTCCTCTTTTTGCCAAGGTGGGGGTTTATGCGGCGGCCTCTGCCTCTTTGTCCACAAGATGCAGTAAGTCACCATAGGTGGTATGGGCGGTGAAGAAAATGGTCTCGCCGGCCTCGCTTTTAAGGCGGGCGGCTGTTACGACGTTTCCTTCAAGGGTGTCCCTGCGGATAATGTCAAGTTCACTGCCGCCACTTACGATATGGAAGCTATCGCAAAGAGTGGTCAGCCTCTTGGCCGGCAAGAACCGGTAGTAGCTTTCAGGGAATATGCTTTCCAGGTCATTCTGAAATACCATATGTCATTTCCTTTCTTTGATAAAAAAATAGGCCCCTGACGCATAGGGGAAGCCCATAGGGGGTTGGGGAGCGTCAGGAGCCCATAAAAACAAAGCAATATCGCCCGAAGGGCGAAGTGGAATTTGGACGAAGACGGCACTATCCAGACAAGAGGATAATTACTTGCGGCGTCTCCAGCCAAATATCGGTTATGCCGCTATTTTATACTCGGCATACTTTTCTTCCGCAAGGCGGTCATAGTCCCTGCGGGTCATCTTCCGCTTGGCGCGGTCACGAAGCATTCTTGCTTCGCGGCCTTCGCTGTAGATGCGGTTATGTTTACGGATTTTTTCTGTGTTTGCATTTGTATTGAACATGATTAGCAACCTGCCTTTCTTAACGAATGTTTCTTGCGACGGCGTAGAATACAACCGCGCCGGTTGCAATCACGTCTACTGCCTGTTCTGCTACGGCCTTGGCTCCACCGACAAATTTCTGCCGGCAGGCCAAAACCTTCTCGTCACTTACTGCCTTGTCGTCTCCTAAATACCATTTGATAAATCTTTTCATATATATTCAGTCCCTTCATTTTCTAAAAATCAACAGCAAGCGACGCAAGTTTTTTACGCGGCTTCTTTGTCGATTACCGGCTCGGTAGTAAAACTGCCGTACGGTTTAATGTGTTCGTCTTTGACCGGAGTGCGGTACTTCTTGCATACTGTATCAAGCTCACCCTCCAGGATGTTTACCGTGCTCTTGCAGAGTTCGAACAGACTCTTGCCAACGCCGATTACGTTCTTGATGAGACCAGCGTTGCGGCTGAAGATACCCAGCACATCGCAAAAGAAATTGTCGTTGCTGGCAATGGTGACAATAGCCTCGCCATCTACATGGTTCACGCTGAAGCGAATGGGGCCATCTACTTCATACTGGTCTTCACGGGCAAAGGTCTGGCCGAAGGATTCCATCAGCTTCTTTACGGCGAGCATTTCTTTAGCGTTAAAATACATTTTCATTTCCATGGTGTTCATTCTCCTTTTCCAAAACTACACAAATATTTTCGGGCAAAAAAATTAAGCCGCTTTGCGGGCGGCTTTTTCTTCCAGCGTATTTGATTTTTGTGTCTTACGAGCTACAAGCTCCAAGGCTTTTCTGATTGCCTCAGCTCTTTCAAACCGTGTTCTCTGGTCGCCCCATTCAATCGAGATGTACGTCTTTTTCATGATAAACGCTCCTTTCACAATGCGTCCAAAAAAATCATCTCAAAATAAACAAGACAATATCGCCCGGAGGGCGAAACGGCAGTCAGTGGGTATATCTCTTTCTGTTGTTGCGGGACTCTTTCTTGGGAAAGTAGGTTTCCTGAATACTTTCCCAAATGGCCGACAGAATTACCCAGCCAATGAGAATGACAAAATACAAGATACCTGCAAGAAAGAGTAAAACTATCCAGACTTCCATTTTTCAATTCCTCCTAAATCACGATGCGCGGCGTATAATGGCCGGGCGATGGATACGGTCAAAGATTGCATTGACAGCCATGCGGGCGGCCTGCTGAACACTGTCGCACCCTACAGCTTTGCCATTAGCAAATACCGTGAATGGTTTGCCCTGCGGCTTATCTTCCTCATCGAAGTCCGACACAATCTTGCCGTCTTTCATCAGCCAGCTATAAGCTGTTTCTCCGGTAAGTTTGTCCCTGTACTTCGTAGTGCAACCATGTCGCGATACTATCTCCCAGCGGTCAAAGGAGCCGGGAAGATAATGATGGATAACCAGCTCGTAGGCAAGCGTAGCAAACTTGCCGTAGGTTACGTCCCAAACAGGAATTATCATAACATTATTACGGACGATTTTCAATGCATACTTTTTCATGGCATATCTCCCTTTCTATTTTACGCTACACCATTTTTCTCTGAATAAATGGGCTCTCCACTCCACGTTTTCCAAAGATATGGATATTCCTCGCGGATTCTGGACATAGGCAGACTGATATGCCGGAAGTCTTTTTGGCGAACTCCCTTGTAGGCATACCATACAGTATGGTTAATACCGAAGTATTCCAGTAACCTGCTCACCTTTTCTGCCGTGCAAAGCGACATGTCTACACTGGCATACTCGCGGAGCCAGCCACTAAATTCCCTTGCCTCAAAGCTTATGGCAAGACTGCCCACTTCGGTTTCTGTAATATCGTTTCCTGCAAACATGGGTGCGCTGCATTCACTCATCACCATATTACATACTTCCAAAGCAAGCTCGGTGGAGCAGAGCCCTGTCATCGAGCCACGCTCTTCATTGAGCTTATTTCTTAATTCGTCTTTTGTCATTGTTTGTGCTCCTTTATTTTTTTGCACTGGCCGAGGGCCTTTTTTACCAGTTCTTCTTTGGTCACGCCTTCCTGATAAGGGAACACTCCCCTCCAACTGGCGGCGTAGTTTATACAGTTCGGCTCTTCCTCGCGCTCCATAGGATGCACATCTTCTGCCGTTGCAAACACATATGGTCTTGAAAGCGAACCATCTTCTGCTTCCCAGATAGACACGCAAATGTTTTGCGGCTGGAAGTTTTCACTTTCTGCAACCTCATGCTCTATAATGTGTAAACATGGTTTGTTTGACAGCACGGCATTAAAAGCATTTGCTTTTGCCACGAACACTTCTGCGTCCTTGCGGGCGGCAAATACCTGTTCGATATTCACTTCAGGAGTTCCGTCATAGTATATTTCAGATTCCACAACATAGATAGTCATAGCTACTCTTCCTTTCTGTTATAGAGAAAAACAAACCTTCTCAAAAGCATGATAAAAAGAAAACACCGGGCAAACCACAAAATCAGCTTGCCCGGAGAAGAAAAATATCATGACTTTGAGAAGGCCCCAAACAATATGTTTGGGAACCTCCCCTTTTGTTTTTTACTATAGGAGGGAGCAACCCCTTGCCTTAGGACTGCTCACACATGACACCAGAATATTATTGAGTTCTAATATCTGATATCATCTGTGAGAAGCCATAACGACCTCTCCTGGTTTTGTGCAAGTGTCGAGAATGCTGGAACATTCTTCCTGTGCACATAACCGTTCCATCTGTAAGTGTCGGAAGCATTCCAGTACTTCTCCTACACGTCAGGAACAATCTCTCATAAAAAACAAGACAACCGTTCGCGGAGCGAACAGCTGTCTTTAACTCAGAAACCTCGATGTCAATCCAACTGATATGCTGTGCCGTATCCATAGAAGACGATATTGAACATACCGTCGAATAGGCTGGGGTCAATGCGATAACCTTCCCACGACTCCGTTATGTTATCCTGGAAAGACTCGGTCTTAAGGTCAAAACCGAAGTATTGTTTTGCGTTGCTGTCGTTGGGGTCGATACAGGAGCTCCATTCATTGCCGCCATCTTCCTCCTCGACAATATATCCGATTTTATCAACGCCAATCTCTCTAATCTTCTTGTTAAGCTCTTTTACGTCAAACATTTTAGTCTCCTCCTGCAGAAAACAAAAAACATATTCAAAATAAACAAGACAACCTATCGCCCGGAGGGCGATGAGGCACTAACTGGATGGCTCAATGTAAACGAGCGCAACAAAAGCCGCCCGCAATATCTTATGCGGCAACTTTCTCAATGGCACAATTCTTTACCGCACCAGCGATGATGCGGCACTTGTTTGCAGGTGAAGATGCAAGATACTCGGCAAGGTCAAACTGGGTAACAACTTTGTACTTGCGCTTCGATGCCGTAGTAAATACAGCCCCGGCGCTCAGAACAGATTCACTATCCAGTTGGGGTTTCATTCCCTCCTCGGCCGAAGGCCCCGTTGCCACCTTGGGCACCTCGACGACATCTGCCTTTACCATGGCCATGGCTACCTGCTGAGGGGTAACGCCCTTAACATTTTGGGCGCGCATTTTCCTTCCGTCTACCCACTCTGCTTTTAACAGACTAAGTACACCAGAAGTAATACACCCTCTTATAGCTAAGGGCACTACAAATGCCTCAGAATTAGCCATGGCATTATGCAGCATTAATGCACACAATCCAAACAGAGCTTTTCTTTCATGTGCAGTCATTTTATTAAGTAACATATTTATACACATCTCCCTTTTTAAGCAATAAAAAATAAGCCCCAGCCATACAGACTGGAGCTTACATGTTATTTTTAGTTATTCGTAAGAAACAAGACAATCGTCTGCGGAGCAGACAATGGTAGTAGCCATATCACAACGGACGCATATTTTACGCCGCGTAATCCATGACAATATTGCTGTCTATTGTCTTTTTAGCTTCTTCAATAAGAGCCTTTACCCGCTTCAACACAGGAGACTTATACCATACTTCTCCACACTGTGGGCATACTGCTCCAGGAACATTCTTTATAGATATCAGATAACCATTATAATGCGCATAGTATACAGTGAGCTTATCACCATTTATGCTGCCGCCGCAAGTTGCACAAGTCATGTTATTTCCTCCTCGTCTTAAAGTCATCTTCCCATTTGTCGCTGCTGGGAATATATGCCGTTATAAGCGATATTTCATCATTGTCACCATCTAACCCAACAACCACATGGATAGGGCGCCCATTCATATGTATATAAAACATCAGACATGATGGCAGTGGCGTACTCCATGGACGTTCCTCTATAACTTCACCATACAATATGGTTTGTTCTACTTCGTCTATGGTTATATTTCTCTCGTCCAGTCGTTCACTGGCGTGGCGAGAAATCCTTACGCCATATTGAAGACACAGCTTTCTTATTTTTGATATGTTCACAACTCTCACCTACTCTAATTATAACAGAGAGAAACAAAGTTCTCAAGATAAACAAGACAATGCCTGCGAAGCAGGCTCGGAGGAAGACATGGTGTAACCCCATACTCCCTCCTGACCGGCTCGATGTGGCAGCGAAAAGACGCCACTTTCCGGCGGTCATCGCCGGATATCGAAGAAGACAAGTGTATCGAGCCCCTGCCGTATCTGGCGGCCAGGAGCCTGACCAGATACCGCGCATGAAGCCCGAAGGGCGGCTTCGGCGAGCGAGCAATGTCTCGGACACACGCCATCTCTTTTTGCCCGAAGACAAGATGCAGACCACACCTTTGTTGGTGCGATACCGTTGCGGGCGGCGTGGGACCGAGACGAGCGAAGCGAGCCGAAGGCCTTTATTCTTATGCTTTATTTTATTGACTTTATCAACTTTATATGTTATACTATATGTAAATAAATGAGTTAGGAGTGGATGCACGATGATATGTTTAACCGATTCTGAATACGAGGTAGTTAAGCCACTGGGACGGCGGCTTCATTCATTGGTTGCCCACTCCGGCTTAAATGCAGCAGACATTCGCAGTCAACGCCCAGATATTGTTGCAATGGAAAAGGACCTGAACAATATACTGGGGCCAATAACCGGGCGCAGCTACGATATCATCGAATGGTTTACCTATACAACCCCTGGAAGAACCGAGCTGAATAAACTACTCAATTCTTAATCAGGTTCCATGCTTCGTCACACATATCCTTAAATTACAATCAAGAGAAAAGAAGGGGTAGCTATGAAGTTAACTGATGCACAGCGCGGGGCAATCACCTCAGCAGTAACTGATTATATTGATTATTGTGTAAATGAAGATACGGATTCACTGGATATCAAGGACAGCAAACTGTCTTCATTGGCGAGCGGTCAACTCTACAACGTCCTTTGCTTGATATATAATACTGGTGCTCCTGATCAGACTATCCAGAATAAGCTGGATAGTAAAGACTGGGGCGCTCCAGAGGAAGTAATTCAATTTATCGAGCTTACTTTATGATTACCAGCCGCGGCTATTAACATCCCAAACAGACATCATAATACCCACCAACTCTTCGCGCTCTTCGAAAGCACGAATAATGGTGGCCTCACTAAAGACACAGGATAATACGGAGTGCATCGTCTCCATACCATTCTGTGTCTTTTTACTGTCTGCGTGACCTGGCGCAGCAGGATAGGTTCGTGCGGTTACATAACGCGAATCATTATCTGCAATATCCGAAGATGCATCCCGATCGAACTTTAAGTTTATCCGTACATATCTTGCAGAGTCATTTGTCATAATTTTAAAATCTGTTCCTTCAAACAAGTCTTCTCTCCAATCAATATCTACTTTCATAAACAGCCCGGTTACTGAGCGAAAATACCCCAGCATCCATGCCATAACCACTTCCATGTATTTCCCGGCAGGAAAGTCCGTGTTGCTTAGCCCTTCCAATCTGAAATCGGAAAACATCTTCTTGGACAAGCCGGCCTTAAAAGCCTTTCTTTTAAACACCATTAATTCTTTTGCGTTGTTAATATCTTTCTGAGTCATGTCTCATTCCTCCTATACAAAAAACAAAAAAGACAGACTATTTTTGTGCCGTCTGTCAGGGCAAAAAATAATTAAGCGGCTTCCTGCATGCGACGCTTGGTGTAAGCACCGCGGATTGCACAGGCTACTGCGAACATGGGATGGCTTATCGGCAGGTCTGCTGCAACATAAGTGTTGCCATCCTTGAGACTCTTCATGGTTGTGTCGCAAAAAGCCTCAAAAGAAAAGAGGCAGGTTTTATTGCCCGCCTCATCTTCAAGATAACCTTCACGGTCACCAGTGAATACCACATAACGCTTAATAGAAAGTCCGTTATAACTTACATTTGCCTCGATTCTCATGACAATTTCCTCCTAAATAAACAAAAACTTATGCAGCCATATCTTTCCAGTCGAGCTTTGTACACTCGCCATCTAAGATATGCACCTTGCTTTCCGCCCGCGTTACAGCCGTATAGAGCCAGCGGGCATTGGTAAGCTGTTCGTTGTACAGCTTGGATGTACCGGTGATATATACTTCCTCCCACTGGCTACCCTGACTCTTATGAGCTGTAATAGCATAGCCATAGGTGCAGATGGTTACAGTCGGGGAAAGCATCGGGCGCCCACACAAATCCACAAAATCTCTTTTATAGCCATCACGCCAATAGCGAAGGCCGGCGAGATTCTGTGGTGCGATGGAAGCGCCATTATAGTTAGGTACAAGAATCAAGTGGTGCACCTCACCATCTTCTTTGTACCGATAAAACTCTGCCACAATAGGCAGTGCTTTCTCCCGATTGGGCACACGGATAAACAGCTTATCCTTACCCAGGAGCTCAATATTTTCAGGCACCTTCATGGTTTCTCCGTTACGCAGAAAAGCGCCATTGGATATGCCCATGATTGGTTCACCTGTCTGCAGAGTCTTTCCGTCAAAGCCGAGTGCTTTACGGACACCCTGGTTGAAGCGAATGCGCGCCTCATTCTTCCAGGTAACCATGGTGATATCCTTACCTGCTTTTAGTTTGGCGAGGTAATCATTCCACAGTACCGGCTTACTCTCAACCGATACGTCACCATGGGTAGAGGTTGGGGAGAATGCCGTCTTTTTCTGGCGCAAAGCTGTTGCCCAATCCAGGATAGCGCTGCCATCACCCTGACGCATTACCTGTGTCAACACAGACTTATATTCATTGTCGAACACTGTACGACTATACTTGCCGACAGGTGGGAGCTGGAACGGGTCTCCCATATAAAAGATCTTGCTTTCCTTCTTGGTGGCAAACTCCTCAAGGTCGTCCAATAGTTTGTCAGACAACATGGATGCCTCGTCGCAAATGATGAGCAGCCGCTTATCATCGTCATCTTTAGTGGCGGCCTTCTTAATGAAGTTACCGTAACGGTCAACGGTGTACAGGAGCTTATGTACGGTCATAGCTCCTTTGTTTCCTTTGCGGCGCAACACTTCTGCCGCCTTGTTTGTTGGCGCGATAAACACCACGCGGTACTTATCTTTCTTGGCAATAAGTGCAATCTCACCTGCCAACGTAGTCTTACCTGTACCAGCATAACCCATAAGTGTCCATGCCAGTACATCGCCTTTAATAAGCTGGGCTTCGATATTCGTTAACGCTTCTTTCTGCTGTTTATTCCATTCCATACTATTTCCTCCTAACAGTTGAAGTTACCCGAAGAAAATGATATAATCTGAGTAACCAAGGAAGTCCGGAGCGCACAACTCCATCATCCTCCCTTGGGGCAAAACTTAATTACCTAAGAAGCTCTATGAGCCACTGGATAATTATGAGTCTAGCCATTACTGATGTTGCGACGAGTGCAATGACTGCCAACAACAGGAGTAACTTACTCATACCATTACCTCCTTTGGTTTATAGAGTTTTCTTTTGGTGTTTCAACCGCCCAGTTTTACGTCATATGGCAGGACAGTGCAGTTTACTTTTCCGCATCGACAACTACAACAATGCCATCATAGCCTTCAAGATGCTCAGCAACCGGCTTAACACCAGTAGCTTCTTTTACCATCTTGTCATAACCCTTCTCGAGTTTGATACGGAGTTCATTGGTGAGCCATTCCGGTACATCGCTGGTATAAATGGTCATCAGCTTCTCACTATTAAGCGTCATCTGCATATAGTCCGTGGTTACAACTTTCGTCGTAGCCTTAACTGTATGCGGGCGGAGCTGAATCTGCATACCAACGACGTCTTTTGTGGACACTTTAGCTGCGCGGGCAGCACAAGTATCGAGCATCGTGCCTTCGCCATCCATCTGGTCATCCTTGTCAAACAGGATGCAGAAAGACTTGAGCGTAAAGCCCTGGTCAGCACGCATACCCATACCGCAAGTATGAGAAGACAGGCGGGTGGCTGCATCAACAAGCATCGTACCCGTTACCTTCTCGCCCTCACGGATGGCAAATTCACCATGAGTGGCACTATAGAAGATTTTATTGAATTTCTCAATATTCTCTTCCGTGGATGCATCGAAGAACATCATTGTGTCCTGACGCTTCTGAGAGGTAGAATAGATATTGCATCTATCTGCATCAAGCGTCATAATTATATCTTCCTGCTTAACCCACTCTTTCTTGATGGCCACAACTTCATGCTCCTGCATGCGGTATGCCGGATCGTATCCGCTTAAGAGAGCGTAGCAATTACGCAGTTCAACGAGCACAGATACGCCATCACCATAAACAGGGACATATTCATCCTTGTCCATATCGTGGGTAACACCAATATTCTTGGTGATGTAAATCTTGCCTCCTTCCTCTAATCCATCAATCTTTCCAAGAAGGTAACGCAAGCAACGAGCTGCCTTCTCTTGGATTTTCTTGCCGGACGTCTCATCTGCCCGAACAAGATCAGAAAAGTCAACCGTAGCTACTTTATCCGTAGCAAGACGTTCACCAGAGAACTGGTTACGGCCAATAGAGTTACCAAGAACAACACCTTTCTTGGCATACGGAGCCGTGAATGCAGTCACTGGAGCCGCCGTAATATCGACCACGCACTGGCAGCCAATATTATTGTTGGCCTGTACAAAAGTCAGGCTCTGCATCTGTACAGTAGCCATGCCTTTATCAGCCTTCTTCATAAGGGTTCTACGGACTTTATTGTCCAGCTTGTGGCTGCCATGTTTCAGGATAGAGCCAAGCTGAGTGCGAAGACTCGGCTTTTCAGCAGCCTGAAGGATAACAGCACGATAGTTGCCTTCAACTACCTTCTTAGAAATCCCCTTACGGCCGAGAATCTCATCCAGTTCGGACAAATCCTTAATGTCCGTCTTGTGAGCGACAATCTTGGCAGCGTATACCGCACCAATGCCGTTAAGCTTCATGAGCTCAGAGACAACACCGCAATTAATGTTGATTTCCTTCTGTTCAGAAGCTGCCGCTACTTTGAGTACAATGCCGAGCTTCTTACGCTCGACAAGGCTCATAATACGGTCACGGGAGATACCGGCTGCCACCATATCGAGCGGCGTACGGAATTTCTTTGCCTGTTTATCTTTCCAATAACGGCAAAGACGATTCACCTCACGGTGCGTAAACACCGAGCACAGAACCATCGGGCTCTGTTCATTGATATTAACCATTGGGCGGCCAGTACGAATGTACCAGTTATGGCTGAGAACCTTCACGGATTCCCAGGAAATACCAATGTTTGCCAGTGCTTTGAACGTAGTAGCACTTACACCACGTTCACTGCAGAACGCAAAGATTTTCTCAGCGTCCTTATGGCAAATACCTGCCAGTTCCAGTTCAGAAACGGATGCAAACAGTAAATTTTCTCTAGTCATGATAAAATCCTCCTCGGGCTCGACGGCCCTTTTCTCTAAAAAAACAAAATTTGACAGACTATTTATCGAGCGCCGCCTGTCAGGGCGCAGAAAATTAAAAGTCGATATCAACATCGATGGTTTCCGTGCCATCAAAGATAAGAGCAGAGGATTCCTTAACGGATTCTTCCGGCAGAGCATCATATTCTGCATTCTTCTGTTCCACTTCTGTCAGCACAACAACGGCACGATTGCAATTGCTGTCTGCATAAACAACGGAAACTGCACCGTTCAAACCTTCATAGAAAGAGCGAACAGTAGCATCGTAGCTGTACTGATCACGATTCTTACGGACGTATGTATCTACATCCATATCAATCGTCAGAGCCTGGCTACGAACAGCAGCCTCCTTATTGTAATGCTTGCCACCCTTGCTGCCCTTTACATAAAGGCTGCCAAGAACTTCAGTACCTTCTCTCATGCCAAGGCGGGTATACTTACCGTCCTTAACATTTGAAAGAAGAATACGATGACCAACTTTAGAAGACATGGCATCAACGATAGCTTTGTTAATAGCAACTTGCTCGTCATTAATAATCCACTGTTCTTCTGCGGTTTCACCATCCCATTCCGGATTCGGCATCCAAACAGATTTAAGGTCAAGCTCAAATGCTACCTGGGTACGATCCACTTCGGGGATGCTGATAAAGTCCGTCATTGGGCGGACAATTGCCGGGGAGTCATCACGCATAGCAATCTGATACATGCCATCCAGAACATTTAAAGACACATAAAGGTCTTCAATTTTCTTCATTTTGGCTGTATAGACTTCGCCTTCTTTTACGATAATGTTCTGCCCCTCAGTCAGAGACTTCAGAGCTTCTACATTATTGTAACGAGCATTAATGAACTCCACGGCTTCATTATTGTCACTCATCTGAATAGCAGCATAAGCCGTCTCCTCTTTGAGAAGCTTGCTCATATTGCTGCCTGCAGAAGTCGTGATGTCTTCGCCTCCTGCAAGATAACCAACGAGGTCGTCAGGAGAGACCTTGCTGTTATCACGAGCCACCATCCAACGAATGGTATTGGAGATAGCGTCGAAAGCATCGTCATACTTCTCGTGCAGAGCTTTGCGGATTGCATCACTCTTAGAGTTGCTGACGTCGCCATACTCATCGGCATTTGCGGCAAGCATTGCTTTGCGGTCTTCACGATAGACTGTATTGATTGCGCCACCCATGCTGATTGCTACCTGCAGGCGGTTTTCAATACGCTGGTCTGCAATGTGCATGATGGCTACGTCGTAAGCATTTTCACGACGAGCCTTATACTCTGCAGAATTAACTGCTGCTTTGTAGCGGGCAATTAATTCATTGAGCTTTTCCATGGACTTTTCAATTGCATACCGGCGATAGCTGGCGAAGAAGTCGTTGAACACAACAACCTTACGATCGTTCTGCCCCTTTCCTTCTGCCGGCCAGAAAAGCTGAATTGGTTCTTCAGCCATTACACCGCGGAAGCCTTCACGGCTGATTTCATTGCCGTTCATGTCAAGGAGAATAACTTTTTCGTCCTTACGGAGCAGGTCATCTTCCTTGAGTTCTGTTTTAACATTAGCTTCCGGGTCTTTATGGAATGCTGCCCAGTCGATAACGAAACGCGCACCGAACTTCAGCGGCGTAACCGTCATCGTTGCCTTAAGAATGGCTACAAAGTCCGTATAAACCTTGTAGAACTTCTTTTCAGCATCTATAGTGCATTCCTGAGTGTGACGAATAAGAACGTCAAAGTCCTTGATGATTTCGAGTAGCGTATTCCACTGCTCTTCTGTTGTACCTTCAAAGCGAGTCATATGAACCGCTTTCTCAAATGCATGATAGGCATCAAGAGTTTCGCCGTTCTCATAGGTCTTTGGAGCCGTGCTTGCGGTTTCGCGGCCGTATTCATCTTCGCCCCAAGTAAGCGGGGTATGATACTTGCCGTCGCCAGCATCAGCTTCCGTACCTGCTTCCCATACTGTAGAGAAGCAGGAGATATAGAGTGCTTTTACCTCATCACTCCAATCGATAGCACAAAGCCCCTGAATAAGGACACGGCCAGCGTTAGTCACAGGACCAACCTTCTCATTATGATTCTGGTTGATCATGTGGAAATTGGTGGAGTACATGCCACCGTCAATTTCGTAACGCTCGCCCTTTTCTTCAGGCTTAGTCGGTACGATATCAACAGCCAGCGGTTTAAAACCATACCCCATAAGGAACCAGGGGATATCCTTCTGGCCTGCACGATGCAGAATTACAGAAGTCTTATCCCCATCACGGTCCGAACCGGCCAGCACGCTGCCGATAGCTGCCAGGTCAGCAGGCATCTCGATAATACCTTCCTTGATATTGGCATACTGTTCAGCAGCGCAGATGGCCTCCTCTTCCGTGAGGTAGCCACGCTCAACGAGGTCCATCAGAGCTTCCTCGATTTCCTCGTCATCCATAAAATGAACGAGTACGGTTTCGCGGGTGCCAACAGACGGATACTTCATGAGCGCACCGTAACGATCTTCTCTGGCGGCATTGATACCGTCAAAGAAGCGAGTAGCACGAGGATCGACAACATTCATGACGTTGCCATTGATACCCGTAACGCCAACTTTCAGTGCTTCTTCAACACCGAAACGGCTCTTAATGAGCTCATACACCGGGTCAATCGAAATCATGCTTGTGTGGCCGTCAAGATGATAACGGTCGAGCTGAACATGATTGGAGAGCGTACGGGCGATGTCGTTTGTGGCACCCTTAATGAGCTGCGGCCACATGTTGAGCGCACCGCTGTTCATACCCATTAAGAGCGAAGAAGTATAACCAGCATCAACTTCTTCAAAGCCACGATAACCATCGCGGCAACGGCCATCGAGGTCAGACACCTCGTCCACCGTATGGTCGATAGCAGTTTTGATGACTTCATCCAGGTCGCTAAGCACCTGTTCTGCATCGGCGCCATTTTTAATAGCGTCGTTTGCGCAGCGGAACAACTTCATCCACATCTGTGCGGATGAGTACACGTTCTTATCTTCATCCTCTGCATGAGGAATCATAAGAACATTCATTCCGGTTGGTACAGTGACATCAAAGATGTCTTTCCAGAAATTACGGTCACCCACAATTTCCGGCAGTTCAATACCGTTAGCAATGGCTTTAAAAGCATTGCCTTTTACGTTAGCTGCTGCATTAACATGTATAGCTTTTTCTGCAGCTTTTGCTTTTTCTTCGGCATTGATTTTCTCAACAATAGCCTTACGATCAACGGTTACGTTTGCGATAGTCTGAGTCTTCATGATATTTTTCCTCCTTTGTGGCTCGACGGCCACTCTGCAAAAAAAACAAAAATTGCCCAGTTTAAGGTCGTGTGGCAGGACCAAAACAAAATTAAAACGGCAAATCTCCCCATTCCGTGATGGGGTTGAGGTCAAATACTTCGGCCTCTATATTCTCATCTATATCTCTGTGGGAAACATAGGAGTCTTCCCCCATACCGTAGCAGTTATAAGCGAACTCCTTAACCTTATCTTTGGGATAAGTTTCCAGGAGCTTTACCAGGAGCATTGTGGAAATAACGTGTTCCTCCACTAAGAGGTCAGCGCCATCAACAAAGTCTGCAGCGCCAATTTCCTCCTGCATACGGCCAAACAGCTTTAGTGCCGCATCACCCTCTGCACGCTCGGCTTCCTCCAGAAGCCCAACGGTGTTGTTGAACTCCAGAGTAACATCCTCGTCCGGCTCATCGCCGAACGGGTTGGTGAAGCAGGCCTTATCCTTGCCTACCACCAAGAACCTGCCCTTTTCATAGGCGCCCTTCCCGCCAAACATAAGTGCTCCATTCGGAAGTACTTCATAATGAGCAAATGCTTCACCAAGCAGGATAACAACAGCGGCCTTAATAAGATTCAGTTTCTTCATGATAAATTCTCCTTCTCCCCGTATATGCCGATAGGACAGCTTGACATAAATTAATAATTAGGAGTATAATTTAGCCAATAGGAAACGAGCAGTGTTGCAGCACCACCCGTTCCTACTGGGTTTACGTTATCGAACCGTCACTTTAAGGTGGATTCCTTTCCATCCTAGACTAAGCTCTAGTTCGACACGCTTACCCTTGGCTGACAAGTGGCGAATATTCATCCATGAAATAGCCACTATTATCAGCACGAGGCTAACGGCCAGGAGCATACACTCAACTCCTTTCTGACCTCAGCTTCGCAGTATTTTTATAGCGCCCCTCTGGCGCTATATGTGGTTAGTTGTTTCTCAACGCCTCCTCTCTGCGGCTTTTAATGATGTTCATGCGGAGCTTAGCTCTCCGCTTATGCCCGGCTTGATACCAGTCCCAAGCCTTAAAGCTCAGGATGGCAATGGCAGCAATGGAGCTGAACTCCAAAACCATCAAGACAGTAGCACCAACGGCGGTCTGAGAAATAACATTTACAAACTGGAACATAATGTTCCTCCTTTCTGGGGCCTCCAACGCCCCAATCAAATTAATATCTGTGCTGGTATGAGCACATTATGAAGCCCCCGAATCAATTAAAGTTCAGGGGCTTTTAATATGTTCATATCAATATTCATAACGGCCAAGCAGTCTCCACTCTTCGTTTTCGGAACGGCGGTAATACCACTCCGCTACATGGCAGGCACGTAGATACTTGCGACACACCTTCCAACCATTCTTGCGATACTGCCATGCTTTGCCAGTTAAATACATGTCCGACATAATATCTCCTCCTCTTTCTCGTGCAAAATCCAGACCCTCCCTGGGCTAATATGCCAGGTTCAGGATCCTCACCAAAATACTAGGTACTCCCGGAAATTTTTCACAAAATCCGTTCCCCTATAGGAAAATTTGACATTATCAACTATCTGTCAAAATCGCCGCCCGCCCCATAAGGCCATAAGCCTTCCTGTCGTGGACACCGACAAAATGATTGCCGGCCTGCATGTTTGCTTGCTTAATTATGCGTTCAGATGTATAATAAGGAGTAAGAATAAAATGGTTATTTGCACAAAAGGAGGCGTTTGACATGGGTGTTGATTGGGGAGAATATTATGGCACCGAAGACCCAAACGAAATGAGCGCCATGATTGACAAGGGCGGGATGACCACGCATATTGGCCGGAAAACTAAAAAGAAGACATATTCCACTGAAGAGGCCGCTGCAATTGGTTGCGTAGAAGCCATCGCAGAATTGGACAAAAAGAATTCGAACGCCAAGATAACTGAAAGGAATCGCCTTGCCTTTCACGCCTCCTTTCCTATAATGACAATGATTGACGCTGTGCGCGATATTGAGCATGAAATCTCATACGAGGAACGACAAGCTCTGGAAGACGAAATAATCGAAGCAGTATATCAACACAATAAGCACATGGAAGATATTCTTAACAGGTGCAAAGAAATCAAACGTAAGGCTAAAATACTGGATAGTAAACTTCCGTTTTAAATAAGCACAATATAAAAAGACAGACACTTCCAAGACTACCAATCAGAGACATCTTGAAACTGCCTGTCTTTTTATATATCGCACACGCTTTGCCTGTCTATTAATTTTCAGAATATTCCATCTTTATTCTGTGCACTGCGGGCGGCAATGATAAATGATTAATCTTCAGCAATCTGCCTGCTATAAACAATATAAATCATAACAAAAGCAAAATAAAATAATATCAGAACCTCTGTTGTTTCCGCTACCCTATTGTGTAATATCGGCCATAGAGAAGGAAAATCAAATACAACTACACAAAGGGGTAAAGTTACAGAAATGAAAAACTCAACCACCAAACAGTTCGGCGACAAACAAGAATTCAGCTTAAAAGACGTTCGTGAGCGCGACGATATGTACAACCGTTTCGACGCAAAACAGCGCACATATTTCCATGCAATCAAGGAACATGTGTTTACGTTCTGCGAGGCCACCACTGGTAGCGGCAAGACCACAGTATCCATCGCGGCAGCATTAGATTTACTAGCAAACGGCGAAGCCGACCGAATTGTCTATGTGCGCACTCCTGATGACCGAAGTCTTCGTCTTGGATTCCAGCCGGGGACGCTCGAAGAAAAATGCGTAATTTATTGGGGCCCTCTTTGCGATGCACTATTAGCACTGGGTATTACACCAGACATGGCAGCTCAAATGGTTAATCTTGGGCTTCTGGTAGAAACCACGGACATTTCTTTGCGGGGTGTTAATTTTAGTCGAGCTGTAGTTGTATTTGACGAAATCCAGAATGCGGATGTGGAAACCATGCGCACTGTATTTACCCGCTGTCACGAAAATTGTCATATTGTAGCCACCGGCGACCGTAAACAGCACGACAATAAAAAAATTGACGACGAGTTCTATGAGTACTGTATGTTCCTCGCCGAATCCGCGATGGGTAACAAATGCGAACTCACCCACAATTATCGCGGCGCCTTCAGCCGGCTGGCCGAAAGTTATGTCGCTCGTAAAGACAGAATTAAACAGGCCGCGTAAAAATCATCCCAACCCGCCCGCTATTTTTCTAACAGACGGTCTTCCATTATACCCCTCTAAAACGCAAAATATGAGGGGTGTTTTATTTTTGACGGCACTTTACCAGTTAAACACCTTTTCGTCGCGCTACGTTAAATCTATGGGGCCTATAGAGAAGATTTCAGGTAAAGTTCTGAATGCAGACAAGCGGCGCGGGCCGGATCTAAAAATTTTAGAGCTTAAGGATCTTGTGCGTGTATCTTTCCTATAGAGAAGAACAATAATAAAGTATTATGATTAACCTTCAACATAAGAACGTAAGAAGAACATTGTAGGTAGGTTATATATGGGACATATAGATATATACCACGGACAATATCTTACTGCAAACATGATAGTATCTGTTATATAGGGATACATTGTATTTGCGGTAGGTAAGAAGACGATAGCTCTATAGGGGACAATATGTAAGAAGTCACCATTATGGACAGTTTTTGTAGGGGCACATTGTTGCGCATGAGGACGTAGAACATCTTTCGGCGGCACGGGGCCGGGCATAGAAGCTGCTGACAGGGGAAGTTGAGGGGGCGGCGACCCCCTCAGTTGCTGCTCTAATAGCAGCGGCTTTAATAGCATTTAAGAAGTTCTCATTGACATGTACGAGCAGGTCAGAGTAAAATAGACAATACAAAAAGCCCCGCACCGGCAAAACCGTGCGAGGCTCAGGAGGAATTAAATATTGAAAATCAGAGTAAAACAATTGGCGCATAAATTCGTACAAGCTGGCGCCAAATCTCACCCCTTCACTCGCCACTATTACCGCGATAACAGCGATAAAAACATTTTGGCGAAGTACAGGGAAAAACATAATAACACGGAAATCTACGAAAATTTGTACACAATGACCGTGGAAGATGACGCCAGCAAAGATGCGAAATCCATCTGGCAGGCAAATAAAGAACAGGCCGTTCTTACCGGAGACTTTGTTGTTGACCTAGACCTGCACGGCGCCGGCGACAAACCGGAAGCCTACGATGCTGTTCGCAATGATACCATTGGCGTTGTAAAACGTTTATGTCAGCTACTTCACATCACTGAAAACCAGATGAAGATATACTGGAGCGGCGGCAAGGGATTCCATGTTGTAGTCCCGTATGCAGGATTGCTATCAGCAAAGAATCTAAACAAAGGATATCGCAGACTGGCACAATGGCTTAATCGCTACTACAAGACGATTGATCTGACATTGTACGATGAACAGCGAGTCTGTCGCATTCCCAACTCTATCCACGGTAAGACAGGGATGTATTGCGTTCGTGTATCCTGGGAACAGCTTCAGAGTATGGATCTGATACAAATGATGCAATGGGCCTTTAACCCCCGTCCAGATGAGGACGTCTTCTTAAACGAAAGTCACGTAAGAAGTGTGTTTGGTTCAAATTTAGAACGGCTCTCAGGCCTTATACTACGCGGGTTGAAGGGTAGTAGGAAAACTAAAAAGAAACAACCCCGTACAATAACCGTAGAAGAGAGAAGGGGTGTTTTTCAGAGTATTTTCAGATTCAAACAACCTGGTGTGATTTCCGAGTCTGCCGTAAAAATGTCGATTCCCCAAGCAATCAAATATGTTAAGAGCTCTATTGACATGGAAGAACTTACTGGACTGCGCGGACAATTTTGTGACATTTTTCACGAAGAACAAACACCCTCTTCTTGTTGGCTACGCCCTAACGCAAACCATCGTAATTGGATTTACAAATGCAGTTCAGCGTCTGCAGAGCTTACAGTTGATTCTATTGGTTTCACAATGTGTTGCTTGCACTGCACCACTATAGAAGCCCTTGAACATCTCTGCTCTAAAGCTAATATCAAGCTTGTGCACAACGAACATGGTAAAGACATTCGGGAATTTATACGAACGAATAAGTTAGCTTACAAGAACCTTAACAGGATAAAAGGTGCCCATAACTTAATCGGTAGGGTTCTTAAAGGTGCTTACGACGAATGTTGTGCTGACGTTCAATACATGGCTGAGCGCTATAACATGAATAAACATGGCGACGATATCTATGGCTCTGTTAGTTCCCGTTATTTATCCAAGAGACTAGGGAATAAGAACGATCATTCGTCTTCGTGTAAGAAACTAATTTTACTGGCCAGTTTAGGTCTTGTTAAACGTTTTACGGATGAAGATCTCCCTTTCTACGATACTTTGAGAAGGATGCCTTTTTATAAAAAATGTATGAGAGAACATTATGGTTGCACGATTCAGTTTTACAAATTAGCTGACCTTAGCAATAAAGAAGTACGCAGGGTTATCCGAGATAGAATCAGAGCATGGGTAGACAAAGGATCGCCCATTAAGAATATCAATCGTCAGGTTATCTCTGATGTATTTGGGGAAGAAATTGCTTCAGATGTCTATGCCAAGCACGATGCTTTAATGGCTAAGCGCGCATCCGTAGCAAGTAAAGTCGCAGAGGAAACTGAGGTAATCGCTATCGACAATATTGAAGAACAATGGCGCTTGGAAGAGTTTGAATGGCTTAGAAAAGAAATGCGTGAAAATGCCAGACGACCAATGTTTGATGATTGGGTATTTGTACCTGCTACTGTAGCAGCGCCTCCCAAGACAAAAGCCGTCAAAGCTCCGAAATCGCGTACAGGTGCCGCGAAGCGCACTGCCTCATATACTTATATACCTCAGAGCTTACAAGGGTGTCAGGCAGCCTAATAGGGGCCTTAGGATTTATTTTGCACGAACGGAATATGTAAGAAGTAAAAAACGTATAAGAAGTTAACCTTATATATGTCTGGGCCTCTTCCCTATTTATGGAATACTATAACCTAGCAACGGTAATACTTGCCTTGAAGCTATATGTAGTTCGGAAACAAAAACAACGGAGGAATAAATACATGGATAATAATACTACAGCAGAGCAGGCGCAGGATCTTAGCGAAGTTGTTATCGTAAAGGAAGCCGGTATGGATGCGCCATATAAGATTGAAGATGCCAGTATTGAATTTGACGTAGCAATTTCTGATGCGGGCGATCTGATTTTCAAGGGCGGCCAGCTTACTACCAGCTACTTCATTCAGAATACCGAGCTTGATCACCTTGAAACCTGGAGATACTTTATTGAGGGTGTAAAAATCAAGAACATGCATATTTCTACCAAGCTCGATAAGATTACTTACAATTTTAGCGCGAATAGCTTTGTAGACTATACAGTTAGTGCGGAGGAAGACAATGGCTGAGGAAAAAGAAACAGATATAAAAGCGCCCACAGCTGCAGAAGTTGAACTTGAGGAAAATCAGCGCAACTATGACAGGATGATGGCCCGGCTCAAAACAAATGTCTGGGGACATAGCCAGAAGGGACTGCTCGCACTCAAGGCAAGTATGCAGCAGCTCTCGCTTAAGACGGGGATGTATGCCCGTATCCCAATTTATTGTAAAGGCGAAGGCTGTCCTTATAATGAATCCTGCCAGTTATATTTTGATGGGCTTGCACCGGTAAATGAGCCTTGCCCTCAGGAAGTTGCTTTGATTGGCCGCAAAGTCGCCCAGTATACTGACGAATTCGATCTGGACAAAGATGATGCCTCCCCCACCGATAAAGCGCTTATAGAAGAAATTATCCTTATGGAAGTTTCCATGGAAAGATGTAAGGCGCTTATGTCACAGGAAGTAAATCCGATCCAGAACGTTGCAATCGGACTTAGTGAAGAAGGCGAGCCGATTTATCAGCCGCAGGTATCCAAAGTTGTGGAAGCCTATGAACGTTTTTCCAAAAAACGTAATGCGGACTACAATCTCTTAATGGCTACTCGCAAGGACAAGAAGAAAGACATTGAAGAAGAAAAGCAGGCTGACATCTATTCGATTATTGAGGAAGCTCAGAATACTGAGGGATTCTTTGATATGGATAAGCGGCCGGATGTTCAGGATGCTGAATTTACGGAAAGCGGGGAAAAATAATGAGTGCCAGTGCGGAAGCCATAAATAAAATTGGCACTGCTGCCAGCGGCGTTTTTAACTTCATGAAAGAACCATGGGTGAAGGGTTATAAATATGCTACTGGCGAAGGGCCAAAAACATGGAAGGGTTTAGCTAAGGAAGCCTTTGGTGGTGCTGAAGGAGATTTAACTGCATTCAAGGTTGGCGACGAACGTTATAACGGTGCTAAGATTGCCGGCGCCTTAGGCGGGCTTGGTATCGGTTATCGTTTTGCCTCTGGCGGTGGCGCCTATAGAGATAAGAATGGCAACACAGATATCGCGGGTATACCCTTTATTTAAAACTCGGAGGTTGTGTGAATGGGTATTACTGGCAGTATTTTTAAGAAAGCCATGGGCGGCGCTAAAGCGTTTGATAACACCATGACCAAGGCGGCGGACAAGGTTTTGCAGGCTCCCGGCAAAATCATCAGATATGATGAGTCTGGATTTCCTATAGGACTCAATAAAAAAGGTAAGGCTGTTCTTATTGGGGCAACAGCTGTGGGTTCGGCAGCCAGTGCATACAATGAGAATGAGCGTAAGCACTTAGGAACTATCGATAGTAGAATAGTCTCCCCTACTCCAGATTATTCTGTTTACCGTAACGGCTCTACCCTGTCCGCTCCGGGTGGTGCAGACGGTTCCCTTGTATTTGCTTTGGATAAAACTAAGAATGGGGGCTTCTTGTAATCATGGGGATTGGATCCAAGATCGTAAACAAGATGTTTAAAAACAGTAAAGGTGAATGGAGTAAAATGGCCATGGCCGGAACTGGCGCAAATTTGTATTTCGGCGCTTCAGAATATGCCGATAAACGTGCTGAGGGTGAAGGAATGATATCTGCCGGCCTTTCCGCGGCCGGAGATATTGCGCTGGGTATTCTTACTCCTATGCCGTTATATATTGGTGCAATGATGGCCCCTGCACTTGCCGAAGGGGCGGTGGATGCATACCATGCCTTAGACCAGTACGGACGCCAGTTAAAATCACAGAGGCGAAACCTGCCTTTTCAGAATGCTACCTTTGTAGATTCACAACAGACATATACGATGCGTCAGGCCGGCATGAACCTTGCACGGCAGGGACAAATGGCCGCGCAACAGACTTCAATGGGTAACGAGGCATCTGCCTTTGCTCGTTATTAAAAACTCGGAGGTGATACGAATTGGCAGTTAGTTATGTTGGGGTAAATAAGGAATTTGCAGGGGCGTGGCAAGACTCTGGTATGACCGAACTTCTTTCTGGTCAAGGAATGAGCGACAAGGAGATTAATCGGGTTATACGCAAGGCGAGCCGTAATCATTGGGATTCGGAAGAGCAGACCGCTAAAGAGTTTGTTGGTGATGTGAAGAAACTCGTAGGTGGAGATGCGTTCTATAAAGACGATTATGGAAGCCTTTTCAGGGGTACATCACTCGAAGGTACAATTAACAGTATGCATACTCCTACCGCAGCGGAAAGATTAGATAATTATGCGCAAAACTACGATGTGAAAAACGGCATGTATACCGATGCTCAAATAAAAAGCATCAATAGGCGCATAAACAAATTGAATGGTGTTAAAAACACTGGCTCTCAATATACGGAACAAATGCAGGCAGAGTCAGAAATGAATCGAACGATACATGCCGCCGAACAAAGAAGAAATGCAAAAGAGAATTTATGGGGACAACAAGAAGCATCCGCTGAGCAATTAGCCGCAGAAGATAATTTGCGTGACTCCATAAGACATGGCGTAGACGATTCTACTGTTAGTACCCCAAAGAGACAATTGCGCAGACAAAGTGGTATGAAAGGGCGAAAACTTGACCTTGTTAATTGGGGGGAAGATGCAAAGACGCCCCAAACACCCACAGCTGTTCAAAAACAAATTGACAGTATGGTTGGGGCACCACACAGCGCAGCAAACAAGATGATTGCGGAAAAGATGGAACAGAGAGGAAAAACCTCTGTTTATAACGTGATGTCTCGTATGGATCGGCTACGCTCAAAGATCGATCGAATCGATAACGCGGATCGAGAAACGTTACAAAGAAGTTTCTCCGAAGCTCATCTAAATGACATTTCCAAAAAAGCCAGTCACTTCACATTAAAGGAAAATATGGCTAATAAGCTAGGGTATGTAAAAGCCGCCGCAAAAAACGTTACTGACTTCTTTATCGGAGGAAATACCGGTGGCGGACATATTCGTGCTCACAGAGAAAGTATCCAGCGTAAAATCGAGGAACGAGAAATGGATATGATGCGCGAGCAAAAGAAAGCTCCGCTTCAGAAAAGCATGGATAACCATCAGAAGCTATTAGACAGAATTAATAATGGGGATAACGAAGCGTTACAGGCAACCCAAACTAAACGAGGAACCAGACAAATTTTAGCGCAAGACTGTATAGAAAAGCGCGCAGCGGCTAAAGCCGAACAAATGGCCAGCAAAGGCTTGGGCTGGAAAGGTAAGGCCGGTGCTGTAGCAGGTCTACTTGCTCTTGGCGGTATTATCGGTAATCAGTTCGCGGGCGGCCATAAATCTAATGCCGAGCTCTACAACCCCAACCCGCAGCCACAATATTACAGCTAAGTAAGATGTTTCACGCGTTTGCCAATGTTGCACGCTCTGGAATCCGCAGAATTATCAGCTTGATGTATTTTATGTATTGCATTTTTCAAGTTTTCCATGGTAAAATAAAAGCCATGGAGGTGAGGATTGTGAACCCGCATCAACACTCACATGGCGGTGCCCGCCCCGGTGCAGGCAGGCCAAAAAAGAAAGCGCGTGACTTACAGAAAACACATAGCATCCGGGCTACAGATAAAGACTGGAAGGAAATTCAATTGGCGGCCAGAACCATCAAGACGTGTTCTTCCATAGATAAACGCCCACGCATTTTTATGCTCACTGACGATGAACAAGATAAGGTAAACCAATTCCTTCTAAATGGACTTATCGAGGCTTGGCAAAATGCGCGTTGGGGTGAACCAGATACTACACCTCCACCCCAGCCACCTCTACTACAGGAACAAAAAGAAATAGAGATAACAAAGCCTCGCAATTTTAGCGAGGAAGAAGCAGTATCTATATTTCTTGAATACTATCGGACTAACCCTATCGAGTCCATGTCTCTCATTCAAAGCAAACTTGAGCAAGAACAGCGAATTCGTGAAGCCAGAGAACGGCGGCAGCGGCAATCGGCAACAATGGATAAGTTCGATGAGAGAATGCAGAATGCTATGGACTCTATCGATGATATAAATGAACGCATAGCAAAGATGTTACAATTTCCTGGAGCCGGTACGAAATAATATCGTATCGGCTCTTTTTATGTCTGACAATAGGGCAAATAAATACACATTGCCGGTAATACGGGGAATGAGTTCCTTAATAGCCATTCCCCTTTTCGTAGTGCTATGGAGGAAAACTTCTTTGGATGAACGTAAGAAAATCAAGCTGCAACAGGCGGCAGCGATTTTAAAAAATCCGGTACTCTGGGCTAAAGCTTGTGTAAAAACAGTGGATAATGCCACAAAACAAGTAGTACCTTGGGAAGCCAGATGGTATCAGAAAGAGATGCTTCTGGATAACTCTATAAAAAAAGTTGCTCGATGTGGGCGACGAACGGGTGGCACTCTGCCCGTCCCCGACAAATTGCTGGAATACCTGGCGGCACATCATAAAAAACGTCAGGGGAATCAGCAGCGAACCTTATATTATATAAGGACGTTCAGAGACTAGACGCGGGGTCTGATTGTCTTGTAATCAGTTAAATAAAAAGGGGAATGCAGGATGATTTTTGAAACTAAGCGCAATGTAGTTAACAACGTATTTTCCGTAGAAATCTCTTTCGCCGGCTACGGCACAGATGAGATGGACGAAAAGCACGAACAGGCTCTCTTTAATGACCTGGGCAATCCGGTTATCAATCTGGGTGCAATCGTGTTCGAAGGCCGCTTTGATGTTGATGGGGACAAGCGTGTTGTTCCCGCAGAAGGCGAAAACGGCGACGTTGTTAAGTTTATCCAGAATGTAAAACGCTATGAACTTGCTCCGGGCTTTGTTGTAAGCTTCAGTGCCGATGCCGGCGATGTTGCAAAGTCTGAGCTTGGCGAAAAACTCAACACGGCTCGTCTCGTAGCTGAAGCAAAGGCTCTGCTCTTCCAGCAGAAGGTACATGAAGCTATCAAGGCTGTCGTTGAGGAGCTGAAAGCGCAGCGCACCCGTTTTGAAACGGAGACTGTTGCCACTCTCACTGTCTAATAGGGGGTGCTTGCGATATGAAGCTGAAATACGATTATGTCGTGAAGAAGCGGAAGATTACCATAGAGCTCGAGACTGTGGATTTCACAAACAAGGAAATTCGTGCTCTCGAAATGCTTGGCGAACCGGTAATCAACTTTCAAAAAACATATCCGGGCGGATTTACCATTGCTTTGTCCAAGAAACTGCGCAGCGAGTTTAAGGCCCGCATTCGCATTGACGGGACAAATGATGTAGAGGCAGCCAATGAGGCTGGCCAAAAATTCCTCGCGGATATCAAGGAGCTTCTCGAGCTTGAAATGGAAAAACTGATGGACTCTTACGAAGATCAGGTTTTCCCGCCGATGCACGGCAAGCTCGACATTTCGGAATATAAATAATCCGTAAATATTAAATTCAAGACAATCGGAAAGGGATAGTCCTGGCCGGAGTTTTTATTTCCGGCTTGAAGACCGAAACCATGTGCATAGATTCATTGCACAAGGCTTGCACTAATCGCTCGTTTGTATGCCTGTACGCAGCACCGTATGAGGTTCAGATACGAGCGATTTTTAACCGTTTGAACGAACTTATTTCTCTTTCCCCTGCTCTGCAGGCTATGGTAGTTTCCAATACAAAAACACCATTTGAAATTAAGTTCAATAACGGTTCTGCAATACGTGGCCAGACCACAGGCGCATCGTCGGGCGGCGGCGCTGTAGGGTTTCGTGGCCAGAGGGCTGACGCCCTTTACTTGGATGAATCTGACTATATGAGCAATGCGGATTTTGACTCGATCCTGGCCATTGCGGCCGAACGAGAAGGGATACGTGTATTTCTCTCGAGTACCCCAACCGGCGCGCGTAAGCGTTTCTGGCAGGCGTGCACAGATCCAAGTATGCATTTTAAGGAATTCCACTATCCATCTACATGTAACCCTCAGTGGGGTCCAAAGATGGAAGAAGAATTCCGTTCCCAGTTATCTGAGCAAGGTTATATCCATGAAGTTATGGCTGACTTTGGTTCTCAGGAAACCGGTGTATTTGATAAAGATAAAATCGACGCGGCAATGAAGTTTATGCGGTATGCATATTCTCCTCTCACCTACTCTCAAAAAATGAAGGTAGATGAAAATGGATGGAATGTGGAAATGTATATTCCTCCTGAGAATATGACGATAGGCGTATACAAACCAACTAAGCTGCGCACAATGGGAATTGACTGGGATAAGAAAATTAACATATTTTCATTGTATAGACTCTTGGCTTGGTAATACTGGGCCAGGAGGACTGATACAGATTGAAAAAAAATTCTCAAGGCGCAAGAAGACACACAGTAAATGCGGAATATTTTAAAAACATTACTACTCCACAACAGGCCTACTGGCTTGGTTTCATAATGGCTGACGGATGTGTTTATCACGGGAGTGATAAGAACTCTTATAGATTACAGATAAATCTATCTGCGGTTGACGCCGAACATTTGTCAAAATTTAACAAAGCTATAGAATCAGATTATGCCATTATAAGGAAGGCTATACATAATAAGAAAACAGGAAAAGATTACGAAGTTGTACAATTAAAAATTAACTGTACACAAATGTGTAAAGATTTAATCGCCTTAAATGTGACTCCTAAAAAGTCTTTAACATGTGAATTTCCTGACTTAGACCAGTCGTTATTGCCTCACTATTTGCGGGGGTATTTTGACGGCGACGGATGTATTACGGAAAGTAAAGGCAAATGGCATATATCTATTGTTGGTGGTGAACCTATGCTTCGTTCACTCCAAGACTATTTGGTTGATAATGATATATCATCCGCGATATACCAAATCAATCATTCAAAAGCCGTATCACTGGAGATTAGTAATTTAAAAAGTATTTCACGCTTCTACAAATTAATATATGAAGAGGCGGATGTCCTTCTTGAGCGAAAATATGAGAAGTTTGCAGCATTTAATTTGTCCCGCCACACAGGAATGTGTGGGCAATAATCAGGTAAATTGCTGGAATGCGTATGCTGCGCGAGAATCAGCAGCCAAGCCCGATTTATCGGGAAGGTTCAGAGACTAGAGACCTGATATCCAGACCGGATAATAGTATAGTCCACTTATGTTAAGTGAAATACGGCGCATCATCGTCAATCATTATTCTCGATTATGTGCCTCGCTTTGGCCGATTTATGGTAGTGAGAAGAATCGAAGTTCCAAAAGCAGAATACAGCTTCGATAAGGCTGTAAACATGATTATTGAATTAAATAGGGTTTATAACCCAGCATTTATTTATGCGGATAGAGGGTCCGGCGAATACCAGCTAGAGATGCTGCATAAATACGGGGATCAGCATCCTGAGTCTGGCCTTAAATTAAAAGTTAAGGGATTCCAGTTCTCGCAAAAGATTCCGGTTATTGATCCCGTTACACACGTTACCGATCAAAAACCAATGAAGCCATTTATGGTGAACCAGTTGAGCATGTGTATTGAGCGCAATCAGCTTATCATGTCTCCATTTGACGAGACACTGCATAAGCAGTTGGTCGACTACGAAGTTGTTCGCGTCGGTGCTAACGGCAATCCCGTATACACGAGTGTAAACGAACACTTTGTAGATGCTCTGGGTTTAGCGTTCTTAGCATTCGCGCTTGAAATGCCAAATGTTGCTAAGACAATTGAAGATGTGGACTTTACAGCTCACATGATTAACGGTGAGTCTCCGTTTGCCAAGAGAGACAATGCTCCGACAGGCAAGAACTGGCGGGGCGCATCTAACCCATGGAGCAATGCAAGTCTAATGAACGGCACTGTCTCTTATAAAGACGCTCAGGATAAGAGCGATGGGGATCAGCCAAAATTCTTCCGCGCACCACTTGCTGGTACAGCTGCCAGAAGAAAGAGTAATTGGGGATCCAGAAGAAGCTCGGGTTTTGGCTTTTGTGGAAGATCAATGTTCTGATAGATAGTCGGCGCCGGAAAAATGGACGCCGATTTTTACTAAGGTAGACATATAGTAGAAGGAAATAATAATGGCAGAAGAAAGATATGACAAGCATAATGTGCTGGCCATACCAGATTTAACCCCTGAACGAAGTTACGAGTCTGAAGGGATTGTTCAATCACCAAGTTTACAAACTCCTATACAGAAGCCTGTTCGTGAGTTAAAAGTGATTGACGATCTGGATGAACTAAGCTCACTTGCAGATTTGCTTCCCCCTGAAATTGGAGATATTGTTCGGGATATAAATAAAGTCTTATCGGAAGACTCTCAGGGGAAGTTAATACTTGAAATTGAAAAAGGTGTAATACCACCGCCAACTGTTATTGTTGAACCGCCACCTCCTCCGCCTCCGCCACCCCCTCCACCTCCGATAACTGATGACCCATGGCCTAGCGAGCCAAAACCTCCGCTTCCACTTCCTAACCCACCAAAAGGTGGCGGCGGTGGCGGCGGTGGCGGTTCTGAAGGTGGCGGTGGGGGAACTGAAGGCTCAGGCGGTTCACGTCCAACAGGCGGCACCTGGATAGTTGAGGGGCAACACGATCCAAGCGATGGCGATTATGAAGTTGATGATATCTTTTCAGCCCCGCCGGCTTTTACCGTAGAAATAGAGCCGTCAGACTCATTAGTGGATCTTGCTCGAAAAGCCTATAGGGATGATGACCTGGACATTAAAGACGATTATGTTGCAAAAATGACGCAAAATATTGCGCGCTTCTATCAGGTTATGTCTACTCTGGCTACAGATGGTGGTATGCCCGACTATTCGTATCTTATGCGCGAATTTGACGGCACAGCAGTATCAACGAACGATGCGAATCAAAAACATCTTATCGATTCCATTTGTAAGAACCAGATTATTTACGATCAGCGGCTCAGACAAATGAATTTAACGCATACTGCGGAAAATACACTGGTTATGACTCGCGGTTTCTCCGCAGCGGAGGCGCAGCGCGAAAGGTATTTTGGCGAGAAATTTAAGGCCAATATGAATGATACCGCCTCTACTCTTTCTAATGATATTTTAGAGAAAGAACGTCAGAACGCAAACAAGAAATACAAAGAAGCTGCCTACAATATGTATAAGTATCTCGACTCGGCGACAAAATATACGAATGCTTTGCTTAACATTCGCATCGACGAAGCGGCGGCAAAGGTGCAACTCTCAAATACCGGTAGCGATATTTATGCAATTACTCCTCCGCCTCCTCCGACTGCTGATAATATTGATGATGGTTTTGAGACTACTCAGAAGCAGACAGAGATTGGCGCTAAATATGTTGAGGAAGCTCAGAAAGATTCTGTTATGGGATATCAGGCTTCTGGTGGCGGCTCGTCGTATAGCAGTAGTGGCGGAGGCGGTGCATTGCAAAGCGTCACGGCAACGGCAGACACAAAATCTATCTTCGATGCTCTGATTCGTTTAGGTTACAATGACATAGCCGCCTGTGGAATAATGGGAAATATTCAGCAGGAGTGCAGCTTTAACGTTGAATCCGGGCGTGGAAAGAATGCTGCGGCGTGTGGATTATTTCAGTGGGGTAATGGATGTGATGGTAGTCGTTGGCAAAGATTGCTTTCAATGTATCCGGACCCAGCATGCTGGAATGCGGGTAATCAGTTATCCTATATGTATTGGGAGTGTGAGAATGGATATACTAATTGCCTGCCAGGTACGCTAAATAATTTTTCGACACCAGAGGAAGCCGCAGTTCACTTCGAGGAAAACTTTGAAGGTGCTGGCGATGCTCAAAACGAAAAACGTATGAATTACGCTAGGCAATTCTATGACCTTTATGGGAAAAAATAGTGTAAAAATAAAAGACGCCAAACGGCGTCTTTTATTAATATTTAAAAATCTTCTTCATTATATCTTTTGTTTTCTGTGAAATATCAGGGCTGGTATTTACAGCGTTAAAGATAATACTTTTAACTGTATTGGCTTCATTCTCTGATTCCGCGACAATTGGGAATGTAATAAACCCATCCGGCAGTTTTTCATCAATTTCAGCACGGCCGACAATTGTTTGCATGCTCGGGGTGGTATATACAAGTTCGATATCTTCAACGGTCTTTGCCTTACCAAGCGTCTTAATATCGGCGGCAGTCAACTTATTCTTATATAAACTCTTATCGTATATATAATGTTGCAATTCATCATCTAGCAGGGAAATAGCACAGGCAAGCTGTATTGTGATCTTTACACCGTCAACGCCATCAACATAGGGCCATAGCTCCGGGATGAGATTTCTCAATTGATAGAGTCTTTTAAGAGAACCGCCACTCACACCCATGACCTGACCAATTTTATCCATGATTCTTACCCGGTGTTCATTCCATTTGCGGTTAGGGCGCGTATCTTTTTCCAGGCGGTTCATATTGATAACAGCCTGGGCTTTAACGGCGGTAGTATTTTCTCTGCGGATTACATTATCAAAAATAATGATTTTGCGAGCCTCAACATCATCCAACTCATCAAAGTCATAAACATAGCAGTTCATGGCTTCAAACCTCTTGGCCATTTCCGGGTTATTGTTGTCGGGGCTCGTGAATATTTCGTGAAGTTCCTGAAAAGCGCGATGTCTTGTGTGTCCGCCCAGAATCATATACGAACCGTTCTCTTGCTTCCATACAAGCGCAGGTGAGAGCTGACCATAGGCAACAAGATTCTTCATTAAGTCGGTAAGAATGGTTTTATCCTGATTGGGGAAGAAGTTCCATTCTTCCTTAGCCGGGATAAGTTTTGAAATAGGAACCATTTCTGTATGATACTGCGGATAGAGCTTTTCAATTTCATGCAGCTGCTGTTCGCTCCTGTCTTTGTCTTCATTCGATATTGGAGCAACAGCCTCTTCGCCACTTGCAATCTTCATCCAGTCATAATTTGGCAGTGAGGACTCATCATCGTAAGAACCAGCCTTTGCAAAAGCCCCCATCGATACCGTCTGTTTATGCTTCTTGCTCATAAAGCACCTCCGTGATTTCTTTGTAAAGCTTTTTAAAGTCTGCAGAAATCTTCTTGTTATGGAATTTTTCCGTTACAGCGCAATGATAATTAACGGATTTACGCGCATCTTCGCTTTCACGAATAGTTGTGTCGAAGAGTCTGCCTTCTGTTTTCCCGCCATTAAGCTTGGCAAGTTCTATAGGGATAATCTCTCTAGCTGAAGGAATATACTCTTTCGTCCCGCTCGTGTTGTGTTTTACTCGATTAAAGAAATATCCTAGTAATTTAATATTGGGATTTGCACGGCGCCGGCTCTTAATTATGTTCTGATACACCTGCGATAATCCAGCAACACTTCTCTCATCCGGATCCATGGGCACGAGAATATAATCACAGCTTTGCATGGGGAGCAATGTGTCTAGGCCAATGGATGGATGTGAATCCATAATAACGATATCATACTCATTCATATCTTGAATAGCCGCGACAAGTTCCGTCCATGGATTTACACCTTCGTTAAGGCGAAACTCGCGAACCTTTCCCATAAAACCCTCACCTTCTATCAGTAAGGAGCCTGGTATCATATCGATATTCTTATACTGCGTCGGCATAATAAAGGTACGTGGCGAAACTTGAGCTCCATATATTCTCGAAATAATCCCAGCCATAATATCGTGCTGCGGATCAGCCTCGACCTTCATCGTTTGTGTAAGGTTCATCTGCGCATCTGCGTCTATTAGTAGTACCTTCTTTCCGTCATTGGAAAAAAGGTAGGCTAACGCAGCGGTGGTAGTTGTTTTACCAACGCCACCCTTGTGGTTTGCTATACATATGGTTTTTCCCATCAACAATAACCTCCTCATAACAAAAATCTCCATAAATAGTCTACCATAAATGCCCTTACTATTCCACTACTATCATTAATATTATTCTATTTTGTCGTTTGATAGTCCTGCATATCGCTCATAAACGACCTAGAAAATTTAGGGGACCAAATCGGTCCCCTAAATTTTGTTTAGTGAATAACAAAAACCCCGTGGTAATATGCGCTTAGATTGTAGACCGGAAAGGACGGTGTGAGGTATTTTTCAAAAACTTAGACGCCAAATTGCTAACACATTCTTCTCTTTGTCTGAAAGAGTTGGCGGCGTACAAAAGACTAGCACGGGCGTAATGGCAAAGAATAAGTTTGCTATTGCTTCTGCCGTTCTTGGCAGCTATATAGGATATTCCCGACGCGATGGCATATTTTTTAGATGTGAATATGACCTTGACGAAATAAAGGCTGCGGCCGAGACAGAGGGATATTTAGCTACAGCCATCCAGAAATATAGTGAGCTTTTTATGAAAGCAGGGTATACCTTAAAAGGTACAAGTGATGCTCCGGCGGATTATCTTAGACAGCGCTTTAAGATGATGAGTTATATGGGTGAATTTGAGCCATTTCCTCTTTTAATGAGAGAAACTGCTTTTGACCTTGTTAAATTTAGTAATGCATTCTGGGTAAAGAATCGGGCAGATAAGATCCCCTTTGTTAAAGCAACGGGAATTGTGAGCTCAGAAAAATGTGTAGCGGGATATTCAAGATTGGACCCGGCACAAGTTCGCGCCCAGTTCGACAAAGACGGTAAGCTGTCGGCATACAAGCAGGTAACACCTACGGGCAGAGAAAAGGTTTTTAAAACCGAAGATGTGATTCATTTTGTTTTAAATCGCTCGGCCGAATCCGTATGGGGAACACCACGATGGATTCCAGCATTGGAAGATATTCGTTTTCTTCGGACGATGGAAGGCAATGTTGCAACAATAGCTCATAGGTTCTCAGCGCCTATCGTCCATGCAAAGGTTGGTCTACCTCAGGAGGGTAAGGGTGGCACCAAGAAGGAAATTGATGATACCAGAAATCTTATCGAAAATACGCCCCCTGACGGCATGATTATCACTCCGGAAAGAGTTGCTTTCTCTATAGTTGGTGCCGAAGGAAATGCTCTGGACTTAAAAGATTATCTATCTTATTTTGAGAATCGCGTGTTTACCGACCTTAATACTTCCCAGACAATGATGGGACGTGGAGGCAGCAAACAAGATGCTGACTCTATGGAAGAGCAGGTTCATAACGCTGTTAAAGATAATCAAGCGGCGTTTGCTATTCAATTTAAGGATGCTGTAATAACTGAGCTCTTACTTGAAGGTGGCTTTAACCCCATCCTAAATGAAAGCGACGATGTTGATCTTGTATTTAATGAGATTAATCTCGATACAAAGGTTAAGCTGGAAAACCACATCACAAATCTCTTCCATGCTAATGCAATTACTTACGAAGAAATGCGAGCTGGTATTGGTTATAAGATTGGCAACATTGATGAGGATAGAGATCACCTGTATTCAAACTTTATCGAACAGGCTAACCAGCTTGAGCAAATCGAAGTCAACCATCAGAACGCTATCGAAATAGCAAAACTAAGCGCACAGCTTACAAGCTCTGCTGAACAAGATAGTGGCGGGGATGATGATAAATCGTCTTCCGCAAAAGCAACAAAGAAAAAGAAGAGCACCTATACAAAAAAGAATACCGGCAATGGCAAGGGGGTAAAAACTGGGAAAAGGACGGGGGCTGTAAAAGCTACCGATTCTCCTTCCAACCAATACGGCACATACAGCGCCAAAATTAAAGAGTCTGCTATTATTAACGAGTTTTCTTCCAAACTTAATGATAGTGGCAGCAACGCTGGAGATATAAAAAACAGAATCAAGTCCTACGTAAATGATATGTCAGTAAAGGGTGCAAAAGAGGGGTATGTAAAGGCTAAGGATACATTGGATCCTGGCAATGAACACAAAAAACCGTTACTTGCCCCGCAAAATAGTGTCTTAATAAACTATTTTAACAAGAATATTGATGAGTTTTTTAGTGATATAAATAAAAAGCTTAGTAATACGGGGGACGAATGCGGTTTTAAACGGCTGTTCGAGTCACAAAAATACAGGCTCACTATGCTTACGGATTTTGTTTATAGGAAGTCTTATTGGTACTCTTACTTAAAAACATGTGAGAGCCACGGAGTAAATCGTGTCAAAGTACATTGCCGCGAAGAAAGCCGACATAAAGAAAAATATGACGGCAAGATTATTAATCCGAAAAACTTCAACATAAATGATATTCCGGGATACAGCACGAATTGCAGCTGCTATTTAGAACCACTAAAAAATGAATAGGAAGGTTATCACACATGCCATTAGCTCTTAGAGAAGTTGAAGGGTATGATGTAACGAATCCTACAGCCCCTATCAGCTCGGAAAAACTCAAAGAATGGTTTGAGAAGTGCAAGAACTTTAAAGAGTCCGAGCATACCGCAAAACCGGATGGTTTTTTCACGGCCTGTATTGAAGCCATTCACGGCGATACACCGACCAGAAATTACACGCGGTATATGACGAGCAGTTTCAAGAAGGCAATTCCAACATGGACCTCGCCTTATCCTGTCCCTAACATTATGTATCACAACGATTATAACGGTGAAGTTGTTGGGCGGATTATCGAGGCCAAACAGGGAGATTCAAAAAGACTCCCTGGAGCCCAGGCACTTATCCTCACATCTGCCATCCCGGAATGGAAAGACAAGGAAAAGGTTCAAAATGGGCTTTACAGTACGGTTTCTATTGGTGTTTCCGCAACAGATGTCCGTTGCAGTATCTGCGGCGCTCAGCTAAGTGAAGGCGATTTTTGTGAACACCAGCGTGGGTATACTTACAAAAACGAAGAAACCGGTAAGAAAGAAACCTGCTATTGGGACGTCTATGAATGGGAAGCAAAGGAAATTTCGTTTGTCATTGTACCGTCCGACAAATACGCAGGAATTGTATCCTACTCCTACAATTATGCATCAGATGATGAGTCTACAACGGAAACTGAAAAACCAAAAGGCACGCCTCCGGCAAGAAAATGGAGGATGTCCGGCTCAGAAGATAACGATGCTTCAAATACAAATAAAATGACTGAATCGCAGAATTCCGACAGTCTGTTACCACCACCAACAGCTAAGCAGGAATCAGAAGGAGAGAAAACATTGAACATTCAGGAAGCAGAACAGAAAATCGCTTCTCTTGAAACGGAAGCGAAAGCCCTGAAAGGGGATGCTGTTGTTCTTCAGGAAAAAGTTGACGCTTTGAACAAGGACAAAGTTTCCCTGCAGGAATCTATCGCAGAGATGAAAACTGCCGTTGAGGAAAAAGACCTCGCATTGAATCATGAAAAACAGTTGCGCGAAGCCGCTGAAAGCAAAGTCGAAGGCCTGGAAAAAGAAGTAAAGGTTAGCCTTGCTGAATCCCTGGCTACGCTGCGCGAAAAGGCTGGTAAGCCCGCAATCGAAAAGCTTGCAGACCGCTCGATTGATTCCCTGCGCGATGCAATTACTGATATCAAGGCTGAGCTGAAAGAAGCTGCCGACAAGGCTGCTAAAGAAGCAAAAACTGCCGAAGAAGCCAAGGCTGCTGAAGAAGCAAAAAAAGCCAAGGGCTCTGTCAAAGAAAATACGTTGAAGGAATCGGAAGAGACTCCGGGTGCAAACGTAGCTGAAGAAGCAAAGTCCCCCGCTGTTGCCGAAGACTTTGATCTTTAATCAGGGAGGACATTTATAAAATGGCTTTATATCCTACTTCTATGGAAACTCGTTATAAGCTGCAGCCGGGTGGCCGTGGCGAAGTATTTGTTGCTGATCAGCCGGGTTACCGCGATGGCGCTGCTCGCATCAACCGCACGCAGAACAACATGAGTGAAGCCCCGCACGAGGCACTCACTGGTAAATACATTCTGGATAAGCGTCTGCCGGCACAGTTTAAGTATGGCTTTGCTGTTGGCTACAACAATATGGTTATTACAAAAGGCCGTATCGTAGCAGCAGACCCGTACATGGATCGTCAGGACTGGACCACGGACCGTCAGTTCAATGTATTGACTCTGGCAAATGGTGGCGCACTGGTTCGCCTGCGTAAAGAAGGCGACGTATATCCGACGAAGGATACGTTGATTTCTGAAGAATCTCGCGGTGGCAAAGTTGCTGGTATTGGTTTGAACTGGATCCCGGTTGAAGGCATGGAAGAAACCTGGGGCGAAGGCGTATATCGCGCTTGTAAAACTTCCGGCTCTGCACAGCTCGAAGCTGCTAGTATGGGCATTGATGTTGAACACACCGGCAAGGTTGTTGAAAATGCGGAAAAAGCTACCGACGGCACGGTTGTTGGTGGTAAAGTTACGGATGATGTTCGTGCTGCTAACGTTCCCCTTGGTATGCTGGGCAAGAACCAGTACACCCAGTTTAACGACGACAGCATGGACGGCATGATTCCTGGCCCGATTCTCACGGATAAGATTGTTGAACTCCCGTACTTCCAGTTCAAGGACAAGGCAGAAAAGCAGCCTTGGGGTGCTATCTACGGTACGCTGAAAGTCGGCGACCTGGTTAAGTCTGATGAAAATGGCCGCTTGGTTGTATCTCCGCTGTCTTATGATGTTGCTCTCGATACGATGACTGCCGCAGAAATCGAACGCGAACGCCAGCAGGTTGTTGGCCAGGTTATTTCCCTGTCCCATGATATGGTTCCCGAAGGGGGCTATGAACTCGCGCAGTGGGCTCTGGCCGACCGTCTGAAATACGAAGGGTTAAACCCAGAAATCTACACGCAGAATAATAGACCGGGAGAAGATGCAGTATCTGCTTCTGTATACCAGAGTACTGGTCGTTACCCCGGCTATCCGTATGACAAAGCGTACAGCGAGCACGATCTGCATATGTTGGGTATGGGTGGCAACCACTATGACAAGTTTATGCCGCTCGAATATCAGCTCGATAATGGTATCCCGGGCCTGACCGATGGTCACAACGCCGTTGTTCGTGATTTTGAAAACAATCACGCAGCCGTAATCTTTGCTCGTAAAGACAACACGCAGCCGTATGTTCGTTCCGTAATCAAGGTTTGCCAGAATGGTAACTTTGAGGATGGTTCCTTGAAGGTACAGCTTGGCGATGGCGATTTCATTGATGTTAACAGCCAGACTGTTAAGGGCGAGCCGCAGAAGCTCAACGATGCCTTCGCTGTTACGTACTACAACGCCGTTCAGGGGCTTGTATGCATCGAAGTTGTTGATGAAGCGAAAGCTGACGAGATGCTGAAGGACAAAGAACTCGTTGTTAACCTGAAATACAAGAAGCGCGGCCTGAATGGTGTTCCGACTTTTATGGATTGGGATGGCTGTGTAGGTAGTGCTAAGATTATGCTTCAGCGCTAATAACACGGAGGTAAATAATAGTAATGATTTCTCTTAACGAACGCCTCACGAAGGCTGAAAATAGAATTAAGGCTTTGAAGGAAAATGAAGCCGCAAAGAAAGCCGGCAAGCCGGCTGTTCACCAGATGAAGGGGGATGCTTCCCTGAAGGAAATGGAAGCATACAAAACCTTCCTGCAGCAGCTCAGTGGTAAGGATACGTCCAATAAAACCGCTCGTGTTACCCTGAACGAAATGCTGACATCCACGGATATCATCGATATGATTCCGAAGGTAATTTCCGGCGAAATGATCGAAGCTGCTGAACCGCAGCTTCTGGCCGCAAATCTCTTTACAAAGATCCAGGCTCCGGGCAATGGCGTTACGATCGTTGTTCCTGTTGTTGGCGAAATCTATGTTCGTGAAGTTGCTGAAGGCGCACCGTTTGAAGAAACTGCTCCGGACAATGCTACGCTCGAAAACAGCCGCCTGACTATCGACATCAAGAAGTACGGCTCCAAGGTCTCCATTACGGAAGAGGCTATGAGTGACTACACCTGGGATGTTCATGCTCTGACGATTCGTCAGATGGGCCGCGCATTTGCTCGCAACAAGGAAGAAAAGTGCTTCAAGGAATTCTCCAAGCATGGTCATATTGTTTTCGATAACGCTATCCGCGATCAGCGTCCTGAAGCCGGCACGCATGGTCTGGACAAGAAGGGCAATGAAAACAATACCCTGTCTGTAGAAGACTTCCTGGAAATGATGCTTGCTGCAATCACCAATAATCACACACCGACGGACTTCTTTGCTCATCCGTTGGTATGGACGATCTTTGCTGCTAATGGCATGGTTGGCGCTGGTATGAGCTTCGGCGCTCTTGGCGGTCAGAATGTAAACCCGAGTGGCGGTACGCAGGGTAGCCCGAACTTCTCTGGCTTGCAGAATAACATTGGCAACCAGCAGTTCATTCTTCGTCCGGAAGATGTACAGAACCGTCTGCCGATTCCTCTCACGGTTAACCTCACTCCGCAGGTTGCCTTCAATAAGGAACGCAAAGCATTTGATTGCTACATCGTTGACCGCAACAATGTTGGTATCATTGCTCAGCGTCAGGAAATCACCATGGATAACTGGACGAATCCGGAACTCGATGTTCAGTTTATCAAGGCCAAGGAACGCTTTGGTGTTGGCATCCAGGATCATGGCCGTGGCATTATGGTTGCCCGCAACATTGCTGCCGAGAAATCCTATCCGGAAAGCCTCCCGGTTCGCGTTATTGCAGAATAATATCTGCTCTAATTTCCGGGTTAATCATATCAAGAGGCAGTCATTTGACTGCCTCTTTTTAATTAAGGGAAATCCTTTGGTAATAGCGGCAAATGTAGAGACTAAAACAACCGGAGGATTTTATGGGTAAAAAATATACCGAAGCGGAAATTGAAAGAATACAGAACGAGCTATCCAATCAGGTAGAGAAAGAAAATGACTTTTTAACTGAGATTGAACAGCTCTCAGAGTCAATTGCTCACCGTCTTGTACAGGGGCGCCATACAAGGGAACGTTTCCTAGACACAGACTTTATCTTCAATCTGAGATATGACGATGTGCGAAAAATTATCTATGTAATGAGAACTGATCCTGTAAAACTGGCAATTGGTATGGGGCACTACAGGCCCGCAATTTTTGCAGAAGAATACAACGAAAACCTGACCATGGATGAAAATGTTTACATTGCTGTTAAGGCAGCGTTATGCTCCAAGGCGGGAATTATAAATGTCGACGAAGCAGGTAACGACTAACGGAGGTTTTTATAAATTATGGCAAATGTAATCGCTCGAGTAAAACTGGCTCCCGGCGAAACGGGTTTCTTTGACAGCTCGACAAACACGTATCTTAACTGGAGTCATCCGGTAGCAGATATCGAACTTGGTTCCGACCTGAAATCTTTGCGGGCTGCAGTAAAGGCCAAAAAGATTTCAGTTATCGAAGGGTCTCTTGGACAGAAGAAAACCTTTAAACAGGTTTTGATGGAAGCGAAAAGTAAGCGCACCGGACAGCCCCTCGAGGAATTAATGGGAGACACACCGTTGGCCTTTGAACCGACTGAAATTATTGGCAGCGATAATAAAACGGACGGCAAGGCTGCAGTGACAAAAACTACGCTTGATATTAAGCCGGACAAAGAACTTGTTGAACAGGCAGTAACTGAAAGCAAGGTTGCCGCCGAAACAGTAAAGAAGACTGTAAAGGCAGCAGATACAAAAGTTGAAGAAGCCTCCGCAGCTGAACCGGTAGAAGATAAGGCGAAAGAGCCTGAGGAGAAGGCTGCACCTAAGAAGAAAACCACCAGCAAGAAAAAGTCAACCAAAAAGGTTGATGAAGAAGCTGCGGTTGAAGCTGAGGAAAAAACAGACAAGTAAAGGACAGGTGTAAATCTTGTATCAAAAGTTTACCGTGGAGTCGGTGCGCGTATTTGAGGCCGACCACCTAATAAAAATCGGTTTTACCTTTGATGTGGATGAAGACTCTGTTACTGAAACCTCGGTTTATCTAACACTGAAAAACGGGGATATAAACCCCATTACAATGTCTAAAGTAACCGTGGATGGCCCCACGGTTACTTTAGAATATGAGTCTCTACAGGTAAATACCGATTATGAAATTGTCGTCACTAAAGATGTCCGCTCTATTATGGAAGATGAGCTGGCTATTGAATTTAAGAAAAGGATACGTCTAAACTCTCGCGTAGATAGCATAGTTAACATTATCGCCCCTATTGATTATGAGGAATTGGAAAAGCCACATTTTTTGTTTTCTGAAGAAAAGGGCAAAAGCGGCAAGGCGTTTAATCGCTTCAGAATTCAAGTGGCGCCAGATTATGGCTTCTTAAACGTGATCTACGATACAGTTATTGAGTCGAGGAATGAAATAACGCTTTCGGGCCTCAAGGCGAATCCACAATATTTTGTCAGAATGCGTGTTGAAGCTAATGACAATGAATATGGCAATTGGACAAAAGGCAGAACTTTTACGTTAAAGGGCGAGCCAGAGCCAGATTACACAGTACCAACAACAAACAACCCCAAAAAGCCGGAAGATTGTGACGATGTTGTATTTGAAGATGATTTTGAGATTATTGGCTATCCGGAAAACGGTATAACGCCTGATGGTAGTTTTATCATTGAGTTTGACGGGGACATTGATACGTCGTCCATCGATATTGCAAATATCGTCCTTACAAGAAAGCAGGTGTGATGTGGAGCGAGTCAATTTTTCTTATCGAGTATTTGACAACTGTCTGGAGATTATCCCGGATGGCGGCATTAAAAATAATAGCATCTATAAGCTGACATTGAAAAACATTCGATCCGCTGAAGGACATAAGGTGCTTGACAAACAGAGTCTTGAGATTACAACAGCCATGACACCAGCATATTGCAGCGTTGATGCTATTCGTACTCTCGTGGATGTATTTGATATATCCGAATCGACAATCTTATTTCAAATTCGCCAAGCCAGTAAGGAAGCTGACTTTATCTGGCGCTCTGTTTATAACAAACCAATAACTCGCGATGCGGACGGCAACTATCCGTTTCCTGTCGAAAAATTTACAGAGGTGCGCGCAAGTCAACTCGCATTGACAAGGGCATACATTACTGGCACATCTGAAAGCGGACTTGAGGGGACGCTGGGCAAGATCACTTTTAAGAACGGCGAAGAGCTCGGAAATATCCGAAAGTTGATAGATTCCCTAAAGGCCGAAGCTGATAAATGGCAGGATGCTATCCGGGGATATGTCTTTGACGGCAGAAATAAACCGGCATTTGCTCTGCGCGGCAATCATTCTTTGCGTGCTACGCCAGCTGCGGTTATTCTTAGGAATTACAATCGTGACGGTAACATGGGCTTGAAGGGAGGATATGTCATTTAATGTTAGATCCCAGCTTCAATAAAAAAATTCGAGCAATCATCCATAAATTGGAATACCCAATGTATGTTGTTATCCGTGATAAGTCTATGTATTGTCCGTGTCGCGATGCAAATGACACGCCAGATCCAGACTGCCCAAAATGCTTGGGGACGGGAAATAAAATAAAAATCAAAAAGATAACCGGTGTTATGGAACCGGACGAAGTATCTCTGCGTCTTGAAGGACAGCAGCAGGCAGCTCCGTCAAACTATTATTATTTTGATGCAGAAAAAGTTCCGAAAGAAACGGTGCTTGCTGGCAATATTATTGTTCGCGAAGATGAAGCAGATATCTTGCAAGGGGCAAAGAAGTTCCGTTCAGACTCTAATAAGGTCATTTATTACTACGAAGAGGCAGTCCCGATAAAATCCAACATAAAACTCTTCTTAAAGAATTTCTACAATCTGGTGAGGGCGAAATGATTACAAGCATAAAAGAGATCGACCGGCATAAATCAGTTCTCCTTATTGGTATTGGCGCAACAAATAAATATCTGCACGACATTGTAAAGCCGGAAAGAGTATCTGAAGCTCGAGAAGTTTTTGGAGACAGTGACCTTGTAGATTCATACGAGCTTTTGGTGAGAGGCAATGAAGATAAGGACATCTTCATTATGAACATTGAGGTTATGACAGACTATCTTGATATCGCGCCGCTTGTATCTAGTTACGAGTTTTCCTATGTAGTTCCTATTGATGTCGGCATATCGAATTTTTTTTACGATCCCAACCGGGACGGTAAGAAAACTTTCTATATCCAACATTTAATGGAATCATTGCCGGAAGAAAATAAGACGGTATTTCTGGTTACCGACACACATGCCAGTTTATATCAGGACATGGACCAATTTCTGGAAAGCATGAATTATCGCGAGCAGGAGTTTAAGAATAGCGTCCAGTTTAAGAAAACAAAAAGACACGCTTTGTTCGTGGCCAACAATCTGGACAACATTGCGTACGGCAACGTAGAGTTATGCCGCATGATCCTGCTTACCGATATAAACGAATATCCTGCAGATAGCGGCGAGCTTCACGCGATTTTTAGTCTTGACTTTAACGACAATGTAAGTAGTATGGCCTACTTCAAGACTCATGCCGACAAAACTACGTCAGTAGAAAATCTACTTAACTTTGATGATGAAGAAGAGCCAACAAAAATATTCTTTATTTATAGGATTTGTCTTTACATTGCAAAAGAGCTGGATTTTACCGATTATATCGGCTCAAAGTACATCTCTTACAAGAAGCAGCGCATTGCTGCTATAGTATCGGATTACCTTGGAAAGTTGGTCGGCTATATATTAACTGGTTATCAAATCAACGAGTGCTTTGCAAAAGAAAACCCTGAACATCCGGGTACTGTCGACATCATCTTAAAGTACTCCATTCAGCCCATTGGGTGTGCAGAGCGCTTTATTACAAGAACATTGAGGATTTAAAACATGATAGAAACATTCGATAGTAAGGTCCACAGTACAGATGCTTTTGAGCAAATGCTGCAGCGACGCGAAAACAGCCGTCGCAGAAACGAAGTGCAAGGGCAACGAATCCTAAAAACAGATACCGATTATTCCAGAGCCGAAAAGGGCGCATCAATGAACGACTTCTTTGAGTTAGTTAAGAAGATGGTTTTGCGAGGATTAAAGAAGTATAAGGTTGAGATTGTTCCTAATGACGGCCCCCGCAGAGTCCTTGATCCGGCTGAAAAAATCGACCACCCAATCATTTATTACAAAGTTGTCTCACGAGTCCCTCGTGATAAAAACTATAAGCCGAGGTTCCGCGAAGACATTTATGACAAAAATCCCGACGGAAGCGAACTTCGTCAGGGTGCAATATATGGGCAATTTTTTGATTGTGAAATTCAGTTTGACATTATTGCTAGTGATTACAGTACTGCAGACACGGTAATGAATGCTTTTGAAGATGCAATGCAAAAGTATGCTGGTTTCTTTAAAAGAAACGGTGTAAGTGAAGTCTTATTTGCAAAACAGTTTACTGATGAAAACCTTGATATCTACCGGCAAAAAATGTCAGTAAGATCTTTGGTTTATGACGTAGCTATCGAGCGTATCCGGCTTGCTTACGACACAACAATTATGGAAATCACTCAATCTTAATCTAATCATGGAGGTACTCTAATGAGTGTACTTAACGAGGGGAATAATCTCCCTGGTACAATCATCGACATAGAGAGCGAAGTTAGTCAGGACTACGATCCGTCTCTCTGGGGAACCACAGAATCTGTGGTAGTGATTGGTACAGCATTTCAGGGGCCGGTAGGTGTTCCGACCCAGATCTACAATGTAGATATGGCTCGTTACTTCTTCGGTGCAACGTACGATAGTGCAACCCATCGCTCCGCATCCCTGGTCGCTAACATTCAGGCTTGCTTTGACCGCGGTTGCCGTACGATTTATGCAATGCGCGTTGGTGGTAAGGATATTTACAAAGACTTCCGTCTCTGTGAAGCTTCCGAAAAGTACCGTCTCCGTATTGCTGGTCAAACCCCGACCAATACAACGAAACAGAGTTATCTGCGCATCAATGTAGCCTCTGGTTTCGAACAGATCACCCTGTATAAGCCGGCTTCTAAAGCAACGATTGCTGAAAGAAAACAGGCTTATGTGGATGACATGAATTCCATCCTTGTCTTCCAGATCAATTTGAATGCTGATATTGGCCTCACTCGCAACGATAAGCTTGTTGACCTGGTGCGCCACTTTAACAGCAATGAACATAACAATGTGTTTGTTATGAGCATTATTGATGCTGATGGCAATGATGTGACAAATGCTCCTGAAGCACAGGAGCTTCGTATTGGCTCCCTGTTCTCCGGCATCTACTTCGTAGGCCGCGACAAGAACAGTGACGCCGCTCCGGCATATTCCGTTGTAACGGCTCGCGCTATTATTAACGAGAATGATCCGAAGCCGTATAGCTCTTACGATGAAAAGTTCTATCGTGTGGTAGAATTCAACTCTGATGTATCGAGCGAATATCCGATTACCGCACGTCGTTATGACGAGCTCAAAAATCTTCTGCAGGGTGCATCTGTTGCTGCTGGCAGCGATTATAAGTTCCTCGAAACGGCTGGTATTGTGGATCGTGTTTGGCTCCAGGATGATGTCGATTACGAAGAAGCTGAACTGAGCAAGTTCGAACTTTACAAACGACTGGGTTCTGGCTTCGCAATCACTGCTCAGGCTATCGAACGTAAGGGTCGAGATAGCAAAGGTCGCGAACGTCGTCCTCGCATTATCGAAACGCCGGCTGATGATGCAAATCATATTGTTGGTATTACCGATGGTATCTATTCCCTGCTTGAGAATACGGAAGCTCAGTGGCGCGTACTGGCTGCTGCTAACGCTGACGATAAGGCAGATGGCAAGTTACCCAAAGCGGAAGCATTCAAAATTGCTACGCCGAATCAGGTTAAGCTCTTCGGTAATCCTGTAAGCGGCAACGGCGCTCTTATTACGGCTACGCCGAAGGTTGCTGAAGACGACTTGACCGCACCGAAGGAATATGAATTCCACTTCGTAAAAGTCGACGAGGAAGAAACCGAATACGATAACATTGAAGATGTGTACACTGACCATGTTGCAAAAATTGTTGCTCGTGTTGATACCGGTGTAGCTGGTCTCAAGGCTATGCTGAAGGCAGATAAGTACCCCAATGGTACGCTGTTCCTTGTTTTTGAGCCGAGCAATCTGACAGAAGGTCACCTGTATCGTGTTCTTGATGATAAGATGGCGCTGCTCAACATCACGCGTCTGGAAAACGAATTGCTCAGCGTAAACCGCGAGCTTTATGTTGGCCAGATTGTGAATGGCGATCTCGTGTTCGTTCCGGCAGATGTTACCGTAACAGCTGGTGCTCCTACGACATATCTTACGAAAGAATATGTTCTGGTAGATAACGGAACTTCTCTCTTCGTTGCGAATGTAGATGAATCTACTGTTAACGCAGGTAAGGGTAAGCTTCGTCCGTTGGGCACGCTTGAAAGCATGCTTGGTGATAATGACAATAAGACTTTGGTTTATGTCGAAGACTCTTATGGTCAGAAGAACCTCATCAATATCACGACGGGCGCTGCTGATTTCATTCCTCTTGAGGAATTCATGGAACTCTTACAGGAAGATACAACCCTCAACAAACTGTTTGGCTTTGAACTGACTGAAGATGGGGCAGACCTGATGTCTGAATACCCGGAGGACATCGAAGCAAATTATGTTTCCTCTACTGGTGGAAACCTCTATTTTGAACAGACGCTTGCTGATGGCACTGTAGCTCCTGGTGAATTCTACGGCCTTGCTGAAAACAAAGCTATTGGCTACGATTACAGCAAGTACATCCCGTTCCGCACGAACGACAACTTCGTACGTCAGCTCGCACAACATTGTGCAAAAACTTCGCTGGGAACTTCCATGACCCACGGCGTAATCGGTTACAGCCCGCTTCGCAATTATTCTCTCAAGGCTATTGCGGATCGAGTTGAAGAACTGGTTAAGGTTAACTACTCTTTGTATGCAAAGAAGTGGAATGGCCGCGAGTTCCTGAATATCGACGGCAACCCATACGAAATCGGCGGCAATGTCACTGTAACGGCTTTCCAGTATCCCGTAACGTCTTCCAAAGACGGTGTAACGACTACTGTGAACGGTGCAGCAGGTTACGCTGGTATGATTTCCGTACTGCCTGTTGATCAGAGCACGACGCTTCAGCCGACTGGCCTCAGCGTGATTGATTTCTTCTACTCCAATACGCAGTTGAAGAGACTGATTAGCGCAGGGTACATTGCGGCTCGTATGACTGAGACGAAAGGCATCTGCATCGCAGATGGCGTAACCATGGCTCCGGCCACTGAGTTTAGAAACCGCATTTCCATTGTTCGCACAATGAATGCTTGCGGCGATTCCATTCGTCAGGCTGCTGAACCCTTCATTGGTAAGAAGAACAGCCTCCAGAACCGCAGCGCTCTTAAGACGGCTGTTGACTCCGCACTCAATAGCTTGAAGGATACGTTAATCTGGGATTATAAGTTTGAGATTATCAACCTGAGCTCCTACACCAGCGATGCTGAGATCGACATCACTTACGAAATCTTCCCGATGAACGAAATCAGAAGCGTAACTAACAACATTACCATTTCTCACCAATCCACTGGCGGAAATAACTCCTAATGCTGTTAGGATAAATTAGGGTAATAAGGCGGGCTATCCCGCCCGCCTTAATTTTTAATATGTGAGGTAAATGTAAATGGCAAATGCAAATAGCTCCACTTACACGAACACCTACACCACTTTTTCAGGTTGCGATATTGTATGCTCCTTCGGTTCTCAGATTATTGGCGAACTGCAGGGCATTAGCTATAGCGTAACAAGAGAAACATATTGACAATATCTAGGCAAAGCAGTATCATAGAGCAAAAGGGATGTGATATTGCGTGACTAGGAAAAAATGGACAATTGAAGATATAGAATATTTAAAAGCCAACATAGGCAATGCGACATTTGAGGAATTAGCGGAACATTTCTGTGTTTCTCGAAATAGTATTGCTCACAAGGCTAGTAAGCTTGGTATTAGTAGAAAATCGTTATCCGGGCAGCTGTGGACCGTAGAAGAAGACAACCTTCTAAGACAACACTTCATCTACGCACCCAAAAATATGCTAGTAAGACTTTTCCCAAACAGGACATGGGTGGCAATTTTGCAGCGAGGTCTAAAAACCTTAGGCTTAACGAGAAAAAGTCAAGATAAATACTTTATAAACTACAAAGCACTGTCTAAATGGAATGAGTTTACTGCATATCTCTTAGGTTTTACAATGGCTGATGGATATATAAAACGAAATCATGGAGCAAGGCACGAGAACTCCCTTCAATTCGAACTAGCGGTTTATGATAAAGATATACTTGAGAAAATTGCAAGAAATCTTGATTTTGAAGGCCCGATTACTGAGAGTAAAAGAGGAACTGCAAAGCTTTATATTTCCAATACAAAGGTATTGGACGATTTAATTGAAAAAGGCGTTCCTGCTACTAACAAAACAATTAACGCTAAATTTCCTCCAAATATACCGAAAGATCTAATTAGGCATTTTATCCGAGGACTCTTTGATGGTGACGGAAGCATCTATATTGATGAACAGTCTCCGGTTTTTCAGCTCTTGGGAACAAAAGAACTCCTTTGTACGATAAAAAACATCTTGCCGCAATTCTTTTCCTCTGTAAATGTTTTGGACCGCTCCAAAAGTGGTGCAAATATATATTGTCTAAAAATAAAAGAGAAAAAGAAAACATTTCACTTGCTTAATTGGATGTATAACGACTCTACAATATATCTTCAAAGAAAATACGATAAATATTGTCAAATAATTAATTCTCCGTCATACGGGAAACCGTGTGAGGACAGGACGTGAAACCCAGTAAATCCTCAAGAGCTTCGCTTCCACTGCGAGGGATAGACAGAAACCCTCGTGAAGGTAGGGAAACCTAGAAATAATTGCGAAGATGAGTCATGCTGAAATAAAAGCCTGCGAAACAGGTGCTAAAACTCATAAACAAGGGATGTTTGGGCTCCTAACCAGAAATGGCAAGGTCAAACGACTATGTGGCTGAGAGGCCCGTAAGGGAGGAAGTCCCCCTGAAGTGCGTCCTACCTAAGTCCCGAAAGGGATATGGTAAAGAAGTAGTCTCCTCTCCAGGATTAAAACCCTGGGCAGAATAAGATTCGGTACAGAGTAACGACCTGTGCGAAGACAAGGAAAAGGCTCCGGTGTACACGATGGGGTCTGCAAATCCTCGTTCTTTCTCTCGCGGAAAGAGGGGTATCGCAGGTACTCTCGTGTTCGTGGTTTTCGATCATGACGCCCTGCTTAAGGGCTTGGCTGAACACGTTGAAAGCAACAAGGTGTTCCACCGTATTGGTAAGGATATTAACTGGAAACCGATGACCATTGAAAAGTGGGACGAAGCAATGAAAGATATTGCTTCTCAGGGCGACAAAGGCACTACCACTAAGTCGGCCGGTTATCGTACCCGGGCAATTTCCCAGCAGGCAGAACCGATTATCGCGGACGAAATACCCCCATTCGATATAACCATAAGTATGGCCAACGAATACGGGAAAGCAGCGGTCATGGTGCTGTACGGCGTAGAAATTTTGAATCAGGGCAGCCAGTTCTCTATGGATAACATTCAGAGTCAGATGGCCTGCACGTTCGTTGCTTCTCGCCTGAAGTGTCTTGAGGCTGTCGACATGGCAACTGGTAAAACCATTCCTAATGGTAATGCTAGTATCGACATGGACGATTACACGACAACCCAGAATTAAATAGCCGATAACGGTAATATCGGGGTAGCACTCAAAACGGGTGCTACCCCGATATTTTTGAGTGTGAAGGTGATTTAATTTGACGAAAAATGAAAAAGAGCTTTGGAATGATTACCAAAGCACAATGACAAACAATATGGCTGCGTCCAGAAGGGCACGGTCGAAATTTATTGCAAAACACCCGGGAAAACAGCCAACGGCAGCTGACCTCATGGAATATGGTTATGATGTGAACGCAGCTGCAAATCAGCTCGCTCAAAAAAAGCAACGCCTTATCGATAATGGATTTACTATAAAAAATAATAAATGGTATGCCCCTGACGGAACAAATGTTTCCAATAAGGGGAAGTTTCAGCCACAGGAATTATTTAGTGATCCTCCTGTGAGAGTAGATGGCAGGGGCGACACGTCGGGAAGCGGACAAAGTAATCCGTCAGCAGGCTCGTCGGGGAGCACGCCGGGCACGCAGTCGTCAAAATACCAGCAGGCGCGAGAAAAAGCACTGCAAGACATTCAGACATCGATTAATGATTACTTCACCGCATCCGAAAAAACAAAAGTCATCCCACAGATACAAAAAGCGGTAAGTGATTTAAAAAGCGTAAAAGACAGCAGTGTAAAAAAAGCCATTAGTGATTATTCCCTTAATGCGACGGAAGCGTCATCGTTACAGCAAGAAATTGACTCTCAGTTTGAATACAAAGTAACTGCTGCGTGGGAAAGGAGTTACAACAGCAAGCCTCGTGAAGCAGTTGCTGATCCGGAAAAGCATGTAAGTGATAACGAAGCTTATGATATAAGGAAAAAATATGCTGAAAACATAAAGGCCGCAAAACAGCATGTCACTAAAACCATAGAGTCTGCGCTTAACCAGTTCGAAATAAACAAGCAGCTTCCGACAGAAACGGTTTTTGACAATTACGTTAAAAACTACATTGATCAGGTTGCACACAAAAGCGAATTCTTCCCTGTTGATATGCAGGAAAAAGAAAGGGCCTGTATTAGCGACTATATCTATCAAGATGTTGGCGGCGATCTACTTAATAAATACCGCGAACTTGCAAAAGGAGATAACCAGGTTACGGCTAAGACCCCTGGTGAAATAATAGCGAACGGTACGGGGAAAACAAATGAAGCTGTAAAACCGAAGGTTACAAGCTCGAATGTTTCTGGTTTTGCTAAAACTAACATATCGTTCTCTGGCTGTGACATGGTTATTACTGCCGAGATGGTAACAACAAAAGGTACTCCAGTATCTGTAATGGTCGGTGAGGCCCAGACCATCTCATATTCTATTTATCGTAAACTTAGCCCAATATTGAATATTGGAAATATAAACGCGAAAGATTATGTTGGCGGCCCGAGGACAATTGCCGGCAGTTTGGTTATGACTGTATTTAATCAGCATTGGGGAACGCAGCTTATCGATCAGTTTGCTAAAATTGAAGGTTATGCGTCATCCCGGAAGGTTTTAATGGATGAGCTGGCTCCGATGAATATAACCATCTCCATGGCAAATGAATATGGTATCTGCTCCAGACTCGCCATCTACAGTGTTCGCATATTCTCTGAAGGCCAGGTTATGTCAATCAATGACATATTCACCGAAAACACATTCCAGTATGTCGCTTTAAATATTGACTATCTTGCAGATGTAAATACAAAAGAAGATCTGGAGCCATTATATCGTGATGCGATTGCTGCAAGGGAAAAGATGACCGAAGAGGCTTCCAAAACCGGAATCGACAAAAGTGGTGATAGCGGCAACACGCCGCCGAATCAAGGTGGTGGTGACAGCGTTACAAAAGACGGCAAGATAGAATTTGACCCCAATAAATCACAACAAAAAACACCGGCCCAGTCATCAACAGGACAAGATACAACAGGAACGTCACCCACAAAACCGAATGCAGGGACTTTTCCGGGGGCGAATGGAGAGTCCATTCCGTATGGGAACAATAAACAGGAAGACTTGTTGAAAGCCGCAAAAAAATACGAACAATATATGGAAGACCTGCAAGAAAAATTAGCCAAGATACAAGATATCAAAGCGGCAAAAACAATCTATAAGGAAATTGACCGAATAAAAGGATGGTACACAAAGATTGTACGGCTAATAAGTGAACATTACGATATTCAGCCAATAGAGATTAGGACGGATAAAGAGGAGGTATAATTTTTGCTTGTCAGAAACACAATTATGCCTGTAGAAATATATGGTAAGACGGTAAAAGCTATATATCTTGGAGATTATTATGGGCATAGTAACATTGTCATTGAAGGCGTACCGAGTGAAGATATTATAATGGAAATCGAGGACGCAGCCGAAAAAACAAAAGATGATCCGGTTTTCAAAAACCCGTGTATTGAAATCGAGGGGTTGGGACAAGGCACTTATACTATCTACACGACAACGGCTGACAAAAAAGATCGTTCGGCAGGATATACTTTTACAATCACAGAAGACACGAAAGCGCAGAATGTTCAGCAGGCTGCAGAAATGTCAGGAGTGGCTGACGGTATTTATCTGCAAGAGACAGTAGAAGATATGTCTAATAAGACAAATGTCGTTTTGTGGTTATGGAAAAGATACAATGAGGCGAAAAATAGTTACGATAAGGATGCTGTCGCGACAACACTGTTTACATACATTGAGCTGCTAAATAAAAGAATGCAAAAGTGCGGCTTTACATCAGAACCGTTTGTTATAGGGATGTTTAATGGCCAACTTAAAATGGATGGCGAGGCAAACCGGATAATCAGACACAATTTGCTCAACAAAAAAACTGAGATGTTTACGCCCAAACCACTTCAAAGAGTCTTTACTGCACCAGAAGAAGATGGCGGTCTGTATCTGTATTTAGAAGTTAATGAAGACGGTATGCCAATAAATCTGGCATTGTCTTTTAAGCCGGATACAAAAACGATGGATTCCATCAAGAATAATTTGATCCAGCGAAATGAAAAATTACAAAGAGCTTTAGAAAGAACCATTGATTATCCGAGATCTTACCTTGAGTTTTCAGAAGATGAATTACAGTGGGTTTCTATAATAGATAAACTTCGTGATGGTATTCCTGTATTTAGGGCGCCTGACCTTCAATATGAACACGGGATAATCACCATCACGCCCCACGAAGAAGATATAGGACTATTGGATTTTGTTAGCGGTAACCTATACCTTGCCATCAACGAACTAGAATATTGCTTAGAAAGTAATCGGCGCAGAATAAGTATGCAGCCTAATGAGTTCTATATCTATAACGATAGTTTTGGTATCGGAACAGAACCGTATCTATATTGGATTGAAAACGAAGATGGAAAGGTATTGTCAGATATAAGAGTATTAAACCTGTCTGTAGACTCAGAGATGGGTGGTGTCGTGTACGATACAGATGATGCAAATTACATCAATGAAAGACTTCGGAAGTTAGAATTGTATCATTATAAAAAACATCTTATCCCTATGGCTCAAAATAATACGACAACGCAATCTAATTTCGAAAAGATCACCGATGCTTTTTCAGTGTGCGAATCAGATGGGGAAACACAGCCGGCTGGAATAACAGACAGTATTCTCGATCGTAACCTTTTGCGGAGTAATATTCTGGATTTTGCGGAAGTCAGCAGGGCTGTAATGCGCGACAAAATCACCTACAGCCGCTACGGTACAAATATTATAAAAGACCCGTTCTACTATCGCAGTAAACTCAATACGATCGTTCTTCCTATGGGGCAGGATGTGTTATACAAGATTGTGTCGTATGATTTTGAGAATGGACGGCAGGTTAAATACATCCCCGCGCAAAATCAAAGCACGCAAGAGTATAGGTTTAATAATGTAGAGTGGGCATATATAACTGCATTTGACGCAAAAGACATGAGGACGTCCGGTTACATTATGCTTGACTTTAGTAAGCGAGGCGTATCTGCTAATGTGTACACTTATATGGCGGTAAATGTGGAGGTGGGTTATTAATGGCAAGCATAGTCAGTACATTTCAAAAAACAAATTCTTCAAGCCCGTACCCATCGGAAGTTATCAATAGAACCAATATTTACAATTCTATGGGCGGCGACTTGGGATTCCGAAACGCATTTACCGTCCACAACTTAAATGGACGGAGATACTATTCATCAATCGACGCAGCGATTCTCTTTAATGGCCAGATGGTAGATGAAATCGTACAGATTCAGTGGACTATTGAAGAGCAGACAATGCCTCTGTTTGGATATAACAGTTATGTCTGGGACGAAATCGCCAAAGGATCAAGAATTATTCGCGGGGCATTTGCAATAAACTTTGTTGTTCCGGACTACTTAAATATGATCCTGGAGAAGTCAATTAAGGACGGCAGCTTCAAAAACACAGGAAAGCAGACTGAGCCTAATAAACATTCTGCAATGTATTCTAATTCCTTTTCCATTGGCGTGGGGTATGGAAGCAAAGATGATATTGTTGGGGAAACCCCGTGTATCATCTTAGAAAATGCAGTCATCCAGTCTTGCGGACAAGCACTGGATACACAGGGGGCAAACCTTGTAGAGATGTACCAGTTTATCGCTAGGGACAGGAGTTATTCAAGATAAAATGTAATAACCTTTTTCTCTTTAGTAATGTGTGCCACGTAGAGCATAACAATTAGAGAGAAAGAGGTTATTATTTTGCGCAAACTCGCATCTATTCAGGTTATTAAAAAAATTGAGCCAATCGAAGGTGCTGATCGCATCGAAAAAGCAACAGTTCTTGGTTGGCACGTTGTAGTTCAAAAAGGACTTTATAAGGAAGGCGACCGCGTTGTCTATTTGGAAATCGATTCTGTTCTTCCGAAGGAACTTGCTGAACGGGCCGGATTCGCAGATAAGTATTTGAAGACACGTCGCTTTAAAGGTGTTTACTCCCAGGGCATGTGCGTCCCACTTACTGAGCTTTATCATACAAAATTTCCGTATGGCAGTGGCAGTGCGACAAACATTGTAGAGAAAGCTAAAGATGGGCGATGGGACGATATGAATGTGACCGAGTATCTCGGCATCACAAAGCACGAAGCTGATCAGCGCAACGACGATCAATGGTGGAAGAGACATCGTGCAGAAGCAAAGCCGCCCAAAAAATGGTATACAAAATTCCGTATTGGCCGTTGGTTTTGGAAAAAGTTCATCTATAAGCCGGTGTCGGGTCCGTTCCCAGCTGAGCTTGTGCCTAAGACAGACGAAACGCGCGTGCAGATTCTTGGAGATGTTCTGGAAAAATACAAAGGAATTCGTTGTCAGTATACGGAGAAACTGGATGGTTCTTCTATCACGTTTTGGAAGGACAAAAAAGATAAGCTGCATGTTTGCAGTCGAAACCGCGAACTTTTCGACAAGACCGACTTTATGTACGCAACAATCGCAGAAAAGTATGCAGATAAATTCGGCTATGGTTTTGTATATCAGGGGGAAATTCTTGGGCCCAATATCCAGGGTAATAAGTATGGCGTAAGGGACTATCAGGTATATATTTATCAGGCATATTGCCCGGAAACGAAGGTATATCTTGCGCCAGAAGAACTAAGCGCACATCTTCAGGCTGCAGGTCTTCCGCAGGTTCCTATCCTTGGAGAGTTTGACCTTACTGACGATATTGACGCTCTCGTTGATATGTCTATTGGAATGAGCGTCCTGGCAAGCCGAGGAAAAGATACGCAGCGCGAAGGTATCGTTATCCGCCCCTTGGAGAATATCGACGGATTGTATGATGGACGCTTTGTTGGCGGTCGCCTTTCTTTCAAGGCAATCAATCCTAAGTTTCTGGTAAAATACAATTTGTAAGGAGAATAAAAACTTCTGCTAAATAATAAAGACACCGAGCATAAAACTCGGTGTCTTTATTATTTTAATCCGCCAGGTAAATCGCCATGCTTTTCCTGCCACTCTCTAAGAAAGTCATTATTTTCAGGTGTCTGTATTGTAGAATCATCCACATGGTTGCGAATAGACTCTGATATTTTAAGCGGCTCAAAGATAAGGTCATAATTAGAAGCCGCATCTATAACGTCATCTCTGTATTGTGGGGCGCGAAGCACAATCCGGGTTGCCAGCGTTTTGAACGGCTCATCAGATAGATTGCTTTTAAGCATTGTTCTAAGGTATCCGCCCGAATTGATAGAATCTGGCGGGGTTCCTTTTTCTTGAAGTTTGCCTAAATTAATACAGGTCTCGAGAATGGCACGCCAGACTTTAGCCGGCTGTGACTGATACTTTGCTATTGATGTTTTACCAAACCCCAAGGACTCCATCTTCGAAGATAGGTAGTCCCAAGAAGGAACACCATATTCATCAAAAATAGCATAAACATGATGAGCTGGCAGCAAGGGCGTCGGCGCCGCATTTAATGCAACGACAAAGATGAATTCGGTAAGTCGCTGGCCGGGGACATTTGTTGTAATCTCATCTTCGTTCAAAATACGGAACTGAGATTTCGGCGAGGAGTTGATATCCTCAATAGCTTTTTGTATGACATTGCGCTTATAGTCATTAGGGCTGGCCAGCTTGAATTTTCCTGTCTTGGGATTAACAGGGGTAGGGACACGCAAACGAAGTTCTTTGTAAGATACCGTTATTCTGTATGGATACGGAGATTCGTTAATCTTTTCCTCCGCAACCCTTGCAGAGAGCCATTCATAAAATGGATAAGTGTAAGCACTGGAGCTTTGTTCATGGAATTCGTAATCCATTTGAAAAGCAGGGTTACACAACACATTCTCTATGTAAAAATCCTGATACTCTTTATTTATTGTAATGCGGACAAGTCCTTTGCTCTGATTTTGTTTAACCGAAGAAAGTATCCAGTACGTAGCTTTTTTAAACCCCTGATTTCTTTCGGTGTTATGCTTGAAATGAACTGTAACATTGAGGGGGACTTTTGTCAGGTCGTCAAAGACCTTCTCGAAAGATTGGTAAAGAGAGTGCCAGCTTTTCACATTCTTGGCTACAGCCAGTTTGCGGAAATCTATATCAAAGGTGATGGGGACAGTTATATCTCCGCCATTTTCTACATAGTCTTGGATACCCTTACGAATAGCAACAATGAAGTCAGACTCATGTTTTGTTGTGGCGCGATTCGGGCTGCCTGCTGCAAGTTCTAGGCTAGAGAAAAGTGAAGTCTGCTCAAAATGCTTTTCCAAAGATAACGCCTCCAATCAATAACTTCATTTACAAAAAACATATTAGCACGAGCAAATAATAAAATCAAGAATAATTTTCGGAGGTTTTATAAAGATAATAATAAAAGAAATAAGAAAAACATATAAGGCATGGTAATTTGCGCTAAACCCGCATGGAATAAGGGAAAACCTCCGAGTTTTTTATAAACCTCCGAGTTATAAATAGACTACCTCCGAGGAAAAAATCAACAACCTCCGAGTTTTGTATAACGACCTGCGAGTTTTTCATAGACCACTTGCGAGTTTTTCATAAAAATATACATAACTCTGTGGATAACTATGTTGATAACTCACATAGAGTTGTGGATAAGTGTGCCGTATTGCCCATGCGTACAGGGGGTGTGGCGATTTTAATGTAAAACTCGGAGGCTGAAGAAAAACGTTATAAATAACTCGGAGGCTGGATTATGTTATGTAAAACTCGGAGGTCGTTTTTTTGTATAACGCATTTTATGTAAAACTCGGAAGTTAGTGTTGGATTATCTTGTTAATAACAGTAATGTACGAACTAGCAAATAAGAACATATAGTTTTTGTGGAGGAAATAATGAGTAAGGAAAAAGATACCAATATTGACGAGCAGGCTGAAATTGCAGCTCTTGAAGCAGAAGCACTGAAGGAAGAACAGCCGTCAGAATCTGAGCAGGTAGCAGATGAATTGCCGGTGATCCCTGGCACGACAGTAACGGCAGCTGAACTCGATAAATTTAAGCAGGAGTACAAAAAAGTGTTCCTGACGGATTATATGGGTAAGCGTTATCTGTGGCATCGTCTCAACCGTAAGAAGTTTGGCGAAATTTGCGATGCCACAGAAGATATCAAGGATGATGACGAGCTCCTGTCCGCCCGCGAAAAAGAATTCGTAAAAGCGTGCGTTCTGTATCCGGGTGCAGAAGAGGTTGCAGAAGACGTTGAGGACGAGATGATTTCTTCCCGTATCTCCAGAGAAATCCTTTTCAAATCCGGTTTCTATCAGCCGACCACGGTAGAGCTGTAATCGCGAGGTGATTCCCATGAAGATGAAAACGGGTGGGATGGCCAAACAGCAGCCTCACGAAGTAGACCTGAAGGAACTGTATGAGCAGTACCTTGACAAATATGGTCAAGTATTTATGCATGATTTTGGTGAGAATGGCGTTTTCATATTCAAAAGTCTTGGACGGAAAGATTTTCGGGAGTTACGCGATTCGGACGCCATCAACGATTATGCTAAAGAAGAAATTATCTGCGAGCAGTGCGTTCTTTATCCTAAAGGGTTTGACTTTGAGAATTGCGATGAAGCTGGTCTTCCCACGCAGCTTGCCAATTTAATTTTAGAAAAATCCCTGTTAAAGAGTAGCGACCAGCTTGCGAAAGCTATTCACTATTTTCGCGACAGATTGTGGGATACGACAGATGAACAGCTGACGTGTATAATTCACGAGGCGTTTCCGGAATACACAATCGAAGAGATTGCGAACTGGGATGTCATGAAAACCGCGGAATATATGACAAAAGCCGAATATATCCTGCATAAGCTTCGCGGCATCCCATTGACAGATACGCAGGGCAATGAAGTAGAGTACGTTCCGCCCAGTGTGCGTCAAGAGGTGCAGCAGCCACCGCAGAATAACATACCTACACAAACAATGGAAGAACGCTTTGCGAAAGTTGATAATGTGCCTGCACCAAAAATGGATCGCAACGAAGTGCTTAGACCCAAAAAGCAGCCACAACAACCAGCCCCGGTCCGAAACGGCAAGGATAAGCAAGCGAGACTTGCACAGCTCAGGCATTTGCAGCAGGTGGCTCCTATCGACCCGAACACAGGAATGGCTATCGACTGGGCAAATGATTCTGTTATGCAAAATGGTTTTGATGCTCTGCGCAACCAGAGTTTTGACGATAGGCCGATCGCGGAAATCCCAATCGATGATTCGGAAGAAGGCATGAATGCAATTCCTGAAGCACTTAGAAGTAGATTCAAAGTTATCAAACAAGAGGACTAATGAATGGCTGAAGACAAGCTTTATGAAGAAGCAAATGAAGACCTCAGTGATACACTCATAGATTTTGGCACAGATATAGCCGCCGCAGGTGTAGCGGCGGTTTCTTTTTATCGTGCTGGCGGAGTGAGAACACTGTCAAAAAAACTCTCGGATTATAGCCACTCCGGATTAAAAAGGGCTGTTGATGATTTTCGAGCGCTTGACTACGATCATATTAATTATCGGACGCTAAAAAAAACATACGAACAGATTCGTAATGGGATGAGAAATTTTAAAGCTCAACCTCATGACAATCGCATTCGTTGGGAGGCAAGGCCAGGCACGCCCATAGAGCTGATCATGGAAGCTGCAAAGCTTCGAGAGTCATCACCTGTAATACAGGAAAATGCCAGATGGCAAAGAGAAGTTGTAAGGCGTATACAGAAAACCGCATATAAGAATCTGAGCGCTGCGCTGGGTGCTGCAAAGATAAAAAACAGGGACACGATAAAATTAGCGCAGGCTCAAATGGCAAAGCTCGTTGCCCATGTGGCCAGCGAAGCAAGAAAAGGACATGTAGACTTTGATACAGCAAGGCTTCAGAAAAACTTTAAGGTAACTGGTGCGGGCGGAGATTTTTATCAAAAAGTTATTGACACTGCAAAATCGCAGGCTGAAAAATTCTCCCTTAATGCAGCAAAACATAAAGGGAGAACTATTGAAAACCAGATAGCCGACAGGCTTGAAGCGGTAGAAACGCTTGAACGGGCAGCCGGAGGCAGATACTCTGGAAATACCCTTCGCGATAAAGCATTTGGCGATGGGCTGGTAACAATCCGCGACACGCTCAGTCATGCAGATAGATTCAATGACACTGACGGCACCTTATTTATAGGCAGTGACCATTCCGTAAAAGAAAGGTCTTTTCTAAAGGCGTTACAAGAACTCCATGAAAGAGTAAAAGCTAAAAACGATAAAGAAATGCTTGAACGCTTTGAAAATATCGTTATAGACCCGCATCTACGTAAAACCGCTGATGGGGAAATATATTCTCTTGACCCATTGTATAAAGCAAGATACAAGGTTCTCAAAAGTCTGGCTTACACTATGCCGGGGAAAATTCTGAAGCTTGCAGATATGATGATGTCTGAGGCTACGCCGGCGTTTTATCAGTTCAAAAAAGGTACGCTTAATCCGGTGCTCGCGGCTTTTGAAGAAGGCAACACGACTAAGCGTATCATGAGTGACTACTTCTACATGGCCGGAAAAGTATTCCGGTATGATGAAGAAAGCAACAAGTTGCTGGATGAATCCGTAAAAGAACTAGATGGCGGCACACTCTTTTCCACTAGATTTGCAGGCATGGCAAACCTGTATAAAGACATCAATGGTCTTAATGCTCAGCGCGTAAGACAAGACGGGTCAATAAGCAAGATTCTTGACCTTAATGCTGCACCGGGAATGAATCCGTGGGATTATCTGGCTGGATATTTTAGCGGAGAACGGGATAAAAAATATCTACCCAACGTCATTAAAGATATCAAGAGTGGGAATCTTTTTTCAACATCTGACGATATTGATGATGTGTATGAAAGATTGTCCAGCTTAAACATCTTTTTAAATAAGAGCACAAGAGGCTTGACGCTGCCCATGCTCAGTGCTCTCGAAAATGTGGCGAGAGAAACAGCTGCTCAGGACGGTAGAGACGCCCTTGAAATTATCAGCCTCCTAAGACTAAATAATGGTGAACAAATTCTTGACGGCGTAAAAGCCATGGTTGGGGCTCATGGCGGTACAGATGGCGCGTTTTTGAATAACCGTCTTAATCGTCTGGTAAGCAAATTTGCACGAAACGAATCCGCAACAAAGGGATCTGTCGAACTTTTAGAAGACATTTCTGGTGCTTGGACTGATGATATTTCCGCTGCCGGTGGCTTAGATTTTTATGGGCAGCTACAGAGAGAGCTGTCTAAAGAAGCGTTAATGCGTATGGCAGAAAACTCTCGTGACGAGGCCGGCGGCTTATACAATGCGATAAAAGGTGTTATTGAAAAAAGCAGCATGTCTCACGCTGACGAGGAAGCCGCAAAAAGACTGGCCTATACGTCAATCTTGGATAATGAAACCATGAATGCGTTTACCGGCTTCGGGAAATATCAGCGTAGCGAGTATGATGTTGTCGATCCGATAACCAACCAGTCCTTACTGGAGAGCCTTATCGCAAAATATACCACTGTTGCGGGCGGAAAAACTACGCGGGCAGGCGAACAAGATGCGTCCAGGGTTATCCAGGATATGGTTAATGATGGCCATGAATGGCAGATGCTGCATGCTAATGGACGCAACCATGAGAGTGATATACCCGAGCAGTACATTGAATCCGACTATGCAATACTCCGCAAAAGCTCCGGGCCCTTGGAAATTCTAAAAGCCATAAATCAATCCATAACGGATAGTTCGTTAGATGCACTCAAAGATGAAGGAATGAACTTCATTAATCAGCTCAAGGCTGGCGGACATGATGCTGGGAATCTATCCAGAATGACGATGGTTCCGTATTTCTTCTTGCGGCGCTTAGGTGGAGATGATCTGCCTCCTTTTTTACAGTTTTCAAACGAGGCTCTTGATAGCACATGGGGGTTAACAAAAGCAATAGCTAAAAGAATCGCTCCTGTGGCTATCGGAGAAACTTATCTTGAGTGGGGCGACGATACTGTAGGTGCAGTTACCGGTGTCAGACCAAGTGCGGGATTCGTAAACACTCTGGATTACATGGATATTGGCGCGAGGACTATGCTGGATATGACCGGGATAGGTGGCTTTCTTGAAAGCGAATCTTATGTCAATCCTATCATGCAATATTGGGGTGGCCGGGATGGCTATTATGATGCCGACGAAGAACGTGATTTTATTGCCAATGGATATGAAGCGGTAAGGCGCGGACGCTATTGGTCATTTGGTTCGGTAAATGAGTTCCGTGGTTCAACAGTCGAGTATTATCAGCCAACACTTACCAGACGACTTAATAGTGACTACTACAACAAATCATTGTATAGTGGTTATTGGGATAAATGGGGGCATTCTCTGTTACCTACGCCAACAGCACCATTTTCCCCGCTCGTTTATTTAATGGACCCGTACTATCTCGAGGAAGAGCATAAGGAAGATCGCCCATATACGGTTTCCGGCACAATGTTTGATAAAGAAACTCCTTGGGGTATCGTCCTTAATCCTACAATCGGTGAACTTGTAAAACCGGTTGTTAAGATGAACCAGGATAGGCTGACGGATGACGGGCAGGATGTAAAAGCCATTATCTATGGTATAAACCAGCATATCCGTGATACTGCTCAGGGTGACCACGCATACGCCATGGTATTTGACCGCGAACAGATTACCGCCGGCGAATATACTTCATACGCATCTCCCTCACTTGGCCAGTATAATATCCGTATTGGTAAGGATCGTGGGGAGCAGATGCGTCAGGAGCAGCTTGATGCTCTTGGCGGGCCGATGGAACCAGAGCGCCGCGAAACTCTTTATGAAGGCGGCGGTTCTGGTGATGGCTCTGGTGGCGGCGGATTTGGATTCGGCGGTTCTGGCGGCGGAGGTTCTTTTGGCGGGCAATACCCGCTTGACCTTTTGGGACAGACAAACCGAAAAATATACGTAGCTGCCGCCCGCAATGAAAACAAAGGCGGCATGATCACCACCGACTATATTCGCCATAGTAAAGTAGACGAAATCCTCGGCAACGAAGATATAGGTGACCTGATTAACGCCGGAGCTGGTGGCGATCTTGTTCACGAGACAGCTCAGTCGCTAAGATTAATTGGCGGTATCTATGGTTATGGCGCAAACAGAGCGTTTGGATTCGGCGAGCGTGATGGAAAGCAAATTGCAGATGCCGGAGACATTGACTCTTTTAGTCGTTCATTCTGGGATGAATCCGTTGGTGGTATTGGCGGCGGCGTAGCAGAAATTGGGCGTCGTTTTATCCCGGAATACAGGCGAAACATTCGCGTCAATCCGCTCTTAAATACGATGCCAGATTGGCTTCCAGAGAAGCTAAGATTCGGGGACCCGTATACGCAATTGCCTAAAGGAGAGGCTCGCCTTCCCGGCAAAGGGTATGAGGCGTTAAATGAATTACACCCGGACTCCTATGGAATTTATGGCAGCTACGACCGTTATAAGATTTTGGCTGACGTCGCTCCAAATTCAACAGAGTTTAAGGTCTGGAAAAAGATTGCGAACGCTACAGTTACCGACCCCGCTCTAAAAAAGGACATGGAAAAAATCCAAGAGCGCGTGAATGAACAAAACAAACAGCACGATTTTTACGACTATCGGATTCTCGGCAAAGACGTGGATTATCAGGATGCTATTATCCAAGAGGTCAACAAGGATGGTTCATTCCGCATTCGTGGGTCGAATAGATTATTAACTCTTGCAGGCATTGAGTTTGATAAAACGACCGCGATGAGTGGGGCTGGTAATCAGATTATGGCCAAGTATTTACATCCCGGCCAGAGTGTAACCATCGCAACAGATTCGAATGAGTATAACAGAGACAATCCTGACGGCACAAATAATGGGGAAGGCACTGTAAACGCAGCGGTATTTGTTGATGGTGAAAGTGTCAGTGAGCTTTTACTTAATGAACACAAGGACGTAATCAAAAAGAAAAAAGACCATCTTAATGCTGCGGACGTATATGCCCTAACAAGTACATTTGACCGCGTGCTTGGCGGTGCTGCAGAGATTGTTGCTCATGCCGACCTGCCGTTAATCCATGATCGATGGTTGCGTGTAAGAAGCCCGCTTGAATCGTATAACGCAGAACAAGTATACGGCACGCCATACCAAACATGGTCAGATGTGTGGGGAACGTATATCCAACCGGCTATGGAGAGGGCAGTGTCGGATCATTGGGGTGTAATCCGTGGTGCCGCAGAATGGTTCGCTCTAAATAACTTGCAGGCCAGAGAAGGTATTGGTAAAACAAAGAAAATGCTGCTATCTGGAGCGGCTGCGCTAATGGATAGAGGGGCATTTATTGGCAGTAGTATTGCTACGTTCTTCCGTCCTGGTGATGGCGAATTATTCCAGAAAGGCGGTAAGATAGGCTTAGGATTGTCGCTCCTTGGCAATCTGTATACCAGTGCGCAGTCAAGTCCAACAGAAGCAGCCGCGAGCTATGCCACGGTTGGCTGGATGGCTGCAGATGTGCTGGATACAGAAAAAGAAAAATTCACCAAAGCGCTTAGCGGTTCTATAGAGAAGTTTTTCCGAAATGAAGAATCGTGGAAGTTTAGAACAAAAGGTGCGTTTATCGGCGCGGCTGCCGGCGTGGCCATGTCTGGCTTATTTGGCCCATCGCTTGAAAGTGGAGAGCGTGCCCATTGGACTCCGGACAGGATAAAACAAAAGTGGGAACTTGAAGATTACTTTGACCGCCTGACATATATAAAATATACGGGGCTCTATAACCGCGCAGCAGAACTTGCCAAGAGCGAAGAAGGCACGGATGTAAAGAAGATTTTCGATGATTATGAAGAATGGAGCGATTGGCGCCGCGAAATTATGCAGGACTCGGACGTAAACAACACCGAGTTCACCCATCTAGCCAAGAAGAGAATCCAGCGAGCATTAGATGGTCTTCATGATGAAATCTTCGGCAGTAATGATGAGAATAACCATCGTTTTGAATATAGCAATGGCTTTTCGATAAACGATCTGCCGGGTGTCCGTAATGGTGTATTCCATTCTGAAGAAGTATCCGAGGAAGAACGGCTTTATACACTGAATGCTTTGGTAACGATGGGAGTCCGATACAATAAACCGGGCACGTCGCGCACTCAGGAAGATCGTGACATGAGCCAGCTCAGAGAATTTGAGCGCGTGTATGGGACTAAAATTCCCGACTACTATCAGGTGCATCACATTGTAGAGTTCTCAGAAAACGGTGCGGATGACCCATCTAATATGATTGCTCTTAACCCGGACGATCATCAGTATATCACCGAACAGCAAAAGAAAATCTCAGAAGGCGATTTTACTGCTGCTGAAATCGGCGCAAGAACTGCAATGCGTATCGGCGAATATGGACGGGCGGCACTGCTCTACAAGAAGGCCGCGGAATCCACTATGTATGGTTTGCGGGCGGATGCTAGGTGGACAGATGTTGTAAAAGCCTTGCCGAAATACGAGCGAGATTATTTCACTGAGTTCATGCGTGAAAACGATCCTGAAAAGCGCGAGGAAATTCTGCAGACCGTATCGCCATTTTTAAGGCGAGCATTGAAGCAGGTCTGGAAGATGGACTACGAATCTGATAAAGGACCGGACAATGAAGAATATTTTCAGAGTCATAATCTGCCAAACTTCCAGTGGGAAGGGTGGGATCCGGATTCTGACTTGAACAAGGTAAAAGCAAAGACCATCAAAAACGAAGGCATGCTTTTCTCCGATTTTGGAATATACGAATCTACGTATCGTGACCAAGAAGTTATCAATGCGCCAAATCTATCACCTAAAGGTGGAGACGATCCGATAACGGTACAGGCAAATCTGCAGGCAACTTTGTCTGGTTTGGGGCTTATGGGTGTCGAAGTTTCTGTCGAGCCAAAGTCCACAAAGGGTATTACCTCGGTAATTAACGTCACGAAGGTAACATCGTATAAGCTGGGAGAAACGGTTGATAACCTATTCTCCTGAGTAATTTTTGACGACTGTAATCTTGCAGTCGTCTTTTTGTTTTAGGAGAATAATTAATGGCAAATAACATTTATTCCAACCGGGCGACATCCCGACTTGCAAATAGAGAAAGACAGAATCGGGCGGCAGAAGACCGTTTAATTAAAAGAAGCAGTCAACAATATTTAGAAGAGCTTAGGCAGTACAATGAAGACAAAAAGGCTTCAAAAAGTGTGACTGACAATTCGTTGGTGAAGCCGGTATTTCAGCACCCAATAGACTTAGAGATAGAACTTGAGATCTTAAATAACCAAGCGCTGATTCCATCCATGTCTAGAATTGCTAATTTTGACTGGGCGGGCGCAAATGCAGTTTATGGGGCGCTCCCAAAGCGCTTTAATGAGCGAGGGGAAGTAAGTACTGAAGTAGCAAATATATATGAACAAAAATTCCTGCCCGTAGTGGGAGAGCTGTTAAATAGCGTACAATCCCCTACACAGTTAAGCACGGTGCAATCTGGTGATGAGCTATTAAAACGCACAATCATTCAGGATGCCCAGCTTAACTATGCCTTCAATTACAATGCCCTTGTAAAAACGAATATGCAAAAACAAAAGAAAGTTGTTGAGCATATCCAGAAAACCGGGAAATTTATTGAGTATGACCTCGAGGGTATTGGAAACGATATAACTGAATTCTCCTTTATTGAATTTGACACCAAGGCCAAGACCGGCACGCCGGTAAAGAAATGGATGACCGGCCTTACTGGTGTTAATCCGGAAACCGCAAAAGAACTTCAGTCATTAATTGACGATTATAGACAGTTCGGTTTCAAACATGGTGACCAGAAAAATGGTGTATCTGAAGCAGATCGTTACAAACTGGAAGCCATTGCTAAACGTGGGCATAAAAAGACGGTTGTAGAAAATAAGGATGGCATTAACATCCTTAAAAGTTATGCTGTTAACGAAGACGTTTTGATTCCGCAGGTCGAAGATTTAGAGCGCGGTCTGCAAGGGCTCATTGATGACTATAATGTCATCCACAGTGCAAAACCCAAAACATATAGTTTCGACGGGAGACAGTACCAACTCTATCGCGACGACTATATGATGCTACGCATGCTTTACGACGCAAAAAAACGCAATATAGCTCTGTCAGGTCTCAACGTTTTTGGTTACGATAACGCCCAGATAAACCGCAAATTCAACCAGGCTACTGGTGACGCATATTTGCTATGGAAGCAGATAACCGGCACGGGCGACATGAACGACGCATTCCTCATTATGGATAAAACAATGATCCATCGTGAGAAAAACGACCCCGCAAAAATTCTGGCAAATGTTAACGGCGCTCTCGAAGATATCGCGGCGAATCCGGGGAATACATTAAATACATCCCGGGGGCAGCAGGCAAGATACGGTAATATGATTGACCCGGCAACCGGGAAAATCATAAATGGCCCCGACCGTTACCAGCAGATGATGCATGAGCTGTTTAATGGCGTAATCTATGCGCAGCACGCAGCTTTCTCGGATACAGCTATTCAAGGCTTCACAACTATTGATATGCTGAAGGACAGCTCTTTTACGGCTACAGTAAAAGATGAGAACGGGAAGAATATAGCAAACCCTGATTATATATTCAGCGATAGCAAAATGGAACCCGAAAGACTCGCTAAGGCCGGGGATATCTTTTATGTCCAAAAGGGTGTTATGGGGAATACCGCTGCTGGCGGCATGAGCTTCGTTGTTGATGGATTATCTGGCGATATAAGATTCGATGGAGTAAGATTCGATGCTCAGGGGAAACTCCTGACAAAAGAGAATCTGGTAGCGCCGGCGCTAAAGAGTAATACTTATGCCATGCTTGCTGGCGTAAAAGAGATATCTGTTGACAGCGCTATCGGCAGAGAATATGGAAAAATCAAAGGCACAGCCGGGGCGGAAAATCTCGTAGCCTTGATGTTTTATCAGTATGGCGAGGCATATAAAGGAGACGCCGAAGGAAAATTAAAGGACTTAAATGTCTGGGTAGGCACAAAAACCGAAGCGGAAGAATTTCTAGGTTCTAACCCATATGTAGGTTCTGTTGTCCCCAAAAGCACTCCAAAGACACTCGAAGATTGGCGCACCATATCTTCGACAAATAGGCATACTGATACAACAGGAGTATCTTCTTCTGTAAATGAAAAATTTGGCAAGAGGCATGAAGATGGCTCTATAGCAGGCTTAAATGAGGCTGTAAAAGAATCTAACATAACAAAGCAGCGGGATTCTGCAAGTAATTGGCTCCGCAGCCTTAGTTACAAAAAAGCGAAAGCTGCGCATGAGTACATAACAAAGCTGAATAATGATCTGAGCAAAGCTATGACTTCCCGCAATATAACTGGTGGGATTTCCGAATTTGCAATACAGCAATTAAGTGCGTTTGCTGGCAATAGAAAAGCTCTTCTTAGCGAGTACAGCATGTTTGAGCAAAAAGAAGGTGCTGAGGTCTTAACCCAGACTATTGCGAATGCTACTTATTCTGCTGGATATCTTGATAAGGTAAAAGACATACTGAACGAGTCCTTAAAGCTGACGGAAAAGCTGGCCGGCCCAAATGCGGATAAAGCTGTCAAAGATCAGTACTTTACGCAAATTTATGAACATGCTTTGGCGGTATTAGCGGAAGAAACAGGGGCTTATACGCCGGCACAAGCATATGGCCAGGCAGCTTCCGGTCAGCTTAGAACCGGCAAACAGGCTCGCTCAGTTTTGCTTGACATCTCCAGTATTGCTCCAACAAAATTTAATAATAGTTCAGGCCTTAACAGCCAAACTGGGATGTTTTTTGAGATTGATCCTCACGAGACAGAACCGCACTGGGTAGCTAGGCTGGCGAAAATGCTCGGAACTGAAAATAAAGCCGTAGCCGTACGCAAGCTAGGCGCTCTGATTTCCAAGCAATATGGAGAAATAAGCGGTATCAAGAATCTCTCTCGTGATCTTGCTAATATGCCTGCGGAGCCATCGGCGCTGATGTTGAGAGTTAATCAGGCGTTAAGAGTTATACAGAAAAAACGCCCAGAGGTTCTGAAAGTACCAGAAACAAAATACCTGGATACAGTGAATGGGCCCGCATCTATTGACGTCTTTAATAGTCTTTCCGAAAAAGAGCAGAAACCTATTAAAAAGAAGATGTATGATACCAGCGGCATCCAAAAAGTTGCCAAGGGCAGTGCAGATATTGAAGATCTTGTAAGGAAAATTACAGAATCTATTTTTGCGCCAACAAGCCAGTTCGATATGAATGGTAACAAAGTCACTGATGCTGCACGAAGTGAATTAATCGCGCATGGATATTCCTCATGGGAAGCAGAGGAGATGATTCGTGACCGTGACAAGCGTATAGGGGCAACAAAGAGATATCTGCGTAACGCGTTAACACCGATTCTGAGTTCAAACAATCAGGTAACGTACAGGTTCGATTCGGACAGAATGCGGCTTGAGCTCATTGACGCAGCAAGTGGCGGCAGCACGTTTGATATCTCCAATCTGCTGCCGATGGAACACTATGATTCCAAGACTGGCCGCTTTTATACGCAGTTTGGCAACTCTCAGATTGCCACATTAAAAACTCTTGGGCGAAGTGTTGATGAAAATGGTGTGGCCGGAGCTTTTGAATTACGCAGTCAGATTGATGTTGCGGCAGACCATTTAGCGCAATTTGCAAGATACGCGAACAATGCAGGACGCACAGCAAGTGAGAATATCGGTACGCTGCAGTGGGTAATGAAAAAAGCAGTCGAGCTTATTCGTCCGGACAGTGTAACAAGGTATGATCACCAGGATAAGCGTTTCGGGTTAATGCTTGACTTTATGCCGCTCGTAAAAGAGTTTGGCTACTTTAAACGTCTTGGCGCGTTTGACGAACTAAACCTTAGCGAAGGCACGCTAAAAGCTTTGAACTCGATGGCCACACGGCTTGAAAAAGAGAACGGGGAAACAGAGTTCGGGAAAATAAAAGCCCTAAAAGATGTAAAGCCGGATGAACTCGAAGCCATTTATAAAGACTTCGATACCATTTTCGGTGCCTTAGCAGAAGATAGTAAGTTTTCACAAGCTGTATTTGGCAATCTGCCACAAAACAAAAAAGAATACGCACAATCCAGATTGGCTCATATCAACAGGCATGCCGTCAAAGATCCGAGCAGGGCGCTGGCTTCATTTACAAACACGGGGTATGACGCAACGGCTTTCGCTGGCAAAGATAATCGTTCCGTAACTGTTGCTACGGCCAGAGCTCGGACGATGGATGTAGACAGCTTCTTACGTGAAGATGAGAGCCGAAAAGAGCTTGTCCGTGGCGGCAGGATTCTCCTTACCGAAGCTGAAGAAGCCGACATAACGCATGGGCGCTACGGAACCATTCGTACGAGAGCACTGAATATCGATACTTCGGTTTACGAGTCTGTGATTGCCGCCCGCCTTGAAGACGAAGCAAGTGGTAAGGTTCAAAAGGTATTATCCAGCCTTAAAGATTCGGACGAAGTAGTCCGCTTCTTAAACGAGAACGGCTCAATAGCCAATCCGCGGCTTCTGCATTTATTCCCGAAGAATATTAACCAGAAACACCTGACGGATGGCCTTATTGATATAGATGAACTCCAAGGCACTGCAACTATAGAGGCAATAGAAAACGAGAAGAAGGTTCGTCGTGCCACAGAAGAAGTGGTAGAGCTTGTCCGGGAAGCGGATAAAGTCGCCTTCAAATATGCGGCTGATGGTCGCGGCTGGGAATATGTCCAGCGCGGCGATATTATTGCCTGGGATAAAAGCTACGCCGGTACTCCGTCAAAAGTACGAGCAGAGCGAGAAGGATATCTTTATAAGCGCTACTTCATGGGAGGACGTGAAGTAGATGAAGCCGAAATTAATGATGTACTCAATAAGCATTTTGACAAATTCAAAGAGTATGGCAGGGGTGCATCTTCTAAAACCAATGCTGAAATCAGGCAAATAGCGGCAGAAGTTTTATCCGGAGAAGGGTACACGCTCCGCTACATTGTTAAGTCTGGAGACGCTCTGGGATATCAGAAGCTCATAGACAATAAAGAAAAAGCCGTAAACGACTTTTTACTGGCCGGTCTCGGTGAAGCTGATGAAGACATTAAAAAGCTTTTAGTCCCCAAAGAAGACGGCGTGGCGAAAAAAGTTCTTCGTCCGTCACCAGAGGCCCTGAAGGATATCGAGCATTTTAATGCTTATCTGGAAGCGAATGGGTACCGAGCAATTGACAAAAAATCTATTGCGGATTGGGGCGAATTTAAGAAAAAGGTTATCGCCGAACAGTCGGTTAAATTTGATGCGGTAACACAATCGTTACAAGACGCTGGCTTTGTAGATAAGGACACAATCAAAAACGGCGTGAATCGCCTCGGTATTGTCAGCACGGCAATGCTTGAACAAATGAAAGGTTCACACCGGGAAAATGACCGTATCGAATCTCGTGTTGCCGATGCAATCGACGCATATGCTAGAGCAATAGAAGCTGGCGAAAAAGCTAAGGCTGAAGCAAAAGGAGTTGAGTATGCCGGTTCTTTTGAAGCGGCATACCAAAAAGCATCCGAAGAGATCCTTGGCCAATTGCAGCAGAAAGCTGTATTTAAGGACAGAGACGGCAATAATCTTCTCGCCGATTTGGACTTGTCAGCTGAAAGAAAATATGACGGCATTGTCCTTAGCAATGATTTGTACACCGTCGATATTAACAAGCTGGATAAAATCGTTGGCCAATATGTAAAGGAAAACCGCGTTACGGCGGATGGTGTTAGCGAAAGTGTTCGAAAAGCAATAGCTTCTTCCATCGAGTACAACGCCGGTGTAGAGATGGATAAGAAGGAATCGGCGTTCAGGGAAGGCCGCCTATCGCAAGAAGCATACGATAAAGCAAAGGACGATTTCCAGGATCAAATAAAAAAGGCTGAAAGAGTTGCCGGCGGTGACAAGAACGAAGTCCTTGGCTATCAAAAAGTATCAGGACTATCCGTAGCCGCAGATGCTGATGAGGTAGGCCTCAATAACGGCAGCAACAGCAAAGGCGTAAAGATGACACGCCGTCTTGCCCAGAACCTTAACCAGGAGGTTGTGGATGAGAAGGGGCTCGATTCGGTTCGCTTGGCTTATGAAAAGATGTTGCAAAATACCTCAGGGGAAGAACAGCAGCAGGAGATTCTTGACCGCTTTAACAGACGCTATAAAGACTTTGGCGTATCCGCAAAATGGAATGCGGAAGATGGCAAGCTGACGGCCACTTACAGCGAGCCGGGAAAACTACATCGCATAAATGCAGACATAATCAAGAACATGGAAGAGGAAATAATCCGTGGTCAGGGATTTGGGGCTATATGGGGTGATGGTGTTAGTACTGGCGGGGTTCGCGGTGTTATCATAGACGGGCATGTTCATGCAGATGATATGCGCGAACTTAAACAGCGTGGCATCAGTGAGAAGTCTATCAATACGATGATTAAAGCTTATGAAGAAGCCCATGGAGCTAAAATCATTGGCATGAATAACTTCCTTAGCCAGTATTCTTATCAGTCCAGTGCCGCGGCCAATGAATTCAACGCCCAGATGGGAAAAGCCGAAACAGAAGCTGAACGCGCTGAATTAATCGAGCGGTTTACCAAAAACAATCCTGATTTTAATGTAAGAGGAATCTGGGAACTAAACACAGATAAGCAGTTCTTCCAAAATGACCCCCTGAACCCGAATAATCGTAATATGATTATTGATATGGGCGAAGGCGCAGTTCAGCGCTACGTTGCTGTGCCAATGGAAAACCTTTCCATGATGGATGCAGCAAATGGAGAAGGAGTAATATCTGGTTCGGCTGTCCGCGACAATATTAGCAGCCTCCACCACTATTTCGAAGAGCAAAGATATCGCGGCGCTACAGTAAGCGAGTTTTATAAGAACAAGTATAATGAAGGAATTGGTGATCTTCTAAAATCGATAGTAAATCTCTCGGTTCATAAAGAAGGCGCTGCAGCTCAGGTAACAAGCGATTATATTACGGGGTCTGGCACATTCAAGGCTGATATTATCCGTATGACCGCAGATAATAATTTTGAGACTATTGTTCGTAATGAAGCGGGTGAAGTTGTAAACGGCGAAAAGAAAGCCTTTGGTTTGATGAATACAGCCAAAGTAGATGGGATGAGTCTTGCTGACCATATCAGGGCCGGGCACAATATTAACGCTACATTCCTTGGTGAAGATTTCTTTGTAAATGCCTTGCAGGATGACAGTTTGTTTGGAATTTTGGGACAACTTGGTATAAAGGATAATAAAAAAATAGTCAATGACTTCCTCGATAATATAAACGATGGCGGCGGATTGGGCTTGCAGATGAGACAGCCTGCCGAGTATAATACGTCAGTTGGTGGTTCATACTTATTCCTTGACAGAAGCCTTTCTCGTAACCAGGCAAGGATAACACAAAGTACACTTGCCGGCCAGAACGGCGATAAGGACGGTGACTTGGTTTATGCACTGCTTGCCCGTGCAGATGCACAAATTAAAGTTACTGGTGTAAACGAGGACGGAGAAGAAGTTGTATTAAAATCCTTCAATGCTCGCATTAACAACCTGCAGAAAAACCTGATAGAGAATAACCTGGATGCCGGGAATCTTGGTATTAAAGACCTGGAGAATTTCTCGGACGTAAAGATAAGCGTAGGTTTTTCCGGGAAAGACCCGTTCGAGGCATACGCCCGTTCAGCGGAAGTAATTGGTACGTCTTCACTCACAGGCGTAAAAAGAGATGTGCTAACGCTTAACGACTTAGACAAAGCTATCAGGATCCGTAACGAAAAAGCAGAGACAATGGTTGCCGGCAGGGTTTGGAATTCAAACCAGTTAAGTGTGAGTGACCGCAATAAATTCAATGAAGCTTTTGAGCAGGAAATTCAGGGCAGCAAGGAATTTAACCAAGCTATTGAGGAGTACAACAAAGAGAATGGCAAATCAATAACTGCCGAAACTCTGACAGCAGATAGTTTAGCTACAAATTCTGATGGACAGGGCATTGCAGACAGATACTTGAAAATTCGATATGGTAAAGACACTACGTCGGATGAGTATAATGCAGAGGCCGAAATTCTGGCCAACAGAGTAAATAAGCTGAATATGGATGATGAAATTGCAGCACATATGGGCAAAGAAAGAGCTGGTATTTTTAACATGAATACCTACCGCATGACCCAGGTTGCACATATTATCCGCGATCACGGTTTAGACAATGGTTTAACTGATGCCGACCTAAATATAATCAACCAGTTTATGGTTCATGTTAAGGAAGCTGGTCAGGCTCCTAAAAACGCGACAGCGACAGCTTCCAGCCTGGAGGGGCTCGACACGGCGCTGAAAGACTTCTGGGGTATTGGCACGGGCCGGAATGGAGTAGTCTATCAAAAACAGGCAGACCCGACAAAGTTAAACGAACTCATTGATGAGGTTTACGCTGGAGAAATTAAGGAGTTTAAAAAACTTCCGGAACGAATGAAAGATCCGGAAACTGGCACTGTGAGTGCTGACAGGATTAAGGAAGCTTTCAGCCATCTTATGTCTGAGGGCAATTCCCTTAATGGTGAACTTTACAAAGCTTTGCGTGTCGGCTATGCGATGGATATGTCATACACCAATATTGGCACGCCAGATGAAGGCGATATGCTCTACCGCGCTAATCAGATTAAAGATAAATGGGTAGAAGACATTGGGTTTGAAGATGCCAAGACGCAGCACGTCGATATCATGACAACTCCGTCAAGGATCGCGGGAACCTCTGAATTTAGCGACACACCGTATACCCAGGACGAAATGATTGGAGATCTTTCGGAAGGCGAGCTGACAATGGGAGATCAGGTGCGAGGCCTGTTAAGTTCGATAAAAAAGAACTTCAAGGGGCATGGTGCGATGGCTATGCTCGGTTTTGCCGGAGCTACAATGGCAATCGGTATGGCGGGCGGAGCACCTACCGCACCAACACCGACCCAAGGGCAGGCACAGGGGATACAGCAAGAAAATGCGATTTATGAAATCCCCAGTACGATGAGCATGCAGGGGGTTCAGAGTGGGGCTAACCAGTCATACATTATCAACGTAAATGCATCCACAGATAAGGGGCGCGACTTTGCAACAAACGTAATAAATCAGGCGTTTGCGAATATGCCTCAAAGTGCCGGTGGAAACACCATGACCATGAATATCAAAGACTCGTCAAGTAATATCGGCTACAGTGATATTGCTTCGTATGTCTCAGACATGTTATAGATTTTCACAGAAGACCAAAGCAATAGTTTTTGGTCTTCTTTTTTGTATAAACTCGGAGGAAATAAAAATTGGTAACGGATCTCAAAAACCCCGCAATCGGTTTACCAGATATGGGGGATTATTATTACGATGCTCCAGATCAGGAAGCTTATTTTGGGGAAATGGACAAGAACCTCAACTCTGTACGTCGCGACAAAGCTAACTCTGTAGAGGCGTATAGATTTTATCAGGAGGACCCTCCGCAGCCTGGAGCAGATGAAAAGGGAAAAGTCTATGTATTTGACGTTGAACTTGGCGCTAAAGGCATTGGCGACGACAGTGAAGAAGTCGCCGGCATAAAAGTGGATGACGGCGATACGCTCGCAATCCCCATTGGCAGTATTAAAGTGCCTGATGAAAAATGCGAAAAGTATCTAAGCTACATAAAAGGATACGTAAGTACCCATAACAGCAGTGGAGATGCCACGGCAATAAATATCCGTTTTGCAGGCCTTGATACGAAAGAATTGCCCCATTACCGCAAAATAAGCATGGACGAGCTTAACAAAAAAGAGCTGTCTGAGGTAAATCTCAGCGCCGCGCTTGGGGACGATAACTACATGGTGTCAAAATACAAGAGCTGGATGCAGACACGCAAGACGCTCGATAAGGCTTATGATGGTTATAAAACCAAGGGCACGTTTTTTGATTATGCACAGCCCAGTGATAGCGTCGTGCAGGTTGTGAAAATGGATGACGACAAGTATCATCAGTACTTTTCTGATGGCACGAATGGCTATGTACTCGTGGCAAATGCAACAAACAATTACAGTCCGGAAACGATAGCTGACGCTGGTCTTGGCCGTGATGTTGTAGTAAACGCCTTAAACGATGCAGAGGCTATGCGTATTGTTATTGACGCTACACAGATAACTCGTGACGGCGGCAGCATAAAGACAATGTTTGATACAGAATTGTACGGCACTGGAATCGGAAATGAGGTGAGTCGTCAGCTCGACATGATGTTTGACTCTTACACAAAACATCAGCGCCCAGGCTTTAATACGTGGGGGCAGGATGCCTATGGCCGTTGTATTAGTGCTGTCTATGTAAAAATCAAGGGCAAGTGGATTAATCTCAACAAACTTGTTATTGCCGATACGAACATGACCGAAATTAACAAGTACAATAATGGCGACCAATCTTCCACGGTCATTGATCTCGATAGTTACGAGTATGATAGGAAGGCATACGCGGACAGCCTGTATGCTGATACGAGCAAATTCGATGACCGCGAACAGGTTCAGAAGCAGATTTTCGGACAGACTTGGAAAGCCCTGAAGGAATGGACTGTTACAATTGGCGATGTGACTCTTTTTGTGCCGCCGACCAGTATCCGCACACTCACCCAGACAAAGGCTGAAAGAATGCCGCTTATTCGTGCAAAAGGGTCCATGGCCAAAAGCTCAACCAAAAATCAGCGCATTATCGAAATGGATCTGTATTTCAATGAAGATCGTGGCATAAATGGTTATGAGTATAAGACCAATACCCGTCCGGATAACAAGGGTAAGGACGTGACCTACTGGATGAATGGTTTGCGGGCGCTGTATGCTCAGTTCCGCCTTGCGCCGTTCCTGCCGATAGAAAGCCACTATATTAATACTGTTCTCGGGGTGGATGCAGTTTCTCTTGTCAATTTTTCGTGTGAGACTGTGCCTAATTTTCCGAAACTGATTAAGGCCACAATCCAGTTGTCGGAATTTGAGTATCGCATTTATATGCCGGAGATTCCTTATGATGATGGCAGCGATGACGAGACGGAAGTCCGCAACTATTTTAGTAAGCAGATAAACTATCCGTTATTCCGTTACTATTATCAGCGTTTATTGAGGAACGGTGAAGAGCTGAAGGATGTTAAGTTCCTCGATAAAAAATACATCACGAGTACCTTCGGCAATAAGACGTGTCTGGTGCCAGCTAAATTTGTTGACCCGTACATCAGGTTCTACGTGCCAAACAAAAATCAGCTGGAAAAACTAAAGAAGGCAAAACTTGAACGAATGGCGCGTCCCAATACTGTTCGCAGCATATCAAAGACCGAACTCAACTTTGCTGATGAAATGTCAAAGGTAAAGAATGAGATAGACTATATCAACACCTCGCAGTCTCCCATTGATAAAGTCAATGATTATCTAAAAGCCCCGGATATGGATGGGTATATACTTGCCGGAATTAATGGCAAGATAATGATTGGCAAGGCGGGTGACGCTAATACGTTTGTCCCGGATCCGGAGAAAACCAAAGCATTTGAAAGTCTGATGGGGGAAGCAGCCGCTTATTATGAAAACGGCCTCACTTCTCTAAGAAGAGAAGATGGTCAGCCGCTCTGTCAAAAACAGGGAACCTTAACATTTGGTCCGTCCAATTCTGACGGCTCCATTTACGGCGCGTATTTTTCAATAAACATTGAATATCCGGATATATCCGAAGACTCATTGAATAACCTTAGAACGCTATCTTCTGTTTCTGGCGTAGCGTCTGCAGACGAAACTTTTGTAAACAGAAATCTTCGCCTCAGAATGTCGGTAGATCTTGGTGAAAGCAACCTTACCTATGCCACCAATATTGTAAAAGGGGCGGCACTTGGTAAAGGGGAGTCCTTGTTCTATTTTGACACCAATGCGGATTCGAGCTTCCTGAACTTTTTAACAGAAGTAAATAATAAGCAAGGCGTTGGCGGCAACGAAGATGCTAATGAAGCAAAGGCAATGGTCGACTATGTAAGTGCGGCCACACTGGAATTTGAACCGTATAATGACGATGAAGATTTCCTGGTGGAAGCTATTCATGTTAGCACCAGTAATACGTTTTCCCAGATAACTCTGCAGGAAACGTCAGGGTATGCACCGCAGTATATGGGTGGTACAGATGTTTCCCTGCAAATAAGCATGTACACGCAAAGCGAAAAAGCCGCTTCGGCCATAAATGCCCTGCCTCACGTATCGGCAGAGTTTGCACGCAATTACAGACTGGTTTTGGCGGCATGGCCATTAAAAATCGAAACAGAATTTACTAAGCTCTTTGGCATCACCGATGTAATGGTAGAAGCCTGTGAAGTGGATACAGTTCCGAATTATCCTGGCCTCTATCACATCACAATGAGCCTGGTATCTGTAGACAGGTCTTTGCGCAACAGAGAATCCCTAAAACAGAAAGATATGAAAAACTTCCATAATCTGTCTGTACAGGGTGTTGCTCGTGAGCGTCGATGGTCGTATACGCAAATGGCAGAGTTCCTTTCTGAAGCAGAGCTTTATCCGGATCTTGAACTTCCGCCTCTTAAAGAACTGGCGGAAAGCGGTTTTAACTTTATTCGTTACTCGAATACAAAGAGAGTCTACCCTGACCCGGACTTCTATTTTACATATAGTTATGTCCTGATGAGCCAGCTTATCCGTGAAGCTGTACTCAATGCACTGAACTCTGATGCGTGCCAGACTGTGGTTAGAGACACGACCGGCAAAGAAATTAGTGGCAGCCTTGCAGAACGTATAGGCTCCTGGAATCGAAATTATGAACTCTCTAAGGGGTGGGATAAAGATCTTGGCTCCGTATTTCAGAATGACGATCTTATTGCCGCCCGCATTATCACAGACTGGGAAAATGTTGCGGACGATGAACGTGACGAAACGTGGACGATTGCACCAAACGTAAAGGTGGCTATGATGGAGAAGCGCATGCTTAACCGCATTAACGATTCTTCTAAGCAAAGCTATCAGGAGAAAAATGGTGCTGATATTCATTCGTCTACAACATACGATAATGTTGATGGTTTAAAGCAGCCGGCAACTGGTCAGACCACAGAAACTGATAAGGACGGCAATGTAACTGAGCTGAAAGACGCTCCCGATAATCAGAATAGCACAGAGTCTAAAGACACAAACGATATTGGATTATCGAAAGAGAATGACGCAAAGAACCTTGAAAAATTAAAACAGCAACAGCAGGATATTAAAGATGAAAAAGCCACGGGGAAATATTCTTCTATCATGTACAAGAAGAACGAAGATATTTCCAACCGTATAAATGGTGTCATTAAACATTATCAAAACATTTCCATTGATGAGATGGGTGACGGTATTGGAGATATTGTTCAGCAGCTGGTTGCCGCGTTTAATACTTGTCCTAAATACAACAATTCGCATATTGAAGGCGTCCCGGGGCAAGGCAAGAGTGAGATTCCAAACGGGATGTTTGGTAAAATCCCGGCCTTCCTAGACGCCGCCGCTGACGCGATTTGCAGCAACAATGGTGTTGACTACAGCGAAGAAAGTGCAGAGCATTTTAATCATACTGCTACCACTGTTGGCGGAGCAGCTGCGACAGGTGCCCTTGCAGGAAGCGTGGTGGCTGGACCTGTAGGCACTGTTGTTGGGGGCGCAGCTGGAGCTGCAGTCGGTGGTGCTACTGCCTTTGTTGCTGCTGCAACAGGGGTCCATGATAATAATGGTAAATCCCCCTGGAAACACAGTACAAAATATCGCGGGCGGCTTAAAATTGACGGCATAGAGCAGATGTGGGCATTTGATGATGATGACCCACAAAAAGACTATAAGGTTGAAATGATTGCAAAGAACGCTACAGAGTTTGGTTATTTCAACTTTAAGTTCTACACGCCTGAGGAGTTAGAGGATAGATTCGGCTATTATGGTCATATCGAGCAGGACAACACTGTAGAAAACAGTGAAACCGTAGTAGAAGCCCATCCCCGCATGGGAAGATATTTAGCCGACCCGTATTACCGGTATGCAGATGCAAAAGTTCAGGAAGAATATGTCAGAAGATGTCTGACGGATTATGGGTTCGCTAAAAAAGCCTTCCTCAGAATCTGTATTCTGTACATGCAGGTTTTAGTAAGCTACAATGTTTTTCCTTCGTTTTCCTATGATGTTATGCGCGATGCTCTTACATACGAAGAGAATTTACAAAAGATTGTAACCGGTATGGAAGAACTGCGTAAGAAAAAGGCGGAAGAGGAGAGAACTAAATCCGAAACCCAGAAACAGTATGGCACTTCTAAAAAATATTCTCAAAAGAAGCAGCCTGGTGAAGTTAAGGCTGATGCTGCCAATGTAGTGTCGTATGTTGGTGCTGCTATTCCTGAAGGAACTACTGGCAACACAAAAGACGCCAAGGAAGAAGATAAGAAAAAAAGTGCCGAGGGTGAAAATAAAGAGGGCGAAAACAAAGAAGGCGCAGAAGCGAAAAAAGCGAATGACAATCCTGGCATCCCTGATATAGCTGCAGCAACAATGGTAACCAAAGCGAATGTTTCCAAAATTGCCAGCCAGATTAATAAAAACAAAGAAGCAATGGATAATGGCAAACTGTTCCTTATGTGCGCCATGGGCGTTGTGGATGGTGATAAGAATTTCTTGCAGCTTCTCCTTAACAGAGAGTATGATGCCTTAAATGCCATCGCCGGAGCAGCATGCAGTGGCAAAGCATCCCCAAACAAAAAAGATGCTACGTACGAAACGCGCCTCCGCAGCTTTATCCGGGCTTTAGCAGGAGAAAATGTTATCGATAACTCACTGATCGGCTCGGGTGAGACTGAGGCACCTTCAGCTGTAGTAGCTCAGAATGACTCTCGTGCTAACTGTTCTGCAGCGTCAGAAGATCCGACCATGTATATGGTACATAGCTTCTATGATATGGTTGTACATGACTGCCGTGGCAGAATGCTGCGCGCCTTTCCAACATTCTATATGTTCTTCATTGATGAAGGACGCAAGATTGGCAAATTTAGACTTCACGATAACTTCTACAACACTAACGCGATTTCAAGCATAACGATTTCGAAATCACGCAAGAATCCTACGGATGTAGCAGAAGTTGTAATGACGAACTTCTTCAATACTTTCACCACAGAAGATGAAGATCTCAATATGAACTATTCAGCAAACTTCACTGATGTGTTCAAGTCTTTATGGCTGCCAACCCTGCAGTCTTATGCAGTGGATGAAGAAGAACGCCGTACAAATGCTCCTAAAGCTGAAAGATTCCGGTTAAGACCTGGTGCGAGAGTTCATATTCGCATAGGATACGGTGCTGACGCTTCCCATCTGCCAATCAGTTTTAATGGAATGATAGCCGAAGTAGATAATGGCGATACCGTAAAACTCATTTGTCAGAGTGATGGCGGTGAGATTTGTAAGCCGATTCTTTTAGAGAAAAAAGCTTCCGAGTTGCAGGGGATTGATGGAGTCGGTTGGTCATCTGTTGCTGAAAATGGAGATACGCCCAAGAATATCATGCGCAGCCTGATGTGTTTAAAAGGCGGTCTTATCAATTCGTGGATGCATGACAAGGGAATGGATGACGCAGCAAATCTTATCGGGACACCGATTAATCCGTTAGGGATATACCACTTTGGTAATCCGGATATGGCATACGCCGGGGACCCGGAGCCGGTGCAAAACATTTTTGAAATTGGCCTGAAAACGGGGTCTGATAGGTATCTGAATGTCACGGGTGATGACCATAAAGAGGGTATGCTTGAAGGTATAGCAAATACCATCAATGGCAAAGATGAGGATATTGCAACCCATCTGCAGTTTGAGGTTTTTGGCAAAACCGTATGGGATGTAGCAAATATCTGCCGCAGTACTGACCCGGAATACTATGCAGCTGTCCGCCCGTTCCATTTGCGTTCTACATTGTTTATTGGACGCGCCCATGACTATTATGCATATGACTATGAGCAGAAAGGCGGCTCGTGGGTTGAAAAACGCAAACCGTTCCAGCAGGCACATATTTATACGTCACTTACTGATATTATAGATAACAAGCTGGCGGTCTCCCCAAAAGACATAAAAACATGCGCCATTGGTATGTATGAAGTAGAAGGTTTCATGAACGCCAAGGTGCAGAAGAAAACCGATCCGCAATGGGTTGATGCCGCAATATACCCGGAATTTCAGAAGACAATGTATGTAGATACAAAACTCTTTGGTGAAGGTTCAAGAAAACTGGGGATTGTTAGTGATGTTGTCGGATGGTTTAGCAATGGCATATTTAATAGCTGGCTGGATCGTGGCTTCGACAAAGAAGGCGATGCACAAAATCATCATGCTCTTGCTGTTAAGATGACCATAAGTGCTCTTAAGGATGCAATGAAAGAAATGTACCAGGGCAATATTGTTGTTATCGGCGACCCGACAGTTCAGCCTAACGACCGCATGATTCTTAATGATACTTACAACTACATTAACGGCCAGTGTCTTGTCCGGGATGTTGTTCAGGTATTCTCTTGTGAAGGTGGGTTTAGGACGGTAATTACTCCGGACCTCATCACGTCTCAGGTTGGAGAAGCTGCTGCTGGAGAAGAGAAGATCCAGTCACAGAACTGCCTTTTAACAAACCTGTTCGTCGGGCCGATAGGCGCTTATGTCGGGGCTAAACTTATGCAAGGGTCGGCAACAAAATTACTTGAAGGTATCAATAGTATAAAGAATAGTGAAAAGCTCGCAAAGGCCGGAAACTTTATCAGGAGCACAGGCTCTGCTATAAATGAGAGCAAAGTTGTGCAGGTAGGGAAAAATGTTCTGAGCGGATTCTCTAAGTTTGGGAATATGATCAGTAAAGCCAGCAAGGCGTTTCGTGCAGTTTCTGCCGCTGCTAGTGTTGGAGAAGCCGCGGTAGGTGCAGCAGTTTCTGATGGCGCATCGGCTGTGGCCACGGCGGCCCTCGGGTATCTTGCAGCTCCACTCGTTCCGGTATGTGCCCTTGGGCTTGGTGCCATAGAGGATATGGTTGCAAGCAAATTCAACAGCAGAAAAACTCTTGTCATATTTCCTCTTATGAAATATAACAAAGTTTATGTTGGCGGCATAGATGGCCATGTTGGCTCCGTATATGGCGCACCAAACTTTGGTTCAGAAGATGCGATACAATCCATATTCACCAAAATGAAAAATGCGAGCAACTACTTGTCAATATCAGGCATATTTAATTTCTTGTATGGCAAAGGCGGGATAATGGACATCCATCAGAGTTTTGGCCTGGACGAATGTCAAAAGATTGCTAATGATGAAGGGCTCGCTCAAATGGCTTATCGTCAGATAAACAACAGCCAGATAAATAATTTCTCGAAAGCGTCTTTTAATCCACTAAAGCCTCGTATGTCTGTACGCAGCCACAATGCAATACAGAAGGCGCAGAATCTTTACGGCATAACCGGAAAAACCCCGGATGATATTAATGCCGATACAAAGATGAAAGAAATGAAGAGCGTTATTCACGACGAAACCTTGAAGCAGTATTTTACCAACGGATTCTTCCGTGTGGCCGCACACGAAAAAGGGTTTACGGCAGACATTAGCGACAAGATCAAATGTATCTGCATTAAAAATCCGGACAGCGAAGAGTACTACTATATTAATGCAATCTATGACAGTAATGGGTGCTATGATATACCGTTTGTACATAAAGAAGCGGCAGGAGTTCTGCATGATATCATCGTGAGATCTTTCATCTTTATGGCTGGTACAGAGCAGGAGCGCGACGCTTTTAAATGGTATGAGGATAACAAAAATTCGTTCATAACACTGACTTCGGCATTAAAATGTGGCTCGACTACCAATTATGAGTCAACAGGGTTTTCGTTCGTGCTGACCGCTTCGGATGATAAATCTCAAAAGGCACTTTCAAGTGCTATTGATTTCATTAATCGACAGATGGCAGAAACACATAATAAGATGGAAGCCGTACCGGAGGCAGTGATGACCAAAAGAGAAACCGGCCGGGATGTATTTATAGTAGTCCATCCGCCGCAGAGGTAAATAAATGGGTGTTCTTGGAAATGCAATGAAGAATGGTGTCATTGGCGAAGCTATGCGCTCCGCCAATCGAGACCAACAGACTGTTGCCAAGATACTTAGCGCAGACGAATCCAACAACCTATGTACTGTAGAGTATGTGGATAGGGATGGAAGCAAGGTAAAAATAGATAAGGCTATGGTAGATCTGCGGAATAAGGACTGGTTTCCCCAAAAAGGGGACGCGGTCCTTATCCGTGTATCTGGCCGTTCTGCGCTGATAGAGCAGCAGTATACAGAAAACTACAATGCGGATGTTCGCAGCAAGCAAAAGTTAAGTAACGATGTCACCCCTGATGGTGACGGAACCGTAGCAGGTTCAATCTTTTGAGGGGAAATTATGGCAGAAAATAAATCAGAAAAATTTGCATTACAGGTAGGGGCTGTAAAGCCTGACCTGCGGGCAAACATTAGTGCGTTAAGAAAACGGGCGGATTACTCTGACAGGTCATCTGATTCAGCCATGGTAAGCAATAACGGCAACGCTTCTTTACGCTTATTTGACAAAAAGATTAATCAGGCGGCGTCACAAAACACATCTCAGAAAATGACCGACAAACAAAGCGTGTCGATGTCTTTTGAGGAACGCCATGTAACCAATAGATTTAGTCTAGAGGCGTATGATTTCATTTTTAATGGTCATAAGCTCAATCCAAACCTGTGGGAATATAGTGATTTTAAGAAGTACACAGATATGTATGGGCAGGAGCATGCAGTAGGCGGCTTTACGATGATGGGTACGATTCTCACGCCGTCATGGGATGAGCAGCTTCATCGGTATGTCCTTATCCGACGGCAGGCACGTATGCCGTTCTTCTCGCCAAAGAATAATGTGCCGGAAATCTTAAAGACATTGCAGATTGACGATCCTACAAAAGTGGCATATAAATATGGAGTAAAACAGTCATCGGAAACGGCTCAGCAGTATTACGAACGTGTTGGCAAGAACTTCGACCAGAAGAAATATTATACCGGAGCGACTGTACCAAACTCTATGGGCGGCGGCGCTGGCACTGCTACAGCGGAGATTATTGAAAAAGCTGTTCAGTGGTGTATCAAGATTGCAAATGATGAGGATGGACAGATTCATCATTATTCCCAGGCGAATAGAACAGGCCCGGATTACGACTGTACTTCATTTGTATGTGCGGGACTTCAGGCGGCGGGATTAGATATCCCATATCTCGGTGGCTCTAGTTTTGACAGCGACATTCTCAACTATGGTTTTGAACGACTCCCGTTTCCCGGTCTTGAGGGGCTGCAGCGTGGTGATATCATGAGCAATCCGTCTCACGTCGAATGGTATATTGGTAATAACCAACGTTGCGGTGCACACACCGACAGTAAGCCTGCCGAAAAACAGATTAGTGTAGAAGAATATTGGGAAGGGCAAGGCTGGACAGATATTTTCCGTTTTAAAGGATGATTAGATGGCACAGATACCCAGCTATAACAAAATAGATTACCAAAACGATTCCAAACTTGTCGTGTATGCAAAACAACAGGCGATAGCAAAGGCGGTGTCAAAAACATCGCCCGCTATTGCTGCAAAAACAAATACATCTGATTTAGTGAAAAATCAGCCCGGCAGTACGCGATATGAGATCCCGGAATACAATGGGATTGACTATAAAAACGATTCCTTGGCAGTTATTGATGCTAAGCGAAGAGCGATAGCGAAGGCACAGGGCGCATTTTTACCTATAACAAAAACAAGCAATGCGGCTAACGTAGTCAATACCAATGCCACAGCCCAAAAAACGAGTGCTGCGCGGTATGAAACGCCAAATTACAACAAGATCGACTACGCGAATGATAGTCTGGCAGTAATTCAGGCAAAACGGCTTGCGATTGCGAATGCGCAGGGGGGTAATGGTAAAGATACAACACCGACAGTTACCATGTCTGCTGATACAAAATCAATAACCATAATTTCCCCACAAAGCAATAATAAGGTTAAAGAATCTGAAGCAAAAAAGAGTACAGATACAGAAGCTAAGGAAAAAGCACAAAAGCTTAAGGAAGCTGAAGAAAGAAAAAAGAAATTAGATAAGGAATTCCAAGAAAAAACTACCCTTGCCCAAAAGAACAGCGAAGAGGCTATTAAGAATGTAGAAAAGTACATTGCTGAGCAAGGAAAGGCCAGTACGGAGAAAAAGGATCAGGTTGTTTCTTCATCAGAGGCATTGAAGGAGATGAAGGGCAGCGTAAAGAACATGTGGAAAGAGATTGTATCTCCGTTGTCCGGCTCTCTCAGCGATGCAGTAAATGACATTAAGTCTGACGAAGCAGCAAAAGGGATTATTGGCGAGATAAAAGAAACGGCGCAAGGAATAGGAAAAATCAAAGATCTTATCAAGGATGCAAAAGGTCTTTCCAAGGATGATCTCTTAAAGCTGAGTACGAAGTCGTTGTTGGAGCTGCAAAAAGATATCTTAAGCCAGAACCTATCGCAACAGGCGGTTTTAGACAGTATAACAAAACAAATAGCGGCCCAGGAAAGCAACATAGCAAAACTGGCGCAAACGGTAACCGATAAGTATTTGATGCAAAAAGCGTATATCAATACGTATCTGAAAAACACTCTCGGTAATCCTGAATTCATGGCTAAGGTGTCTAAAAACATAGGAGACCAAGTTGGGAAATATGTAGACGCACTGTCCAACGAAAAAATAAACGAAGTGAATACAAGATTAGACGAGGCCGGCAAAAAAATAGATACAGCCATCGATAACACATTCAGTCGGGTTACCAGTAAAATAGATGATACAACACAGAAGATTTCTACAAAACTGGATGATTTATCAAAGCTTAACATTGTGAATGATATTAATAGTAAGCTTGAAAAAAGCCTGTCTTTAGAGTCTTTTGAGAAGAGACTGGATTCCAATCCGTTAACCCAAATTTTGTCACCGAGCATTATGAGCATTTGCAATGCGGGGCAGCTTTCCATAATGAATTCGTTCAAGCAGCCAAAAATGCTTGAAACTATCACAAAGGTGCAGACCAAAATTAAGGCTGTACAGGAAAATCTTAAGAAGGCAAAAGACTTTATCGCAAACAAAACAAAACAGCTTAAAGAATATGTGGACAATCTTAAAAAGAAAGCCACGGAAGCAGTTAAACAGTTTGCAAACAAAGTCGTTGCAGATATAAAAAACAAAATTTCCGTTGCAGTAACCGGGGCGCTAGGCAGCGTAGCCGGAAGTTTGGCTGGAGGACTTTTGTAAAGGATGGTGAAGAATAATGCTGGATTTAGAAATGACTGATAGCGGGGATCTTGCATGGTCTTCAGTATCGAGCCCTGGCGCCTTTCATTTGCGTTTTGCGTTAGCCGACTATAAAACCCAGCACATACATTTTTTGTGTAGGCCGACAAGCCGGCTGCAGAATAAACCTCGCAAAGGGCAACGTATTCGCTTTTGTTTTGTAGGGCCTGGGGAGGAGTTCAAAGTACAAACGGGGTTAGTACAAGATGAAAACGAAAGACTGCAGGCGCTATATATTGCACTTCGCACGGAACTTGGCGACGTAAATGACGATACGGTGGGTTCTGACTTCTATAAAGAAGCTCACCATATCATAGCAGATGCTAATGATTTGTCGACTATCCGTGATAAGGCTGCAGAAGTGGTTGAACGCTTCTTTCCGGGCTCAGTCCTCGAAGCTGAATACTCAATATGTCCAGAGGCAAAAAACTTTAAGTACCAGTCAGTGAAGTTTACAATAAAAGATAAGGACAACGAGGTTATAGCCTCGTTTGTATTCTGAGAGAGCGAAAGCTCTCTATTTTTTTGAAAAAAATTGCTTTGCTGTAAAAATAGTCTTGACAAATGTGGTAATGTGTACTACGATTAATGTAGTACAAGATACCACAAAAAAGAGGTTGATTATATGTCAGATACACAAGAAGAGAAGGAATTTCTCAAAAACTACGATGCGGCACAGTATGAAAGACCATCTGTAACAGCAGATGTTGTTATTTTTACTGTAGACAGAGATAACGAATTAAGTATCCTGTTGATAAAGCGCGGAGGACATCCCTATAAGGACCATTGGGCTATCCCAGGCGGATTTCTTGAGGCTGGAAAAGAATCCATTGATGAGGCTGCCGCCCGCGAGCTGTACGAGGAAACGGGAATAAAGGTTTCTGATGGCATCGAACTTAGGCAGCTTATCACGGTTGGTGAACCGGATCGCGACCCGAGAACACATGTCGTGAGTGTAGTTTATACGGCATTGGTCCCAAAAGGACTTCTACGTATAAAGGCAGGGGATGATGCAAAAGAAGCGCAGCTTTTTAAAATTCGCAAGGGGTTCGACGAAGAAGGAAACCGCAGGCTGCGTCTTGTTGGTGATAAGATTTCACTTACCACGGATAACCTTGCATTCGATCATGCCCGCATTGTGAAAATTGCATTGGAAAGGCTCAAAGGACGGTTAGCATATACGGACGACGCCTTCGCAATGCTCAAGAATAAAAAATGTTTTAAGATTTACGAGCTCAAGAAAATTCACGAAACCATTTTACAAAAAGTAATCGACAGAGCGAATTTCCGTAAAATGTTTATTCGAAACTTTGTCGATACCGGCAAGGTTAGAGAATTAAAAAAAGATGAAGTTGAAGGCACCGTAAAAACAGCAATGTATATGTATGTTGGAGGGAACGAGCATGAGTAAAAAAGTATTGATTGTTGTTGACATGCAGAACGATTTTATCGATGGTGCGCTGGGTACTAAAGAGGCTCAGTCCATTGTTGATAACGTAGCCAAGAAGGTCGCGGAGGCAAAAAAGAATGGCGATATCATTATCTTCACGCAGGATACACATACGGAAGATTACCTTAACACGCAAGAAGGTAAGAATCTGCCGGTGCCTCATTGCATTAAAGGAACAGATGGCTGGAAGATAACCAACAAGATTGACATTCCTGAAGGATGTCTGATGTACGAAAAAGGTTCCTTTGGCTCTGGTGAACTTGGCAAAGACCTTTCCAATAGTGAAGGGAAAATCAGTGCAATTGAATTCGTTGGGCTCTGCACAGATATCTGCGTACTGTCCAATGCGGTAATCGCAAAAGCGGCACTGCCGGAAGTTCCCATCACAGTAGATGCTGCATGCTGCGCGGGCGTAACACCGAAGAGCCATGATGAAGCTCTTGGCGCATTGCAGATGATTCAGGTAAAAGTCGCAAACCAAGAGCAGGAACCCTGGAGGGCATAAAATGCGCGTCGGAATTTACTTTGGTTGCTTTATCCCGCTGCATAAGGGACACGAAGCGATGATTAAAACTGCTTTGTCTGAAAACGACCATCTGATTCTGGGGATTTGCGGTTACGATAAAGATCGCGGGCGCGATTATATTCCATTTCGGCAACGCATCAATCTTATGTCGAAAATATATGGCCAGTGCGAGAACATAACTCTGGCGATTGTGGACGATAAGAAAATCGGCCTCAAGGGAACGTTTAGTTTAAACGCCTGGGAAATCTGGTGCAGCGAATTATTTCAAAACTCTGGGTTTGACCCCGACGACAAGAAGAATCAATATGTCTGGTATTCTGGCGAAAAGGATTATCTGGAGAAGATACAGCAGTTATATCCTAGCCACGAAATGCGGCACATTTCCAGAGGCTTAATTCCGATTTCGGGAACAGAAATCAGAGCCAATACCAGTCAATATATCATACATGTCAATCCGTTATTTGCTTTGTACTTAGCAGCACGGGGATTATTGGAGGATAATAAACATGAAATTTAATCAAATCATCAATTCTCTCTTGGAAACTGACCTTTACAAATTTAGCATGGGGCAGGCAATTTTCCATCAGGCCAGCGAATATGAAACCACCTGGTCTTTTAAATGCCGCAATAAAGACGTATTCTTTACGCCGGAAATGGTTGAAGAAATCCGTGAGCAGATAAAAGCATTCTGTGGCCTGCGTTTTACGGAAGACGAGCTTCAGTATTTGGCCGGAATCAAATGGTTGAAGAAGTCTTATATCAACCATCTGCGTCTGTGGCGGCCTAACTTTGAGGATTTCGATATCAAGGCGGGCGGCGAAAAGGGCCTTATTCTTGAGGCCAAAGGTACACTTCTGGATACGTCCATGTATGAAATTCCGACCCTGGCTATTATCAATGAAGTGTATTTCCGGTTCCGTGACGACTACGAAGTTCTGGTGGAGGACTCTAAGGCACGTACACAGGCAAAAGCAGAAAAGATTCAGATGGGCAAGTATTGGCTGCCGGTATTCTCCGAATTCGGTCTGCGCCGCCGCCTTTGCGCAGAAGCACAGGAATATGCTGTAGAAACATTCTCTAAACTGGATTGTCATGATGTCCTGCGTTCCTATTTTGTCGGCACATCCAATGTTTATCTGGCCAAGAAATATGGCGTAACACCGGTAGGTACGATGGCGCATGAATGGATTATGTGCATGGGTCAGGGCAATCACCTGTACAATCCTTCCTACTCCAACAAAGTAGCACTGGAAGCCTGGGTAAGAGAGTATGGTGTAGATAATGGTATTGCGCTTACCGATACGATTACGACGGACTGCTTCCTGCGTGATTTCAACAAAACACTGGCTACACTCTTCAGTGGTGTACGCCATGACTCTGGTGACCCGTTTGTATGGGGTGACAAGATGATTGACCATTATACCCGTCTGGGAATTGACCCCATGACCAAAACGTTGCTGTTCTCCGACAGCCTTAACTTCGAGAAGGCAGATAAAATTGCCCATTACTTCGAGGGCAAAGCCAAAGTAGCTTTCGGCATTGGTACTTATATTGCCAACGATACCTATGCTGAACCGCTTAACATTGTCATGAAAGTGACGGAATGCAATGGCAGCCCGGTTGCAAAAATCTCCGATACTGCCGGCAAGGGAATGTGCAAGAGTCAGGAATATGTGGACTACTTGCAGAGAGCTATTGACTGGCGCTTGAAGAACAAAGACTGAGGGGTGTTTTGCTTGTATCCTGAATTTGATGCAAAAAAAGACAAGGAAAAGATTATAGGCTTTTTGAGAAACTGGTTTGCCGAAAACGGTACGCCGGAAACAAAAGCTGTAATAGGCATTTCCGGAGGCAAGGATTCTTCTATTGCTGCAGCACTTTGCGTAGAAGCGCTGGGGGAAGATAATGTCATTGGAGTTCTCATGCCCAATGGCATTCAGCCAGACATTGATGATGCGCTTGAGGTGGTAAAACATCTTGGTATTAAATATCGCATTGTCAATATTGAATCGTCGTACAAAGCTATGCTTAAAGCGCTGCAGTATACCGAGGCCAAAGTTGACAACAACTTCCATTTTTCAGTTACAGACCAGCTTCTTCAGAATCTTGCGCCAAGGTTGCGGATGGCAACGTTATATGCTATAGCACAGGGGGTAGAAGGTGGTGGCCGCGTTATCAATACCTGTAACCATTCCGAAGACTATGTAGGCTATTCGACAAAATTCGGTGATAGCGCCGGCGACGTTTCCCCGCTTGGCGCTTATACCGTAGATGAAGTTCTGGCCATCGGAGCGCTTTTGGACATTCCGGAAAGGCTGGTACACAAAACTCCTTCCGACGGTCTCTGTGGCAAAACCGATGAAGACAACCTGGGCTTTACTTATGCTGCTTTGGACAAGTATATAAAAACCGGCGAATGTGAGGATGAGCTGGTGCAGAAACGAATTGATGAGCTGCATTATATCAATCTTCACAAACTCAAGCCAATGCCAATGGTTGAGCGGTAATCAGCAAAAAGCTTCTATCGAATGATAGAGGCTTTTTATTTATGCGTGGACTAAAGCATTCCAGATGGTAATGTCTGGACTAGATAAAATTCGGAAAACACCAGATAGGAAGGAAAACAATGCGTACAGCTGAAGATATAAATTTAAGTATAAAAGATAGTTTTTATAAGTTAACCGGGCGGGAATACCGGTCGGGAAGCGCACTGGGGTTTATTACGGACGCTGTGTCGCGCGAAATGGAAACGGCTCATCTTGAAATCGAGCGTAATAAAAATCCCCATATCTATACAAATCTATACGGGGAAGACCTTGATAAAATGGGGACATTTGTGAATATTCCTCGCGAAGCCGGCGAAGATGATATGACATACCTGTACAGGATTATGAATTGGACGTATTTAAAAGCAGGAGCAAATAATATTGCCGTAAACGACTCTTTGCTGAATCTTGAATACGCATCCGATGCTCAGTATTATCCGCAAGTTCATGGTGCTGGCACAGGGGTTATCTACATTATTCCGACAGAATATAGTGATGACGTTATGGCAAAAGCACTGGCTGAAGTAAAAGAACGCGTCAAAAATGTTATCTCGCCAGAATCCTATACGGAATATATTATTCCTACGGCAGTGCCGGTCAATCTGGTATGCCACCTTGAAGTGAATGGCGGCGACGTTTCTTACATTAAAGATAAGATCACCGAAGCATTGAAGGACTATATCAACGGAATCGCCCCAAACACATACTTATCTGTTGGCGAGATGAACCGTATCGGGCTGGAAATGGACAATGTTGATTTCTTTTCGATAGACGGGGTTTACCTTAATGAAGAATACAACACAAGTACAAAAATACTACAAGAGTTAGAGACTAAGATGTTATTTCAAGAAATTAGCTGGGAGGATTAATAAGTTATGAGCTTGTCTATGGAATCAGTCTTGCCAAGCATGAAGCGAAGCTTCCCAAGCTGGTCGGACATTCGCAAACGCACGGATAAATCAGTCGGCGGCGCCTTGATAAAATCATATGCAAGAGAAGCGGATTATATTCAGGATGCAATAAATGACTATCGGAAAATATTCTTCCTGTTAAACTACAAAGATCATGAAGATGAGTTTGCCGACTATCTTTATCTCGCAACAGTGGGTAAACAGGAAGCAATTAGCATAGTTGGTTTTGAATGCGAAGTAACCAAAGATGACAATGAGTTTTATGGCAATATGGATAAGATGGCCTTATATCAAGATGGTTATCTTATGTTCCATGAAAAAGTCCTGCCGGAAGGGGCGAGCCAAAAGACTATCCAATATCAAATCGAGAATGGCAATATCTATGAAGTAGAACTCCACAAGGAGCACATTTGGAACGCTTTTGATGAATTTGCTTTGTTTGCCGGGTTGACAAGATATGGCGGCGAAACAAACAAGGAGTTGGCAAAAAGAACTGTCCAGGTTTTTAAAGAGTTTCCGAACCCAACTCGGTCTGGTATTGGAAATGCAATACAGGATGCAATAACTCCTCATGCCACTATTCTTGACGAAGATATTGACGTTTATAAAATCAGTGATGAAAAGTTTGATCTTGGGCGCGAGGATCACAAAGCTATATATGAGGATATGGTTCAGCTAAACCGGGACATATTCCGGGCAAAGATTTGGAACCGAGATACATGGGAGCATGGATTCCAGAAGACGGAATATATTCCTCATATGTGGGATGCACCCATGGAGGCCGTACAGAATGGTGTTGGTTATAATGATTCGCTGCGAGCGGATTATATAAACCGTTTAGGCCAGAGCGAAACGACCGATATTGAAGTTAACGCCTACAAAAAAGACTTTGAAAAAATTCGTCAATATATTGGCTGCACGAATATCGAAGCATCCATTCAGTTAACCCTAACAAAATATACTGACGCGGTTAACCCCAAAAACGTAGAGTTCTGTATCAGAGCATATGATGTACTCAAGGTGTCCAACCCAAAGGACATCCGTGTATTGGGAACAAGAAAGCAGAATGGCGAAAAACGCTACTATGTAGACGATCTTGCAACAGAAACATATGGAGTAACTCGCGTAGCCAGTAATACGTTAGAGAAAAATGCTTCGTACAAACTTTGCTTTAAGCCCAAAGACACATTTTCGGGGATGAGTATTGAAAAGTGTAGACTGGCATATGATGGCGGCGATAAAGATCTGCGCAAAGAATATTCTTACTACAAAATAAAAGACGGCAGCATTGTAAACCAAAATGTTGCTGCTCATATCACATCAACCTCCCAGGTTACAACAAACCATAATGTAGAAGATTGCAGCACGGGCATTACGGTTGGACATAGCGACTCAAAAGGCTCGTTTGGTATTGACGTAACCGGTATGGCCAAAGAAATGGTTAACTACAGTGTAAGCTGCCGGCGCATTGACATTACATCATCCAGTTATGTGGAAGGCCGTAATGGTTTTGAATTGGGTTCAGATGGAAAATCGTTTTCCAATAACCGGTCAGACTCTCTTGGTCAGATCGTGATTGGCGGCCAGGGTAGGGAACTTAGTTGTAATTCTTATTCTTTTACGCTGGAAGCCTCGGCAATTCCTGCCCTTCAGGGCGCAATAACTGTAACGGAAATTGTTGACGGTCAGATAACACAAATGACTTACCGCCAGCCACAGGATATAGTTCGCGAATTCAAAAAGCGTTCTGAAGTTCAGGTTGTTATTCAAAAGTATGGTCAGAACCCTGTGAAGATTAAAAACATCGCCATGGCAAGTTACGATGTCAATATTGGCATGTCCGATGGCACCCCGCTGGTGGTAGCTGGGAAAAATACCCGCCTGCCGGAAAACGTAGACGGAAAAATACTCACCGTCGAACTTATTCCGTATACTGCAGCATATCCGGTACTGGAATACCTGCATATCGGTGGAAGCCTAAAAGGTGCACGTTATGAAATTGATTTTAATACTAACGGCATGAATAATCCGGCATTGGATATAGATACCGACTGCAATGTTACACTTTACAAGAAGGTTGGCGGCAGCAATATCCTTGTCGGAACTGAAAACGGATACACGACAAAAGCGGTGTTCAGAAACACATCCAGTACATCGTTCGGACAGATTGTTTTAGATCTTGACGATTTTGCTTCAATATCAAGTGCAAGCAGAAAGATTAGCAATCAATACCGCGGCACGAATAAAAGATATATAGAGCTTGCTCCGGGAGAAGAGATTTTTGAGATTGATATCGCCGGCGAAGTAATTCGGCAGATTACCAACAAGCCGCTAACAGAATATTTGTTTGGCTCAAATACTCAAAATAAAGAGGTATATGCTACACGGGGAACAAACGGGTATATTCTTATAAAAGATACCGTGAGTGGACAAACGACAAAAACAACTATTCCGTATACAGATTTGGATGGCCGCGCAGACACCTACCAGCTCACAGGACTGCCTAAAGAATTATCTGCAGAATTTGTAACGTCCAATGGAGAAATCAAAGAAATAGCTAATTCCGGTAACGGTAGTGTGTTTGATCATCTTGGCATTGCGTATAAGCAGGCGTCAGAATATGTCGCCTACAATACTGTTTCGATGATTAAAGAAAAACAAACTGGCGTAGAAATGGTAAACACGTTTACGCCGGTTATGTCTTTAACTGAGATGAAATACTATGTTATTGCTGCGACAAAAAATGTCAATGACAACACAGTCGTGTTCGGCACATCAAAAGATGACTGGAGTTTAGGCGTTGACCTTAAAGGCATAGATATCAGCACCACTTTGGAAACGAAGAATGCAGACTCCTGGATTATTAGTATCAACAATGTCAATAACAGGTATATTCTTGCGAATGAAGTGCCGTTAGAAGAACGGTATTTCATTGAGCAGGATGGACTTTATCATGATTTGCGCGAATACATGGTCGCAACAGAGCCGGGCCTGAAAATCAACTATGAGATTGAACCAGGAATCGAAGAAAGCATAACCGTAAAGGACAAACTGGTAAACAAGCTAAAATACTCCAATATAAACGACATTAAAATCTATCAGGGGACAGCACTCATCAGCGGCGGCTTTGAGCTTCTAAAAGATGAAGGACTTATCATTTGGTCGGATGGCCGCTATCTGGGGATTCCCTTAAAGGTGGTCTACTCTATAAAGAGGCCCTCAACGGTATCCTATACCAGAGAATATGAGGATAAACTGTATAAGCTCGTTAGCTTTTCGGCCGAGGCGTACAAGCTCATCGGAACAAAAGTATATAAAAACTGTCCAGACGGTGCACAGTACACCCTGCATTTTGAAGAAGAGCCAGATAAAATAATCACTTCTTGCACAAACGCGTCATTCAATACGTCTGTACTGAATGGAGTATTGACAGCAGCCCGTGTGGTTGATGAAGATAAAATAGCTGTGCATAATGGCTATATCTACGACCAGGGGCGGGAGTATTATTATTTTAGCGATATATTCAATGATAAGGTAGATGTCTTTAGCAATATCGAAATGCATGACGTCACTCGCCTTAACGGAGAACTCCTATTCCACATGCGTTCTACAAACTACCTGCCGTATTCCAATATGAAGACGTCGGTTATGGCAGATCTTTGTTCGATAGACCTCACCAAGAGACTCCCGCCGGGAATAAGCAGAGCTGCTCATCTTACTGCGTGTGAAGGGTACAATCTCTGGCACACGGTAAATATGAAAATCGCCTTGGCAGAAAATGGGTTAAACGGATACGGCCTGTCTTTAAAGTCCCTTGATAAAACCGGCGGGTATGCGGCATTAAATATCACTTCCTTCTATATTGAAGGGAACGCGATATCTCTTCAGGTTACTGGTGATTTGCAGGCAGAAATCATAAAAGAAACCCAATTGGATGGGCTCACGATGACAAAATCTATTTTTCTTGAAAGAGAAAACGGGCAGACGTTAACCATAGATAACGATATTGCATATGTCGTCTGTGGGCAGCCAGAGAAAAATTGTCGGTATTTTATGGTACTCTCCGGAACAAACGGCTCTATTGATGATCTTGTGTCGTTGCCATATGTAGACTTAAAAAACATGAGAGCTGCTCACAAGAAGAACATAAGCAAGCTAAACTTTAGCATAGCCGAGAAGATGCCGGGAAAATACGAGTGTGATCTCGAGTTTGATGTTGCGGGAGCCGCATATAAAGATCTCAATATCCATAGCCAGACAAAAGAAATTGAGACTTCGGCGGATGTTGAATACGGGCTCACACTCGTGGAATCTGTAGATCTTGAAAAGTGCATGATTTCAAGGATGCAGATAACAAAAGGTACGCTCATGGCTACACTCAATGAAGGTTATGCAAAAACCCCAATATTCTTCACGCATACAAAGTCCTCAGTATACGCATTGTATGTAAAAATCAACGATATTATTGAGGGGCGCTACAAGGGGTTCACTATAAAACTTTACGGCTCTAACACGAGAAGCGGTGGATATACCCTGCTTGCAACAGAAGAAGACAGTAACATTCTTTCAATCCCGCATAATCTCGTACGAAACTACTACTATGTAGAAGTTATTGCCGATAAAAATAAAGTAATTCATAGCATAGATGTTTATGCAAGATATGCGGAAACTGAAGACGGCGGCAAACTTGCACCAACGAGAATTGGGAAGGGTACGTTCATTAGCAAGATATATGACGTTGGGGAAGTGGCGGATTATATTCTCCAAGACATTGATTACACAACAAATAATCATGATAGTGATGTCGAGTTTTATATCCGTGGCGTACGCGAGGGGAAAAGTAATTTGGTATTTACCCCTTGGAGAAAATACGTGGCAAATGCAGATAAGTTAAAGCAGATTCGCTATGATGGCTATTCCTTATTCCAGTTCAAGATAAATGTCAATAGTCCCGCAGCAACCCTTAAGGTTAATAAATTTAGAATGGTGGTCGCATCGTAATGCAGGAAATTTTTCAAACAAATGGCCGCGTAGAAGGCATGAATGGCATGCACTTCTACGAGCAGGACATTGTTATGTTGAACTACATATACACCGGTGATGTGACAATCGAAACAGAGATTGACTATGCTATGCCGGGGTTTGGTTTTGTGTTTGCTTCGTACAGTATTGGTTTCACCAGTGCTGACGAGGCGCGCAGCGCCATATTGGTTAAAGTTGGCGGCTTAGACTTCTCTGTATATAAAAAGAGTCTTGGAACGCAAAGCCGGTTGTATAATTCCAGCTGCCCTTTTACCCCTGATAAGAAAACGCACAAACTAAAGTTCCAGAAAACCGGGACATATGTTTATTGCTACGAGATTGTCGGGGAAAAAGAGTATGAGCTTGGGCATATTAATACAAAAACCGATATTGACAAGTTTTATATCGGTGTTTATTCCAATAAAGGGAACACGGTAAGACGGTTGGATATTTACGACAATCGTCCGCAGCACTGGTTTACGAACATCCGTAACACTAATGGCGGCAGAATTTCTTTTGAACAGAATGCGTTTAAAGTCGAAAATGCTGAAAAGGATGCTGAAATTGATCAGGAGCTTATCTTCCTAAAGCGTGGTCGGTATTTTCTTGACTACAAAGAAGAGCCTGTAAACGGCGATTTAGACAAGCGCGTGTTTATCTTTAATTCGACTGAGCCCAAAATAAAGGCACCGGAAAAGACAAAGCTGAAATTCGATGAACTTAGATACGGGAAGATCCCATACTTTGACATGGACGCGGATGGTTATGTAAATATTTTATGGCAAATCGCATCGGGTAGAATTTCCAACATTGCGATTAAGGATGACCATCGCCAGGATTTTGTACCGACAGGTGAAACCATAGAGGAGCGAGAAGGCAGCTATATTCTAGTTCGGATGAAGGGGCTGAGAAAAGTTGAATGGGCAGGCGTCGTGGAAAAAGTACCGGTATCTGCGCTTACGCAAAAAATCCCCTATAGTCTGTTTAGTTACGACGGTTCAACTTTGAGCATGGATAGTGCCGGGGTAAAACTTGACAAATCGTATAGGTATGTATTTGAAAAAATCGCAACCGACACATGGAAGCTTGCGGTAACCGAAGATTTTGGCAAAGAACCAAGAGTTGTTTACACACATACCTATACTTCTAAAAACCAGACTGCCAGGATTTTCGATGCAGTGTCGGCAAAAATCACCAGTTTGACAATTGTCAAAGAAGACGGCGAAGAAATCGACATTATTAATCGAAGGTCAATACGCAAAATTGTGCCGGCGGCGATTAAAGGGCCAATTATCGTTACAGATAGCGATAATATCCCATTGGACTTGTCTGCTTCTTATAGAGTCCTCCCTGATGAAAGAATTGTTTTTACAAATTATGAGCGAGAGGTTTTTGATGTTGAGGAATCCTTCTTACTAAACAAAGTTGCCAATGAAAACACTGACATTATTTTGTATGGTATCTACGGTGATATAGACAAAAGCAAGATGTACCACATTCGGGACGAAGCAATGATTTCCGACATAAGCTACGCTGTAAAAAGATACGACATTATTAGTGGTGACCTGTTCAAAGTTCAGGATGGGCAGCTTATTGTCCCAGATGATAGTGTATTGCAGCGCGGCTATAGCTCTTTTATTGTAGAATATTTAAAAGAGAATAGCTATTGCATTAACACATCAGCGGACGGAACGGAATATGTAGTGGATATTATTACAAAATCGCCGATCGTCAATACGATGTATGATATGACGGAAGATGGCCGTGTCAGAGCATATAAAATTGATGACACGTTAAAACCTGGAGACAATAGTTACCTTGTATTGAGAAAGGATGAATTAAGCTGAAGATATATCCATCCCCGCATGTCGTGCGGGCTACAAAAAAACCGGGCTTTTTAGACATCCCCCTTTCTCATGTTGAAAAAGAATTTCATCCGGAAAAAATCATCACGGAGATATCAGCAGATTTTGCAGTAAGTAAAAGTGAATACATAGCTCCGTATCAATGGTTTGTAACAAACGACTTTATAGCATTTAACGAGGATAAGCAGGTAGTAGACCTGCCTCTTCGATACAATAATCATAGGTATACCTATGAGCCGGCAGGCTATAAAGAATTTATGCCGGAAACATTTGACTTTTCCTTTATGGCAAAAAGAAATGATAGTTACTCTAGCATAGAGGATTATGATCTGAAGGTAGGGGTATACAACCAGGCGGGGGCAAAGGATTTTGCGTCACGATTGATGGCAATTTTTGGAGATGCTTCGTACAGAGGAATATCCCCGGCCAATGTAAAGATTAACGGCCGGGACACCAACCCCGAAAAGCTGCTCACCAAAGACACAAAAAATCTCGACTGGCTTATCATACAAACAAAGGATGCTGTAACCACAAAGGACGGAAGTGTTGCAGCCATAGATTATAACGAGATAATGAAGACTGGCTGTAATGTATGGGTCACTCTTTCTGATGAAGGCATGGGAGCTTTTATGAAAAAGAGTGATGGCCCGTACACATTGGAGGCAAAGAATATCTCTCTAAATGAATTAGGGGAAGAGAGAGTATATTTGTTTACCAGCAGTTATTCATTTCAGGCGAAAGCAAATAACGACTATGATGGGCTGAATGCCGGTGCATTTAAGGTTGTGCTTGACGGGAGCATTGAATCCCCTGTAATTATTTTGGAAAAGGCTGCACGGGGCTTCGTTGTTATTTCCCATGAAAAAATGTTCTCAGAAAAGGCCTTAAAATACCACGCTTCGTTCATCTATAACATTTTAGTGTCAGGCTACTTAAAAGGTTATGTATCTGCAAGCAATAAGGAACTATGGATAGCGGACGATGTGGTTGACTATATGGGGTCGGTAAAAACACCGCTCAGAAAGAAACACCCCAGTGTTAACATACAAGATATGATAATGGGGCGGGCAAAAAAATTTACCGTAGCAGAGTATACTATCAGTAAACCAGACGTAATGCTCGAAACGATTGATACTAATGGCAATGCTTATTTTAACAAATTGTTAGCGACAGATCCTAAGAGACAAAATGGTGAAGTGTCAGTATACACAACACAGGGCACGATAATGTTCTATAAACAGAACGAATATCTATTGATTGAGGATGAGGTTCACTTCTTTACCGAAATCGACGATGATGAAAACTGCTATGTGACAATAGAACCATTTGTCTCGTCAAGAAATAGGATGGTTGTAAGCAAACCCAAGAAAATGAAAATCGAATATATCGACATGCAATATGATGTCTACGTTCTACCAATCGGTGTGGATGGAGAATCAGAAGTAATGTTGGTTGAACATAGCAAATGGAAAACAATGGGATCTGTTGCAAAGGTCGCCACTATTCGCGTTGAATTTCAGGGTGAGCCGGCGGCTTACGATATTCGCTTGCTGGGCGGAGGCTTACCATCCGAATATACAGACTATGAAATGATGGATATCGGTAACATTAAGGGTAGGCCATATCGTGTTGGTGTAGCTGCTGTAATAGAGCTCCCTAAAAAGTATCGAATCTATGATGAGCGCATTAAGGAATCTGTAAACCGCTATAAGGTGGCTGCAGACCAAATGTATGTAACATACAAGGATTGAGGCATTTTGAATGATAGAGAATAAACTAAAAGTTATTGATTTCTCTGCGGCTCTGCGATCAGAACCCTTGAATTACAATTTCGACATTGTAAAAGGATGGGTAGACAGGGAAAGACTTCGAACCGGTGGGTATGGTCTGGTCGAAGGTTTTGATATTTCCTATGCAGGAAATTATTTTGTGGATATCGGCGAAGGGATTTTAATTGACCGCGTAGGCGAAGAAATTATTGTGCCGGCTACAAGAATCCAGTTCGCTCCGCCAACATATGAAAAAATCACAGAACATGTACAGGTTTCAAATGATGGGGAAATCCTGTTAAAATATCATCCGTATTCCCCAACGGCAGAAGGATTAATCTCTGTAAATGCTTATAGAGCAACGAAATACAAGACAGACGAATTGGTTATTAGCGACCCCAGCGGCACACTTGGTAATTTAAAACCGGTCAATGTTGATGGCCGTAAAGTGGGTGTAACTACTAGAGCAGCAGGGCTTATTGTCGAAGTGGCATATTTTTATTGCAATGACCGCATTGATGCGATTATGATTAATGACCAGGCACAGTATAGCACTGAGTTTGGTATAAACGCAGAATCGCCGAGTGTAGCGAATATCGACCTGGGGCCGCGTTTCTTAATTGCTTTTGCCCATTGGATTGTCGGCGAAACCATTGATGTAGAGTTTATCGTCGATGAAAGAACCTATCGTAAGGTTTATGTGGATAAACTAAATAGGCTCTTCTTGAATGGAAAGCTTTATCAGGAACCTAAATTCATTTACTTCGTTGAGCCAGAAACGCCAGAAGAAAATGATGTTTGGTACGATTACAAAAGCAACACGTTAAATATCTGGTCACAAAACGGCGGCGTATGGGGCTGGAGAATCATGAATGATTTTACCAATGTACCATTGCGCAGTATAAAAATGTGGACAGAAAAGGATTTTCCTAGCGACGCACAGACGTTTTTGTTTAAAGAAGATGAAACGAACTTCCGGTATATCCCAAACACAAATGCTTTGGAAATCATAATCGATCAACAAACTGTGATGAAGGATCAGTTTACGGAGGTGGTTCAGGCAGGAGCAAAGCCGTATTTGTCTTCCGGCATCGGGTTCAAGCTGGTCGAACCTTTGGATAGGCCGACTGTCGTGCAGTGCATTGTTCATCATGTGGTAAAAAATGCACCGCTTAAAAACGTATTCCAGAGGGCGGCCATATTTACTGCGGAGAATTTCTTTCCATATAATGCCAGGACGAATTCCAAAAAGATTTTCATTACAGACCTGCCATATGTAATTAAGGCAAACCAGCTTGAGGTATTTGTCGACGGCAAACGTCTGACCCGTGATGTCGATTTCGCCGAAATGGTAGATAACGAGAAAAACGCCACTGACGCTGACAAAGACAAAACTACGAAATATTTCCGTATTATGTGCAATGTGTCTGATGGCCAAAGAATCTCCTACAAAATCTCTCGGTATGTTTGGAGCTATGACCAGCTCAACGAAATGATGGATGAGATTGAACAGAAGGCGGACAAAGCACTAAGAGACACTGCAGCTTTGAATGATAAAGTCGATACGATGTCTACAAATATCGGCACAGTGCTGGATTCACTAAAGGATCGTTTGCAGCGCGCAGAAGAAAAACTTGACACATTGAAAGACTATCGCAAAACTGCGGAAAAGATAAAGCTCGCAGATTTGGATAGCGATCTACACAAGAGCCTTGTGAAGTCGCGGGCACAGCTTGTGTTTAATGCTTCTAACGTCAACAACATCATAAATGATTGTAAGAAAGAAGACTACGTGAATATCGTATGTGTTAACAGCGAAGGTATAACTCCTCTTAATGAAGACTCTGAATACAGTCTTGCCTATAACAATGGCAAAGCCACAATAGAGTTAGAATCTGAATGGATGTCCCCTGATAACACTTTGTATGTAAACATCATCCGCATAGGGCGATGACTGGTTTAGAGAGGTAATATGAGCATGAAAAAACCTTCAATAACATGGTTTGTGCGGCGAGATCCGGAAGATAGCTACGAGGAAACCAGCGATTTCTATGCCGGGTCGTACAACCAGGAGGACAGCCTGGAAATAGAGTTCATGATTTGGAACAACCGGTATGGCACAGAAAGAGTATCTGATCTTAAGGACTTCGGCGTGACGGTTTCGTTTGACCACGAGGAAGATAGTACACTGTTAAAATATTGTCAATTCTTATTGAATGGCGGGTATTATCTCATTCCAGAAGTAAATGGCAATGAAGCGACAGTACAGTTCCCAAAAGATATTGTGCTTAGCGGCGCCATTAACAATGGGGAGCTGGGAAGTTCGGACAACTACCTGACACTTAAAATGATATTAACTGTGCCGGCTAGTAAGAAGTTAAAGATGAATGATATCAAGGGCATGACGTTTAATGTAACAAATTTGTAAAAAGGGGATGCGGTCTTGAGTAAAACTACGATCGGTTTTAGCGACAATAAACAGGGTGGCGGCGGCGCCAGCATCATTAGTAAATACGTGGCCGATAAAAAACTGACGGATTTGGAATTGCGTTTGGCGGCAGAGGGTATGCCTAAGACGCTTAGTCAGAAAACACTGGCGTATGACCCCGCTAGTGGACAGATTTATATCGGTGATAGCGCCGGGAAACCGATGACGGTTTCGAGTATTAAGGTTATCGTTTCTATGGATGACCTGCCTACAACCGGCGTTGATAATGTATTGTATGTCGCAATCAATGAAAAAGCTTTTGCGGTCTGGGATAGCAGCAATAACTCCTGGGTGAAGATGGCCTCGGATGGCTCTGGCAGTGCTGCTTTGGATAAGTCGGTAGAAGTATATCCGGCCAAGGAAAACTTCCCGCTTGAGGGCAAGAAAGACAAACTCTATATCACGAATGACGGAAAGAGCTACATTTTTGCTGGTGGAAAATATCAGCCGATATTCGAAGGCAATGTGGATGCCTATACAAAGGCAGAAGCAGACGCTAAATTTATCCAGGCTGCAGTTTTGGAGAAAAAGGCGAACGCCGACGAAGTATACAGCAAAACAGATGTAGACGCTCTGTTCAAAAACGTACAAGGTATAAAAGGTGATCGTGGCGAGCAGGGGCCGCAGGGTGAGCCTGGTAAGGATGGCGCTCCAGGTAAAGATGGTAAAGACGGCGTAGATGGTAAGAATGGTAAGTCGGCTTACGACATCGCTGTGGAAAATGGTTTTGGTGGCAACCAGACAGCGTGGCTACAATCGTTAAAGGGCGAAGCCGGTGATAAAGGTGAAACCGGTGAACAAGGTCCTCAGGGCGAACAGGGCTTGCCAGGTGCTGCCGGAGCTGACGGTAAAGACGGCGCAGAAGGTAAATCCGCCTACGAAATTGCAGTGGCCAATGGCTTTAATGGCACTGAACAGGAATGGCTTGATTCCCTTAAAGGCACGGACGGCGTTCAGGGACCGAAAGGTGAGCAGGGTATTCAGGGCGTTCAGGGTGAACAAGGTGCTCAGGGTATTCAAGGTGAAGTTGGTCCACAAGGCCCCCAGGGTGAAGCTGGTCCTCAGGGTGAACAGGGCGCCGCAGGTAAATCGGCTTACGAAATTGCCGTAGCAAATGGTTTTGTTGGTTCGGAGACGGATTGGTTGGCCTCGTTAAAAGGTGAGGGGCTTGATCCGGAAAGCTACTACAGCAAAACCGAGGTTGACCAGAAGATTGCTGACGCTGCAGCGGGCGAGGCCGTAGATCTTAGCGGATATGCAAAAGCGGACGATCTGAACAGTAAAGCTGACAAAAACGATGTCTACAGTGTTTCTGCAGCTGACGCCAAGTTTGCTACAATTAAAACTGTTGAAGAAAAACTTGCAGAAGTATCCACTATTAAAGGTGATAAGGGTGACCAGGGTGAAGTTGGGCCGCAAGGGCCGCAAGGCGAACAAGGCATCCAGGGCGAGCAGGGTATTCAAGGGCCTCAGGGCGAGGCCGGCAAAGACGGTAAGGATGGCGCAAACGGAAAGAGTGCTTACGAAATTGCTGTAGCAAACGGTTTTTCTGGCGGCGAATCTGCTTGGCTCGAATCTCTTAAGGGCGAAAAAGGAATTGATGGTAAAGATGGCGAACAAGGCCCGCAGGGTGAAGCTGGTGAGCAAGGACCGAAAGGTGATCCTGGACAGGATGGCCGTGATGGCGTAGACGGTAAAGATGGCCAGAACGGCAAAGACGGTAAGAGTGCCTACGAAATTGCTCAGGAAAATGGCTTTATAGGCACAGAAGCAGAGTGGGTAGAATCTCTTAAAGGTGCAGATGCAGAACCTGTAGATACTTCGAAGTTTGCCCAGAAATCAGATTTGGAAGGTCTGGCAAAAGCGGAAGATATTCCAGATGTATCGAATCTTGCTAAGAAGAGCGACATTCCTGATGTAAGCAATCTTGCCACGAAAAATGACATCCCCGATGTAAGCAACCTTGCCACCAAGGATGAAATTCCTGACCTCACGGGCTATGCCAAGACCGAGGATATCCCTAAGCAGAAAACTCTGGCAGAACTCGGCGGCGTAACGCAGGCAGGCGTTGAATCCATTATTCAGGCGAAAGACTTTACTTCCACCGATGTAGTACGTCAGATGATTGCTGACGCTATCGCTAAGGCTTTAAAAGACAATGAAAATAGCGGCGGTAATGGCGGCAGCACTACTCCGTCCGATCCCACTCCGACTACTCCAGATACACCAGCTGAAGAACCGAGCGATAGCGATTGGAAATGGACGAAATATCTCGTAATGCCGGCTGGAACTACAGACATTACTGAAGACATGGATACCTTCTTCGGCGAGAAATTTAACCACCCGGATGAATTCGTTGGTCCGAACGAAGACATGAAAAATACCACGACCGAATTCCGTTTCATCGGAACCTTGCGTTCTCGTCAGTCTGACAAGCCCGCTTATTTAGTTGACAGCATTGACCAGGCTCCCGCAATTGGCGTAGATTACAGCAAGAAGTTTAAAGACGGCATGAGAGTTCCTATCGATGGATTTGAAGACGAAGGAAAAGCCGCGTTTGATGAAGCCCTTAAAGAAGAGAACATCATTACGACAGGCATCATGCAGTACGATGGAGAAGCAATTTTGAACCTCAGCTACACCAGCGTTGCATGTGACCAGCTGTATATGGTTCGTAAGATTAAAGACGGTAAAGTTATCCCCGAATTCTCGTTAGGAGAAAGAATTGACGGGAAATAATTAGAAAGGAGTTCATTTACTGATGTATTCTCAAAATGACGAACCAACAAAAAGTTTTAATGAACTTCAGTCCGACATTCTAGGCGAAAAACTTACCAACAATCCGTTGATGAAAGCCAGTAAAATGGCTACCAAAAACAAGGCGTTAAACACCAAACAAAAAACCATCGTTAACGCAATCAACGAATTGCTTACGGCTTTAGACGGTGCGCAAGCACAGACTAAAAAAAGCTTAGCACAAATGTACGACGTACTCGGCGATTTCGCTCAGAACCCCGAGCTGCTTAATGAACTTACTTCTCGCGGCGCAGAGACTATCTTGGCCCTCGCCGCCAATACCTATGATACGGTTCAGGAAATACAGAATTTCGCTAAAGATGATTACGAAGACGTATTCCATATTGCTGAAGGGCAGACTCAATCTGAGTTTGCCCTGACGCATAAGCCTATCGGCAAAATTCGCATGTATATCGACGGCATTCGATATTTTAAAGAATGTATAGAATATAACGCTGAGACGAATACGGTTAAGTGGATTAATGATTCATCCAATCCGGAAGGTTTCGACATCACAGACGCTGACGTAGTTATCGAGTACGATTACAGTACGACTGAAGAAGTCTAACTTGTGTTATAAAAAACTCGGAGGTTGAATGGGCGAAAAGCCGGTGCGTAGTACCAGTAATTGCCAACTTAGACTTCCGAGTTTTACATAACGTAAAACTAAGCCCTTGAACTATAGGTTGTGTTGTTGGTTATGAGGGCAGGGTACAGGCTGCTTGGATGCAACAGATTTTATGTAAAACTCGGAGGATTCTAGCGTCCAGGCCATTATGTACGATACAGATCAGTGAAGTACAGCAGGAGTGCCCGCTTGTATTGACGCCTTTTGACTCTTTACTTTGTGAACCGCATTTTGCGGGCTGCCGGTGGCACACAGTTGCATATTGTTATTGAAAACTCGGAGGTTCTAAGTTTACCTCCGAGTTTTTTATAATATCCGCCTTAAAGCTAGTAATATTCGAGAAGATAATCTAACGTAGAAAGCAAGAAAGGAAAGGTGGACGCATTGGCCACTAACACTCGCGGTATACGCAAAGTAAGTGAAAATATACTCAGTCACGGCAGAGCGATTATCGTAACTGAGAAAGATAAAGACAAATACAAATGGAGCGAAATTCCGGATGGCTCCAAATTTATAGATACGAAAACCGGCATTGAGATGGTGAAGGTTGAGGGCGAAAGCGACTGGGTGCCGGGAGGAATCAAGAATGACGGCACAATTAATGTGGTCAAAGACAGCCGCGTTAACATTGAAACCTTTACAATTAAACAGCTTGAAGTCCCGGGGACAAAAAGGGAATTCACCTACTGGTACGATATTGTAGATGATGCCCATGTAAGGCATGGCATTATTTTGTATAAGAATTCTCTGGGTATGCATGGCGAATATGGCCAGTACGGAACTTACCAGACATGGGCTGACTGTAAACGCTTCTTACTACTTGATAATAACGCCGTGGAATCTAAGTACAAAAATACCCAGAAAGTCGGCTATGTATTTGGCCTCGAAAAAGGCGATTATGCAATGTACCGCAACCATCTGAGAGTGGCTATTGATGACGTACTTACGCGCACAGTCGCTTCCGGCGGCATTAAAGAAGTTAGCGAAACCCGCTTCTGTCTCACAGAGGAAAACCTGGAAAACGGAATGGAAATCACAGCTGAGTATATCTGTGGCTTCCGTTTGGGCAATCCATACCCGCGCACATTTATCAATAAGAATCAACCAGATGAGAAGGCTGCCGAGGTGGGAGATTTCTGGCTGGATATCGACGGCGAGATTGATGATACAGATCCGCTGCCGGAAATGATTGGTGAAGATGGAATGATTGGCTGGGAAAGGATTCGTCCTTCGACTCGCCCAACATCCCTATCCGGCTACGGCATTAAAGATAAGGTTTCTTATCAGGGGCATAAACATAGCAAAGCGGATATTACAGATTTTCCAACATCCTTGCCTGCAAATGGCGGACGAGCAGATTCTGCTACTAAAGCAGACACTGCAGATAGGGCCACTTCCGCAGACAAGGCAACCACCGCTGTTACAGCTACGAGAGCTACGACGGCAGATAGAGCATTGCAAGCGGATTCGGCAACTAAAGCTAGTGCTGCAGATTCTGCTACGACAGCAACAACGGCTTCTTCGGCAAATTATGCCACGAGAGCAGGCAGTGCGGATAAAGCTGCAAAAGCGGATAAGGCCACAGCGGCAGATACGGCAACCAAGGCAAATTCAGCCACTTCGGCTCAAACAGCGGATTATGCCACCAAAGCAGGTACGGCCACGTCAGCCGCCAATGCTACCAAGGCAGCTTCGGCTGATAAGGCTGCTAATGCAGATTATGCTACTAAGGCAGGTACTGCCACATCGGCTACCAGCGCTAATAAGGCGACTACCGCGGATACAGCAACAAAGGCCGTAAACGATGGTTCTGGACGCAATATTGTAAATACTTACGCCTTAAAAACAGAACTGGAGGAAGTTAAAAAATTTGCTGCAAGCATTCCCGTTGGAGCAATACTTCCTTTTGCTGGAAGAACACAGGATATACCCAATGGATGGTATATTTGCGACGGCAATAATGGAACGCCGGATTTAAGAGGCCGTTTCTTAGAAGGAAGCACAACGAACATTGGTACAAAAAAAGAAGCCGGATTGCCAAATATTGAAGGAAGTTTCGGTGCGTGCAGACGCTGCGAAGGCGAAGGGAAGCAGCCAGAAGGGGCTTTTGGAGAATTATCAAAGTGGGATGCGTCGATAAAAATTGGTGGCGGCGACGACTGGGGGAGCAACTATTCGTTTGATGCATCCAAGAGTAATGCTATCTATGGTAAATCAACAACAGTACAACCCCCTAGCTTCCTTGTATATTACATAATGAAAAAGAGATAAAGGAAAGGACATAAAATAATATGCCTGAACCAATTAAAGTAAAATACAGAGATTTGTCTCCTGAATTACAAGCGCTCTTGGCTGGCGGAAAAATGACTGAAGGCGCAATGGGAGAAATCCTCAAACAGTACAGAAAAAAGACAGAACCCATTACCGAAACGGACATCTCGGTAGATTATCGTAATTCGGTAAACAGCAAAATAAACCAGGTTAAGATCGACCTGCAAAACTTTATAGCAAGCCTCGAGGTCATTCCTGAAAGTAAATTGTCGCCCGAGTTTTTGCAGCGTATTAAGAATATCGAACTGCAGATCGCATCGCTAAGCTCTATTGACAATATCGATCAGAGCATACGTGATTTGCAATCAGAAGTGACAACGCTTAAAAACAAGATTGCTGACACTACCGATATAGACAATCTTTCAAAGAAGATTGACGGTATCAGCAGCACATCGAAAAACTTACAGGATAAGCTTACAGCTCTTGACAACGACTTCACTCAAAACAAACAGAGCTTTGATGCCGACATTCAGGCCTTAAGAAATGACTTATCCTCGCTGCAGACAGTTGTTAATAGCACTTCGGATACGGCGGCAATTCTCCAGCGCCTTAACGATGTTGATTCTTCCTTAAGAGATTATCGCCAGAGTATCATCGAACTGAAGGACTCTAATGCGAAAGTAGAAGAAGATGTCGCAGCATTAAAGGATTCAGTCAACACTTATCAGCAGAATATTATTGATTTACAGAATTCCAATAATCAGGCGAATGACAATATCCGCATTTTAAAAGAATTAAGCGATAAAATTCAGCAGGACATTGCAGGATTAAGAGATGTTAATAATGGCTTTAAACAGGATGTGCAATCGGTTCAAGGGGCGTTGAACACTAAAAGAAGTGTTTATGACCCGATTAAAGAGAACGACTTAGACGACAATGTAAAGGCAAAGCTGACTCAGTTCGGAATGACGTCGGAAAAGCTCCAAGAACTACTAAACACCATAAATAAATTATCTTCGGGGTATTTAGTTGGTAAGGGGGCTTATGGAGGGTTAGTAGATAAAGCTCTCTTCTATCCGTTCTTTACCACAACAAATAAAAGCCTTCAAGATTACAAAAACGCTGCCAAGAAAGCGGAAGTAGTAATCGATCCGGAAACGGGGAAGGTTTATGAATACAGCTTAATAGATGGCGGGAAAAATGGAGCCGCTGCGGTATACGATTATGAAGAGAGAGCGCAGTTTTTTAACGGCGACACTACTTACTGGAACTCTTTCTTGATTGATTACGATACTAACGAAATCTTTGGTTATGTAACATCGAGCGGTGCGTATAAACATTATCCCATGCGTCCCTTAAAAAAATCCTATCATATAGCTGCGAACGGGTCTGTTGAAATTCCCGTTACTATAAAAGATGCTACAAGTGTAGAGGTTTTAGTAAGGGACACAGGAGCAGGAAGCGCTAGTAACGGTTTTTATGTAAATGCAGAAGCCTATGTAGATATTGCTTACGGGGATGCAAAATCAAAATTAATAAGTTATTACGATCAGCCTCTTGATGTAATTGTTTTGAAAAAGTGAGGTTTTATATAAATGGAATCACCAGGCATTTTAAATTTTCTAACTGAAAAAGGAAAATGGCTCCCGCTATATGTAGCTTACTTACGTAACAGACTGCGGCGCGACAAGAATCTTTCTGACGTAGAAAATAAAAAAGATGCTCGCGGCAACCTTGAGCTTCTTAATGAGGTAACTGACCATTGGCATGACACCCGATATGTGCCGATGATCGAAGCGGTAAGGACTGACTTAAATACAGCAAAGAAGAGCCTAACTGATTCGATCAACAATCTTGAAAAGCAACATAAGAGTGATACGAATACTCTTCGTAATCTCATTAATCAGAACTCTACATCCATAAATACTCTGAACACGCAAATGGCATCTGTTAATTCGACCATAACCAAGATGTCATCAACGCTGAACACCGTAAAGAGCGATCTGGATATTGCAAAAAGAGATATAACCAATATCAAGACCACCCATACGCAAGATATAAATGCTTTGAGCGCGCGGATTACGACTAATACAAATAACATTAGCAGCTTAAATAGTACAGTTGTCTCTCACACCACCCGTATCGGTAACGCTGAATCCTCAATAACGAACCTTAATACGAGACTAGGAACGGCAGAGAGTAGGATTTCTCAGCATACTACAGATATTAGCAACACAAACAAGAATGTTAAATCGAACACGGATCGGATAGCTGCGTTAGAAAACAGGGCAAAAAGCATCGAGTCTAGATTGGATTCTGTAGAAAAAAGTATTAAGGAATTGTCTAACAGAATTACAAATATCTTTGATTCCGAGGGATTCTTAACTTTCCCGAACGGAAATAAGATTAGAATTAATAAGAAGTAGGTGTGGCAATGTCTACTTATATATACCCTAATATTCCCAAAACGTTTAATAAGGGCGATCAGGTACTAATAGTTTTTCAAAACAAAGTTCAGGAAATAGACTTATTGTCGTTGGGAATTGGAAAATGTAAAATAGAGTGTTTTGACTCCTGTCCATCAGTGCACGAAACATGGAACCACACTATCTATGCAGCAGGCGTGACGGATTTGTCAGACCTGATTAACAAAGGTGTGACAAAGGTATACGCCGTTGTTGGCGCAAGTGTTAATATGAATTATTGCATACAGGGGCAGATGATTAAAGTTCCACAGGGACATGCTTCTTACAACGAGTATGAGCGTTTCGGTGGCAGCTCTATATCAAGCGAAGTATACTGGGGGCGGCACGAACGACATGGTTCCGGTGCGAGTACTGATTTAAGAACGGTTTATGATGCTGGTAAGGGGATTTATGATGCGGCCAGTCGTAATTCCGTTTTTATTGCTGCTGGCGGCATGTGGCCAAATGAACGTAGTGTACCAACGTCAATAGCAGGGGCTCCTTCCCCACATAACGCACCGAATGGGATAATAAAATTTACTGACTGTGTGGTAAAAGAAGGAGTCTGTCGTTTTAACGATCACGGGTATATTATTATAACGGCTTTGGGCGACAGTTTTGTTTTAAACGAAAAATGTACCTTAGAAATAAAAACATCGAACGGCACAAAGAAAATCCCATTATACGACTGTAAGGATTCTGGCGATGGCGAGTCTGTTCAGGTGAAACTTCCGTCAGGAGAAAAATTGCGTGCAATAGTGTCTTCGGCAGAACAGCCGCCAGATAATGTATGCATAAAAAACACGGCTAAAAGATACCTTATGGATAAGCCTGTGACAACAAAAACAGATGTTGTACCAGTAGGACAGACAAAATTTATGAATGATAATTACTTTATCGTTCCTCAAAATGTCACCAGTTTAAAAGTGACGAGTTATCATTCTAGAGGCAATAACCCCAACAATGTCAGCGCTATGGGGGATTGGTATTATAGTGTTATTCCTGGAAGTATTATTTCTTCTAAATTCTGGATGCATGAAACAAAGTATATGTTTGACACATCTTATGCAGTTAAGTTTAATAATCAGAGTATTATGAGTGAAGGGTGCTTGGGATGGTCTGGGCATGTAGGATCATCCCCGGCATACGCTAAGCTAGAATACAGTGAAGAGATAAATAAGACAAAGGTTAGAAACACGCCTTGTCCTTACGTTTTTTTAAATGGTGACAAAGCTATATATGCCGAAAATGGGATAAATTTTTACAAACTGGATCCAGTTGATGGACAGCATACCGTATTTATACCCCATAGAGATATGAAGGTAAAGATATCTTTCACCTCAAAGAAAGATAATAAAACCTGGGATACCACAAGAGACATTAAAGCTGACGACAGAATCGCTCGCTTTTTCGTAGAAGATCGAACCTATATCTCAGTGTATAATATCTACAGAGATGCTTTTGCTGGAGGCACATACGATGCAGGAGAAGAAGATCTTGCGGTAAATATTAATATAGTATCATAATGTAATGCCGCCCGCATATATTCAGTTGGGCGGCATTACATATACAGTAAAGGAAAGGGGAGACGCCATGTTTTTTGTTAAAATCGATTTGATAACAGTAATATACGGACAGAATTAACTTTACATAAACAAGCAAACAAAAAAGAAAGTGGGTGTGCTTCATTGACTCTCCCATACAGCCGGAAGTTTAATTCTGGCCGACAGTCAGAACAGTTCTACAATGAAGAACTGCACAAAATATACGAATCTACGAAGCATTTAACAGACACCCCACCGGCAAATCAAGAGCCTGTTGCGAAATTACATCGCTCTATGTGGCATGATGAAAAGCGTAATCAGCTCAAGTGGTGGGATAAAACAAATAATAAATGGCGCAAGTATTATGAGAGCGAATTTAAGATTACGGGCGAGATTATGTCCGTATTACCTCCAGAGGCGCCGGTCTATGGCCAGCTCTGGTTGCATAATGGCGTTCTCTGCTATTATGATGGTGTAAATTGGAACCCCGTAAAAGCCCTTTTACAGGATGGTTCTCAGTTCTCCCTGGATGTATTCAAGAACTTTATTATGGTATCTCCTCTGTGGAAAATCGGAGATGTCGTTGTAGGAGATAAAGAACTTGAAAGCTTCTTGAAGGAAGAACGGAAATATCTTCAAGGGGTGCTTGATGCAAAAACAGATTCTATGGTTACCGGCAACGGGACAAAATGGAATCTTGATTATCAGGCCGGCGTGGAATATCCTCAGTTGCCTGCAACCCCAGTGGATAAAAAGGTACAGCTTCTTGTACCAAATATTGATTATGGGCGGCTTTTCTTAGGGCATCTTCTAGACTCAGATAAATACGAAGAGGTATCAAAAGTCTGTATCCAGTATCAGCGCAACGACATCATTAATAAAGGCCCATCGTTAATCCATGTAAATCCTGGCCGTATCACAAAAATTACAAAACGCATTGTCATGATTGACCGCGAGAACCCGCGCATACAAATCATGGCGGGGAATACGGAGTTTTACGGCTTCCACGAAAATAATCCGCTGGGCGATTTGTTAATCCCGGATCAGAACTATCAAAACGAAGACGGCACTCTCGGGACTGTACTAAAAGACTACACCATGGTGGAAGATGGTATCCTCCTGTCGTATGATGCTGCGCAAAATTATGATTATGTGTTGGCGATTACATATGAATTCAGTTGGATGAAAAGCACCGGGAAAATGTCCCGTGGTAGCAACCATGACAACAGTAACTGCTTTTACGTGGATAATTATGTCGGTCCGTTAAACGTATTTGTTGAAGGCTACGATCTGGAAGATCCATACTTCGAGCAGGATGGTATAGATAAGACGGTTACCATAAAAGAAAAGGTAGATGGCCTTACCGTATCCATGCTTCATACACCTAGCCGGGAGTATGGCTATATTCGCAGAATCGATGCAAACAATAATGCGGTTATACGCCCGCTTAGAAAATACAAACAGCCATTACTGTTTGTGAACGGGCAGGCGATGCATCCGCAGTTTGATAATATCCAGTGGAATCCGGACGGCACCGTAACGATACCGGGCGGAAAGATGGATATGATGTGGAGCATTGTCGATCTTTCAGGCACGCAGGAAGACGGTACAAACGGAATTGTTGAATTTACCGCCCCGATAACATCCGGCACTGTTGGTCAAAATGGAAAAATCAGCTATGCAGCTGGCTTTATTCCAAATGCGTCTGTTACCAATGCCGTGCTCTTTATTGACGGCCTGCTGGTAAAAAAAGAGGATATCGTTATCGATAGGGCTAATCGCACAGTGACAATCAGTGGCGGGCTTAACCCCGGGCAGGAATATATCCTCATCTATGATAAGTACAGCTGGTTGTATGATGAAAAATATATAACACCTGCATTGCCGGTGGGCAAATTTACCGACTCTTTGGTGTATATGAATGGGCATCTGCTTTGCAATAGTGAGGCACTGGATGTAGTCGCAAACCCATACCATCAGAAAGTCGAGCCTGACGGTACAGTTACTTCAGAACCGTATCCGGGTGTTTTTAATGAAGTAAAATGCTTTAAGACGGTAACATTAGCGGCAGACGGTTTTACGGAAGAAGTTACGCGAGACTATCGTGTATTTGATCCGAAAGAACAAAAGTGGAACCCCATTCAGTCGTATCAGGTTACAGGGATAAGGGGCTTTGCCTACAGCTACGAAGATATGCCTAAAAGCGTTCATTTGCTTATTCCATATAGCACTGCAGACGATATAAGAATCTTCGCATTTAATACAGCCAACGCAGTTGAACACCCGCTCATTGTTGGTAATATCCTGGCAGATAATGATCATCCGATTCTTACCGTAGGTAATGGCAAGTATTGGGATGCCCGTCAGGGAAAAGAAGTGCCGTTTGCCGACCCAAATAGGAATAAGCTCGCAACTGCATTTATATTCGGCAAGAATACGCTGCGAGTATGGTGCAATGGTATTCGCCAGTATCCAGAAGTAGAAAACAAGTGTAACGGCATTGTTGAGTATATGGATGGAAATGCAGAGGTGGATGGGAGCGGTAACGCATTCCGGTTGCCAGAACCCTTTTCGGGCAAAATCACTTATGCAATAGAACTTCCAGACAGCGGCGCCGAAAAATCATGTTCAATGGAAGTTCTGAACCATAAGAATGTACTTCCGGGATATGTCAATATGTATAAAACAGAGCTGCCAATGTTCCCTGGAAGAGTGACCATATATGTTAACGGCATCAGGCTGCCGGAAGACCAATACAGCATAATGGATAATCACACAATTCTTATCGATAATAAACAGGCGCTTATCGGCAGCAGCCGGAACTATCCAAAGGAAACATTCGTTGCAAACCGTCAAAAGCACACACTTGACCGGAAGCAGGATGACCTAATTCTCGTAGAAGTTCGGCAGGATGAACGAGTGGAAACTACCATAGAATGCCAAGGGCATCCGGTATATGAGCTACCCATTAAAAAGTATGATCTCGACCCGTCTATATTGGAGCCAGCTGACGAAATGATGATTTTCGTTAACGGTCTGTATTTTGGCCCCAAAATGAATGACGGTTATAAGTGCAATGTATTGCGCGGCAGCATTTCGGTAACACAGGAAGATACTTTAGAAGTCATGAATCATGATGAAGAAGACATCTTCTTAAAAGGTAACGAGGAATACCGCAGAACAAATTATGTTGCAATTACTGATGGAAAGAACTATGAACAGAAAAACGCCACGCTGACGTTGGAATGGAGATAAAAGCATGATTAAACCAGGACATACAAGCCTGAACATGGAAGATATTTCGGAGGATTTGCGCGTCGTTCACCGTCATGTCACAAAAGTGGCTCCGGCGGTGACAAACCCCGTTACTGGCGCAGAAACGTTTATGCGCCAGGATGGTGATATCAACAAACCCGTCCTCCCAAACTATCGAAACAAAATCATCAAGGCAGACGATGTAGATCTTGTTGCTGGCATTGAAGCCGAAAGAACGGCAGTTGCTGTAAGCAAGGACAATCGGACGACCATAAATAATGCCATGCATCTTAATGGCCATTCTGCAGATGACTTCACCACTGCCGAAAAAGGTAAGAAGATGGAAGAAGCCACAGAGCAAGTTACTCGTCACTACGGCGACGACATTGCCTCTATCCGTGATGAGCTTTATCAGTTAAAGCATGCATTGGAAAAGAATGGCCTCATTCATTTAACCAATGAGCATTTTGGCTATAACGATACATTCCGTAATGGTTATAAACCGTACGAGTATGAAGAACTTGGCCGGCCGACGATTGACTGTCCTTCTGCAGACAAGATCCGTCTGGATGAAGAAGCCGTTAAGAAGCTGGATGAAGGGGATTTTATCGCAATCTATTTCCGCGATGAAGAAAAAGTGGATGTCGTCCAGGTATCATCCATTGGCCCGGATGGGCAGACCTTGACTCTTGACGAAGGCATGACACACGGCAACCTAACTAAAGAAAACATCATCGTTTATAAAAGCTTTGGTGTATCCCGCGACGGCAACTTCTATTTTGCTCGCGATGTAGAATTCAAGGTTGGCGACGAAAACATTTGGTCTGGCCTTGACGATGATACAACAGTATCTCTTTACCGCCCAGTGTCGGAGGAGCAGAGTTCATATGGTTATGGATTCCGAATCCCAGAGAGCAAGCACGGCTTCTTGACGAAATTCCAGATTTATGCTCACGCCATTGGAACTCCGACACTTACCTGCTATATCTTTGACGAACAGGATATCGGCAATTTTAAGAATCCCGTACAGGCAGAAAATCTCTATAAGAGCGGCGACGTAAATGCAGATGGTGAGCCCAAGATGCATTTCTTTGCAAAATCCAATCCGGTAAACCTCGACCCGACTCTGGGCGAGCACATTGTAACCTTTGATTTCTGGAACGCAGAGACTGAATCCTACCCGCTCGTAATGCGTAAAGATACGCCGACCAATCGCGTTCGTTATGTAGCTGTTATTTGCGGAACATTTGTGGACGATAATAACTACGCAAATGTGCGCTTCATTATGAACGCTGGAGGAACTGGCGGCGACCTGGAAACAAATAATAAAGTATATCGTTATACGGAACAGCTTGATACGTCAGTAACACCGGCACTCTCTCACAATACCGAAGATGACGGTAAAGACATGTATTATGCCATTATCATGCGCGAAGCAATCGAGCACGAAATGGATGCGCAGAACCGTGGCCTGTATTCGGCTATCGTAACAAGTCCTAAAGGTATGCCAGTATCAAGAGCAAGACTCACGATGCGTATTAAACGCGAGGGCGGGCTCTGGGATGCAAATATTACCGAACCCAATATCTACGGCATTAGCGAAAGGGTATCTTTCCCCGCAGAAGTATTTAAAAACTTCCCCGCGAGAAAAGCGTCTTTTAGAACAACTGATACGCTCGGCCTTCAGGATGACATTCGCCTGCCAATGGAGCTGAGAAGCGCCGCGGGCGTGTATACGAAAAAACCGGACACGATTATTGGGAATAACATTGTAAAGGGAACGCCGAACACGACATCAATAGTTCCGAGCGAACCCATTATCGTTAAGCCAGATGATATGGTATATCGAAATGCATATCAGGTTTCTGTAAAAGGCAAGATGTATGAATATGACGCAAGCAAAAAGCAGTTCGTGGTAACTTCGCAGAATAAAATATACCTCAAACCCATTGCTGTAATCCCGGATGGCTGCAAAGATAAGAAAGATGTGTATTCTGACCGCATTATCTGGGAAGGAGACTTCCGAACAAAAGAAGGCAAGCCTCTTTACTTTAATGAGCTTGAGTTGCAGGTATTCTGGCATAAGCCTGCATTCTCTGAACTTACAGCTGTTGCAAAAGAACAGATGGGAGTCATCCACGACCTCGTATTTTCCACGGATCGTACAGTGTAAAAACCAGCCGCCCGCAAGGGCGGCTTTTGTTGTGCCCAAAAACACAATAAAGCGGCAAAAGTGGTAATACCACGATAGCACTAATTTTTGGAGGAAAGAATGGCGAACATAACTAATACCGACGAGCTTGTCGATAATATAAAGGCCTTGACTACGCCGATAGATTTGCCGGCTGGCACATTTAACGAGAAAATGAACGCCAGTGAAATAAACGGTCTATTTCAAGGTATAGAAACGTGTCTGAATAAATTATACGAAAAACTTCGCATGCTGGAAGACTTACACACATTCAGCGAAGAGTACATAAAGAATGAATTTAACAAAGTAAAACCTGAGTTGGATGACGCTATAGCAAAGCTTGACCAGGCGGAAGAAGATTACTCAAACACAAGGGTAAAGGCAAACATGCTTACATTTGTCGGTGGTAATGTAATAACCGATCGTGATGGCTCTTCGATAAACTCTGCTCAGATAATTGACGGCAATACTGTCTTGGCCGGTTCTGTTAATATATTAGAAGCGGTGCCAACAAAGGTGGTTGCCAGCTCTTCGGATATTCCGTATAGAAGAAACAAGATGCCGGCGGATAATTACAAGACTTTTTACGCCCTTGAATCTATGCCGAGCGAATCAATTAAAGAGTCGATTGATTTTTTCTTTGCGCGCCCGACAATAATTAATTTCATCAGAACCTCTGCTTTTAATTCTGTAATTAACAATATCACAATATATAAATCGAACAATGATGTGGTTAATGTAAATCCGGACACCATGGTTTTCCCGGAATGTACGGCAACCGGTATACATATGGATTTAACTGGCGGGAAAATCGAACCGGTTGTTACAGAAATAACTGGTGAGAAAGACACATTTTGCAACCTTGAAGGTGAATACGAATCAGACGTGCTAAACAGCATATTTGAAAAGCACGTAAAGGATAATGGTGGAGAATAATGTATATAAACCTGCTTAATGCTCAGTGCATACCAGACGAGGCAGTCGTCAAAGAGACAAGTGACGGTCTTCTCTATTTTGACGGCGGCAGCTGGAAGTACTTAACTAAGAAGGAATATAAAGCGCTGGACGAGGGAGACGAATACAGTACCAAAAAAGTTGGTAAGAACACTTATGCGAACATATCGGAAGATGAACTTGTACCGGCAGAAGCTGTCACAACTAAGACTGCAAGATACTACACAAACTATTTTGGTCTTAACGACTTGGCGATTGGTGACAGGAAGTTTTACCAAACCAGCGGCTTGTTGACAGAAGACATCCATGTCGAAAAAGGGAAACCTGTAAAATTAAAGGCCGTTGTCCGCGCGCAAGAATTCACAAGCGTAGAATTTTCCGTCATAGACGGTGGAGAAGAAGTGCCTATTCTCTTGACAGACGAAGACAAGGTTGTGGATGAAAAGTTGTTCTTTGGCTGCGATACGAGGATGATTGGCACAGAAAAGGTGTATAAAAAAGACTTTAAATCTCTTACGCATAAACCGGACGATAGCGACTTTTTCAATGACTTTATATTAACAGTTTCCTATACGCCGGATGAAAGATATCGAACATACACCCCTAAGCACGACCGGGTTAAGGTCAAAGTGGTCATCAGGCTATACAAAGAAAACGCACTGAGTCCAGAGATTTCTAATATAACGCTTACACAGGAGGTGTAGTTATGGCAACAACACAACTATTGGATAATTCGCTCGAGTTACAGAAAGACCTGTACAGTGTTATTATCCCCGAGGAGAACGTGGTCAAGACGTCAGATTTTCGTAGGGAATATGCCAAAGTGATAGCTGCGGCCCCATTCTCCGATAAAGTTCGTGCTGACGAGATAGTTGCTAGTAAGGATAACGAACCGATTCTTGAAATAAAGAAAATGCACCTGGAAGATCAGCCTAAACGAACAGATCTTGTTCAAATGGCAACAGATGTTTCCGTAGATATGACTACGGCCGATTACCAGATTATCGATACAGCCAATCGCTACACGACGCTCATTGCTGGTACAATTAACCGTATGAATGCTGTAAAACAAAGAATCCTTCGAAATAAAGAACGGCTGGAGGATATAAATTTCATCACTGCTGCATATAAAGGACTTGGCGACTCAGTAATTATCACAGACGATTTATGTTCCGGCTCATATCTATATCATAATGGAATTTACGGAGCATTTTGTCCACAGGCCCCTTTAGAAATAAAAAAGAAAATCCAGATTCTCTCGGTAGAAGGGAATGGGTATGTAGGCAACGCGCATGTCTTGGCTCAAGGTGATAAATATCTTGAAGATACCGATAATCGTGGAAATACAGAGTACATCTCGGATGATAGCCCACTGACTGTATTTGAGTATTCCAGAATATGCAGTAAGGATATATCTCAGTACAGGTTAAATAAGAGCGCGGCTTACGATGTAAACCAGGATGATAAGGATGCGAGCTGTATAATTACCATGATGAGTAAAAATACAAGCGGCATAAACATGCTGGATATTGATTCTGCTGGCGGCACGGTTGTAATTAAGGATGTTTTAATTTCTAGTGACAATATTAATTACCGCAGCGTTCTGCAGGCGGAAATAGACATGAGCAGGGATATGTATCATGCTGCAAATTATGTTGCTGGCAGCGGAAAGATCTGCTTCCCTACATCTCGTTATGTAAAGCTGATACTTTCTTCAAATTATTGCGAGCCAGGGGAAGTCTTAGGATATAGCGAAGTAGATTTAAGCAGGGAGAAACCAGAGGTTGTTATCAGGCGGCTTAAGAATGCAGTTCGAAAAGTAATTAAAATCGGCAGTCTGAACGCATACCGCTGCGAATATGATGGCGGCAATATCCTCACCGAGGACCTTGCACCGGCCGAAGGCTGTAAGACAGTTGCTGTATTTGCCAACGAATATATACCTTATGGCGTAGAAAATCCTGACCGAGCCATAAAATACACGCTATATATAAACGGCGAAGAATATCCAGTGACGCCGATTAACGGTAACAAACCTGGCGTGAAGATGATTTCTTGCACAGAAAGCCAGTTTGAAGGTGTAAACGTAAAATTCATCGGAGAAAAAATCAAAACAATTCAACTCAGGGTAAAAATAGACAGCAATACAGATATAACACCATTTGTTGGCAACTTAAAACTTTGCATAGGATAGGATAACATGTATCTAGAAAGATTAAAAAAAATAAAAGAGCTGAAAGAACTTACAGAACGAGCTCTTTTACAACAAGGGGAATTTCCTGACAAGGCATATGTAAAACAATTGCTTGGTGAGATGGATACCCGATATGCGATATTTAAATATGATGACGTCCGGCCAGATACAAAATTTGATCTTGTCAAGATGGTCAATGACCTGCGCTGTATCCAAAAAGACCTAAACATCATCTATGAAATTGTCAACGAGCTGGCACGGGATAAATATAATAGACTGGAAGCTTTTGTTAATGGCTATCTGTCTTCGCTTGAAAATATTGCAGACAAGGCTGATAAGAAAGCGATGGAAGAAATCGAGACAACCTCTCTCGGCGCGTCTATGGTGTTTTTTACAAACGATGTATCTGCTGTACGAATCGAGAATACGACAGCAACGATACAAATCACAAACCTTAAATGCACCCCACAGAGTAAGCTATATGGTTCAATTATTGGGACAGGGTTCAATATTGAAGACGTTGTTTTCCAGGTAGACGGACACAAGTTCTCCCCATATTCTGTAAATAATAGTACATTTAAAGTTGGCGGCGAGCTGGAACGCAATACATATACGTATGCTGTAAATGAAGATTATCCTGTCGGCAGCGCGTTTAAAATTCCAAATTCAGCTATTGGGGCCAGCGAAAGAAATAATTACGAAGTGTATGGTGCGCGTGATAAAGTCAAAGAGATGTCCAATACGCATTCAGCTCTAGTGCCGGTTACGGAATTGCAAGGGAATGTGGCGGCAAACACTACAACATATTCGTTTTATATCGGAAACGCAACCAAGATCATATTTGACTTTTCGGCCGAACCTACATATAAAAACTTCAGTTCGTATGAGAATAAGAACTTGGATAAGGACAGAATATACCATTTTGAATTTACTGTTCCCGCAGGTACATCTTTTTCGTGGGTTCACGATGGAACCATTTTTGCAACAAAGGAGAAAATATCGGTCAATGGTTCTGAGTTATGTATAGTGGAAAATACGATGGCCAAAGACTTTATCATTTACGAGTACGCGCCAGGAGATAAGGTAGTGTATGACGATGTGAAAATCATTATACATAATATCAGACAGGAAGTATTCTGCATTGAGTCTGTGGCCATAAAAGAAATTAGCGAGACGGGGGTGGCGGCGCCGGTATGATTCTATATAATATGCGATATCGCGGCCCATATGAATATGAGAAGTTCATTCTCAATGTTTTTCAATATCACAATGAGATACTGCGCATGAAAAAAGAGCTTAACGAGAAGAATGAACAAAATATAACAGAGCTCACCGAAAAACTGGATAAGCTCAGAGAAAAAGTAGATGAACTAAGCAACCAGATTTTGGTATTGCGGGAAAAAGCTACAGCAGTATAAGAGGAAACGAAATGATAGATAAACCAACAACAAGCGAAGTTATGGATATTTTTAATGCGGCCTATGATGATGCCAAAAAGATAGACCAGAACATTCGTGACACCAAAAAAGTGCTGAGCGAAAAACTTGAGCTTCTCAGTACACAAATGGAATACATGGCAAGTCAGGTATTAACAGCATCCGAACAGACCGGTGTTGTAAAAGAAAAAATCTTCTTGGCGGATGCGGATAAAGTTGGGCGATATGACCAGTTCGGAATGACTGTCCACCCCAAGTTTGTAAAAGATCCGCGGGATTTGTTTAACTACCGGTCCACAAAGGGGTATATGTTTAAAGGGAATGTAACCACGCTGATAAACGGCGAAGAGGATTCAGACTACACAGAATGCCTTAAGCAGGATACAGTGAATGGTAAAAAATACATGATTAAGGAATATGACAGCAGCGATATCACGCTGACAATCCTCCCTAACCTGCGAGCGCCATTGGGCAGCCTACAGTTTAATATGCTCGAAATCATGCCTTATTTGCCGGGGTCGTTTAACATTGAATCGATCAAAGTGTTCTCCAGGGATAATCTGGAAGTCGAAACACAGGCTCTGGATAACGGTATTATCCGGGTTGGTGCGCAGCGGATTGTCTTCTCCGGAAAAACAGAGCTGGGTAAGATAGAGATTAAAATCCGCCTGCTGTATAAAAACTCATCCGGCAAGTATCCGTTTGGCTTAAAGCACTTGTATGTACAGGAGGCCGAATTTGAAGACGATTGCTACGTCATTGTCCGCGCCGACAAAACCAAAGCGATTTCCTATATATATGATAGCATTGTGGTTAAAAATCAGTATGGCGTAGACACTTCGGCATCAAGCAAGGAATATGATATCCATTACTACGCTTTTTTTGACGGGGAAAATCCTGACCGCGAACTTGAGGTATCAAAACCTGCTGCACTGAATTACATTGCCACGAACACAAAAACAGTGTTTATTAAAATTCCTGTAGAAACAGCTATTATAGCTATTACGCCAAATATTTCAACGGAAACGATTAGTTAACTCCAATACCGCCCGCGATAAGCAGGCGGTATTTTTATCTTGTATATAGTCAGAAAAATTTTAATATTTTGAAAAAATAGTATTGCCAAAATGAGACCGTTGTGATAATATGTAAGTAGAACGTAAGAAGTATGTAAGAAGTGAAAGGAGATAGAGAAGATGCAGGTCACGGATGCGAATTTTTTCTACAAGAACTACGTCGGGGCTTATCCGGATGAAGATTGGATGTTTGAATCTACACAAGGCATGATTGAACATTACGTTGAGTCTGGCCTGAAAGAAAAGCTATTGGATATATACGAAGCATGTGCCGGGGATGGTGTCCTTGCTGCAGATAATATCCCGTATGAATTGTGGCAGGATGGGAATATCCTTATTCCCGGCAGGTTCTATTTACACCCCGAGCTGACATTAATGCAGCGAGCGCCGGAAATAAATATTTTTACCGGCGAAGCGGTAGTAAGGCCTCATTATCGGGAAATAAGGGAACTGTACACGCTAAACGACGTCTTACTGTATGCAGGGAAGATGCTGCGCAGAGATACATTGCTTAAAGACGAAAAACAAGATATCGGCGCCATAAAACATTTACTTAAGCGATATGCAAGACAACAGGAAGAACTTGGCATTATGGCGCTGGATATGATTCTTTACCTCATACGCCATCATAAAGGCGAAAGGATAGAGCTCCTTAACATATCTCAGGACGAAGATATTGTAGCGCAGCAGGTAAGAGCGTACGCAGAAAAGCTAAAGACAATGGGCAGACACAAAATAATTTGGAGGGAAAATATAAGATGCTGTCGGAAGGATTCATTGAAGTAGGTGGAAAGTGTGGCAACTACTTCACAAGAAATATGGTTTACCCACTGAATAATCGGCAAAAAGCTTTTGCCGACCTTAAAAAGAAAACAGGCGGCAGGGATATGTATTACTGCACGTATGTATTCGACAATAAGACCCGTGAAAAAGGGACAAGGTTCTTTTCGCCGCTCTATTTCGACATTGATGGGGATATTCAGACTGACGAGGGCTTTGAACGGGTAAGACTGGCAGCACTATCTCTTGCGACAATTCTTAATATAGAGCTAAGGTTGAACGTAAATGAAATGAAGTTCTATTTTTCGGGCGGAAAGGGCTTCCATGTTTTTATTGACCCTCGTATTCTGGGGGTAAAACCAAGCACGAAACTTCCGGCGTTATACAAGCTGTATGTATCTTACTTGAGCCGTAAGATAGAAAACGGCGCGCTACTGGACACAAGAATATATGACAGTCGCCGCCTGATTCGTTTCCCGAATACGATAAATGACAAAACCGGCTTATATAAAATTCCGATAACATACAACCAACTTCGGACGCTTACAAGGGAGCAACTTTTCAGCTTAGCGAAAAACCCTCAGCAGGAATATGTTACTTCGGTAAAATTCAATCAGGAGGCGGCAAGCCGCTTTGTAGATAAGCTCCGCGAAATGGCGCAGGAACAGGCACAGCCAACAAGTAGTAATATACATATACCAAGCAGCGCTCAAAAATTGCCGTTATGTGTAAAGCATCTGCTCTCGACGACAGTAGACAAGGGCGGCAGGAACAATACACTCACATTGATAGCATCCCTTCTTGTTCAGAATGGTTATGTAGGGGATGTCGCAATCAGTATACTGCAGGATTGGAATATGGGCAATGCTGAGCCGCTTACTGACCATGAACTTATCACGACATATAATAGCGCTGAACGAATGGCAAGAGCGGGCAGAGGATATGGATGTTCTTCTATAAGACAACAGGGGGCTTTTGCCCCAAGGGAAGTTTGTCCAAAATGTAAGATTTTTAAATGTAAACATGGGGCGGGGAGATAAAGATGGACGAGAAAGAGATTTTAGAGGAAAATATACCGGAAGGAAATAGCGATAAAAACACGGAGAAACAGCCTGTAGCAGACCTTAGTTTCCTTGACGATGCGTTTGACGAAGAGCTGAATGTACATGAAGCACAGGAGGTCGGTGTGCCGGATAAATATGCCGTAGCACCGATAGACGTATTTGAAGCATCCAGACAGTACATCGATGATTTTGAAAATGCCTGCCAGAACGAAGGCACCGGATATGAAGCGCCGAACTTTCCTATCTGGTCAGAAAAGATGGAGGGGCTTATGAATGGCTTCTATATCTTTGCCGGATATTCAAACTCAGGGAAAAGCGCTACGTGCATGAATTTAGCTATGGATTATGCGCTCAATGAAGATAACCACCTGTATCTTATCTATTATTCGTTGGACGATACCAAGGAGGATATCTATTCCCGCATTATCGCTATGAAGTACCGTTTACCGATTTCTGTAATCCGTAAACCGAAGCGTTACGAGAAGATGATCGAAGAAGGCAAGGAAAATACGGCACTTTATCAGAAGCAGCTTGACTTGCGCAAAAAGGCCGTTGAGGACATTAAGAAGTTCTCTCATAAGTTCATGGTTAAAGATGGCGAAGAGATTGATTGTATCGAAAAGATGCTCAACCATGCCAAGATGGTAAAGAGCTACTTACAGACCCGCGACCCGCAGGCAAATATTCTGGTTGTGATAGACTCTTTGATGGATATCAATATTGACTCGCAGAACTATCGAGAAGAAAAAGACCGCAATACGGCAATATCTAAGCTGGTTAAGAAGTATGCCACGACAGAGCTTAAATGCCCCATATTTGGTACAGCCCATGTACGTAAAAACTCTGGCCGTCGTATTACGATTAGTGACCTTAAAGAGTCTGGGCGCTACGAATATGATGCCCGCGCGGTCTTCCTGATTACGAATGATGTTTCCCGTAACGGGCAAAATGCAGAGATTTACTTTACGCAAGGCAATGATGATATTACAAAGCATCCGGTGCTTGAAATCTATTGGTCCAAAAATAAAACATCTTCATTCAAGGAAAGAACGTATTGTTATTTCAGCCCTGAAACTTCTCTGGCTATTGAGGTAAAAAAAGAACAGGCAGAAGAATACGACTCTATTATTTATGCCGAGTAACGACAATCCGCCGAACACATTCGTGCCGGCGGATTTTTGCGTGTTTTACTTTGCTTCTTACCTACTTCTTAAATACTTCTTACATATTTTATATTGACAAATATGTAAGAAGTGGATATAATAAGAGCATAGAAAAGAAACTAAATACAGAGAATAAAAACGTAGAAAGGAAGACGTTTTTTGGCTATGAATACGCTCGTAGTTAAAGAGATCCCAATGATAGTCATGGGAGAAACACCGCTGATTAACAGCAGTGAGCTGGCCAGAATCTTCGGTAAAAAACACGGCAACTTTGTTAACGCCACTAAGATTTACCTCGACTCTCTTCCGATTGCCAGGAAACATATTAAGCCTTCTGAAGACAACGATAGCTATATGTTCGACTTGCAGGGGTTCACATCAATTACCCCGTATATCGTAGGCAGTGAAAAGAGCAAAGCGATGAAGGTTGCAGAGGCTTTCGAAGAAGCATACCGACAGATTTCCCGTAACCGCGAAAACGAAGCAACGGATCGGCTAAGAAAAGCCGCAATGCAGTTTAAGGAAGAGCGCGATGACGCCGCAGAAAAGGTAAAAACGTTGGATGCGCTCTGCAACACCAGAGATTATTATTCGTTTTCCGATGCAGCCAAGTTAATCGGTATCCCGCGTAAACGACTTATCCGCGCTTTGGAAGAACATGAATACATCATTCGCAAAGCAAGAGCCGGCCGCTACAAACAGACGACACTGATGCCAAAAGCCAAATATATGGCAGACGGACAGGGCGAGGGGCTGTTTGTGCTGAAGCAATTGAAGTTTGGTCCAGCATGGAAAAATGAAAAAGGCGAAACCTGCCAAAGCATGGTGCTTCACCCATATCTTACTGAAAAGGGTGTGGCAAGAATGCATGTGCTTCTAAAGAAGTGGGGTGAGCTCGCTGCGTGAGATAAAAACGTGGAATTCTCCACTGGGGGCTAGAATACATTGCCCGAACTTTGATCCGTGTCCACTTTGTTATGGCTGCCGCAATTATACGGAGAAGGCTGTCCGCTGTGACCGCTGCGCTGAGGATGATAAAAAGCGCAATGTATGCAATACGATAAGCCATACTGAAAAAGCGCTGGGTATGATGATTAGGCAAACCACTGTAAAAATATACGAGGAATAATAAATTGGAAGATTATAGAATTAATAAAATATATACGAATCCGGAGGATATGTATGCGTGGCAGGGAAAAATCAAAGACCACGTAAATACAGACGAAAGCGACGGAGTTACTATTCTGGCTCCGGAAGGATACGGTAAGACCTATTTCTGCCGAGATATGATTAACGAATGGCTGGAAATGCTCGCTCCAGGTGCAAATATCCTGTACTATTCACCCAAACATGATGCTTGTGACAGGATGGCCGTAACATGCGCTTTTATTCAGCAAGGGCATATGACCAGAGATTACACGATAACCAATGATAATCAGCAGACGATTATTATTCCTGCAACTACACAGCAGCTGAAAGATGTGCTTTCGTCGGCAATGAGGTTCGACCTTATCATTATCGATGATGCAGATATAATGGGGAACGCCGCTCTCCACTCTATTATCCTGAAGGGTATGCTTGACGACGCAAAGCTGGTCATCGTCGGCACATCCCATGAGAATGAAGAAATTCAACTCAGTAAGAGTATCTGGAAATGGCTTCTCAATCATCCGTGCTATACAGCATTTGAGGTTGTTAAACCGAGTTTACTCCCGCAGGAAGAGGAAGCGGGGAAAACCATGATTGACCACCTGATAAGTATTCTTCATCCTATGAAGTATCATTATGTAGCGTAAAAGGAAAGCAGGTAAACCAAAGTATGACAAAAATCATTCCTATCGGAGAAAAGCTTCTGATTAAACCGGAAGTAAAGAACGATAAGCAGACAGCTTCCGGTATTGTAATTCCCGAAACATCCGTGGATAAGCCGCAGATTGGTGAAGTAGTGGCTGCTGGCGAAGGCCGCATCCTGGAAAATGGCACAATGATGCCGCTTACGGTTAAGGTCGGCGACCGAGTTCTTTTCCGCAAATTCGCAGGAACAGAAATTAAAATCGACAAGGAAGACGATGTTCTTCTGCTGGTAACAGAACGCGATATTCTGGGTATCATCCAGAAATAATGCAGATTTAGGCCGCCCATAGCGGGCGGCTGACAATCTAACCGGAGGAAAATAATTTTGCAATCTAATAATCAAAACATCAATCATCTCGAATTTTGGGCCAACCAGAAAGATATTTTGACGGGCACCTTGAACGCGATGCAGACTGAAAGACTGGAGAACGCCGTAAAGAAGCTCTATTATCCTGAATTGCAACAGTTTGTTGTTCTGGTTCTGACCCGTAAGGTTGAAGAAGATGGCGAAATCGAAGATGCCTTGGGCGCATTTGAGTTAGGCGTAAGATATTTTACCGAACGCGGGTATTACTACGAAATGGCCCCCAACAAGCAGACATGCACATTCTTAGCGTCGCTCCTTCTGCATAACGTATACTTCAATCACCATATCCATAACGCTTTTGATTGGCTCAGAGTTTTCAAACTCCGTGACGAAACCGAAGGCCTGGCTTATGCGCTTTATGAAATAATGGAATATAATGACCGCGGCATGTTTGAATTTGTATATCAGAATGTTGAAGCTCAGCTGGGCGAAGCAATGCCAACACCGGGCAATCGTCCGGTTCGTGGTCAGAATACGGAGCATTTCTGGAACGTGCTCTGGTTCTATTATCATGGCACACATTCGAAATGGTAATTGAAATAACAGAAGAACAGCTTTTTGATTACATGAACTGTCCGGTGCGGTATGCCATAAAATATGGCAAGAATCATATCAAAGTACCGCCACAGATAACCTTTCCAAAGCTGTTAAATCAGGTTGTGTATGGATTTTGTCAGTCGCTAAAGGATGGCATTGTGCTGCCGCCCGATAAAATAAAGCGAAAATGGGATACGGTTTGCAAAAATCATCCCGACAAAATCACCCAGGATAAAATCCGTGAAGGATTCGGGGCTCTGTATAGGTTCTATGAATATGCAGAGGAAAACCAAATACTGGTTGCGGATATTGGTTCTCCCTATATCCTTCGCGTTAAAGATGGAGACGACACATACATTTATAACGGAACATTGGGGATAATCCTGTCCAACAAAGATGGTGAGCCGGAAAATTTCAAAACAGATTTTTCCAGCAGGTTTCCAGAGCAAAGCAAGCTGGATATGAATCTCAAGACCACGCTTGACCATGTAGGTTTTTATGAGCTCTACAATTTGCCACTGAGTGGAACACGGGTTCACCATGTAAAAAAGAGCCGGGATTTTTATACCACCCGCGATATCCCAAGCTCAACAAAAAGAGTAAGGACGATAATCGCTAATGTCTGTAAGTCAATAAGACATAATATCTGGTATCCTCACGAAACTCCGTTGTGTTCTTCCTGTGAAGTAAGAGATTTTTGTATGATGTATGGCTCCTGATATAGAGCTAAGTAGTTTTTGTTAACGAGGTATAAGATGCTTAATTTAACCGAAAGAGTCGGCGCGGAGCCGAAAGTCACAAAAGGTGGTCTTCCCGGTGTATCGGTAAGCATCGGAGGGGCAATCCCCTTTGATGATGATGTACCGCCCACGCAGCCGAAAAAGAAAACCGCCAAAAGCGAAGATAAGAAGGCGTGACAAATGCCAATAATTCGCAGGCGAAAAACAGCGGTAAAACCTAAAACCGCAAGTAAGAGGACTTACGAGATTGATGGAAAGGTATATACAAGCAAATCCCTGAGAGACTATCATGTAGAGCTAAATGAATATGTAAAGTCAGGGCTGATAAAATCCTTTGAATTGCCCGAAGGAAAACTCACAAAGTCTAAATTCCATTCCATCAAAGCGGTTATCGATGGTATCGAGTTTGATTCACTTAATGAATCTCGGTACTATATCCATGTTCTGGAGGAAGTAGAGGCTGGCAATATTAAGTCTTACGAACTTCAGAAAGCGTACGAAATCGTACCCGCCCATATCCGGCGCGGCAAAAAAGTACGCAAAATGGAATACCTGGCAGACTTTGTTTGTCAGATGGCAGACGGCACAGAAAAGGTAATCGATGTGAAAGGGCTGGAAACAGATGTATTCAAGATGAAGAAAAAACTTGTTGAATATCTTTATCCGAATGTCGAAGTCGAATGTGTCCGTTATGTCGCAAAAGAAAAAGCGTGGCTCACAACAAAGGAATGTAAAGCACGCAAGAAGCTGACATCCAAGGAGAGGAAGTCAGCCTAAAACTAAAGGAACTGTGTGGATAAATCTTCTGTGATTGGAAAATAACCAATAGAAAGAAGACTACCACCATAAAAAAGAGAAAGAAACTTTCTGAAGACGTCATTGTGCGAGACGCCGATAAGACCCAGATTTTTGAAAATGGTTTTGTAACCATAAGAACTGTTTTTAAGGAAGAAGCAGATTATCTCTGGGACTTGTATCAGCACGAAGATGAATGGCGCGAGATTGACGAACTTGTGCACCAGTATCAAGGACAGTTTGAGGAGGGTGCTACAGAAGAAGCTCGCCGCATCGCAAATGAAGCAGGTACGGAACTCTTGAACAGATTCCAGCCGCTGTTTAAAAAATACGTGATACTTCTTAAAAATGGCCAGATCAATTTCCATAACAGCGAGCAGCGTCAGTTTGTTCGTCTGTTTATCCAGGAACTGCATTTGCAAAAGGCTCTAAGCCGAAAAAATCCTGGCCGGGATTATCAGGAACAGATTACAGCCCGGTTTAATTTCTTAATCGAGGGCTACGGACACCAAGATGAAGACGAAATCTACGATGATATGCGGGTTATCTTCTTCATGCTTGTTAAACGATACAAAGATGTTGGCCGCAGTTTTTGCTGCTACGTCTACAATGTGTTTAAATACGAAGTTTGTCGTCATATTCAAAAGTATCAGCGCAACCCGGCAAACTTTCATTATAAAGTTGCAGAACTCGAGGATAACTGTAAAACAGTCATGGATGACTATTCTTCTATCGAAGATGTTATGTATGAAGATGATCAGGGACTTCCGGATATGACCTGGATTCGCGGAGATACATGCTCAGAAATCTTCCAGCAGTTTACAGACGAAGAACGCCTGATATTCTCGAAGTATTATCTGCAGGATTGGAACGATAGTCAGATTGCTCAGCTTCTCGGCATGCACATTAACACGGCAAACCAGAGAAGGAAGAGTATCACCAGACGTTTGTGTAAAACACTTGGCCTGGATCCGAAGGACATTGTAAGACATCGTAAATCCGGAAAGAAAGCCATCCTCAATACCGAGGTAGCTTAAGTAAGATTGGGGGCCATGTGCCCCCCCAAAAATATTGGAGGAAATAAAGTTGAACTTTTTTTGGGAAATTGAACCAGCGTGGGTGTCAAAGCTAAAATGGACTCTTGCTGCATTCATGCTTTTTTACGCCATTAGCTGGTTTATGGATAGCAATGAATATGCAAAGTACATCGGCACGATAGAGCTCTTTGGTTTTGCACTTGCTTGCCTTTGGGCCAAGAAATTAATACGCGGGTATATATTTTGGGGCGCAATAGGTGTAACCTGCATCCTTGAGGCGGCAGTCTTTTTTTGTTTACGACGCACCAGCTGATATTTTAAACCTGCTTATTGGTGTAGGGCTTTTATGCGGAGCATATGATGATTATGAAGATTATGCAGAGATCGGAGTAAAAAGATGAGTAAAACGAAAATCGGAGCAATTGTAGTAACTGTATTACTGGCATTATTTCTTGTGGGAAATTTTAACTCCCTCACCAATAAGGATGTAGAGGTTCAGACGGCGGCAGCGCAGATTGATGTGCAGCTGCAGCGCCGTGCAGAACTTATCCCAAATCTCGTAAACACGGTTAAGGGATATGCTTCTCACGAAAAAGAAACGCTGACGGCTATTACAGAAGCTCGTGCAAAGTTGCAGGACCCGAATGCTACGCTTAAAGATAAAGCACATGCAGATGGTGAACTCACCAGTGCTCTTAATCGGCTGATGATGGTACAGGAAAATTATCCGAACCTCAAGGCAGATGCACACTTCACCGAACTTATGCGTGAGCTTGCTGGTACGGAAAACCGCGTAACAGTAGCCCGCACCCGTTATAATAAAGCGGTGGCAGAATACAACACTTCTGTTCGCACTTTCCCTGGTAATATTTGCGCCGGCGTTTTTGGATTTGAACAGGCTGAGCCGATTGAAACAACGGAAGCTGAAAAGAAGAATCCCGAAGTTAAATTTTAAACCCATTGAAGGTGGCGAGATAATATGCGAAAAAAGATTATGAGCGCCATCCTTGTGGCCATCGCGTTAATTGTGATGGCCATGGGTGGCTCTTTTTGTCAGGCAGGCTCTATCCATGATGAAGCACCCGCCCGCCTTGTCGATACGACAAAAACGTTGACGGCAGAAGAAAAAGCCAAGATTAACGACCAGCTCGAAGCACTCCATAATGCAGGGAAGGCCGAAATGGTTGTTGTCATGGTTCCTGACCTTGAAGGCAAAACTGTGGAGGAATTCTCCATGGATATTGCAGAACGCTGGAAGGTCGGCAAAAAGGGAGAAGATAACGGCCTCCTTCTTGTGATTGCAAAAGATGAACACAAAATGCGTCTTGAGGTTGGCCGTGGTCTGGAAGGAAATATTACAGATGGTATGGCCGGCGAAATAATCGACCGGATGAAACCACAGCTCCGAAACAACGATTTCGCAGGAGCAATCCTTAGTGCAACGGCAGATGTGGAATTAAAGATTGACGGCAAGGAAATCGAGCATAAAGGTGTAGATGGCTTTATCGATACGATATGCGATATTATCATTGTGCTCGCTTGCATTTATGCAATGCTGATTTTCTTCGTATGGTTGTACGAGGCACATAGAGCGAAATATCGGTACGGATTTATTAACAAAAGCTACGCTTATCGCTTCTTCTCGATTACCGTGTTCCTGTGGGCGGTTGAAAGCGTTTTTGAAGCAACGTTCGATATACTTATCACCATACCGCTCGATTGCTTAGGCGGTGGAAGTAGCGGCGGATATTCCGGCAGCTCAAGTTCATTTGATTCAGGCAGTTCATTTGATTCGGGTGGCTCATTTGATGGCGGCGGCTCTTCCGGTGATTGGTAAAACGTATTTTGTAGAGGGCGAAAAGCCCTCTATTTTTTCCCCTCTAAACTCTTGACTTTTTATCTTGATAGGTGTATACTTTAATCAAGAAAGGAGATGGAGAGTATTGAGAGATGGACATTACACCAAGGCCGACATAACCGAATTGAATGTATATAAAGAACCCGGTCGGGTGCAAGTCGCGGTTGCAACATTAAAAAACGGCGCAAAAATATTGAGTAATGGTTTTGATATTGAAATAACCGAAAGTCCAAAAGCCTTTAGTGAAAAGCAGGTCTATACGAACTATAAAAAATGCAAAGTTCCAGACCTGTACGCTACGGTAGCAGAAATTGTCTATAAAAAGGCGTATGGGCACGGTGGTTATCGACCTGGCGCCGGCAGGAAAAAAGACGAGAGTAAAGCGGAACGATCTCCACGCACGTTTAGACTGACAGGTATAGAATACCAGAGAGTAAAAACGTTCATTGAAGAGATGCGCAAGGAAGGCGAGGGAAAGTCATGAGGATTTTAGCGAAGATATTGTTTTCCGTAACAATTGGTCTGGCGATTATCTTATCATCTGTATCGGTAAGCGAAGCTAAGTATATGGGGATAGTATTTAAGCAGGATGCAAAAGGCTTCACGTTTAATACCGCTAGTAATAGAGAGTGGCTAAAGAATCATATCCAAAGCAAACTTAAAGAGCACGGCGAGTATTGGACAATTGAATGGAAAGACGCAAATAGTTTGACCGGATGGCAGTATACTGACGAACTGGCCAGAGCTGCTGCGAATTGGGATCCAAACGCTTACGGACTTGTTGTTATTATAGATGAATGCTTCATCAATCATACGGATTTTAGTCATTGGCGCACGGGCCATGTTGACCTAAAGGACCCGTTCGTGGGCGTAAATCTTTGGCTTTATCGTGGTGATGGCGAACCGGTGCATCTTGCAGGATGCAGCAAGCACCTGACAAACAGGCAGGAGAGCGACGAAAAGCTATTCAATTATCTTTTCCGCAAATGCTCTGTGCAGAACTGGGATGATTTCATTATGAAAACACTTTTCCCTGTTCAGGAAAAACCAAAAGGAAATTACTTTGAAGACTATATGTAAGGATGTGGATAGATTTGGTTAACAAATACATAAAGAGAACCCCACCGGAAAGTACAGGCTTTACATTGCAGGATGTGCAGGAAATTTCTGCAGAGAGCAGTATCCCGCAGGTATTAGTGGCTGCTCTGGCCAACAGAGGGTTTTCTCCAAAGGAGGCTAGAGATATTCTTCTGCAGGATATTCCTGCGGAAGAACTAATCTCAAAGCCGTTAAATGGGGCTGAAAAAGCCGCAGATGAAATTCTTGCCCATATAAACAGGGGCGATGCTATAGGAATTTTTGCTGACTATGATTGCGACGGCGTAACTTCCGGCTTCGTAATGTATGAGGGCCTTAATGAAATAATAAAACACCTTGACTCGGTAAGTAAGGTTGGCGTATACTATCCTCAAAGAAGTGAAGGATATGGTCTTAATATTGAATATTGTAAGAAGGCTGTAGCCAATAAGGTAGGGCTTATAGTAACTGTAGATAATGGCATTACAGTAAAAGAGCAATGTGCCTTCTTACAGGAAAATGGCGTCGATATTGTTGTAACTGACCATCATGAGCCAATTAAAACAAAGCTTCCTGATTGCACAATCGTAGATCCGTGTTATTCTGATACTGACCGCAGCTATATGGCGGGTGTCGCAGTCGCCTTTAACGTAATCCAGACTATGGCAAACAAAGTAAATTGCAAGTTGGATACGGACAGACTCTATCCGGCAGTAGCTATCGGAACTATCTCAGACTGCATGCCGATGTGCTATGAAAATTCAGCTTATGTAAAAATCGGCCTCGGGTTAATTAATAAAGGCGAAGCGGGAAAATTCCTCGCAATGATTAAGGGAGATAACCCCTTAACCTATACACCTACTGACATATCTTTTACAATTGCGCCCATGATAAATGCCGCTTCCCGCATGGGAGATACAAGAATCGGCGCGGTTGGTTTTATTTCCGATGACGACAAAGTAATTTCGTCAGCAATAAGCAGTTTGCAAGAACTTAACAAAAATCGTAAAGATGTGACCGATATGGCAAGAAAAGCGGTGTCACATCTGGATCCGGGAGAAAACAAAATCGTTTGCTTCGATGGCAAAGATTTTGGTAAGGGGGTCCACGGCATCATCGCTGGCGAAATCTCTAAGCGTTTTGTCGACTACCCTGCATTTGTTTATATAGTAAAGGAAGCCAACGGGAAAAAGGTCATGGCCGGGTCTATCCGTTGTGGTAATCCCGGAGTCAATTGCATAGAGATATTTAATAAGCTTAAGAAGCAGGGCGTCGTTAAGATGGTGGCAGGACATTCTTCCGCATGTGTTCTGGAAGTCTATTCAGACCGAAAAGAGGAGTTCCTTGCAGGATTCAACTCTCTGTACAGCTCAATGGAAATCCCGCCCGCGATAATGGGATTGGACGCATCCTTAACCATAAAACAGGCAACGGACAACGCGACGCTTATTGCGCTCAATAAAATTCCATTCACTGTACAAGAAGAACCACTCTTCGGCATCTCCAATGTAATGATTAATGAGGTGTACAGATCCAGAAACAATCCGGATAATATCCGCTTCACGTTGGCAGATAGTACCGGCTATAAACAGGCTTGGGCCTGGAAGTTCGCTTCCCGCTACAAAGAACTCGGCGAACCCAACGAAGTACACCTTGTATGTACGATAACTCAGGACTTTATGAACAAACGCTCGCCTAAGGCTGCGATTAAGATAGTGGATATGATTCCGGTCAAAAGAACGGCTTAATGACAAAAATATAGGGGGGGTAAGATTTGAGTATAAAAATTCCAGAAAAAGAAGTCGACGTCATGGTCCAAATGTACAATGCTGGGAAAAACACAACTCAAATTGCGGAGGCCTTACATCGGGATAGACATGCGGTCTCGAGAAATTTAAAGAAGCGTGGCGTTGATGTTAAACCTACTCAATTTACGCAAATTAGTAAAGATTTTGATAAAAAGTATTTCGACAAAATCGATACTGAACAAAAGGCGTACATATTAGGTTTGTTGTTTGCAGACGGCACCTGTAATACGTATGGTGCAACATCGATACAATTACAGGAATGCGACAAGTATCTTTTGGATGAAATAAAAGCAGAAATGAAGCATGGCGGAAAAATAATAAGAATCGCCCAGGAACAAAACTTTAAAGAATGTAAAAAGTCTAAAACGAGATATCGGTTTACCGCATCCTGCAAATATATGACAGAAAAGCTAATACAGATGGGGATGAGGAGTAAAGAGCACATCCCCGAAATGCCAAAAGAAATGATTCCTCATTTTTTAAGAGGGAATTTTGATGGCGACGGATGTATATATGTGCCTGAAAAACCGAGAAGAAAAAGTGAAGGTTTGTTTTATTTCATGGGGGAACAAAGCTTTTGTGCTGATATTGTAAAATATTGCAGGGAAAATAATATATGTGATTTTACAAAAATCGACAAGAGAAAAGGCATATACCAAATTAGGAAAAGCGGAAACAAGCAGGCCATGAAGAATATGTATGGTCTTCTTTATAAAAATGCAAAAATCTATATGAAAAGGAAGAAAGAAAAATGGGACTTGTACATGAAACGGAATCCGGAGTTATTGCAGGCATAATAAAACAGGAGCACGAGGCTAGGCCTGAAATAAAAGAATTTGTTCATCTCCATGTTCATACAATCTATTCAACCTTAGATGGGTTGTGCAAACCAGATATGTTGGCCGCTCGCGCAAAAGAGCTTGGTATGAAGGCCGTTGCGGTAACTGACCATGGCCATTGTGGTTCTGCGCTCGCCTTTCAGACGGCCATGAAAAAGCAGGGGATTAAGCCGATTCTTGGGGCAGAGCTATACTACACGCCGGATATGAAAATTGCGGCCATGGAAAAAGAAGACCGTGATGCCTGGGCTTTGCGTGAACTTCTTAAAGATAAAGAAGCAAGGTGTATTTGCAACTGGGACATCACCAAGAAAAAAAGTGATAGAAAATCCAGAGACGAATATATGACAATGCTTCTTGAAACTATCGAAGACAAGACGCAGCGCGACATCAAAAACGTTACGATTGAAAATATACGCAAGGTGTTTGGTAAAGATGAGATGTCCGCATTCAAGCGTCTTAATAAAGACATCTTTGATGAGTTTGCCTATGATATGCGCCAATATCATTTAATCGTGATTGCCATGAACCAGACAGGCTGGAAAAATCTGGTAGCTATCCAGTCGATTGCTTCCAGAGAGTGCCAGTATAATAACCGCGCGCTGACTGACCTCAATCTCCTGAAGAAATATAACGAGGGCCTTATCATTTGTACAGCATGTGTCGGGTCGATCTTCAGTCGTTATGTGCAAAAGCGCAGACCTGACCTTGCAGAAGAGGCGCTGCTCGAATTTAAGGAAGTATTTGGCGACAGATTTTATCTCGAAATCCAGCCCATCACCATTCCGCAGCAGATGATGACAAATCCCTTCTATATGGAAATGGCCAAGAAGCACGGCATTAAAACCATCGCCACAACCGATACGCATTACGTTTTTAAAGAAGACCATGAAGTCCATGATGCTTACATGTGTATCAGCACAGGCCGTTATCTGGATGATGCGATTGATAGGGAGCGTTGGGAAGCTGCACATAAAAGCGGAAAATCAGAATACAAGGAACGTATGAAGTATACCAACGACTATTGGTTCCGTGATGTAAACGAAATGATAGATGCCTTCTTAACTCAAGAAGATTATGGTAAGAACTTCTTCTCTGAAGAAAATAAGCTGTCTATCGAAGAATATCGCAGATACTGGATTGCCGCCATGAAAGAAACGGTAAGCTTAGCAAATCGCGTTGAAGATAACATTCTTATCGGTTCGGCGACAACACTTTATCCAAAAGTTAAAAACATCCCCCAAGGTTTTACCTCTGATAGCTGGCTCACCGCACAGGCTGTAAATGGTTTGGTAAAATATGCCGACAAGATGAAGAAGGCCGGCACGCCAATCGACTTTAAGGTTTATTCTGACCGCCTTTTTGATGAATTGGCTGTTATTAAAACAAAGCATTACGCAGACTACTTCCTTGGTGTTCAGGAATACACCAACTGGGCTAACTCTATTAATCCAGAGACAGGTTTGCCGTTCTGCTGTTCGGGGCCGGGAAGAGGATCGGCCGGGGCAAGCCTGGTACTGTTCTGTATCGGTATCACCCACAATATAGACCCTGTAAAATACGACTTAATGTTTTCTCGTTTTCTAACCATGGATAGAAACGAGCCGCCAGATTGGAAAAAAGTCGCGTAAAATCTGTGTAAATATGTGGATACATATGTAATGTGTCGTCTGGTGATGATAATTGAAGTATGTATACACAGAAGAGCAAGAAAAACTTATAAAGAAATTATATGCCGAAGGCCATGGCGCTCCTTATATCGCAAAAGAGCTTGGGGTTAAAACATGCACAATTTCTTCGTATATAAAACGTAAAATCGGAACAAGGACTTGTAGACAAGCAGCTCGAAAATACCATTGTGATGATTCGTTTTTTAAAAACATTGACACGGAGGAAAAGGCGTACTGGTTAGGTTTTATGTATGCTGACGGGTACGTTTCAACGGTCAAGTATGGGAAGAGAATTGGCTTGGCGATATCCAAAAAAGACAAAGCTCATTTAGAAAAATTTAAGAAAGCGCTAAATGCCGACAATCCGATAAACGAGTATAAGTGTACAAAGTCATGTTATAATCCAGGAACTGAATATGTAAGACTGGTTATATCGAGTACCGAGCTTTATGAAGACGCTGTAAGACAGGGTATTGTAGAGCATAAAACAGATGTGCTTACACGTCCCAAGATAAAGAAAGAATTGTACCGCCATTTCATAAGAGGGTATTTTGATGGAGACGGGTGCTTGGCTGAGACAAATACTAAAACAAGGCATGCTTTTTCCGTAAAAATATTGGGTACGGAAGCGTTATTGGATTTCATAAAAGAGTATATCGAAGAAAGTGGCATAGCAACGATTCGTCGATACTACAAAAGAAGGGAACATCAGACAGTCTCGTCAATAGAGCTTGGTGGCTCAAAACAGTCAATGATGTTTTTACAGACATTGTATAAGGATGCAACAGTTTTTCTTGAGAGAAAACACAATAGATTTTTAGCATTATGCGAACTTTTAAACAGTCGTGCTACTTTGAAAAAAGTAGCTTAAAGAGCCCTGAATTGCTGGGAAGAATCCTAAAGCTTATCTTGCTACAACGTAGCTGGCAACGGCAAGCGTGAATGCCGCCGAAAGGCAGAAAGAAAAGATAAGATAGCCTATGCTGAGACAAAAGCCGTTCCACAACGGTGCTAAGGGCTATAGTAATGGACAATCAGCAGCCGAGCGTTCCTTCATTCAGGACGCAGGTTCAACGACTAGCACAAAGGTGCGTTAGCGCCCGTTAATAACGGGAGGCGAAGTTGGGCAGCCCTACCCTGATTCATTTGTCAGGCGGGTGAAGATATAGTCTATCCCCTGGGGTTTGAAGTCCCCTAAAATATCCCGAAAGGGAGGGTATAAAGAGATCGATTTGGATTTTAGCTGGAAACACCGGCCACTTGTTATTCACCATCTTGAAGAAGTATACGGTGAAGACCATGTGTGTCATATCGGTGCATGGACAACAGAATCTATCTATACAGGCATTAAAGACTTTGCGCGCGTACTTGCAAAACCGGTAAGCGTCGCAGATAAAATCAATAAAGAGTTGCAGGCGATTTGCAACAAAGATCCTAAAGCATGCTTTAAGATGTTCGATGACATGAAGGAGTCCAATCCTGATGGGTATAAACGTTTTAAGGCCCTTGAGGAAAGCGAACCGCAGGTGTTTAAATATGCAAGACAATGCGAAGGTGTTATCCGCCAATGGACAACTCACGCATCTGGCGTTATTGCATGTCCGGAGACCCTTATCGGCTTAATTCCTACTAGATATGATAAGAGCGAAAACACCACAGTTGCTTTGTTTAGTGGAGTGGAATGCGAAAAAGCTGGGCTTATCAAATTTGATGTCCTTGGTCTAAAAACGCTTGATATCGTGGAAGGGACATTATTATCCATCGGCAAGGATTTCGAATGGCTTTACGATACTGTTACAATGGACGATAAAAAAGCTTTTAAGATGATTTGTGAAGGCAAGACGGAAGCCATGTTCCAAATTGAGTCCGATATGATGAAAGGGCTGGTAAAAAACATTCAGCCAACAAGCATAGAAGACCTTTCCGCTCTTGTGGCGATCGGTCGGCCAGGGCCACTATCAGTAGGTGTAGATAAAGACTATGCCGATTGGAAAAAGCACCCTGAAAATATAAAAGAATATTTGCCAAATATTCAAGATTTTCTTGTCCGTTCTCATGGAACAATTGTCTACCAGGAACAATTAATGCAGATATCTATGCGCTGTTTTGGTTTTAATCAGGCCCAGTCTGATAGCATAATGAGGAAAATTTTGGGCAAAAAAAAGGTAGAACAGCTTCCTATGCTACGCCGCATTATGATATACGGAATGAAATCCGGCAAGGGGCCGGACGGATGGAGAGAAAATGACGATTCTGTATGGTATGACGAAGATGGCCATTATGGTGATCCGATTTGTGGCGGCATTGCATTGGGGTATAATAAAGAACAAATCGAAAAGTTCTTTAATGATATCCAGGGGTTTGCCTCGTATTGCTTTAACCTTGGACACTCATTGGCGTATGGGTATATCGCACTACTTTCTGCATACCTTAAAGCACACTATCCGTCTCAGTTTATGGCCTCTGTAATCTCTATGGCCAACGACGACGACAAGAAAGAGAAGTACATGAAGGCTTGTGAAGACCTCGGTATCAAAATCACACCGCCGGATGTCAATCTCTCCAAAGAAGGTTTTACTGCAACGAGCGACAAAACTATCTCCTACGGTCTTTCCTCTATAAAAGGAATTAAGCAGACAGCAGATATTATTGCCAATGCACCTTATAAAGACCTCAAAGATGCGTACGAACGTATTCCGAAGAAGTCCTTTAATAAGAAAGTGGCGGAAGGATTAATCAAGGCCGGCGCCTTTGATTTTTCAAATAAAAACCGAAAAGAGCTTCTGAACGAATATATCACGCTTTCCAATCAGGGAAAGACGAAGAGCCAGCAGCGTGAGCTTTTGGAAAACACCACGTACGACAAAATGGATTGTATGCAGATGGAAGTAGAAACGCTTGGCCGTTCTATCACATACGAACCTGCATGGAAAGGCGCTCTTGCAGGAGAACGTCTCTCTGGTAATTGCACACTCAAGAGCATTAAGCACCATATCACAAAATCTACCAAGAAACGTATGGCCATGCTCACTGTAATCAATGAGACTTATGCGATTGAAGCGTTGCTTTTCCCGAAAGAATATCCTAAATACGTTAATCTCTTGAATAACTACGAGGATGGACAACTGGTGTATATTGAAGGTGCGATGGATAAGGAAGGCAAGAAGCTCATTATCAACAGCATCAGCGCACCGCAGATTGAGAATCAGGAGCCGGAAAAAGCTGTTAATAATACCGGCATGCCAGTATTCAACTTTGACCCATTCGACTTCAACGCTGCGTAATCGCCTCAAAAGCAGGTAATATAGGAATCGTACCCGTCAAGTTAACCTGTCTAGTAGAAAGGAAAATGCATGATGGAAAAACCGAATCAGGTAACGATTCAGAAATCTATCGAAGCTTCTCTCAAGGTTCTTGAGACTGTAGGTGACCCCACGGTTGTGAGTGAAGCCAAGAAGATTGAGGCGAATGTCAACAAGATGGTTGATATTAACCGCCCGATGGTAGAGGCTTACGCTGAAGAGCTGAAAGCTTTTGACCAGAGCCTTGTTGCTAAGTATGGCATGAAGGCGGCCCGTGTTATTGAAGCTGTAATTCTTGTAGCACTGGCAGTAAAAGCTTTCTATCTGGGCTAATCTGCCCAAAGAAACCAGACCGGAGTAATCCGGTCTTTTTCTATGCTGCAAAACGGGCGGTAATATCTGATAGAAAGGCGGTGGGAAAATGAGGCCAACAATTCTTAGTGATAACCCATATATCCGTGAGAACCGAGAACTGATTAACAGAATTCGCGAGATTTGCCATGCGGGCGGCGATACTGGGCGCGCTCTTTATGAACAAATTCCGGAATTTGAACACAGTGAGGGGCCGAACGGCGAATGGGTATACTTAAAACCCGTCAAGGATGGTTTTTATGGGTGGGCTATTCCGGACTGGGGAGAATAATTTGTAGCAATTTTCCAGAAAAACTTTTATCAGCCATGTTTATATGGAAAAGACCTTCCGTAATGTCGGTGTGAGATTGAGCAAAACAGTATACTTCTCTTTCTAACGCATCTTCACTTACAGGAAAGAGGTGGCAAAAGTTTTGTTTAAGCAACTTCTTAAAATGCTTTTTTGTGAAAACGAAGAAGCTAGTTTGTCCAAGGTGCTTACGGCCTTATATTTTTTGCTGTTTGCGGGTGTAAGTATCTATCTCGTAGTCTTCAATATTCATTGGCAGAGCTATGAGATTTTCGCAGCCTTTGCCGGCGGTGGTGGCGCTGTTGCACAGGTTTCGCACAAATTCATAAACAGCAAGTACAATTCGGTTCCGGGCGGATTTGAGTCAAATCAGGTCGACCGGAAGTAAACCGAGAAGGATTTTTAATATGAGAACTGAATTTTGGAATGAGCTCGAAGAAATCGCGCTCGAAGCCAAGGAAGCTCTCTGGTGTCAGGCTGAGACGGAAGATGTGGATATTACAATCAGCGTCTTCCGTCAAAGTACTATTTTTGAAGACTATCATATTGTAATCGATGAAGAGGCGAAGCTTATCATCGTGGACGAGAACTTTAAAAACAGTGGCGCCGATATTCGAGTGGCAGTCATATCTGACCATGGCGATATTAACGAAGACCAGATGCAGACATTGGCTGGAGCACTTGCCGTACTGGTAGATGTGCTTGATATTGAATTTGACGATGGGCATATTTTCCTGCCGGACTGTCTATCTACGGAAGAAGTTCTGGAGATAACAGAATGGTATTTGGAAAATGGTTTTGAATAAGCCGCTTTTTGGAGGGGCATATAATGGCAGTAAAAACGATTGAGGTTGTAAGCGACCGCCCGCTTAGCTCCGTAGAAATGGCAAAGATCCAGGGTATCCTGGTAGAATCAAAATGCGAATACGAATCTCTCAGAAACTCTATTGATGGAGTAACCGGTTTTGATGGCGGAGTAATTACAATCGGCTCCGGCATTGGCTACAGATCATATATTGAAGTTTGAGAGCATACAAAAAGAGCGGCGGCCCATTAAGTAAATAGGCGCCACTCTTTTTGCGTAGTAGAGCTAAAGTAGTTTTCAAGGAGGAAATAAACGCTTGTCTTAAAGACACTCGCACCTCCAATATTACCGGGATTTTCTCTTTTGATACCGGATAGCAACAAAACATGTAAGGAAATATTTTTTAGAGGTAACACGAATGGCTGTAAAAAGCATATACAAAGAGCTTTTAGATATGGCTCAGGATTCTCAAGTTAACGACGATATGGATATTGATATGATGGAGCCTTTTTTGGGCGACATGGCAGACATTATGTCCAACTACGATGAAAGCGAAAGTAAAATTGCCTACTTGCCAATAAAAAGGCATTACATTGAACAAAATGGCTTAAGATATGATATTAGCGGCATTCTCTCTTATGCAGTTAGAGATGGAATACCGAAAAATATTCTTGATGAATATATAGATGGGGAGTTCTTTAATGATTATCCCGTAGCGGTTTCTTTTCTTATGCGGCGGGATGATTACATAAAAATGCAGCGGGAAACATTCACCAATGGCCTTTACAATATCCTGCGATTCAGCCGGGGAATGTATAATATGTTTTCAGCCGGCCATATCGTAACGGTATATGGTGACTCTGAAAATGTAACAGTTATTGCCGGCTTTAGTAAAGAAGGGGACGAGTTAGATGATTGATTATATTAAGAGCGCAAAAAGACTGGCCACCGAAAACGATGATACATTACATATGTATATTGAACGTGTAGACAACGGATATGTACTACATTCTCGGAATAAGTTTTTTGACTCGGATGAACTGCGAAAAATCACCGACGGTAATATACAGGTAAAAATGTTAAACCCTTTTCATCCGTATGAATCAGACTGGTTTATTCCTGCGCCTGGTAGTGAAGCGAGGAAACTAATTCTGGAGTCAAATTTATACCTCTTGTTTCTGAAAATTTTAGGGAAAACGGAAAACAGGGCGTAATAACCCGAACAGTAGAGTAGTAGTAATAGGCCGGAGGGCCTTGGAGGAAAAGACTTTTGGAAATTAAAAAGGAATATAACCAGTCTCTTGAAGAGACGTACGATGATTGGAAGTATCGCATTATCCTTGGGAAAAGAGACGGTAAAGTAGATATGAGCTGGGATGAAATCATCTCTATGCTTGGCCTTACCTGTTCCAATGATTATTTACGCAAAATAGCCGCGGGCATTGAGGGGTATCGCAATTATTTGCGAAATAGAAATGAAGAGACCTTAGAGAATGCACCGCAGTCCGCCATTGATGCTATTGACGATAAAGAGTTCCAGCTCCGCCGCCAAAAGATGCGTATGCAGGATCAGAAGCGTGAGCTTAATAAGAAACTTCGTGAATGGGCGCGGGCTGAACATATTCAGGAAGAGTTTATTAAGGCTGTTAAAGACCTGCCAAAACTTCCCGAAGTCAATCCCATTAATAAAATTAATGGTGATAAAGAAGGCATACTGATGCTTTCTGACTGGCATGCCGGTATGGTGTCGGACAATGCGTGCAATATATTTAATACCCGCGTTCTGCAGGAAAGAGTACAGACGCTGGTGGATAAGACCATAGAGGCATGTGTCTGTCATAATATCGGTAAGGTACATATTTTCTGTCTCGGCGATATGGTCAACGGACTTATCCATGTGACCACCCGCATTAACAATGAGGAAGACGTTGTTAAACAGAGTATGTTGGTGGCCGAACTTATCTGTAAGGTAATCAATGAACTGTTGGAAGTGGCAGATGTTGAATTATATTGGAGCCGTGGCAATCATGACCGCGTAGTAGCTAACAAAAAAGAGTCAATCTGTACCGAGAGCTTTGCGGATATGATTCTCTGGTATATCAAAGCAAGGCTTGAAAATACAGACGGGCTTTCCTTCCATGAAAATGAGGTGGATGATGAGATTGTCGTGGCAGACGTACTGGGTAACACTATATTCGCTGCCCATGGCCATAAAGATAAACCGACAAAAGCCGTGGAAAATCTTTCACTTCTCTTAAAGAAGTTCCCGGACATGGTTTTATTGGGGCATTTTCATAGCGCAGCAGAACGAGAAGTGCAGGGCGCGGAAGTTATTGTAAATGGTTCGCTCTGCGGAACGGATGCGTACGCATTTAGTTTGCGGTGTACAAGCCACCCGGTTCAGAAGTTCTTGGTAATGAGCGAGCAAGGGCGAGAATGTACATATAATATTCGCCTCGATTAAAAATACAAACACATCATAGCTCGTCGGCAGCGGTAATATTGCTCATGAAATAACATACTTCAAAATATGTTATAGGGCTAAGGCTAGAGCGAGGGGCATAAGCCTTGTGCAAGAAAACACTCCAGAGAATAACACGATATGTAAGGATGTGTGATTTTATGGAGCTTGAAGCGGTTGGGCAGATAGTTGGCGTACTTGGATTTTTAGGGACCGTATTTGGCTTTTTATTTAAGACATACGGAAAAATCCGGGACTATCTGAACGCACAGAACAATTTTCAGGAGCGACTGGAAAGCAAGACTGTTGAAATGAAAGATACTATGGCTGGCCTAAAAGAGGACGTTGCCAAAATTCGAGAGTCGGATATGGTCCAGTCGGAAGGATTGCAGTGTGTGCTCAGAGAACAGTTGCTTAAAAACATGGAGCCGTGCATAATTAACGGTAAGGCGGACGACCATACACGAGAGAATGTTGAGCATATGTATGTTGCTTATCGGGCTCTTGGTGGCAACGGTATGATCGAAGCAATGTATAAGCAGTTTGGCAAGCTTCCGCCCGCTTAAAAATGGCGTTCGTAATTCGAGCGTCGCAAAATATCATACCAGATAAAAATAAGGCATTATCTTGCCTTATTTTTTTATGCTATAGGCGCCATAAAACAGCATAAGTGGGCTGTAATAAGCGGACTGTAAGACTATTAATAAGTATAACCATAATATACGCAAATAATAATGCTATAAAACGTAGGAGCTGTAGGAGGAATCCGTAAACAATGTCAATGACAAGCATTAAGCAAATAAATGGCGGCAAAGAACTTCAAGGCGATGTTCACGCCCTGTTAAATATAGTTGGAAAAGACAAGGAAGCGTTCTTTAACGAAATACTTAACTGGCTTTTGTCAGAAGCGCCGCAGGATTTTAATCCAGAAATCCTTAGAAGCAGTAAGCTGGCCATGCTGGTTAGTTCAGCAGTAATGGTAAATAATGAAGAGCCTGAAAAACCATATCTTGCTTTTATTGAAGACGGGGGACAAAAATTCCAGCTCTACAATACGAACGGCAAAACCTGGGATGGTACGATGTTTTATTCCATAGATACTGAAAATTGGACAGAATGGAATGGCGGTACTATAAATTCTTCTGATAATGGTGAACTATACCTAAGAGGTACAAACAATACTAAAGTTTCTGGTGGTTCAGGCCGCCAATTTATCCTTACAGACAACAAACAAATAAGATGTGAAGGAAATATAGAAACTATTCTAGACTGGGAAAAAGTTTCAAATAAAGAGTCCCCAAAAATGAATGCGAAATGCTTTGCAAATTTATTTGTACTTCAAAAATCCTTAGTGTCGGCCCCAAAGTTGCCTTCAAAAGAATTAACTTATGCGTGTTACACTGGGATGTTCTCCGGTTGTCAAGCGCTGCTTAATGCCCCTGAATTACCAGCCCTGGAATTAGCGAATTCATGCTACACAGGCATGTTCGGGATGTGTTCTATAACTTCAACACCAAAACTCCCAGCTGTTAAACTTGCACAATCGTGTTATGCTGGTATGTTCTCCGGTTGTAAAAATTTAACTGATGTCCCTGAATTGCCAGCATTAGAACTTCAGAGTGGGTGTTATAACCAAATGTTTAGAGGGTGCACTTCTTTAAAAACAGGATTTAAACTGCCCGCAACGGTTTTAGCCGATGCATGTTATCAAAATATGTTTTTGGAATGTTCCTTGCCAGAGGGGAGCATTCATTTGCCAAAAGCGGTAGAGAGTGACAAAAATAAATTAGTGTTGGATAGCAATTCAAAAGCCACGGTTGTATATGACTTATAAATAAAGGAGTATCTTATATGCTTTCATTAGCTCAGACGATAAAAGACTTAAAAAATAATATAGTAAATATCTTAAACACCATGGCGCCCAAAACATATGTCGACAAAAAGGTAGCTGATTTAGTTAACGGAGCGCCAGCGCAATTAGACACGCTTCAAGAATTATCCAAGGCTCTAAACAACGACAAAGATTTTGGTGCAACTGTCAACAATTCCATCGCTAAAAAGCTGGATTTGGCTGGCGGCACCATTACAGGTAACTTAACAGTAAAAGGTACTTTGACGGCCAAAGCGTCCACGGCCGGTACGGCAGATAGAGCCTTAAAAGCTGATATGTGTACAGGAAATGCAGCTACAGCTTCCAGCGTGTCCTGGTCCGGCATAACAAATAAACCGACCAGTTTTACTCCGACGATTGCAGCAGAAGTAGCAGGAACAGCCCCCGCTGCTGGCCAAATCGTGAGAGTAAATAGTCTCGGTGCTCTGATTACCAATGATTTGCTGAAAACGGTGCGCGCTGCAGGAACCGATGCTGATATCAGCAAGTTAGTTGCTGAACCCATTTCCATGAAAGAAATGTTTTCAAACTGGCAGAGAATCAGCTGCCTGCAAAATGGCCAGAATCAAAACTCGAACAGTAGTGACCAAACTATAGCCCGTGCTTGTTACTACTATGACGACAACACTAGAACCATTGTGTGCCCCAATAACTCTGACCCGTTTTCGGCATTTGTTAGCTCAGACAGTTATACTCCGGATTATCGGATAAAATATCAGCTTACGGGGCGCGACGGCGATGACGACGGACTCTGCTTTATAGCAGGATTTATGGTGGATAAAGCTGGTAAGTTCCATACGCTTACGGTTTGGCGTATGGGCGACAGTGAAACGCAAGCTCCTGACCCGATTTCAGACTACAAGGCATCGTCCCATCAGGCTCGTTTTGCTATTTGCTACGATGTATACGCCGCCTGGATGCCGCAAAGTCCCAATGGAATCGTACTGGCACGCACGGTTGCACCACTTAAAACCGACTGGTATACGAAAACATGTCTTTGCGAAGTTCAAAAAACCTCCGCGCAAATTATTGCGAAAACGGCAGATGTCAACTCCACTGACATGAAGTACACGTTAACATTCACTTTGCCTTCTTCAAAACCCGCCGACTGGCCGCAGGAAGCTTATGATAACATTAAATTCATGATGCAGAATTCTTCTCAAATCGGTTTTGGTACGCAATCTAATCCATGTTCATTTAAGATTCTGGAACAGACGGGGTCAATTACGGCTATCACGGTATACAACGTAAACACTGGTAAAAAGCTTACGTATATGAACGGAGCAAAGCAGAGCGAAGTTGATGACAGCAATGTTCTGACTCCTGGATGCTTCTTGTACTCCACGATTACTAAGAAATTGTTCTACGTTAAAAACAAGGACATGGTCGTTCTTATCGACAACGGCGGAGAAGATATCCTAACTAACAAAAATGTCGTTAAAAACGGTACACCGACAAAAGATGTCTCGTTAAGGTACGAGACGGAAAACGGTAAAAACGTCGTAATTCCTTACGTAGATGGAGTAAAAGTACCGCTATCTGCGAATACTTGGGATTCCATTACAGGTAAACCATCAACATTCGCACCGTCCAGTCATGGTCATGCATGGGGAGAGATTAGTGGAGCTCCGGCACAGGCGACCAGATGGCCGGCATGGAGCGAAGTTTCCAGCAAACCCGGAAGGATCGTTACCGTTGCATCTTGGGATGCTAGTACGGGCGTTCTTCAGTTAAAAACCGTGTAAAGGATGTAGTCTATGTCTCTTATTATTTCCGACGGCGAGCCAAAAGATATACAACTGAATGGAACCGCCGTAAAAGAAGTTTGGTTTGATGGCAAAAAAGTTTGGCCTATTTTTGCCGTTATTATTGATGAATATACGATAACGGGTACACTTACAACAGGTCTATATTGGGAAAAAGAAAACGCGGATAGTGACTGTGAAGCGGTTGACCAGTGCTACGGCAATTGTCAGAACGCCAGCATGCTCATTGACTGCGCAGGTGAAGGATTCGAAAGCTTTGTTGGTTATAAGTTGGAATTAATTTTCAATGCGCCCATTAAGTATTTCCCGATAAAATACATTTCAAAATCTGGCGCCACAGTAATTATTGAAATTAACAAATTTAAGTACGATAAAGAAAAAGGTACGTACACCCATGACTTTGGCGTATTAAAGGATCTTGAACAAGTTCAATCCATATATCCTGCCGAAGGAGTAAAAGACTATAGTGTTTTCAAATCTTGTAACATCACAGATGTAAACGAAGTGCCAGAGAATTGTTCCGAACCAGATTGTCAGTGTTCAGAGGAAATAAATTGTCCCGACGACGGCGCTGATGGTGGCTTGTAATAATAAGAGGTAGGAAATGAAGAAAAAAGTAAAAAAGATATTTTTCATGCTTGGCCCTAAATGCAACCTTCAATGCAAATACTGCTTGCAGCATGACATGGTTGAGTATGACACAGTAACCGTAAAGCCGGAAGTTAAGGAATGGCTGCGAGAACAGGTGCCGACAGATTCAGAACCCCCATTTTGGGTTATCTTTTATGGCGGAGAACCGCTAGTTTATTGGGACACCATAAAAGACATTGTAAAAAGTGTAAGAGGAAATGTCCAATATTCTATGATATCAAATGGGAAATTAATGACGGCCGATAAAGTCGATTTCATTAATGACTACGGTATGTGTGCCATGATTTCGTGGGATGGGGTTAATGTAGAAAAGACCCGCGGCTATGATGTTATAAAAAACAATCCATGTATTTTAGATATAAAAAAGCTCGGCTTCTCGGCCGTACTAAGTTCTTATACATATCCTCTGGATTTTTTGGACGAAGCAGAGCCTATCATTGCGGAATATAAAAAAATCCATGGTTACGCTCCAATGATAAACATAGACACAATTATGGATTTTGGAAATTGCGGAGAACTGCGTAAAATGGATTGCCGCAAGATTTCTGAACAGATGAAATTTATAATCAAGCATAAGAAAGATAAGGGTTCATATTACGGCATAGTTAGTAGGCTACAGAAAAAATATGTATTCTATAAGGAATATGTAGACAAGCGCGCCGTTTGTGGAAATGGTTATACTATCTGGAATGTGGATATCAATGGAGATCTTTATCGCTGTCATAATTGCGGCGAAAAAGTAGGAACTATCCATGATGACCCTGAAGATATTCTGGCTAGAGTAAAAGCCATTGACCCCACTTATGAATATTACAAGAGCAAATGTAAGGATTGCCCGGCACAGCCGTTATGCCGCAGCGGATGTCCGATGATAGACGCTCAAGGGCGCGAAGATTATTTTTGCGACATCCGAAAAGCATATTTGGGGCCAATCATTGAAGACTTTAATACTCCTAAGGAAACAGGAAGGATAATACACATTGGGTAACGATATAGTAAAAGAACAATCCGTTTATGTGCCACAAGAACAACTTATCTTGGGGAATGTACTTGGAAGCACTCACTATGGGCTTGCGGATGAATGGTCTGATCGAGACGTATGCTATCTGTTGATGCCGTCTAAGCGGGATTTAATCCGTGGGCGAAAGCCTCAGCGTCTACTATTTAAAGAACAGTGTGACATCAGTATGTTTGATATTCGCAGCCTTATGTTCTTTATCGCTGAAGGCGACATTAATAAACTCGGACTACTCTTTAACGATGACTGTATGTATGTAGCTCCCCAGTTTAAGGATTTCGTCGACCAGCTTATTGCGCGGCGAGAAGAATTAATCAATACCATTTCGCCATCTATACATGCTTGGGCTTTGAATATGTTTGAGTATAAACTGGGCCAAATCCATTACTACAAGGATGCTGAAGAAAAGTATAAGCAGTTCGGCTACAACACAAAGAACGTGGCGCAGGCTATTTATTATATCCGTATAGCCATGCAGTATTTTATCAACCGTAACTACAGTGTAGAAGATCCTATGCTAAAAGCCTATGACTGCTCCGGCTTTCGCGATGAAATCCTAGATATCAAACACGGCAAGTACTCGGAAGAGGAAGCTGTGGCTATAGCTGAAGCAGAATACGCGAAATTAATCGGTATTACTAACTTGGGAAGAAACCATAACGTAGGTTGGGTTAATCAGCTGGTTTACGGCGAAATAGAAAAAATGTTAGGAACGTGACGAATCATGCTAACCTTACCTCAGATAATAAAAGACTTATTATCTAAAGCTAAAACCATTAGTAATAATATCACAGAAACTTATGTTAAGAATTTAATCACTACGGAAATAGAGCGCTCTATTTCTTCTTCTACTGATGGGCCATTATATTTAGCTATTAAAAACGCGGCTTTTACCAACCTTCCTCCTAAGATTGGTTATGGCAAAGAAAAGACGCTTACAATCACCCCTGTCGAGGGACAGTTAAAAGTAAATATCCCCTCGCAGGCAATATACTTAGGTGGATTCGGCAGCATTATCCCCGCGCAAACAATAAGCCTGCCAGCTAATCAGGATAATTACATTTATGTAGTCCGCGACGCCGCCGACTATACAAAAGTAAGCTTTGAGATTTACGACCACTTACTTGGCGGAAAAGATAAAGATATCCACTTTACCCGTATTCTTTGCGCCCGCTTTAAGACGGATGGTTCTAAGGTTATTGAACAGGAGGCGTTCGAGACAGCGAACTATTCCTGTTTTTAACAATATGCATGGAGAGATTTTATGTTAACGCTACCATTAACCTTAAAAGATTTAAAGAATTCTATAGGAACAGCGTACACTACGGTTACAAACGCCACCTTCCTAAATCGCATTAAAAATCGCATTAAGGAATCCATCAACACGAATTCCTCATCTGGTGAAATATATAATGCTGTTAAGGATGCAGCGTTTACCAATTTGCCGCCCAAAATCGGCTATCTCGACGAAAAGACTGTCCCGATGTACGCTGCTTACAATATGAGCAACATGGCTGTGACCGACTTACCTTGCTGGATTACTTCGGACTTGGAAGGGCGAGAGATTACCTATTTCAGAGCGTCTCAGGACGGAGCACATGGCCTTCAGATATATCGCGCCTTTAGAAGTAACTTATCTGACACGAACGGCTATACTGTAGAAAATCAGCCACTAGCAATAACGATTGATGGCGTAGATACAAAGTTTAATCGTGTATACGGTATCTCTAACGATTCCATTGTCTTGCAGGCAGAAAATGGAAAACGCTACCACTTTGCTACTTACTATTCTTCCAATACGGATAACTGGAAGTTAATGCGAGAAGTTACTCATTTTAATAGCTACGGCGATGTAATGGATATACTTTGGTTCGATTCGGTAAAAAGATACCTTGTTGTATGCCAAACTGGACAGGGAATGGTATATCTCGTTGCAGATGAAAATCTGAACGAAATGTATCGCGATATGGTTTTTGACTTTACTCAGTTTCACCATAGCGGCAAACCAACTTGGACGTATCATTATAGCACGTATGGCAATACGGCTTCTGCAGCATATATACCAGACCAGAACCGGCTGGCAACCGTATTCCGAATGGATGCGAATGTCAGGGAAAACGGCTTTGTCATTTACAACTCGGATATGGCGCATCATCCATTGTATTGCAATACCATCAGTAATTTTACCCCAGACAAACTACTGACGAATCATTACTTCGCTACGGCGCAATGGGATACCCCATTAGCCACTTATTACGATGCGGCAAAGTGGGATTGGTGGGGCGATAATACGGTTAAGATGGCTACGGGATTAACCAGCCGTGGTACAGAATACTGCCAATATGACTCGCTGAATAAAATGTTTTATTACACGCATGGTGTTCGCGACTGGGCCGGCGTATATATCAAGCGTATCGCCGTTGAAAACCTAAGTTCAAGGGCTGGCACTCGTTTTTTGGATGATAACGCCGGACAAGGATGGAATTGGCAAACGCCAGACACTTCTCCGTGGGCAAAGCAAACATATGCCCCTTCTGTAATGTATGACTCTATCGTTTTACGCGCGCAGTCCAACAAGTACGGCGGTGCGTGGAATAATATTATTATTGCGCCGGAGACGACATCCAATGCAAATATACTGGCTGTTACGGCAGGCTCGTGGGCTGTAGGTGGTGGAGATATAACAAACATTGACTGGGCTGCAGGGTATGGGCGCTATTCATGCACGAAGGAAAACTTCAATACTAAAGATGGCGTGTCATGGTATCAAATTCTGGAAGAGAATGGATACTACAATGTTTACCGTCTGGATTATAAAGCTCGTAAGGATCAGGTTGGCAATACTTACAACGACAATGTGTATCGTCCCGCAAGCCCTATAGCTAAATTTAAAAAGACTCTTAACTTTGTTGGAGGCATAACGTCATTTGGCTCTTGGGCTTTTAGAAGCGCATCTTTTGGCGGCGGCAATAAGCTCATCATCTTCGGGCGCATTTCAAGCAATTATAAATGTGTGAAGAATAGTGAAGGTAAGTACGTTCCGCAAGACGAGAACGCTATGCCGGCCTATTATATTATCTCGGAAGATGGAAGCTATTACAAGGTAGATTTACCGCAAAACATGCGCGACTGGTATTTATCTGAAGCAAGTGACCGATGGCCATATATCCGAAATCCAGATTGGGTTAACCGTACACCTTTCTTGGATAGTGACGGTCTGACGCTCTATTATAATAGTCATGAGTTCTATCACGGTAATGGCGATTACTGTTTTGCTGGTTGGAGGGTGATTTTTTCTTCCGACCTTAAGACTGCTACACAAGTTGATTCCGTAGCTTCAGGTGATGGTACATGGTGTGGTATCGAAGTTCTTGGTTGGAATAAGCGCTTCGGTTATTATCGTACCCGCACCAGAAACCGTACAGGCTCTTTAATCGATACCAGCGCTACAAGCCCGATTAATGTCATTAACCTTGGCGGTGACGTAAAAACATATACCATCAATAATAGTGGCTCGGTAGGCCTTATCGCTTATATTCAGGCAACGCCTATTTATCTCGGCGGTTATTACAGTGTACTGCCTGCTACGGAAGTATATCTAAAAGCCAATAGCGATAATTACATTTACTTATCCAGAGATAAATTGGACTACCAGAAGATAAACGTAGAGAATTACGACCATTTGTTGGGGGCGCAGAATAACGATATGGGCATTAACTTCTCCCGTATCCTTATCTCGAAGATAACTACGGATAATAAAGGCGCTACGAGCCAGGAGTATTTTAACATCGATTATTACGGAGCAAGCAAGTCATGATGTCATTAGCGCAAACAATAAAGCATTTAAAAAATACGATAACGAATTACACTAACTTTATCAATAGCAAGTCTATCGAGAACTTCGCTACAACTAAGATAGTCAATTATATTAACGGAACTGAAGGCGGTACAAAATCCATCCGTAATATGATTAAGGAAAGAACCTTTAAAAATTTGCCGCCTAAAATTGGTTACTTCAATGAAACCACCGTACCGTTAATTGCTAACTTTAATATGTCGATTAACGCGGATGCTCCTTGGGTAATATCGGACGACCAAGGACGAGAGTTAATGTATTTCCCCGCAAAGGGGAGCCCTACGGAATCGGTTAAGGTGTTCAGAGCATACCGCATGAGCACAGGTTCAGGCTTCATCTATGAAAATGAACCGATAATTCCAGGATATCTTAAAGATAACGGGAAGTATCTGACCAATATATACGGGCTGGGTAATCGATATATGGTCGCTGTCACAACGGGCGGAAGGATTCATATTATCAATACTTTTGGAGAACCGGATACATGGACGTTAGAAGCGGATATTACCGATTTATACAACTCCGTTCCAGGCATTCGCCTGAGTGTTATCTACTTTAAGGAGTATGGCACGATTTATATTCCCGGCACTGTAGGAGATGGCCATAATATTGGGGGTCGATTATACAGGGTGTCTACTGGCGAGCTAATAAAGACAGATAAAATCTTTGATTTTGTGCAGGTAATTAAAGAGCAGAACTCAAACGTAAAAGAGCTGTATACTGACATAGGAAACGCTGCCGCGGTTTATAATGAAGCAACAAACGAAATGGCTTGGCTCGGACGTAGCTATATTCAATGGTACAACTCGGATAACTCGATAAGTGCAGCATATCATTCTATGTTAGTGCTGTGCGACTGCCCCAAAGAACATTTTCTGGATGGACGAGGGACGTTAGCTAACAAGATACCAAACAGTGAATATAAAATACAAGCACATAGAAAAGGATTGTGTCAGCGAGGAGACAGTGGAATAAGGCATGCTACGTACGATTCGATGGAAAAAGTAATTCGAACCGTTTACCGATATCAGAGTTCGGATTCGATTGACTTGTTTACCAGAAGCGCCGTATCTTCAGTGAGTCACGCCTGTGATTACTTTTTAGGGGGACTTGTCACCTACAATATTCAAAGCTCGGATGCTGCGCCATGGGCTAAGCGAATGATGCAGCCGGTGGTTTATAATGACGACACGTATTTGTATGGCATAAGTAAGAAGTATGGTGGACAGCGTATCCATGTGGATTTTGTAACAGATAGTAACGACTTGTGCAATATAACAGCGGGAACGTGGTGGCTGTCCGGGTCATACGGGGATTGTGGAGATTTATCCTTGCCCCTGGTCTCTTGTGTTAAAACAGGAAACTCGTCTAAGTTTTACTATACCGACGACAGCAACATTGTAAGAGAGATTCGTACGGAAAGTTTTTCTGCTGATGAGTATGCACGAAATGGCAGAAGATACTTAGTTGACGCAAGTATCAAAGCACCGGGAATACCATCTGGTTATTTCATTAAATCGAGGATGTATAACCCTAAGTGGAATAAATGGTTCTTTATATCCGAAAAGAGCGGGACAGCTTTGGTCGGCGATACTTTTCTGTTAGAATATGATATCGCTACTGGAGCATGGACTGAGCATTGGAATGAGCGCCCGCAATCATGGCTGAATGCTGCGCAAGCATCTTTGGGCAGCCTGGGTAATCGTTCGGGATGCAGTGTATCGTCAAATGCATTCATTGATGATGATGGCACTATGTATTTTAAAATATGTTTTAATTACATCGGTGGAGCAGGAGATGCGCACCTAATAAAATTAACTCGCAGCGGAACTAACTATACGATGACGCCAGTTGGCGGCGCGGCAATGTCCGGTACATATGCTTCCGACCATCATATGTTTGGCTGGAATAACAAGTATCATTACTTCTTTGCATGGGGCGCGGTAACAGGAACTACGGAATCTCGAATTTATTCTACTAGGCATTGGGGAGTTTTGCCAGACAAGCCTAACGGCGCAAAGTCATTATTTGAAGATGGCGATTACTATACCTGGCGTTTTGTATGTGCCAGTGCTACTGGGATGGTTTGTTATCTGCAGGATACACCGGTATTCTTAGGCGGCTACTTCTCTACGGTTCCTGCTAAGGAAATCCCTCTTAAGCCGAATTCTGCTAACTATATCTATTTTCATAGAAATAGTGATGATTACAAGGTAGTAGACGTAGAGGTAACACAGTCGCCGCGAAATGGTGTGGACGGTTTTAACCGTATCTACCTTACCAAGGTGGTAACGAATGCTGATGGGCCTGTATCGCAGGAATATAATCAGATAGATAATTATCATAAGAAAAAGTAAAGCTTTGACATCTAGTCACCGATGTGACCAAATCTCAAACACAAAGGTAATATACCACTTAGATGGGTACGACAAAATGGGCGGTCGTTTTGGCCGCCATTGTTATGTCTGAAGAAAGGAAAAGGTAATTATGGATACTAAAACCTACAACGTAAACCTTAAAGCTAAGAAAACTTCCTGGGGGGGCTTGCTCTTAACTTAAGTAAAAACGGAAAAATATTGGGCGGAATCAATAAACCTATGAATAGCGAAATGGCTTTGATACTGACTAATGAAAAACATTTAATGGATCAATTCTACTATCCGTACGAAAATTTGGAATATATTCCAGATGAATTTATCCTTGCGCCAGATTTAACTACTTGTCAAGAAATGTTTGCATACGGAGCAAAATTAAAATCAATCAATTTATCTTTATTTGACACGTCTAACATGACAAGTTTATATTGGATGTTTGCATGGTGTGAATCTCTATTAGAAGTAGATGTGAGTAGCTTTAACACAAGCAAGGTAACACATTTCGGCGGAGTTTTTATGAATTGTCACGCCTTAAAATCGTTAGACCTAACCAGTTGGGATACATCAAATGGAAAAATTTTTAGTAATATGTTTAGTCAATGCTACGAGTTAGAAGAGATTAAAGGAGTCATAGATATAACCAAAGCAGGCGCTGGTTTTAGCGGAATGTTTGGAAACTGCGATAAGTTAAAACAGATTAAAATAAAAGCTACGCCAGACCAGCAACGATATTTCCGTAGCACAGCTGAGCTTAACTCCAATGCTGAAGTTATCTTTGTGTAACCTTTACACTTAAAGAAAGGATAGATTGAATACTATGGACAATAAGACCTATGAAGTAAAATTAAAAGCTCTCAAAACCAATCCTGAAATTAATTGCCAGTTAAACGCTATGAGAGGAAAAAAGAAAGTAAGCGTCTTAAACAAGAAGATGGAAACAGATTTGGAGAGTATTTTCTTAACGGACGCTAATCATATCGTTGCCAAAATACTTACAGGTAAAAGTTCGTATACAGGTACAGCATTTGATGTTAGATTTCGTTCCACTTCTAACTTAACTAATTTAAGTTGTGCATTTAAAGCATGTACGCAGGTTGAACAAATTGATGTAAGTGGAATAGATGTTTCAAATGTCAAAACGTTGGAATATACATTCGGTTATTGCCGTAAGTTAAAATCTATCGATTTATCTAATTGGAATACGTCTGCGGTAACTAATTTTCATTGTATGTTTTCTGATTGTAGAGTTCTTGAACGAATTGATGGGATAATCGATATGGCATCTATGCCCCGCGCAATTGATAACGCCACTATTGACCAGTTTGAAGGTGCATTTCATACGGCTGGCAGTAACCTTCGCGGTGTAAAACTAAAAAATGTCCCGGATAACTTCATGAATAATGTTACCATTCGTCGAGGAAGTTTGACTACACAACCTGGATACAAGTGGTGTGGTTTTACCTCCCCTGACCAGTTCGAAATAGTTTCCTGAGTTCTACAGTCCGATGTAGCTGAACTTCGTATCCACAGGTAATATACCCCATGTAAGGGAATGCGAGGCGGCAATGTTCTTGTCGCCCGCGTTAATCCTTACGCGTAAACATCTATATTATATAAGGAGAAATGTACATGTCTCTTACAAACCTCTCTCAGATTAAAGGTCTGAAAAATCTTCGCAGCGATGTAGACTTGCTCTTAAAGTCCTATGATGCTGCAAAAGTTGTAACTCAAATCGCTAAAGCAGAGGGCGAAGGCAACTACAATGTCGAGGAACTGCTCGAAGCATTGAAGTCCAAACTGGACGCTATCGCCGGCACCGAAGGTGAAGGCCAGTCTCTCGACGCATTAAAAAAGGCCATTGACGACCTGAAGAATAAGCCTATCAAAGCTTATACAGGTAACACCGAAGAACCGGTAAAAGAATACAAGCTTTTCGAACTGCCGGAAGATGCTCTCCTTAAGAGCGACGAGCTGGATATCACGACTTATCAGAACGCCTTGGATGCGCTGGTAACTAAGCTGGCCGCCAATAAAGACCTTATCAATGCGGTTAAGGAACTGGTCGGCGAGCAGAGCGCTCAGGAACAGATTGCTGCCGCCATTAAGGCTATGGAAGATGCCTTGGCTCTCAAGGCTGAACAGGCCGACGTAGATAAGACTAGCGCCGCCGCTCAGGTACTTGATACTAAGGTTAAGGCTCTCGAAGAAGGTACTATGGCTGAAGTTCAGGACGTAGTAACTTTGGGCGACCTTCAAGTAGCTCTCCCGATGACTAAGGAAGCTAATGACCGTCTGGTTCGCGTTTACGTTAACGGCGCCGTTTACTACGAAGGTGACGATTTTACCGTTAACCGTCAGAAAAAGGAAGTTAATTGGACGTTGACTGACTTCGAACTGACCAAGGCTATTGCCGCCAAGGTAACGGTTAAGTATTATGCTCCGTTGGGCTTGGGCGAAGAACCGTTCGATCCGTCCATGATTCAGCTTGATGACTCCAAGATCGTTCTGACCCGTGAAGAACCGGAGAAGTCCTTCAATGTTACCATCCCGGCCGACTGCACGCTGGAAGTAGTTCCGAGCGATCCGGAAGCCGTAGAGGTAACGGTAACGGAAGTTCAGTAATTTCACCTCTAATGAATTAAATAGTAATATCACATAGCGGAGTTAAACAATAATCTACTCCGTTTATGATTTATAAATAAAAGGATGATTTTAATGAGTAAAAACTCAAGACTTACAATGTGGAAGTTAAGGCTTTAAAAACGGCTCCGGAAGTAAATTTACGTCTGGATTTTTTAAAGAAGGGCGAAAAGATTTACGAGTTAGTAAAATTACTGGAAAACAATTTGCGAATAAAGCTGACTGACAGTAATTATAGAATGTCTCAGCTGTTTATAGAAGATTATCGAACGCGTACTTCTTTCCCGCTGGGTGACTGTGTCACTGATTGCCTTACTACTATGAAAATGATGTTCCATAATTGTTACAACCTAACTTCTCTCGATGTATCTAAATTCAATACCAGTAATGTTACTAATATGAACAATATGTTCTATAGTTGTGTAAGTTTAACTTCCCTTGATTTATCTAAATTCAATACTGGTAAAGTTACTGATATGAGTCACATGTTTAGTAGTTGTACCAACATAGCTTCTCTCGATGTATCTAACTTTGATACTAGTAATGTTAAGAATATGTGGGGCATGTTCAGTGGTTGTTACAACCTAACTTCTCTCGATATATCTAACTTTGATACCAATAAAGTAGTATACATGCAAAGCGTGTTCAGCTATTGCCAAAACTTAACCGAAATTAAAGGTGTCATCGATATGAAATCTTGTAAGTATGTTTCTGATATGTTCAAGAATTGCAGCGAACTTTCTGGGGTTAAGATTAAAAATCCTCCTGAAGGGTTTACTAATCATGATGTCAATACCGGCCTCAATAGTGCAGGCCTTCGTGCTGATCAGTACATAATCGTAGAGTAAAAAATAAAAAGATGCTAAATGCCCGCGATGGTGATATAATAGAATCTGCCGCGAACCTCTAACCAAGGTTTAAATCCTGGCCCGGGAGGGAGGGGAAATCGATGGCAGATATAGCTATTTCTCTCATCGTGGGCGTCATTAGTAGTTTAATCGCTGCGTGGCTCTACGATATGTACCTGAGACGCGGCAAATAGTACCTCGCCGGTAAAGTACGTAGCCTAACCAACTATGCTCCTGCCGGCAGCCCCCGACATCACTGTCGGGGGCTATTTTTATACAAAAAAAGAAGAGCCTTCGGGAACCAACCGCCTGACTCTTCTCCGGGTAGTCGATGACTACAGCCATTTCTCTCTTTCTGCCATCATTATAACACATACTACGGGAAAATAGCAAGGATATACTTAAATTAGTATGTGTCAAGAAGTTCTCGGTAAATTTCACCCGTATACAAAGATATGCTCGCTATGTACTTTTTATGCTATTACTTTTGCCAATTTTCCTATTGGGCTGCTGCTGGGGGCATCAAGATAAA